CTTTAATGTAATGTCTTTATTATAGATATCCAGGCATTTTAATCCAATATACTTGCAGATGTTGCTTGCTGTACTTTATCGTTAATCTCATCTTCAGACGGATCATTGATCCCTTTCATTTTAAGTAATGCTCGAGCCCATGCAAATATATCTTTACACCATTTGCCATTCAAATACCATTCTTTATCTCCATCTGCACCTTCAAAAGCAGGGCCATCTTCTCTATGCAACTTGTCATTCAAATACCATTCTCTATCTCCATTTGTATACTCAACGGCGGGGCCATCTTCTCTATGCAATTTGCCATTGAGCCTCCACCATTTAGTGCCACCTTTATCAACAGTCATGGTTGGCTGCTGCATTGCATTTTCATACAGCATCATGATGTTTTTGTTGTCTCTGTTCATATGCGTATATTTAATCCAATATACTTGCAGAAGTCACTTGCTGCACTACATCATTGATTTGATCTTCAGAAGGATCATTGATGCCTTTCATTTTAAGTAGGACTCTAGCCCATTCAAATATATCTTCATACCATTTGCCATGCAAATACCAACCTTTGCGTCCACTTGCATGTTCAAAGGCAGGTCCATCTTCTCTATGCAACATACCATGCAAATACCATGATTTATCTCCATTTGCACCTTCATAGGCAGGGCCATCTTTTCTGTGCCGCATGCCATGCAAGTACCATGCTTTATCTCCATCAGCATATTCTGCAGCAGGTCCATCTTCTCTGTGATATTTGCCATTGAGCTTCCATATTTTATTGCCACCCACATCAACAGTCATAGTTGGCTGATGTATTGCATTTTCATTCATTGCTTTAATGTAATGTCTTTATTATAGATATCCAAGCATTTTAATCCAATATACTTGCAGATGTTGCTTGCTGTACTTTATCGTTAATCTCATCTTCAGAAGGATTTTTGTTGCCTTTTAATTTAAGCAATGCTTCTGCCCATTCAACTGCATCCTCATACCATGCATCATTCAAATACCATGATTTATTTCCATCTGCATATTCAATAGCAGGGCCATCTTCTCTATGATATTTATCATTCAACCACCATGCTTTAGTTCCGCTCACCCAATCGATAGCAGGTCCACCCTCTCTGTGCCGCTTGCCATGCAAATACCATTCTTTATCTCCATTTGTATATTCAATGGCAGGGCCATCTTTTCTATGCAACTTGCCATGCAAATACCACCATGCTTTAGATCCACTTGCATGTTCAATGGCAGGTCCATCTTCTCTATGATATTTGCCATTGAGCGTCCACCATTTAGTGCCTTTTTCATCAACCATCATAGTTGGCTGCTGCATTGCATTTTCATTCATTACTTTTAATATAAAGTCTCTTTGCAGATATCCAAGCATTTTAATCCAATATACTTGCAGATGTTGCTTGCTGCACTTTATCGTTAATCTCATCTTCAGAAGGATCATTGATGCCTTTCATTTTAAGTAATGCCTTGGCCCATGCAAATACATTTTTATACCAGTTGCCATGCAAGTACCATGCTTTAGTTCCATCTGCATATTCAATGGCAGGTCCATCTTCTCTATGCCGCTTGCCATGCAAATACCATGCTTTAGTTCCATTTGCATCTTCATAGGCAGGGCCGTCTTTTCTATGATATTTGCCTTTCAGCCACCATGCTTTATATCCATTAGCATACTCAACAGCAGGTCCATCTTCTCTATGCATCTTGCCATGCAAGTACCATGCTTTAGTTCCACTTGCATGTTCAACAGCAGGACCATCTTCTCTATGCAACTCGCCATTCAAATACCATGCTTTATCTCCATTTGCATATTCAACGGCAGGACCATCTTCTCTATGCAATTTGCCATTCAAATACCATGCTTTATCTCCATTTGCATATTCAACGGCAGGACCATCTTCTCTATGCAATTTGCCATTCAAATACCATGCTTTATCTCCATTTGCATATTCAACGGCAGGACCATCTTCTCTATGCAATTTGCCATTGAGCTTCCACCATTTAGTGCCACTCGTATCAACAGTCATAGTTGGCTGATGCATTGCATTTTCATACAGCATCATGATGTTTTTGTTGTCTTTGTTCATATGCGTATATTTAATCCAATATACTTGATGAAGTCACTTGCTGTACTTTATCATTAATTTGATCTTCAGACGGATCATTGATGCCTTTTAATTTAAGTAATGCCTTGGCCCATGCAAATACATCTTCATATCGGCTGTTGTTCAAATACCAACCTTTGCGTCCATTTGCATACTCAACGGCAGGACCATCTTCTCTATGCCGCTTGCCATGCAAACACCATACTTTATCTCCATTTGCCCACTCGAAGGCTGGTCCATCTTCTCTATGCAACTCGCCATGCAAATACCATGTTTTATATCCATCTGCATGTTCAATGGCAGGTCCGTCTTCCCGGTGCAATTTGCCATTGAGTTTCCACCATTTAGTGCCACTCGTATCAACAGTCATAGTTGGATGATGTATTGCATTTTCATTCATTGCTTTAATATAAAGTCTCCATTGTAGATGTTCAAGTATTTTAATCCAATATACTTGCAGATGTTGCTTGCTGCACTATATCATTGATTTGATCTTCGGAAGGTTTTTTGATGCCTTTCATTTTAAGTAATGCTCTAGCCCAGGCAAATACATCTTCATAATATTTGCCATGCAAATACCATTCTTTATCTCCATTTGCATTTTCAACAGCGGGTCCATCTTCTCTATGCATCTTGCCATGCAAGTACCATTCCTTAGTTCCGTCTGTAAGCTCAACGGCGGGACCATCCTCTCTATGCATCTTGCCATGCAAGTACCATTCCTTAGTTCCGTCTGTAAGCTCAACGGCAGGGCCATCCTCTCTATGCGCTTTGCTATTCAAATACCAATATTTATCTCCATTAGCATACTCAACAGCGGGTCCATCTTCTCTATGCATCTTGCCATGCAAGTACCATTCCTTAGTTCCGTCTGTAAGCTCAACGGCGGGACCATCCTCTCTATGCGCCTTGTCATTCAAAAACCAATATTTATCTCCATTTGCACATTCAATGGCAGGGCCATCCTCTCTATGCCGTTTGCCATTGAGCTCCCACCATTTAGTGCCGTCTCTATCAACAGTCATAGTTGGCTGGTGCATTGCATTTTCATTCATTGCTTTCGATATAATGTCTCCATTGCAGATGTTCAAGCATTTTAATCCAATATACTTGCAGAAGTCACTTGCTGCACTTCATCATTGATCTCATCTTCAGAAGGTTTTTTGATGCCTTTCATTTTAAGTAATGCTCGAGCCCATGCAAATACATCTTCACACCAGTTGCCATGCAAGTACCATGCTTTAGTTCCATCTGCATATTCAATGGCAGGTCCATCTTCTCTATGCCACACGCCATGCAAGTACCATGCTTTACTTCCATCTGCATATTCAATGGCAGGGCCATCTTCTCTATGCATCTTGCCATATAGAAACCATATTTTAGTTCCATTAGGATATTCAAAGGCAGGGCCATCTTCTCTATGATATTTACCATTGAGTATCCATGTTTTATTGCCGCGCCTATCAACAATTATAGTTGGCTGGTGCATTGCATTTTCATTCATTGCTTTAATGTAATGTCTTTATTATAGATATCCAGGCATTTTAATCCAATATACTTGCAGATGTTGCTTGCTGTACTTTATCGTTAATCTCATCTTCAGACGGATCATTGATCCCTTTCATTTTAAGTAGGACTCTAGACCAGGTAAATGCATCTTCATAACATTTGCCATGCAACCACCATGATTTAAATCCATTTGCACGTTCAATGGCAGGACCATCTTCTCTATGCCACACGCCATTCAAATACCATGCTTTATCTCCATTTGCATATTCAACGGCAGGACCATCTTCTCTATGCACCTCGCCATGCAAATACCACAATTTACATCCATTTGCATTTTCAACGGCAGGTCCATCTTCTTTATGCCGCTTGCCATTGAGCATCCATATTTTATTACCATATCTATCAACAGTCATAGTTGGCTGATGCATTGCATTTTCATTCATTGCTTTAATGTAATGTCTTTACTGTAGATGTTCAAGTATTTTAATCCAATATACTTGCAGATGTTGCTTGCTGTACTTTATCGTTAATCTCATCTTCAGAAGGATCATTGATGCCTTTCATTTTAAGTAATGCTTTGGCCCATGCAAATACATTTTTATACCAGTTGCCATGCAAGTACCATGCTTTAGTTCCATCTGCATATTCAATGGCAGGTCCATCTTCTCTATGCGCTTTGCTATTCAAATACCAATATTTATCTCCATTAGCATACTCAACAGCGGGTCCATCTTCTCTATGCATCTTGCCATGCAAGTACCATTCCTTAGTTCCGTCTGTAAGCTCAACGGCGGGACCATCCTCTCTATGCGCCTTGTCATTCAAAAACCAATATTTATCTCCATTTGCACATTCAACAGCAGGACCATCTTCTCTATGCCGTTTGCTATTGAGCTTCCATCTTTTAGTGCCATACTCATCAACAATCATAATTGGCTGCTGCATTGTATTATTATTCATTGCTTTCAATATAATGTCTCCATTGCAGATGTTCAAGCATTTTAATCCAATATACTTGCAGATGTTGCTTGCTGCACTTTACCATTGATTTGATCTTCAGAAGGATCATTGATGCCTTTCATTTTAAGTAATGCCTCGGCCCATGCAAAGATATCCTCATATTTAATGTCATTTACATACCATGATTTATATCCGTCTGCGCGTTCAATAGCAGGGCCATCTTCTCTATGCAACTTGCCATGCAACCACCATGCTTTAGTTCCATTTGCTCTTTCAACGGCGGGGCCATTTTCTCTATGATAGAAGCCATTCAAATACCATGCCTTAGTTCCGTCTGCATGTTCAGCAGCAGGACCATCTTCTCTATGCAACTTGCCATGCAAATACCATTCTTTATCTCCATTTGCATATTCATAAGCAGGTCCGTCTTCCCGGTGCCATTTGCCATCGAGTCTCCATATTTTATTGCCATATCTATCAACAGTCATAGTTGGCTGCTGCATTGCATTTTCATACAGCATCATGATGTTTTTGTTGTCTTTATTCATGTGTATATTTAATCCAATATACTTGATGAAGTCACTTGCTGCACTTTATCATTAATTTGATCTTCAGAAGGATCATTGATGCCTTTTGATGTGAGTAATGCTCTAGCCCATTCAAGTATATCTTCATATAGTCTATTATTCAAATACCAACCTTTGTGTCCACTTGCATTTTCAAAAGCAGGGCCATCTTCTCTATGATATCTACCATTCAAATACCATGCTTTATTTCCATTTGCATATTCAACAGCAGGACCATCTTCTCTATGCAATTTGCCATTGAGCCTCCATTTTTTAACGCCAGACTCATCAACGGTCATAGTTGGCTGCTGCATTGCATTTTCATTCATTGCTTTAATGTAATGTCTCTATTGCAGATGTTCAAGCATTTTAATCCAATATACTTGCAGATGTTATTTGCTGCACTTTATCATTGATTTGATCTTCAGAAGGATCATTGATGCCTTTCATTTTAAGTAATGCTCTGACCCATTCAAATACATCTTCATACCAGTTGCCATGTAACCACCATTCTTTATATCTATTTGCATGTTCAACGGCGGGCCCATCTTCTCTATGACACTTGCCATGCAAATACCATAATTTAAATCCATTTGCATATTCAAAGGCTGGGCCATCTTCTCTATGCAACTCACCATGCAGATACCATGCTTTATCTCCATCTGCATGTTCAATGGCGGGTCCATCTTCTCTATGCAACTCGCCATTGAGCCTCCACCATTTATTACCACCTGTATCAACAGTCATGGTTGGTTGCTGCATTGTATTATTATTCATTGCTTTCAATATAATGTCTTTACTGTAGATGTTCAAGCATTTTAATCCAATATACTTGATGAAGTTACTTGCTGCACTACATCATTGATTTGATCTTCAGAAGGATCATTGATACCTTTCATTTTAAGTAATGCTTCAGCCCATTCAAATACATCTTCATATGGGCTGCCAATTAAATACCATTCTTCGCGTCCATCTGCATATTCAAAAGCAGGACCATCTTCTCTATGCAACTCGCCATGCAAATACCATGCTTTAGTTCCATTTGCATCTTCATAGGCAGGGCCATCTTTTCTATGCAACTTGCCATGTAAAAACCATTCTTTATCTCCATTTGCATGTTCAATGGCAGGTCCATCTTCTCTATGCCGCCTGCCATGTAAAAACCATGATTTATATCCATCTGCACCTTCATAGGCAGGTCCATCTTCTCTATGCTGCTTGCCATGCAAATACCATGCTTTACTTCCATCTGCATATTTAACGGCAGGGCCATCTTCCCTGTGCCATTTGCCATCGAGCCTCCATATTTTATTGCCACTATTATCATCAAACTTCATAGTTGGCTGCTGCATTGCATTTTCATACAGCATCATGATGTTTTTGTTGTCTTTGCTCATGGATATATTTAATCCAATATACTTGAAGATGTTACTTGTTGCACTTTATCATTGATCTCATCTTCAGAAGGATCATTAATGCCTTTTGATATGAGAAGTGCTTCAGCCCATGTAATTGCATCTTCATAAATTCTGCCATGCAACCACCATTCTTTATCTCCATCTGCATACTCAACGGCAGGGCCATCTTCTTTATGCCGCATGTCATTTAAAAACCATGCTTTAGTTCCATCTACACCTTCATAGGCAGATCCATCTTCTCTATGCAATTTGCCATGCAGAAACCACAATTTACATCCATTTGCATTTTCAACGGCAGGTCCATCTTCTCTATGATATTTGCCATTGAGCCTCCATCTTTTATTGCCGTTCTTATCAACAATCATAGTTGGCTGGTACATTGCATTTTCATTCATTGCCTTCAATATAAAGTATATGTTGCAGATGTTCAAGTATTTTAATCCAGTATACTTGATGAAGTTACTTGCTGAACTACATCATTGATTTCATCTTCAGAAGGATCATTGATGCCTTTTAATTTAAGTAATACTCTGGCCCATTCAAATATATCTTCATACTTTCTGCCATACAAATACCACCTTTTATATCCATCTGCATACTCAACGGCAGGGCCATCCTCTCTATGCAACCTGCCATTTAAATACCATGCTTTATTTCCATTTGCATACTCAACGGCAGGGCCATCTTCTCTATACAACTTGCCATGCAAATACCATTCTTTATCTCCATTTGCACGTTCAATGGCAGGGCCATCTTCTCTATGCCGCATGTCATTTAAAAACCATGCTTTATATCCACTTGCACCTTCATAGGCAGGGCCATCTTCTCTATGCAATTTGTCATTAAGTCTCCATATTTTATTGCCGCTCTTATCAACAGTCATAGTTGGCTGCTGCATTGCATTTTCATATAGCATTATGATGTTTTTGTTATCTTTGCTCATGTGTATATTTAATCTAATATACTTGAAGATGTTATTTGCTGCACTTTATCAGTGATTTGATCTTCAGAAGGTTTTTTGATGCCTTTCATTTTAAGTAGTGCTCGAGCCCATGCAAATACATCTTCATACCGGCTGCCACGCAAATACCATGATTTACTTCCATCTGCCCATTCAACAGCAGGTCCATCTTCTCTATGCCGCACGTCATTTAAAAACCATGCTTTATATCCATTTTCATATTCAACAGCAGGACCATCTTCTCTATGCAATTTGCCATTGAGCCTCCACCATTTAGTACCACCTTCATCAGCAGTCATAGTTGGCTGCTGCATTGCATTTTCATACAGCATCACAATGTTTTTGTTGTCTCTGTTCATATGCGTATATTTAATCCAATATACTTGCAGAAGTCACTTGCTGCACTTTATCATTGATCTCATCTTCAGAAGGTTTTTTGATGCCTTTTAATTTTAAAAGTGCTTTAGCCCATGCAACTACATCTTCATATCGGCTGTTGTTCAAACACCATGCTTTATATCCATTAGGATATTCAACGGCAGGCCCATCTTCTCTATGCAACTCGCCATGCAAATACCATGCTTTATATCCGTCTACGCGTTCAATGGCAGGCCCATCTTCTCTATGCAACTTGTCATTCAAATACCATGATTTATCTCCATCTGCACCTTCATAGGCAGGACCATCTTCTCTATTCAACCTACCATGCAAATACCATTCTTTATCTCCATTTTCACGTTCAACAGCAGGGCCATCTTCTCTATGCAACTTGTCATGCAAATACCATGCTTTATATCCATCAGCATACTCAACAGCGGGTCCATCTTCTCTATGTATCTTGCCATTCAAATACCAAAATTTATCTCCATTTGCACGCTCAACAGCAGGACCATCTTCTCTGTGCAATTTGCCATTGAGCATCCATGTTTTATTGCCATATCTATCAACAGTCATAGTTGGCTGCTGCATTGTATTTTCATATAACATCGCAATGTTTTTACAGTCTTTGTTCATATGCGTATATTTAATCCAATATACTTGATGAAGTCACTTGCTGCACTTTATCATTGATCTCATCTTCAGATGGATTATTGATGCCTTTTAATTTAAAAAGTGCTTTAGCCCATGCAAATACATCTTCATACCATTTGCCATGCAAATACCAACCTTTGCGTCCATCAGCCCATTCAACGGCAGGCCCATCTTCTCTATGCCGCATGCCATGCAAGTACCATGCTTTACCTCCATCTGCACGTTCAACAGCAGGTCCATCTTCTCTATTCAACCTACCATGCAAATACCATTCTTTATCTCCATTTGCACGTTCAATGGCAGGGCCATCTTCTCTATGCCGCATGCCATGCAAGTACCATGCTTTACCTCCATCTGCACGTTCAACAGCAGGTCCATCTTCTCTATGCATCTCGCCATGCAAATACCATGATTTATATCCATGTGCATTTTCAAAAGCAGGACCATCTTCTCTATGCATCTTGCCATTGAGCATCCACCTTTTATTACCACCTGTATCAACAGTTATAGTTGGCTGCTGCATTGCATTTTCATACAGCATCATGATGTTTTTGTTGTCTTTGTTCATGGATATATTTAATCCAATATACTTGCAGAAGTCACTTGCTGCACTTTATCATTAATTTGATCTTCAGAAGGATCATTGATGCCTTTCATTTTAAGTAGAGCTCTAGCCCATTCAAATACATCTTTATATTTTTTATTATTCAACCACCAAGAATTATATCCGTCTGCACGTTCAACAGCAGGTCCATCTTCTCTGTGAACTTTGCCGTGCAAGTACCACGAGGAACCGAGAAGACTTTTAACGGCTGGTCCATTTGCATTGTGCAACTTACCATGCAGATACCATTCTTCAGTTCCGTTAGGATAAACAACGGCTGGTTCATTTTCATTATGCCACACACCGTGCAACCACCACATTTTAGTTCCATTGGGTAGGATATCTAAAATTGGCTGCTGTTTTGCATTCTCATATAGCTTTGTAATATTTTTGCAGTCCATGTTCATGCTTGTATTTAATAATATGCGCTTTATGCAAATGCACAACAAATCATTAGATATTATTCCCGCTAATCCTGCATATATTTTATAGTAGAATTAGTTTCATTTTGATTGTTTGTATTTGGGTTATTAGTTTCGTTAAACCATTTTATATGCTCTTTATCAAGCTTTTGTTGAATATTTACTTTTTCTGCGTTTTGAATTTGAGTTTTTATCAATGTGGGATTTTCTTGGCATAATTGCTTAAACATTTGCTCTGACAAATCATTGAGCGAAAAATCCATGTGCGGTAGGGCTCTGGCACCTTTCAAATATTTTATATTTATATTTATATCGCTTACTGTAAATTTGGATTTTGATAATAACTCAACTATATATTTATGTTCAGCATCATTAGGCTTCAGGTTGTGGTTGGCTTTCATCTCTGAAAGATCATTTCGGTTTTTATTATAAATGAAGGTGGCTGCAGGTACACCCATCCCTACTCCATTAGGCTTGCGTAAGGAAATAATAGAATCACCTGCATCAGGATCAGCATTGCCGCAGTGACCCCCTAGTCGGCCTTCAACTTTACAAGTTATTTGATCAACAAATGTCCAGTATGTACCATCTTCAAACGTCATTAATTTTTCACCTTTAGGCAAACGGCTTGCATCACCCAGGGGTGCCAATACTTTATTAATGTCATCATAAACTGAACCTGCTGCTGGTTCCGCTCTATCTAGTACTACAGGGCGATCAATTTGACGGCCTGCCGCTGACGTTCTGGTGACTTTAACTTTTAGGAGTTCTTCCATAGGTTTGAATTCTATGCGCTTAACCTTTGGTGTACCGTCTGCATTGAATTGCTGCTTTCCTTTGCGAATGTCCATAACTTCAATGAATTTCGGATCGATTTTACATTCTTCAGCAGCCTCTTTAATAGTTTTAAGCATCTGAAAGAAAGCAATTGTTCTATCCCCCACAAAAGCGTAATAATCGTTTTGTGCACGCATTATCGCCTGACCAGTGGTGTGTCTACCTTCATATACATCTGCTTGAATTCTTTTTAGCCCTTGTTTACCGGCAACGGATAACAATCCACGTTTAATGATGCGTGCAAGCCACATAACATACTCTGCATATTCTTCTGTACCACCGCCAGTCGCTTCAATCATTTTTTGTATTGTAGCTAAAAGCTTATTGCGTCTTGCTTCTGAACATTTTTCCCACAGACCTGTACCTTTCCACATTTCGATGATTCGACTTTTCCTGTTCATTTCTGTTAATAAAATTTTATGCATAGTATATGCATATTTATATGGAATATTAAATAAAAGTAGATTGCTGATTGATATTTTAATCAGCAATCTACAATATGCATTAGTATATCACTAATTAATATGTACACATTTTTTGAAACTCTTCATAGGTCATGGGCTCTTGATGTACCTGCTCGTGTGGCAATGCTTCTTCGAGAGAATACAGAGGAACATAGAAAGACTTATGTCTCTCCTGTTCAATTGCTTCGCCAATGACCTTCTTAATAATTTGAATGCGACCGTTAGCTCCTTGTATAAAGGTGCGAAAAATACCATTTTTGATGAGTTTTTTTCGTTCCTCAATGTTGCTCATGAGACGAGGGAGAGCAGGCATGTTCAGCTTATTAATGACAACGGTGAGATGTGGAGAGTTGCCTAATACAGGCAGTACATCACGAAAAATGTAGCGTTGAGCTGCAGCCAATTCACTTGCGAGACGTTGTGTTTGTTCCATATTTTATATTAATATATTTTAACCTACTATCAACTTATTTTTAATCAAACTTGTATGCTTGTGCTTCTGGCACTTGTTCTACCTCTAATGCACCTGCGCCATGTAGATTGGCAAATAAATGTGCTTCTTCTATGCTACTACCAATGAAATATACATCTTTAACTTTATATAAAGCATTTGCTGATGAAGTTTTTGGAAATTTTAAGATATAGTAACTTTTACCAAAATAAAATTCAATGCTACATACAATCAACATGGTAATGGTTAAAACTGCGCCAGTGTAAAGGTTGTTGTGCAAACACGCAATGAAAGATAATCCATTTGCAATTATTCCTGTATATAATACAGCACTACGGGTAAAGGTATGATGTTCGCATATTATTGCTTGTTTGTTGCTGATGATTGAATCAATGAGTTTTTGCATAATGTGATGTATAAATGGTAGCTGGGATGGGACTCGAACCCACACTTATGAGATTTTAAGTCTCATGCCTCTGCCGTTGGGCTACCCAGCCGTAAAATTGAGTAATTTACTTGTCCGGCAAAACAATATATCCGCTTTTCTCGTCCTCGGCTTTGGCCGCATCGCAATAGTTGTATTTCCCCCACGTTCTACGACCGTTGGCGCTTTTCACAGCGACGGGTCTTATCTCGCCTTTGCATGTTCCGTATTGTCCGCATCGCCCGTCGCACGAAAGCCGAACAGTCGATGGAGCTAACACAGCCCCGTTGGAGTCTTGAGTGGTTTTCATAGTTTTTCTTAGTTTTTCTTTCGGGGCTGTGCAGCTCATCGTGGTGTTATGCGCAGCAAGTTGAGCACGAAGAGATTCGATCAGTGCCTTGTGGTCGCAGCGACCGGCACCCTTCCATGCCTCAATAGCTTCTTCTCGTGTTAATCTCTCCACACTATGGTCTAGCTCGTGCATGTCTCGCTCAGCTTCCGGTGATGCGTTAAGGTCGACAGCATTTACCTTGCCGCATACATTACATCGACGCACAAGCGCATACCAATCAGATGCAGCCGACCTCGTGGGGCTATCCTGTTCAATTACTTCATCACTCATGGTTCAATATTCTATTTAATTTCTTCATTGAGGCGAACTCCATGCACAGAATTTGATAAATTCTTCTTTGGCGCTAAGAGTCTTCTCAAGCTTGTTTTTCCAAAAATCAAAACTAGTCTGCCAGTAGCCATCAGCATCACCATACATTTGTTGTTCTTCGTAACAACTTGTCATTCGCTTTGAAGTTTCGAGTATTCGATTCTCAAGGGCGAGTCTAATGACAGATTCTGTTTCATAGCTAAGCTTATTCATAGTTTTATTGTAACATGAATTACGAATTATGCAACACAGACGTTAACAATAAACACTTGGCTTGCCTACACAATCATTCATATCGTGTACGGTGAGCTGCGGTTTAATTTTATCTGCAATGAATCGATTAAAGTCGCCTGCAACTTGCAGACCGTCGTGAAAATTATCCCAAAAGTGTGCATCATCCATGTGCTCACCTTCAGCGATGTATTCATGGATTAATGCAATGAACTGTGTTTTGTTTTTATGTGTAATTGAACTTGGATTGTACATAACTCATTGTATATTGCAATAGAGAATAATCAACTCTTTTTTGTTTTTCGATTTTGAAATTCACTGAACAGAGCATCTGTGCGATCCCATGCAATTTTAGCTTCTGTAAGTGGATCAAACTGATTCATGTTTGCTGTAATGAGTCCTGCAATCAAGAGGCGCAAGGCATCAACATCCTTAAGCTCTTTCAATTCTTCCATATTTTGCTGATGTTTTTTCATTTCATTTGCGTTCATCATAACTCAAGTTTATAATCTTAAATGAGCCCTGACTGTGTTTAATTACTACCCCCTCAAAGGGCTTGCCGTTGATCTCAGTCATCTCTTCAGCATATCTCTTGATAAGCTCTGGAGTTAGAATAGTAGTTTCAATGATGTCTACAGTAGGAATTTCAATTTTAGAACACAGTTTATACACGTAATGATTACTACCGAAGTTCTCATACTGCAGGGTGTCAAAGTTGTATACACTAAAGGCAGCAAAATTGAGAGACACTTTGGCATGAGGGTTAGCAGCATGACCTTGAATTCCGTTCCCAAAAATCTCCCCACGCAAAGCCAAACTCACATCATCATGAGCCTTGCAATACTGCATTAGCTTGTTGATAACATCGTACTTAGCATTGATGCGTGTATAATTATTGTTGCATTCTGGCTTGAGTTCAAGAGAGCGAGAGCATATACCAGTGTTCCATTCACCTGTCTCTCGATCTTTGCGACAGTAAAAAGTTACTGAGCTTCCATCCACCTTGTGTGTTACATCAATTGATTCACCAAAGGGAAGGTTAACAATATTTTGCCATCTTTCCTCATCTGTGCGACCAAGTCCATAAGGCAAGTTTCCCTTGGCATCTAGCTGCTGTGGTGCAGGAGCTTCGTACTTGGTAATACCAATCAAGTCAGACACTTCATCTCCAACTGTAGGGATGTTATCATTAAACCAAATACTCAGAGGCATTACAATCCCCAACGACCACACGCCGCGCAATTTCAAAGCGCGTACTCTACTGCTGCGTTTTCTAAACACTTCTGACCACGGTTCATTAGGCAAAACAGTATCTGGCTGAATGAGCACAACAGCATCATTAATTTTGTATTTACCTTTTTCAACGATGCAAGTGTATCCTAGTACTTTTGCCAGCTCTAACTTATCAGCATTTGAATGAGGCTGAATGTCAGTAATGATTTCAATAGAAGCTAATTTCATATTTTTAATACAATCCACGGGCAAAATACACATTGAGTTCATCATCCCAGTACCCATTAATTACAGGTATCGCAGTTGTACCATCATATGCGGTAATGATTAGATCTGGAAGACTCAGCTTAACGAATTCTGTCCAGAGATGCAAAAAGATAGCACTGTTTAACTTCACCTGCATATTATCTTCATTGAATCCAAAAGCCAAATGTTCATCAAAATTATAGCCATGCAGATTGAGTGCTTGCTTAGTCTCGTCAGAGACTTCAAAACCCTGATCGCGGTCTGTAGCAATGAAATGATCATATGCTTCTTTTTGATCAGAGGGGTCGTTGCTGCGATGAAATGATACACCCGTTAGCTTGCAGGATGTTTTATAGGCATTTTGAATTTCAATGACTGTCTTGTTGCTTAAAACAAGTATTCTTTCATAGTTGAAAGAAACATTGCTATACCAGTCACCTAGCACTAAAAACATTGCATTCATAATGATTGCTCACTTAGTTGCAGATTTTTTCTTGAGAGTCTTGTTGCTGCGGTTGCGCTCTTCAATCTTGCGATTCCATTCTTTTTTTGTAATACCAAATGCTCCAGCAATATTATTGCCAAGTGTGTGTAGCCCGCCACCAATCCAGCGGCGATGATAAAATTCAATGTTTTCGCTGATATCAAAACTACGGCTTTGTTTATTTTTATTCATATGTTATGATGGTGTCTATTTTAATAAAATCAACACTATTTGTAATTATATATTACAAATAGTGTTATGGAGTTATTACATACAGGAGGTAGTTCTGGTCACTCGATGTATACCTGATCCATGACCAGTGTGACGGCCATATGGGTTATATTTGCGGTGATTCGTGAATTGCTCATGCGTAAGTACTTGAATTTCAGCACCGGTCTTATGACCATAAATCATTACACCTCGCGGCTTTTGATGATTCTTTTGAGTTTCAAATGCGCATGATGCACAAATGCGACTGTTGATGAGCTGAATGCGCTCGATTTCTACGGCCTTGCCGCATCCACAAATAATATTTTCGTTGTTCATGTCGCTATTGTAGTTGTCTTTGAGAAACTTGCAACAAAAATGTTTCAATTTCTTGTTGCGTCATATCAAAATAACAAATTGGATGTATATTCATATCGATTAACGTGCGATGTCATTGGTCAGTCTACGGCTCCACACTTCCCACGCGCCGACCTTTCCGCGCAGGGTGCCCTTCTCGTCGCATGGCGTCGTTTCGGGATGAACTGGGCAGCGGCGAGAGCAGCAACGCACGATGACCGCGGTGGTGTCAGATCCGATGTATCGGCGAGTAGTAACCGCCCGGCATCCACAAAATGGACATGGTAGCAAGCCCGAACAAGCAGGGTGCAGGCGACGCTCCATGAGCTTCGTTGTCATATTGATGTCTTGAGCTCGCGTGTCTGATCCGGAGCGGCTATTTGTTTTCATTAGTCAATATCACCTTTATTTTTGCCTTCTTCAACTACAAAATCATCTTTGTGGAGACTTTGCAAAATGTGTTTGTAAAGCTTGTCAATGTTCATTTCAAAATCCAAGAGTTTGAATGCATATTTATATGCATCTGTACCTCTATAAAACTGCTGCATATAAAGTGCAAACTCTTTGCGTGAATCTTTTGGTGCACTGCTAACTGCCTTATCAACATTAGCAATGATGTGTTCTACTTTATCTTCAATCATTCGGCAGTAACGATCAAACTCAGGAATGAGCTCTTCTGGCAATACTTTGCGAATTTCTTCTTGTTCATTTTTTTGTACAGCTTCAAGCACCCGCTTGAATGTGAAATGAGAAATGATGCGATGTAGATGCATGTAGTCTTCAGACTTAAACTTAAAGATGGATCCGTCTGAAAAATGAACCACAAAGCCTTCAAAGTCGGTTCCCTTGGTCAGACTAAGCCATGCAGTCATTTCTTCTTTGTTTGTAAAATGATACGATGTAGCATAGTCTGGCCAATTATAAATGCTGTAGCGTCCATAAGAACACACACCTGTATGCTTGTTGCGTGAACCGAGAGCAACAAGCATGCTCGAATTATATTTCACGACAATTTGACAGATTGGATCGATGATCTCAAATAAGTATGTGCGATGTATATCAAGTTCAACACCAGGAGTCTCATCCCAGACTCCTGCAGTTTTACGCGTAAGAGCAAGGTCAAGTAGCTTTTGACCCACAACTCCAATATCAGAGTTAAGAGAACCACGAGTAGTCAAGTGCCATCTGCCGTGCCAGAAGAAACAAATACCAAGAGACCCATCCATTTTTTCATATACGCTGGTAATATCTGCATCTGCAGACGGGTAATGAATACCACCCTCGCCGTAGTTGAAAAACTTGGAGAAAGGAAGTGCTACAATCTTATAGTCATCAGCAGCATCAAAGATGATGCCACGGCAATGCTGTACAAGAGGATCCCAAGGCACGGAATTGTGCTCATATTGATAAGTTTTAGAATAAGTTACAAGCTCGAGACCTTCACGTTCACCTTTACCAGCATTAACAATAAGCTCGCCCCTTTTAATATGAAGCTGCAGAGCGCTCCATAGCTTAAAACCATCAATGCAATTAGTTTCAGTATTCCAGAAGTGTTGTGATATGTAATTCATATGTTTAATCCGTGTTCTGGCAATGCTCGCTCGACTCCGAGGTTTGCTGTGCTGTATGCTTTTACCCATTGCGCGGAGGATCTGGCCGCGCATTCGGGGCAGTCAGTATGAGACATAGATGTATTATTAAATGCTAGGGTTAATCTGGCTCAGCTTTATTTCTGCATACTTGCTCAGCAATTTATTGAGCTCTTGTGAATCGCCATTGTATTCTGTACCAAATACAATGAGCAGATTATTACGCAAAGGGCTATCTGTCATATCTTTTGATACATATTCGACAATGGTATCAATGTTATATGGTGGTGACTGTTGAGCACTGCGATTAATTTCGGTGTTTAAGTATACACCTACACATATTAAAACACCTACTATAATCCCTATCCACAAGTGAGCGTCTGCATGGATGCCGTGCATTACTCTAGTAGTTTTAGGTGGTGTGGGAACATCTGATGTATTATGATCGTTCATGAAATTTAAATTTTAATAAATTTATTTTAGCAAATAACTGATGTGCATGTTAAGATATACGTGCAATGTCGTTGGTGTAGATGTTATCAAATTCGATTGGATCCATATGAACTGGCAGGATTGAATTGTATCCAATGTATATGGCTAGGGATAGAGAAAAAATACAAATAAACAACAAGAGAAAAAGTTTATTTGGTTTTTGTTGCAGGTTGTGATGTGGGTTGTTTTTCATATTTGATGTGTTCTGTTTTATGATCTGCTGGTAATAACTTAATATTTTTTTTATGAAAAATATTATCATAATTATTCCAAAATGCTTGCATATTAGCGCCTTTTCTTAATTTGTCTCCTTTGCCTGCCATGTTATTAAAAAAGTGTTAGACCATGATTGTTGTAATTGATAACCTCTTTATATTCAGATGCAAGATTTTCAGCGCAGTATTCTCTAATAATACTCTCACTCATAACTGCAATTGGACTATCGAGATATCGCTTCACAAGTGTAACAAACAAATTATTTGACTCCAGAATGCTCTCAGGCGCTTCAACATATTTGTCTTTACCAAGAATATATCGAGCCTCTGCATCTTCAGAAATGAACATATTGGTGCAAAAGCCTGGCAGATTAAATTGTTTAGCAAAAGCTTTGGCATAGCACCAAATAAAAATATTGTTATTTTTACTACGGAGAGCTTCAGCATTACTGTAATTAATGATGTATTGACCATTTACGCCAAACAGGCCATTAGATGAGCCGTGTCCCATCATAACTACTTGATCATGATAATCAATGAGGTCGTTCATTAATGTAACGGATAGGTTGCCACGTACAATGGTGCAATCTCTACGATCTTCATATACTGTTTCAAGAAAATCAGTAGTGGGATCTTTAATGTGTATAAATAGAATTTTTTTCATCTTTAATGATGCTTGTGAATATTATAAAATCAACTTAAAAATGCATTTAGTTAATCTGAATATCTACTCAATATACTATCAAGCTTCTCGCAGCACGTATTCACAAGCTGAATGGCACACCACAGAAAATATGCCAGCACGTCAATGATGTTGTATAGGCAGGTTATTATAAAATATGCAAACAAGCACATTATATACATTAGGCAATTAACGAATGCATTCATAATCTTCAATATCCTCTCCTGCAATGATTAATTCAACCCAATAGTTAATGTTGGCATTAATATATTCTTCTGCTTCACAGATTTGCTGCTCAGATAATCCTGCGTCATCAAATTCATATGTAAAGTCACTATCATCCACACTCTGCATGTTGATGCCTTGGATGCTTAAGGAAACATATACAAGCGTATCGTCCTTGAGCTTGATGGCAAAATATTTATCAAACGTCATATTGACATAATTTATATCTGCGCTGCTATTATTTGCAACATTAAACACATTGCTCGACGTGAATGTTGTGCTTCCACACACAGTCTGCCCCCCGACCAAATTTAACCAGTTTATTTTCGCTAACCAGCAACCACAACAAATACTTAGCACGCTGGGCATCACAGTCAAGCTCATTACACACACGCTCCACAGTAATATGCGGTGGCTCGCGCATTTCCATAATCATTTGGATTTGATTGTTGCGATTTTTGCCGCGAGCTGTTTGCTGCAATTCTTGTGATGCATCTTGCTCTTCTGTACGCAATGCATCAAAGTTGTAGCCGTGCATATCAAATGAAAAGCGCCATGTACCGCATGCACCCAGACGATTTTTACGTGTTTCAATTACTCGGATGCTTTCATCTTCTTCATCTTTGGTAATGAAGATGTTGCATTCAACAGCATGATTGAGATCAGTACTGCCTTTAAAATTGCCGTCCTTGGTCATGTGTAGTACCAATCCAATGGCACACTTGTGCTTTTTAGCTGCTTTAATAATGAGCTCGAGATTACGTGTACTTTGTTTAACTTTGCTGTATTCATCTGCATCTGGCAAATCATACACAATGCACGGAAAGCTATCCAAAATCAACACATCATGATTTTCAATGCATTCAAGAATCTTTGACAACCGACTCTCAGACGCAACACGGACATCATTGCATTGCAAGCGTCGGGCAGCAATGGCAATCATATAAATGTTTTCTTCACCACTCATGTAACCGACGCGGTAATTTTGAGCGAGATTCTGACAGATTTGAAGCAAAAACACTGATTTGCCAGTGCCACCAGGAGCAGCAACTGTGAATATGCTGCCAGGGAGGATGCCATCACCAAAAATATTATCAACATTAACGCGATTAGTTTTAATTCGATTAAAATATTCAGCAGGAATATTAATATCCGATACAGTTGCAAGAGCAGTGAATTCAGCGAGTAGGTTCATGTGTGCATCTTATATGTGTTTCAGGTTTTGTGCAACTATTTTTTATTTAAGAATTATAGTTGCCTGTATCTTTAAGTGACATATAATAAGTAAAGCATATGAATACATCATTGCTGAATAATACTGACAGCACAAACATTTACAACCTATATACTGAAATGGCATTTGGCATCGCACAAACACCGCAGTCGCAGCACAGCATTACACAGCAGGGCTTGGTTGATCTTACTAAACAGCTCAAAACCAGCCACCCTGGTACTAATTTCTTTAGTGTCACTCAAGTGACCAGAGAAAATACTAATAAAATTCCTAACATCGCGCCTTTTGTTTTGACAGGGCTTAAAGTTAGTAAAACATATCTAATCAAGGTATCGCAACTCAATGGCATGTATGGTCATTCATATTCTGTAGAGGTCAACAAACAACGCGAGCGAGAAGGTGCAGAAGCTAATTTTGTTGCAAAAGACAGCAAGTATAAGTCCATTCCAGATACAGATGCTTTCGTCGAGTTGGATGGTCAGTTGTATCTCCGATATAAGCCCATTGCTGTTGCAGCCTCCTTTAAGCCTGTATTGCTTAAAAATAATGGTAATGACAATTTTGAAGTAGTAGACAAGGCTGATTATGAGCAGTACATCAACCGTATTAACCCGGGGGTGTATCAAGGGTTACAGACTGGCGTACATATTCGAAATATAAGCCTTGCAAGCATCGTAGCAATCAATATCAACGATAAAGACTATGTAATTTCTGATGCTGATGAGACTCGTATATCTGCATGGAAGGCCTCAGGAGCTCCAATGCCTATTCAAATTCCCACCGAAATGCAACAATAATGAGTATATCATGCGATTTAATCAAGCATATTAGGTTAAATATACGCATATGAACAGAGACAACAAAAACATTGCGATGCTGTATGAAAATGCAATGCAGCAGCCAACTATGACTGTTGATAAAGATGGCACTAAAATATGGAGACTCAATGGCAAATGGCACCGGGAAGATGGACCTGCTGTAGAATATGCAGATGGAAGTAAAGCGTGGTGGTTGCATGACATGCGGCATAGAGAAGATGGTCCTGCCGTTGAGCATGCAGATGGATACAAAAGTTGGTATTTGAACAACAGCCGATATGAAGATGTAGTTGCATGGGCTGAAGCCTTACTTAAATTAAAAGGCATTAATGATCCTTCTGAAGATGAGATCAATGATAAAGTGCAGCAAGTAACATCTTCAAGTATATTGGATTAAAGTGCTTGAACATCTACAACATATACTTTATATTGAAAGCAATGAATGAAAATATAATGCAGCAGCCAACTATGACTGTTGATAAGCATGGTAATACAAAATGGATGATCAAAAACAAATTGCATAGAACAGATGGACCTGCTCATGAATATACAAATGGAAATAGAGCATGGTATTTGCATGGAGAGTTTCATAGAGAAGATGGTCCTGCTGTTGAGTTTACAGATGGACGTAAAGAATGGTTTTTACACGGTAGGTTGCATAGAGAAGATGGTCCTGCCATTGAATGTGCAAATGGAGATAAATATTGGTATTTGAATGACAAGGCGCATAGAGAGGATGGTCCTGCTGTTGAGCAAGCAGATGGAGATAAAGCGTGGTATTTGCATGGCAAGGTGCATAGAGAAGATGGGCCCGCTGTTGAACGTGCAGATGGATACAAAGGTTGGTATTTGAACAGCAGCCGATATGAAGATGTATTTGCATGGGCTAAAGCACTTTTAAAATTAAAAGGCATCAAAAAACCTTCTGAAGATCAAATCAATGATGTAGTGCAGCAAGTGACTTCATCAAGTATATTGGATTAAATATACGCATATGAACAAAGACTGTAAAAACATTGTAATGTTATATGAAAATGCAATGCAGCGGCCAACTATGACTGTTGATAGATATGGCAATAAAATATGGATGCTCAATGGCAAACGGCATAGAGAAGATGGTCCTGCTATTGAATGGGCAGATGGAAGTAAATCATGGTTTTTAAATGACATGCGGCATAGAGAAGATGGACCTGCTGATGAATGGGCAGATGGAAGTAAATCATGGTATTTAAATGACATGCGGCATAGAGAAGATGGACCTGCCATTGTACGGGCAGACGGACATAAATCATGGTTTTTACATAATAAAAAGTATGAAAATGTATATGAATGGACCAAAGCATTGCTCGAATTAAAAGGTAATAACAACCCATCTGAAGATGATATTAGTGATGTAATGCAGCGAGTGACATCATCAAGTATATTGGATTAAGTATTTGATCATTATTAACACTCCTTACATTGCAAATAGCGCTGTTGTCATAAATTAACATATATGACAACAGCGCTTAACATATCTGCATATGAAGCAAAGCTACTTGCAGAAGATGCATTCGAAAATACCCTTCAATTTATCTTTAACAAAATATATGAAGCATGTTTGAAGGGCCTTACTGCCATTACATGTGATGCTAATATTACATTGGATATAATGCGTGAGCTAGAAACGCACGGTTATGAAGTTTATTATGATAATAATGAGAGAGGATTTGATTTTTGGGTAATAAAATGGAATAATGCCACAAAAGGAGATTAAATACTTTTATATGAAATCAATAATCTTTTCCGTAATTTCAACTAATAGAGGTTGGATAGTCCGTCAGGTACTCAAATATACAACAGTCAGTGCAGCTGCAGCTACAACATGGCTCGTTGCGCAAGGGTATGGTGCAGAGCATGCTACTACCATCGTAGCCGGAGCAATTGCAGGTATAGCTGGTGGGTTAGAGCTTGTGCTCTCTAAGCTTGCTTCTAAGATTGCAGCTCAATGAGCTGGACTGCGGCAATTGCAAATTTGCTGCGTGCTATAGCTCTATATTTTGAGCTAAAAAATAGGAGCTTTTATTATAAGGTATTAAATGAATCACGCGACAAACAAAAAGATTATATTTTGCAGATTGAGAAATTGCGCAACAGTCGCAGTCCTTATGATGCTGATGATGCTGACTTCATGCGAATGCAATTGCTCGAAGAAAAGCGGTTCTATAAGCATATATCAGCCGCCTATGCTACGACTCCTACCTTATCAGCAAATTAAAACATGCGATGGTGTATATAATACACAAAATACACCATGTGGAGAAGAAATTTGGCACTCTGATCGACGATTTAGGGAGTTAGAACGACAGCTTTACTATAAATAATAATATGACATCCGCCATTATACTTTTAGTAGTTTGTTTTATAATCACTGCTGCTGTAGTGCATAAGCTTAGCCACAAAATCACTGATAGTGTTGTAACCAAAGCATTATCTAAGGATACACACGAGCAAGCCATCGTTGATAACTCTGCAGATGAATCCAAAGATGTAGATGTGTTTGTGCATAATCAAAAAGTTAAAAAAGCAGTTGCAAAAATTAAAGCTATCCCTGCTGCAGGTAGAAAAAAATCTAAGCGCGTTTAAACATCATCATGAGTTTTGCAAATGTCGGCAAGGTATGGACTGCTAGTGGTCTTAAAGAGTATCTTAGCAAAATTTCACCACCTAAATGGTGTACAGGCATATGCATTCATCATACAGCAGCACCATCTTTAAAGCAAAGACCTCAGGGATATACGGCACAGCACATTGAAAACATGAAATATGGTTATGTGCATGACAGGGGGTGGTCTGCAGGGCCGCACTTTTACACAGATGATGATCAAATATGGGGCATGACACCACCTACAATAAAGGGGGTGCACGCAATTGCATTTAATTCTAACTCCATTGGCGTTGAAGTGTTGGGTGATTATGACTATGAAGATCCATTCTCGGGTCGCGGTGCAGCATGCTGGTCAATGACTGCAGAAACAATTAAAGTGATCATGGAGTGGCTAAAGCTTCCAATCAATGAAACAACCATAAGATTTCACAGAGAGGATCCCAAAACAAGCAAAACATGCCCTGGTACCAAGATTACAAAGAAGTGGTTGCTCAACCTCATTGATACTGCTTTTGATGTACCTGCTACAATTAAACCAATTGAAGCAAACAACTTTGAAAAACTTCCTGTCATTGACTATGTAGTTAAAAATTGCGGCTATACAGAAGCTGCAGCAATTAAGCTTCTCACCAACAAAAAGGGAATGTTCTTCTTCAACAATGATTGGCTCGAAGGCGCATCATATGATGCTAAACAGGGAGCAACTGTAGCACCGCTCTCTGAATTGCAACAAATTGCAAAAAAACGTTGAATAAATTCTATATGCTTATACTGTAAGGCATGAGCAAACAACAAAAAATTATACTCACAAGAGGGCTCCCAGGTTCGGGAAAAAGTACATGGGCCATTGAATATGTAAACAAATCAAATGGCAGAGCAAAGCGAGTGAATAAGGATTCGCTTCGCGAAATGATTGATGCAGGAATTTACTCCAGGGTTAGCGAGCAGATGATTATTGGGGTTCGTAATGAGATGGTAAGTCTCTGGCTCGATAACGGTGTTGAGACTGTAATTGTTGATGATACTAATTTTGAAGAAAAGCATTTTGAAACAATGACGAATATTGCGCAGCTTTATTCTAATGTTGCAGTTGAATACAAAGACTTTTTGGATGTGACACTCGATACGTGCATTGAGCGTGATGCATTACGAGCCAAGCCTGTTGGTGAGAGGGTCATTAAAGACATGCATCATCGATACATTCTTCCAACCCTACAAGATCGGTTTATTAATGTAAAAAATGGCAATGCAATCATTTGTGACATCGACGGCTGTGCAGCTCACAGGACTAATCGCAACTGGTTTGAGTATGAAAAAGTCATGGCTGATGAGCCAGATTTTGCAGTGAGAAATATTGTGAATGCTTTTTATGACAAGGGGTATACAATTCTGTTTGTTTCAGGTAGAGAGGGAACAGAAGTGTGTAAAGAGCTTACACAGCGCTGGCTCAACGAAAATGGGTTTAAGCATCATGCTCTCTATATGCGCAACGAGGGTGACCATCGCCGAGATTCTATTGTCAAGGAGGAAATTTACAATACACTCATTAGAGATAGATTCAATGTGGAGTTTGTACTTGACGATAGAAATTCGGTTTGCGCTAAATGGCGTGAAATCGGTCTCAAATGCCTGCAAGTACAGTTGGGAGATTTTTAACTCATAAATACAATGCATTAAAAAAGTTGAACATCGTGCATTAGCGTATAAACTCTATTATGACCACATATGATACCCCACCTTCTGAAGTACTTGACACCATCAAGAGCACCATGGAGCAACACCATGAAGAATTGCATAATGCAGGTGTAACTGTTGATGCAATGTTTGCATTTGATGACAAGGGTGAAAATCCTATTAAACATGGTGGCTACCCCGCACTTGCATACATCAAAATCACATCATTGAAGAACAGAATCAAGGGCATGGCTGATGCGGAAATCACCATTGATGGTGATGCATACAATGCAATGAATGATTTGCAGCGCATTGCTCTCATTGATCATGAGCTTCATCACCTCATTGTTGCTCGAGATAAAGAGGAAAGCATTAAGTTTGATGATGCAAATCGACCAAAACTCAAGATCCGCAAGCACGATTATCAAATGGGCTGGTTTAGGGACATTGCTCTGAGACACAAAGAAAATTCTCCGGAAATTTATCAAGCGCAAATGCTGTGGAGTGCAGATGCAAATACTTTTTTTCCTAAACATGCTAATGCTCAGTAGTTTAAAGCATAAACGTCCCATTCTGCGGCTCAATGCAAGCTTCTTTCCTATTGGCGTTGGTAACTGGGATGATATTGTAGTCAATATTTTTTCTGGTGCTGCACATCCACTTGACATTTACTATGGTGAAAATAGTGATGGTCACCTCGATGATGGCATAGTCGAGGGATTTGCCGTAATAAGAAATTGGAAAGAATGGAGCAAGTTGCCCATTCGCTCATGTGATGATTATTTGCATACCACCAGCGGACCAGTTCGCCTGCCAAGTGTTGCAGTGTGTGCACGTTTCAATCGTGTTGTGTATAAGAATGTAGTGTTTCCTACCAAACAAAATATCTTTAAACGTGATAAATATACTTGCGGTTACACTGGCAGAAAACTTCAGAAACATGAGCTTTCTGTAGATCATATCTTGCCGCAAAGCCGAGGCGGTAAGAATGAATGGGAAAATCTAATCACATGTTCTAAGTCAACCAACACATTTAAAGACGATAGAACACCAGAAGAATGTGGTCTTAAGCTGCTGTGGAAGCCAACTAAGCCTGCCAATGGTGTTGAGAGTCTTGTCTTTGAAGACATGAGAAGTGATTGGAAAATGTTCCTTCATAGTTGATTTTCACTCCAACAGCCTCTATTATAAAGATATGAAAAAGCCTTTTTGGTATAGCGTACCTAATAGTTTAGAGTGGAATCCTTTTGATGAAACAATAGGCTGGGGCGCATGGGAAAAAGAAACGCGCAAAAACTATCCCGTTCAGTATTTTCTTAGAGAAAATGTGCGCATGTTATTTCAACGCAAATGGGCGCAAATCAAGAGCATCAAGTACAACATTCAGTGTTTTTTCTTTCCCAAACATTCAGAAATACACAAAGCAATACCTCGCACATGGGCTGATATTACAAGCCTTGTAGTGAGCCTTAATTTTGTAATGATTATTTCATTCAAAAAAGAAGCAGATGCATCTTGTATAAACTGGGACAGTTCTACAGGTCATCGCGAGTTTAAGAACTGGCTAGATGATGCTGCACATTGGATTTCAACTCAGCGACCTGAATTAGAAAAGCAGCGGGATAACTCTTATCCGAAATATCCACTTGTTCATGATTTAGAAGACTGTAGCTATGATAAGCTTTATGGTGAAGTTAATCGCTTGGAGAGCCTCATTTCCGAAACAGATACACGCATCATTAAGCAGATGATTGATTACCGTGAATTCATGTGGACATGATTTTGGAAAAGCAAAAATGCACCTGTAAATGACAACCAACCACCACACTAACATCACTGATGCGAAAAAATATGCCAAAGATCATGCTGCACAATTACTTAATGATCAAATAATGAATGATTTTTCAGTTGATAAATCGTTTTTCATACATATATTTATTTGAATGAGCAGTAACATACCACAAAAAAATAAGATTGTTGTCGTAGGTGACGTGCACGGTGAATTTAATCAACTCTCTTATGATATTCGCCGCCTTTACCAAGATGCATACATCATTCAAGTGGGTGATTTTGGAGCTGGCTTCCACAAGCGAGGTTATTATGAGCAATCCTTTAAGAAACTAGATCAGACTCTACAAAATGCGAACTGCCATTTATATGCTATTCGCGGCAATCACGATGATCCCGAATGGTTTAAAGAAACACACAACCCTTTTGATTACATCAACATTACTTTGCTTAAAGATTATTCAGAATTGAATATGCTTGGCAAGAATATATTGTTAGTAGGTGGTGCAATTAGCATCGATAGAAATTGGCGCATCATTGAAAATAATAAGATGCAGCAACAGAACGAAGCCAAACGTCTTTGGTGGGCTGATGAGCCATTTATTTATAATGATGATTTTGAATACAAGCAGTATGACATTGTAGTGACTCATACACGCCCGGCTAACTGCGGTATGTACAAGGGTTTTGATAACATCGAGCGGTTTATTGCTAATAATGATACTCTCAAAGAAGAACTAATCAAAGAGAGCGAAGATGTAGAACGTCTGTGGAATAAAACTAAACCAGCATACTGGTATTACGGTCATTTTCATGACAGCAATTCAATTGAAACAAATGGTACCATCTTTAGATGCCTTGATATTAATGAGCATTATGAGCATAGAGATGTTATTCAAAACTAATATATAAATATAATATGGACCTAGAACAAAAATTAATGAAAAACTATCCCAGTCTTTTTTATGTAGACGAAGATGGGTCTCCTACATGTTCTGGTGGTGTATGGGTACCGCCGGGTTGGGAATCCAATATAGAAGAATTATGTGGTTGCATTTCTGACTATACGAGACGAGTATTTGTAATAAAGCGCAAAGCTGCGAACCCGCAATATTATTTCTGGCATTATTTTAAAAGTGTTGTTGAAAGCAGCCATATGGTACTTATTAAAAAAATTGCACCGTGTTTAAATAAAAATTGGTTCAATAGTCATATTAATGCATTTATTCGCTACATTAGAAATAAAGAGCTTAAGTGTGCTAAATTTTATAATGAATATCCTCCTGCTGTAAAAATTAATCAGATCAAAGAAAAATTTGGAGGATTGAGATTCTACTACACTGGTGGTGATAAAGAGGTAGCGGGCATGGTGCGATTAACAGAATATCTCTGTGAAAGAACCTGTGAAGTTTCGGGTGAGAAAGGAGAGCTTTGCTCTAGTGGTGGGTGGTATAAGACTCTTTCAAGTAACGCTCGCAACACGGAGATCTACAAAAGATTTATTCCCGTAAAAAAGGATAATTCTTAGTGATTTACTACGATTATGAACAGAAACAGAGAACTCAAAGAAAAACAAATGACTTATGCATTCTATTCAAATAATTGAAGGCATGGGACGAGGCATTATTGCTGAGAGAAACATCAAGCAAGGCGAGATTATATCAGATTGTGAGATTTTAGTCCTATCACCAAATGATACCGCAAGAGTTAATGAAACCGATTTAAAGTGTTATACCTTTATTTTTGACAAAAATACAAAACAAGACTGCTTAGTCTTGGGTATTGGTGAGATATTTAATCACAGTGATGATGCAAACGTACTCTATAATTTGATTGAATGGAATAATAGAAAAATAATGAGGTTTCAAGCGTCAAAAGATATTAAAAAGGGTAGTCAGTTGCTTATTGACTATAAGACTGACGTAGAAGGTTTATCCGGTATCTTAGAAAAATATACAACGAATTTAATTTAAAACTTTTGTGACGCTAATTTAAAAACTTTAATCCTTTTGACCGATGACTGAACAAATGAATAACAACCTAAAAATGTTTAAGCATTTGCAAGAAAGCAAATGGCCTAATGTTGGTGATAAAGTAAAATTCAAAAATGCTGAAGGAATGTTCTATCCACATTACACCAACGTCATTCAATTTGCCAAAGACAACTTGAAGACTGGAGAAATTTATACAGTTCACAATTGTGAAGTTTACTCTAGCTGGTGTGCAATTTGGTTAGATGAAATCGAAGGTGATCATTTCTTTCACCGCTCTATGTTTGAATGGCCAATAAAGGGGGAAACAAATGAATAATAGAGAATTAAAATTTCGAGCATTTTATAAAAATAAACTTTATATGCAGGAATACTGTGGTGGATTTAGTTATTTTATTCACAATGAATCTACTGCATTAAGTTTGGAGAGTGTTTTTATTGCTGCTGAAAGTGGTAAATGTATAATTCAGCAATACACTGGATTGAAGGATAAGAATGGAATTCCTATTTTTGAGGGCGACTTAGTGAAAGTGTATCTAAAAACCGAAGAAATTGGTGAGATTACTTTTGACCGAGGAGGATTCTGCTTTAATTCTAAATCTTTAAACGGAACATTCTTAGGAATTGTAGAGAGCGGCTTTCCTATTGAAATCGTCGGAAATATCATGGAAAATCCTGAACTAATTAAAACAAATGAATAGAGAAATAAAATTCCGCACTTGGGATAAACAATTAAAACAATTTGCCGAATGGACAAACCGTGATCCATTTTTTGATACCTCGCATGGTCAAATTTTCTTTTGGGAAAGAGTTCAAAGAGAAGATGGCTCTTATGATGGAGATATTATTCTGCAAGATCATGGCGATCGTTTCGTTCTACAGCAATACACTGGATTGAAAGACAAAAATGAAAAAGAAATCTACGAAGGTGATATTATCCAGTACGATCGTTGTGACTCTGCCTACGATTTAATTTTAAAGTCGGTTGTTTATTTTTATAATGGGCAATTTGGATTTGATTTAAAAGGATTCAATGATATGTTTTTCGCTCTTGGTGATGAATTTTGTCCAGAAATTATTGGCAACATTTTTGAAAATCCTGACTATTTTAAAAATAAATGAATAGAGAAATTAAATTCCGAATCTGGGATAAACAGAATAAAAAGTGGATAGAAAACAGCAGCAGTCTTCATTGTTTTAGCCGTTGGACAATCTGCCCATTCACAGGCAATGTTGCAGATTATGTTGGAGAATATACCTGCGATCACTTTACATCTACCCCTGCTGCTGATTATTATTGGGAAGATGGAAAACTAATCAAAGAACCAAGATATGTTATCCAGCAATACACTGGATTAAAAGACCCCAAAGGAGTTGAGATTTATGAAGGTGACATTGTGAAATACTATTTTGATGATCCAAAAGCGGATTTTGTTGACTTAGTAGCATGGGAGCATTATGGTTGGGTGCTTCTTCATTTTGATGGAACGGAAAGTAGTTCATGGCCACTTACTTCGCTGCCAACTATGGAAGTGGTTGGAAATATTATGGAAAATAAAGAACTTTTAAATATATGAATAATAGGTAGCAAATTTAATTTAGAAACTCTGAAGAAGAGCAAAGAATATTGACAATACAGTTCATATAAGTCCATCACAATTTATTTATTTTGAATGATCCATGCATAAATAACTGCATGGATCACTTGCTTTTAGAAGACTATAAAACCAAAAGAATAAAAATTCTCAATACCTCACAATTTAGAGATTTTTGGGATGAAAATACATCACAAATTTTTGGTGGTGAAGCATTTACTAGAGAAGAGTTTATTAATACCATTGCTAAAAAATTTGATCCAACTGCCAAGAGCATTTCTATTATTAATGAACCACAAGCTGACGGTACAACAAAAGAGATTATTAGTGGTGATTCAAAATACCTGGATTTTATATTTGATAATTTGTTCAGTGGTAATATTAGCTTAGGCGATGCTAAGGAGGTATATGATACACTTGAAGCATATAGAGCACAGACTGCAAGAAACAATCCAACCATCAGCAAAGAATTTCATAGCTACAAAGTATTTAATGAAGATCCTAATGTAAAAGATCGTCAAGGAAATGTATTGCCTGGATTGTTTAAAGTTATGAAGGCATTTACTATGCCTTATGATTTTTATAATAATAAAATTCCTAATCTTGTTGAAACGGAGACGTTTATGCGTGACAATGATTTTAAGATGGTTTATGAAACAACTGAGCATAAATTTTATTTGATAGAAAATCTCGCACGCAGTAAAATTGCATTGGGTGGCTTGAAAGATCCTGATTTTAAAACGAGCCAAAAACCGAACAGATGTTCGGGGTATTGGTGTTTGCCGAACATAGGCGATTCTTATTTTCCTGCATGGCTTGCCATGGATGTTTATGGATTTTTTGATTATGCTATAGTTCCAAAGAGTGGTGAGTGGGCTTTGGGAGAAATAAAAAACCGTACCAACTCCCCAACTAGCTGTCTATCCATGGAGGAAAAAGATTATGATTCTATTTATGATTTCATTGCAAATTATAACGGTGAGTTCAGTAACATACTAAGAGATAGATTTAAATCATTCAGGTCATTGCAGATAAGTATTTTTGTACCTACTGCAGATAATAAAAAGATACCAAGCATATCAGGTGATTATCATCAGTTCTTATTGAGATCTAAAAATTTAAACATCTTTAATAATCTTGCACAAACAGATTTTACTTCTGCATTTCAGGTTATTATGAGAGCCAGTGGGGTTAACTCATTGGGGAGAATGTTGGATCGTGGAGATTATGAACGAGTAATTTCAACAGCAAGTGATGCTGTTATATCTGCTTTTAAAAAATTTCCACGCAATCTTTCCAATTTTCCTCTGATTAAAGCACTAGCAGTGCCTCGAGAAGACCTACTCACAGGTGAACTCAGCTATGCATCATATGCAGCATCATACATACCACAATTGCTTGCATCGTTCAAACAATCTTTTACGCAAGATACTGACTTGCTTGCTAATGATGGTTTTGGATTTAAAGAACTCATCAAATTCATATACAATAGTTTACCCATAATCAAAGACGTAAACACAACAGTTGGTGATAAGATTGATAAACAGATTGCGTCATTAATTGAGCAAGATCGTTTATACTTTGAATCAAAGATAGAGCTAGCTACACTTAGTTACATTGCAACGCTCGCAACTATGAAACTAGAAAGTACTAAAGCTACAAGCAGTGCAGCATACAAGGCACTAATGGAATCATTTACTACTTATTTAAATTTAGGTGGGCTGCTTAACTGGACAGATGAGGCAAATGAGGCAATATTCGATACACCTGCTCATGAAAACCTCATTGAGTTAGCCTCTGGTGCATCTGATGACACAAAGAAAAAATTCTTCAACACACTTTTTAGCGGCAACGTTAATAATATGAGACGTCTTCCGCAATCATACAGAGTCACAACAATTGTGGATTTATACAAATCAGCTAAAAAGCTAAACATATCATTTGAAGATAGCGTTGGTAATGCGTTTAAAATGTTGAATAACATCTTTGGTGTTTCAAACAAAGCATCAGTAACTACTGCTGTTGAATCAATTAACTATTTGATAAATTATAATGATATTACTGATGACATTACAAAACATTACAAATACATAATAAAAAAAACACCATTTGTTGCGCAAATCTTAGCATCTTTTTTACCAAAATCTGTGTTTAATAAGCAGTATCCTAATATTGCAAAATTTAGTGCAATTCGTAGAGCTGTAGTTGCAGCAAAACGATTGCAGGCAGCTAAGTCTCTTATACGGCAATCACCCAATGGTAGTATTAAGCGTGATGAAGATGATGCTCGCCTGCTGCCAGACCCATACAGTGAGGCAATATTATCAGATTTATATACACTCAAAGTACCTGCAACATCGGAAAATCTGCAGAGCTGTTATGATATGTTAAATCGTTCTTATAATGTGAGCAAATTTTATAATTTTACTGGAAGTATTACGTTGTTAATGAGCAATGAAAATTTCATTCCACAACACCTTTATATTTATTTGCGAGGTGCTTACAGGGATACCACCTCCGATGCTAGACTTGAAACTATTATGCGCCTTGCTGGAACAACACGCAAAGAATTTGATGAAATAAAAATGGTGGTCATTGGAACAATCGGTGATAACAAAATTGCCGTTGACGAAAATGGAATCATTATTTTCACAAAACCGGGCAATGAATTATATTCTTCTGCTGATTCATATGGTGAATACGAACAACAGTTGCGTGGACAGATGTTTGAAAAATACACTCACAAAAAACCAGCAAAAAATACATTTGCATTTTTGATTGAGAAAATTAGATTTTAGATGCAAGCTTGATCTCTTTTGTTGCAGCGGTAAATAGTATCATTCATATATGATACTTCTTTTAGGGTCCTCTGGTTATGTAGGCAATGCTGTTAAACGGGCATTGACAAACATAAATGCAAATTTTATATGCACATCTGTTCGATATTGCTTTGATAAACAACAATTTGAGCGGCTATTGATTAACAATGAAATTAATGTGGTGATTAATTGTGCAGGCTATACAGGGTTTCCAAACATAGATGCATGTGAGCTGCAACAAAATAAGCAGCCTTGCATTGAGTCAAATGCATTCTTACCGCTACAAGTCATGAATATTTGTAATGAGTTGCATATTAAATTCATTCATGTTTCATCAGGCTGTATATACAATGATTATGCATGCGAACAAGCACAATTACCTACAGTTATTTACAAAGAAACAGATGCACCGAATTTTAGCTTCACAACAGGCAAGTGCTCATGGTATAGCGGCACCAAAGCACTAGGCGAAGCATTGTGTAAGCAAGCATACATCTGTAGACTGCGAATTCCGTTTGATGGCAAGGTTAGTGAACGCAACTATTTATGCAAAATGAAAAATTACAAAATGCTGCTCAATGTAACAAATTCATTTTCGCAGCTGCAAGAATTTTCACAAGGCATAGTGCACATTGCACGTAATGTTGAAGCACCAGAGAACAAAAGAATATTCAACATGACGCAGCCCGGTTTCATGACTACAGCACAAGTTGTAGATGCACTCATCAAGCATAAAGTAACTGAGAGCAAATCGTTTTTTAAGAGCTTAGAAGACATCGGTGCAGCAATTAAGGCTCCGCGATCCAACTGTGCATTGGATGTTTCATATGCTCTTAGCTGTGGGGTAAAATTAACTCCCATAGAAGATGCGATTAACATTGCAATTGAAGAGCTTGCATATAATCTATCGTTTGTATGACTAAATGTAAAGTTGATTATGATGATTTAGTAATGTGGTGTGAGTTTGTAGCTCATCCACACAAATTTATGGTTGCACGGGCTCAATGCGAACGCATCATGCGCATCAAGAAAGCTCCTACTGCAGAACAATTAAAATCGTTCCGTGAAAACTATGAAATACAGTGGCTGGATGATGATTCATTTGAGGTTTTGCCGTGTAGTTTATAGAAAAGGTGTATAAATAAACAGACATGCGTCTGGATAATCAAGAGTATAATTTCAATTTCATCAAAACGGGTGAAAATATTATTCGCTGCAGTAAAGTAGAAGAAGCGTTTTTTAATATTTTTAACATTACTCTTGATGAACAGATTTCATTCATCAAGCCTGCAGAGAAATACATTGATGGGTGTCCCATTGTTAGACTCAATGTTGAATATGGTGGCATATTATATGAAGATGTAGAATTCAGAGTTGTTGCAGCAAACGGAGATGAGCCGTGTGTTTTTCTTGATGAATACACATTAGACAATGGATGTATTTTTGAGCCTGCAAAACCAAAAGTTGCAACTATTGAGGAACAAATTGAATTGCTTTCAGAGACTGTTGATGTGTCTGTTGAGATTGACGAACGCATGCAGCCTGAAGTTAATTGGAGCAGCATTAAGCAGCAGTCTAGACAAATTAATGAAAACAAAATTGCAGGTTTAATCAAGCAAATTGAACAGCAACTTTCTAACCGCATTGACGACTCTCTTTATGCTGCGCGTCAGAGCATCCTTGCTGAATACATTAACATTCAAAACAATGCACAGAATGCCATTGGTAGCAAGCTTGAGTCAACTTCTAATAAACTCAATGAAAGCATATCACAATGGGAGCACGCCGCAGAAGCTAAGATATCTAGCTACATCATTGATGCAATTGATGAAGCGCGTAATGCAATTGAAAGCCAGTTTGAAGTACTTGTTCAAGAGCAACAACAGGATTCACTTGCTCAAAAATTAACTGAGCACGTCGAAGTAGTTATTGCATCTGTTTCTAATAAAATTATAGAAGAAACGAAAACACTGCATCAAGAGCATTTGCAAAATGTACGGCAGTGTGTAGATCAGGTTCTTTCCGAGCAGATTACAACGCTACAGCCTGCAACTGAAGTCATTGTCACAGAAGCTCGTGGTACGCAGAAAAATTTATTCAAAGATACTATTAGTAACATCAAGACTGAAATGTCTTCAGAGATGAAAGCTCATGTTGCAAATTTACAGCAAGATCTTTACAAAAAGTTTGCAATTTATGCTCAGTCATATGCAGGTGGAGGATCAGTAGCAGTACAGTTTGCTGATGGTGGCAACATGAACGGTACGCTTAATGTCTCTACAGGTCAGATTCTATCAGGCGGCATTGATTTGCTCAACATCTTTTCTACAACAGGTGCATCTGGTTATCAGACTCTTGCATTTAATGCAAATACAGCTGCATTAACCATTGCACCCAACGGTAATACAATCTCACTAAGTGCATTGAGTGGTGCTTCAACAGGTGGCGGTGCTGGCATTGACACAGGTGTGCGTGCATTGACTGCTAATTGGCAGAGTACATACACTACAGTAAATGCTAACAGCGGCAGTTGGAATTATCAAGGAACAGACATCAAGAGCTTAACAGGCAACTGGCAGAATACATATACTAGTTTTAATGCGCAGAGTGCAAATAATGCTAGTGTATATGCAACAGTAAATGCTAACAGCGGCAGTTGGAATTATCAAGGAACAGACATCAAGAGCTTAACCGCTAATTGGCAGAGTACATATACTAGTTTTAATGCGCAGAGTGCAAATAATGCTAGTGTATATGCAACAGTAAATGCATCGTCTGCTGCATGGATTCAGACCATTACTTTCAATGAAAGTAATGCTCAGTTAACTATCTCAAACGGAAACACCATATCATTGAGTGCATTAAGTGGCACATCATCAAATAGTGGTACAGGCATTGATACAGGTGTACGCGCATTGACTGCTAATTGGCAGAGTACATATACTACGGTAAATGCCAACAGCGGCAGTTGGAATTATCAAGGAACGGATATAAGGGGCTTAACCGCTAATTGGCAGAATACATATACTAATTTTTCAGCACAATCTGCTAATAATATAAGTGTATACACTACGGTAAATGCTAACAGCGGCAGTTGGAATTATCAAGGAACAGACATCAAGAGCTTAACAGGCAACTGGCAGAATACATACACTACGGTAAATGCTAACAGCGGCAGTTGGAATTATCAAGGAACAGACATCAAGAGCTTAACCGCTAATTGGCAAAACACATATACTGCAGTAAATGCATCGTCTGCTACATGGATTCAGACCATTGCTTTCAATGAAAGTAATGCTCAGTTAACTATCTCAAATGGTAATACCATATCATTGAGTGCATTAAGTGGTACCAGCATTGACGCAGGCGTGCGTGCATTGACTGCTAATTGGCAAAATACATACACTACAGTAAATGCTAACAGTTCAAATTGGCAGAATACATATACCAATTTTTTAGCACAATCTGCTAGTAATTTAAGTGTATACTCAACTGTTAATACAAATAGTGCTACAAATTGGAATTATCAAGGAACAGACATTAAAGCTTTAACAGGCAATTGGCAGAGTACATATTCTACAGTTAATTCTTATTCTGCAACATGGAATGTTGATTCAAAATTTTTCCCTTTAACTGGTGGTAAATTAAATGGTAATATAGGAATTAATAACGATCCTTTATATTTTAATATAGATTCAGCAAATATAGGAAATTCCTATGGAAATTTTGGTATAGGGTCAAGTAATAATATTATAATAAATCCTAATGAAAATGTAATATTAACAGAGACTATCGGTAACGTTGGTATTGGAACAATGACGCCTACCACAAAATTGGATGTTAATGGGGTCATTACTGTTACAGGTGGTAACTCGAATCAATGGAATAGTGTATATAGTTCTGTTAATACTAATTCTGCTACAAATTGGAATTATCAAGGAACAGATATCAAAGCTTTAACGGGCAATTGGCAGAATACATACTCTACAGTTAGTTCTTTTTCTGCAACATGGGGAAGACAAACATTATCATTTAATGCAAGTAATGCACAACTCACTATTAGTGATGGTAATACAGTTTCATTATCAGCATTAAGTGGTGGTAATGGATCTTCAGGTGTAAGTTATCTATCTGCACTTAAAGATGTGTATATACCGTCTCCTGCTAATGGTCAAGTATTAACATATAGTAGTGTATTACAAAAATGGACAACTGGTTCACCAACTTCTGCATCAAATCAAACAGGTTATTATGGCTCATTTTATGATACCACTGCGCAAACTCTTACTGGGGCTAATCAGGCTAAAAGACTTAGTATAGCAGACACATTTGAAGCTAACGGAGTTAGTTTAAGTAGTAATAAAATTGTATTCAATAATATTGGTACTTATGAAATAATTTTCAGTATTCAGTATAAAAATACAAGTGCAACTCAAGAAGATATTTATGTCTGGTTCAGAAAAAATGGTGTTGATGTATCGGACAGTAGTTCTGTATTTACCATACCAGCAAGAAAAAGTGCAGGTATACCTGCACAGTTAATTGCAGTAACACCATTTATAGCTACTCTAGCTGCTAATGATTTTATAGAAATATATTGGCATTGTAATGCTACAGAAGTAACTGTAGAAACATTTACTACACATACCAACCCAACAATTCCAGATACTCCTGGTGTTATTGTAACAGTAAAACAAGTTACTAATGTTCAGCTTGTTCCAACAGTAGGTGCATATTTGCCTCTTTCAGGCGGAACTGTTACAGGTGTTTTATCCACAACAAATGTAATATATGCAAACGGTGGCAACAGTGACCAATGGAATAATTCTTATACTACTGTCAATAGTAATAGTGCTACAAATTGGAATTATCAGGGAACAGACATAAAGAGTTTAACGGGCAATTGGCAAAATACATATACCAATTTTTCTACTCAATCTGCTAATAATCTAAATGTTTATACTACTGTTAATACAAATAGTGCTAGTTGGGTTAATACGAATGATACTCGGCTCGTTGCTTTCGCCGCAGATGCAGGAAGCACTGATGCATATGCAGCTACATTATCCCCCGCTCCATCAGCTTATACGACTGGTGCTCATTACAGATTCAAAGCAAATACAGCCAATACTGGTGCTGCTACCATCAATTTTAATTCTCTGGGTGCTAAAACTATTGTAAAAGCGGCTGGTGGAATTACTACGACACTTGCTGATAATGATATTAGGGTAGGTCAGTGGGTAGATTTGGTTTATGACGGGACCAATATGCAAATGCAGAGCACGCTGGGGAATGCAGCAACATCAGACCCAATACCTTTAATCTCTGCAATCTGGTCTTGATATAATACCTTTAATAAATAAGTAAATAAACAATGGCTAAAACTACATCAAATCCTTTTACGCAAACAGTTAAATCTCCTGCTCTTGCTCTTGTTAATGCTAACTCATTTATTGCTGCAAATGGCGGAACAGCTCCTACTAATACAACAAAACTTTTAACAGCGGGAAGTGAAGGCAGCATTGTTAAATCAATTATTGTTGCAAGTGATGATTCTTCTGCTCGCAGTATATCATTTTACATTTCAACAAATGCAGGAACTACAAAATTTTTGTTGTTTACTGTTCCTGTTGCAGCAACCTCTGGTGTTAATGGAACAACAATTAATGTTGATGTTTTAAATAATGCATTTGTTCAGGGATTACCCATTGATCAGAGCGGAAGACCCATTTTACCACTAGAAGCTAATGAAGAAATCTATGTTGGTGTTATTACTGCTGCTGTTACATCAGGTAGAACATTGTATATTACATGCAATGTGGAAGACTTTTAATTTATGAATAGTGGAATACTAGGTGCATTGGGAACTGCCCCATTACAAACAGTGAAAAGTCGATTGGGCCGATTTAAAGGACAAAGCTATACAAAACTAGCAGAAAATTCAAGAATAATTATCGGAAATACACCAAACGAATCATCCGCCAACAACATCACAATTTCACCCGTAAACATTTCATTCATTAATGTTACAACTGGCGTGAATGTAGATTTGATTAATTTTTCTTTTCCTGCACTATCCCGTTCTGCCAAGTTTTATTGGTGGACCAATTATGGCTTGGTAATACAAGCAACATCAGCAGATATACTTTTTACTCATAGTGGAGGAACTACCGTATTGGGCGGTCAATTATATCCATTGATTGGTAATTTAGATTTAGGACAGAGTTCAGGTTCTTCTAGATACATCTCAAATATTTATTCCAAGGCTCCGCATCAATTTTTACAGCAAAGCACACCGAGTAACCCGCTGACAGATTGTGCACAAATATACGCTAAAAATATTAATGGGACCGCTGAAATGCACACCATGGACGGGGCGGGTAATGAATATTCTGTAGGTAACTCAGTCGGGTTGACTAACACATCTACTGGCACAACACCAACCGAACTTTTCCTTAATGGCACTTCAACAAGACTAAGCATCAATACCAGCACAGTTGTTTCTGGTATTGCGACAATCACAGGAGTTAAATCAGATGGTAGTGCAGTCTGTATGTTTGCACGTAAATTCTGTATTAAACGTGTGGGTTCAACAACTTCTATTGTTGGAACAGTAGAAACAATTGGCTCTGATATAAAAGATGTGCCAACACCAGATGTCACACTCACTGCTGATGATACCAATGATGCATTAGCCATTACTGTCACAGGAGTTACTGCTGAAACTTGGAAATGGAAATGCATCATTTCAGGACTCAATCGACATGCTTTTTAACTAAATACTCATTATGAACCTAATACCTGAACCTCCAGAAGTTCCGCTTGCTACTAAGCAGGCTATTGCTATTGAAGAGCGTCGTAGATCAGCACTAGATGCACTTAAAAAAACTACCACCGATTTATTCAATAGTTTTTGGTATCCAAATGAAGGTGTAACACCTCAGCAAATTGCTGATGTATTCGGGAATAATGCAATATTCGCATTTACCCAACATGCAGAAACGGTTGCATTTCTTACATCACAAGGCATTGAATTGGAAGAAAAATATACAGTTCCTCCTTATGCATATGTATTTGCGGATGATGGATCAGTAGTAATTTCAGACCCATAATTTATGAATCCCAACTTTTCAACTTTTGCTGCTTTTAAGGAAGTATCTGCTACAGCAACTCCTGATGCTGGATTGGTGATTGTTTATGCTAAAACTGATGGGTTTTTGTATACTAAGGATGATACTGGCGTGGAAACTGCATTAGGTGGTGGGGGTGGTGGATCTGGTGCTTATTTACCGTTATCTGGTGGTACATTAACAGGTGTTTTATCCACAACAAATGTAATATATGCAAACGGTGGCAACAGTGACCAGTGGAATAGTTCTTATACTACTGTTAATACTAACTCTGCTACTAATTGGAATTACCAGGGAACAGATATTAAAGCTTTAACAGGTAATTGGCAAAATACATACACTAATTTTTCTACTCAATCTGCTAATAATCTTTCTGTTTATACTACTGTTAATACAAATAGTGGTGTTGCCTGGAATTATCAAGGAACAGATATAAAAAGTTTAACAGGTAACTGGCAGGATACTTATACTAATTTTTCTACGCAATCTGCTAATAATTTAAGTGTATACTCAACTGTAAATTCTAGTAGTGCTACAAATTGGAATTACCAGGGAACAGATATTAAAGCTTTAACAGGCAATTGGCAAAATACATACTCAACTGTAAATTCTAATAGTGCTAATTGGCAGAATACATATACTAATTTTTCTACGCAATCTGCTAATAATCTTTCTGTTTATACTACTGTTCAAACTAATAGTGCTACAAATTGGAATTATCAAGGAACAGATATAAAAAGTTTAACAGGTAACTGGCAGGGTACGTACACCAATTTTTCTACGCAATCTGCTAAGAATATAAGTGTATACACCACCGTTAATAGTAATAGTGCAGGTTGGGCACCAGGAACTGTTACATCAGTAGGATTGTCTTCAGTTTATTCAACACTTACAATTGGTTCAACACCCATCACTGGATCAGGTATATTTACGGCAGATATAAACCTTGCAAAGGCTAATACATGGACAGGTCAACAAACGTTTAATTCTGCGTCAACTGTGCATGGTGTTGGTGTGATTACTCCTAAAATATATCCAGCAACAGATAGTATATCAGCAGTCAGAATTCTGAAAGCTGACGGCACAACTGATATTGTTACAGTTGATACAACTAATCAACAGGTAGGTGTTGGTGGTATCCAAGAATATTATAAATTCTCAACTCAAAATATAAAAAACGTAACAGGGATTTATGATCCTGAAACGGGATTTTATTATGGTAATAGCACAGACCAATCGCTTAGAGGTGCCTACATTTTAGCACAACAGACAAATCCAGAATTATATGAAGAATATGTTACTGGATTACGAGTAGAGGCAATCGACAACAGCTCTAAACCTTCTGGAATAATTACTGGAATTCACGGTTCAGCATATATTAATTGGAATGGAACTGCTTATGGTGTTCAAGGAACTTCTGTTGGCCCTACAAGTTCAGCTGGAACACAGATTGGAGTATACGGTCTTGGTGCAAGCGATGGTGTGCGAGGCCGATCTGAAAGAGAATTTGGTACAGGTGTTAGAGGCGTGGCAATTGCGGCAAATAGTTATGCTTTGTTTGCAGAGCAATATAGTCTTTCAGGTTATGCTTTATACTCAACGGGTGGTAAAAATTACATAAGCGGAAAGTTGGGACTCAACACTACCTCACCAGTTACACGCCTGCACCTAATTGACACAAGCAATCTTTTCCGTGCAGGTTATGATACATCGAATTATTTGAATATTGATGTTGGATCAACTGGTATAGTGACATATGATGCAGTAGGATCTGGTGCAGTTCATAGATTTTCTGAAAATATTCAAGTCCCTGCAAGTGGTTATTATAACTTCGGAACAACTGATGGATCAGCAGGATATGGATTTAGAGATAATGCTGGTGCGGTAGAAATAAAGAGTAGTGGTGGCTCATGGGCATCTGTAGGTGGTTCTGCTATAAGTGATGCGACATATGATTCTAGTTGGAATGGTGTATCGGCAATAGCTCCATCTAAAAATGCAGTCTATGATCAGTTACAATTAATGATAAGTGATGCGGCATATGATTCGAGTTGGAATGGTGTATCGGCAATAGCTCCATCTAAAAATGCAGTCTATGATCAGTTACAATTAATGCAAACTGGTGGATCAGAATTTCTAGCATCTGACTTCACAACATCTAGCACAACAGCAGTATCAACTAATTTAGGTTTTGCGATTGCGGCAAATGAAGCTTATGTCGTTACTATTACCGGAACAGCATCAAAAGCAACAACGAATACAGGTTTAAAACTTGCTATTGGCGCACCAACAGGATGTACTATAAGTGGTGAACAATATGGTAGCCTTGCTACATTGGCGGCGTTTCAAACTCCGTCTCTAATCACTGCAATAAATACATTAGGAACAACATTTGCTACTGGTATCGGTATCCAGGTAACATTCCGCTTAGAGTTCCGAGTCATAAATGGTTCAACTGCGGGCAACATTACATTGCAATGTGCAACAGTTACTAGTAACGTAGCTACAATTTACGCAGGCACACGAATGACCTACACTAAAGCAACATCAGTATAAATAAAAAATATGCAAATAAAAATAACAACAACATTAAATATATCAGAAGAAAATAAACCATTGATACCTCTAGTAAGCAACGATATTGGATACGAGCAATGGAGACTAACAACTATAAATGATGCCAGAGAAAAAGCTCGCACAGATAATGTAGAGTTTAATGCTGATGATTTAGATGTATCATCAAATGCATTTATCAAAGCATTTTTATCTCTTGACTATACACAAAGATTAAAGAATATCATAACACCTGTGGTTAATAAATATTATGGAATTGTAATGCAAACTCAAGCCAATGCAGTAAAAAATCAACTTGATGCTGCATTAACAACACAGGTAGAAATTATAGAATAATAAAACACCTCACTAATTTTAAATTAATGAAATATACACAAGAATTGAATCTCATCTGGGAAAATTATCTCAGCCCCAAAGAGGGTGGGCTGCCACTCAAAGCAGATCCAGCATTAGGCATGCCATATGGTGGTTCACCTGCTGTTGATGAAAACTGCGAAGATTTAGAGCAAATGAACAGTGAGCCAACAGGCGAAGCAAAAGAAATACACATGGCATTAGCAGATTTGCAAGCTATTACAAAGCTCTCACATCAATTGATGCATCAGCTCAGAACGGCACATAGCATTCCAGGCTGGGTACAGGCTAAAATTACCATTGCTAATAACAACATTACGGATGTTGCTCAGTATATGGACTATGAAACAAGTAAAAATAGTGATTGCGGCTGTAGCGATGATAATTCCATGCACATTAAAGCAATAAGAGTTGTATCAATTTAGTTCTATAAAGCTGGTTGGGATATAGCTTATATTCTAACCAGTTATTACACCAAAAATTGTAAGACCCTGCAATAAAGATTGTCTCAGTAGTTTCTCCATGGTTCCATTGGCTCCAGCCCATGCATCATGCGAACTTTGTGATCTTGTGATGGTGTTTACATCATCATCCCAGTTGACGATGGAATTTAAAATAGAGCCTTGTGGTGTAGCAATATATTCATAAAAATCATAGTAATGATCAAAGATTGTTGCATCAAATTCATCTGGTATCACCAACCCCCATCCCCAGAAATTATTATATGCGCTTAATGCATATGTTTGTTTGTTTGCGTCAATGAACCTAATGTACATTGAACTCAACAAGTCTGTGTTAATGAGCTTATAATTGCCGCTAAATTTTTCATAAGCAACAATGTAGCCGGCACCAGAACCTGCTGTTAAAATTGTGGTCTGAGAATTCAGTGCATTGCCCAAATTAATGCCATATACATTGCTGTGCACTAAACCTTTTTTATCAAAGTTTTCTGCATACTCATTTTTTGCGCCCCAGAGCTTGCTCTGTTTGATGCTGAGCATATCCATGATGCGTGATATCTCAGCTGGTGTGCCAAAATTAAACCGCTCAAATTGATAAACATTTGCATTTAACATGCTCTTTAATGAGTATAAGGCTTCAATGTTGCATGCATCAATGAGTTGTGTATTATCTACAAAATTTGCCTGCTTTTCATGTATTCTTTTGCCTAGAACATTTGGTGGTGCTTCAGCATTACCAACTATGGTGCCTAAAAATGAATCAAAAAATACATTTTTATCTAGCAGAGTTTCTTGGAAGCGATAACTTTTATATTTTGCAGATTGATCAAAATTTTCGTTTATTTTAGTTATGGCAAAATCACTGTCAATAATTTCAAGTGCATTGGTTGTTGCTGATAATGTTGCAATGCCAAAAATTGATGAAACGCTTGCAACGGCAGCCAGTTTTACACCAGTTAAGGGTGCAGAGAATGCACAATATCCTTTGTATATTCCTGTGTTGTAATTGGTAAATTCGCCAAAATCATCCACAACGGCGACTGACAGAGATGCATTAGTAGTTGCATCAAATGCATACAATTTAATTGTATTTGCAGAAAGACTGCTCACTGCATTGACGCGCTTCAAATTGGTGCAATATTTGCATGGTGCCTCTGCTGCATTGGATATTTGCACAACAAAGGGTATGCGTGCATTTGTAAATTGAACTGCATTAACAGGCACAGCACTCAGACCAATGCTAGATATGAAAATGCTGTTGGGTGCAAGCGTAGAGAGTGTGCAGTAAAATGATTGCGCATTAGTCTGCAGCGTTTGTTTTGCATTTACATCAACCGGTAAAGCATCATTGTTTGGATCCTTAAAATCAATGTTCTCAAATGAAGCAAAAATTAATGTCGGATATGCACCTGTTGGCATATCGTCACGATAAGCACATGATGCATAGCCAGATGTACCCACAAAGATTGCTCCTGCATCATGCTTTGCGCATGGTACTATTGCTGTTGCTGACAAACGAGCATACAAATCAACAGATGTTGTAATGATGTTGTTTGTAGGAACATGTTCATAAATTTGAAGATTATTGTTAAAACGAAGCTGGTAGAATTGGCTATACTTTTTAAGGTGACTGTATTTGTCTCGATTGTATTGCTGCTCATCAATGTAAGGAGCATTGTTGCCACTCACATACAATAAAACAGTTGAATTGGCTTTGTCTGCACCCTGCCATGAATTGAATCTATACACATCAAAAGCATTGCTGTCAATGTCAGAAACAATGTATTTGAGATTACCTGCTGATAGAACAATTGAATCGCTTATATAGTTGTAAACAGTAACTGCTGAGTCATATGCATTGTAATAAGCATTACCTTCTGCATCATACAAATACATGGTAACAAGATATGTACCCGGCAGACTATATGCATGCTGTGCAGTGACTGCAGTTGAGGTTGTACCATCACCAAAATCCCACAGAATTCTCTTGTTGGATACCGTCACACTGTTTTGTACTCTTGGTGAAAATGTAAAAGGACAAATACTCAATGCATATCCTGTTGTAGAAGAGGCATTTGTAAAATTTAATGTGTCAAAATACACATATCTGTAAAGTACTTCACTCATTCAACACGAATCTTGTTTAGTAGGCTTGTTTTGTTTATCAAAAATGGATACTTAAACAGGGGTAACTTGATGTTTTGTGTAGTAATCACAACATCTTCTTTCGCATATTGTGGGTTCCATAAAACAAAACTCAACCCTGGTGTAGAAGCACTTGCATTGGCTGTAGTTCTTGTTGTAGTAATGTTTTGTACACCTTCAATGTTAAGAATATTTCTTGTTAAATCATAAAAATTGAGTTGCTGACCAAGTCTCATGGAATCAACAGAAAAATACTGCACAATTGCATTATATACGCTTGTTTTAATTTGATTGCTCGAAATTCTTGAATTTGAATTCTTTTTAATGACTAAAACAGAATCATTCCGCACAGTTTCATTTAATGCCTCTCCTATTGCTGCAACGCCAATATCAACAGCAATATAAACTGGATCAGATGGAACAACTTCAATGTTTTGCATCTTGACAGTTTGCAAGCTGTTAACAATGAGCTGCTTGAATGCAATTGGTAATGTCTGTGGTATACTTTCACCTACCAGGAAGTTTCTTGGTACAACAAATGCATAAACATTGTTGAAATCACATGCATCAGCAAATGTAACTTGATTCAGCAATACATTTGAATCATCATTAGGCTGCGCCAATCCAATGTCATAGAAATACTTGATGTATTCATTCAAGTATGTGCTGTTGTTGATGGATTGAACATCTCTAATGATGTTCGTAAAATTGCGCTCAATGTAGCCATTGAAATCAGCTTCTGTTACAACTCTGTTTTGTGAAGCAAATGTTTTAGGTGCATTTATTCTAATGTCTGCAATGCTCTCAAGTGGTTTGACGTCAGTTGATCTGTTGGTATTAGTGATTGCTACAGCATTGAGTTGTGTCTGTGTAGCCACAGGAGCATCAGAATCATAGATGTCACTTATGATGGTTCTATACTTGGGAGTAACATATCTCACAAATCTTGCATCGCTAATTGCTTCAGCAGAAATTACACCTGCAGATCCTGTGCTCAATAAATAGTATATCGCTATCTCATCACCTGCATTTAGCTTTTTACCTGTGATGTTATCACCAAATTTAAGCTCAAATAAACCTTGATCATTGAGTCTTTTTTCAAATACTTTAGCATATGGAGACTCGCTATAGATGGAAGCTGTTGCGTTCCATTCACTCCATTTTTTAGTATTAGCATCTTTTATAAACACAAAAATGCTATTGTTGTCAACAAATGGTTCATTAGTCGTAACTTGACTATTGACAGTGAGAGTTACAATTTCAAAATCTTCACCAATGGCTGTTTGTGTGGCATATTCTCTAATCTGCCCTTGATATAATAAATTTCGATCACCAATGGATTCAATTGCTTCAATGCCAGCAATGGTCTTGTCAAAGAAAATGTCTTGTGTTATGGAGTAGATTGCGCCATTTATTGCAACAAAAGAATATCTTGGAATCATATAAGATCCAATGTCGAGTCCGTTGAGTGCTGTTGCCTTGAAGGGTGCAATGGAAGTTTGAGATCCAAGCGGATTATAACCAATGAGTGCAACAAGCTTGTTCATATTCTCATACAAAGTAGCTTGATTAAAATATGCTTCTGATGCTTGATTGTTGAGATAAAACAAAGAGACGTGATAAGCATATGCAATGATGTCAATGATGCTCGACAAATTACTGCCTTCATATGCCTGATCCGTAAACACATTGGAAGTTTTAAGCCTATTAATGATGAGGCTTTTTAAACTTACTGCATCAAATGCTGCATAAGCGTTTTTAGGTAAATTAAATTCTGTGAAATTTTGAGCAGCCATAATTATGCAAAAACAACGTATCCTTGGCTGTTGAGGTATAAGTTAAGAATATACTCATCTACACGCAGAAAAGGGACGCCTATGGACATATTTATCGTATACTGATGGTTATTATAATCAGGAATCACCTGAAGGTTATTGAGTGTGATTCTAGGCTCAAATCTAGTAATGTTATTGTATATATCATTATAAATGCTAAATGCAATTGTGTCAGTAACACCTTCAAACAAGTAATCTCTCAAATCAATGCCAAATACCGGATTGAGCAGTTTGTCGCCTGGCGAAGTAAGAAAGATGTTGACGATGCTGTTGCGAATTGCACCTAAATCATAATCAGCAACAATATCCTGTTGCTGCACTTTTTTTGCAGCTTCATTGGTGACAAGCTGTTTTATTTGCAAATCGAGATGCAAATCAGAAAAGGTGAAATTATCATTCACTTTTTCCACTTTAGGAAATGTAATATTAACATTGGCCATTGCTATTATTTAACAGCCAGTACCATAAATAATGTTAATGAAAAGCAGATATCTAAGTCTATTAGAAAACCATCAAAGACGCTATCAAATTGCAGGCTATTTGATGGGTGATTATGTTAAATTTGCTGATAATTATAAATCTACCAAATGTTACAAGGAAATGCCTCCAACCATGCAACAAGCCATTGACGATGTTGCTGACATGGGCAAAAATATGAATCTTCGTGTTGTTGCTGTAAAGAATGAAAGCCCGTCCAGAGCACCCGGCAATGAATTTAATACAAACGGCAGCGTAGTTCTTGATATCGCATTGGATTATGGTGGTGGTCGTTACTACAATGTCATTACTGTTCCAACTGGAGTTGTTACTCGCTTAGATTATGGTGTAAATTATGCACCGCTTCCAGCTGCATTAAAGAGAGACAACATGATTACCATTAAACCAGAGCCAGTTGAAATGGATGCTAATACTGACACATACAAGCAGACACGCATGACAGATCAGGGTGGCAAAATAAAAGATTCTGATGACTCACTCAAAAATAAGAATGAGAAAATACCAGCATCTTCTGCTAAAGGGTATGTTAAGTACCTCAAGTAAGAGCATTCATCATGTTTAAGCAGCAATGAAATGCATTAATTTCTGCATCCATGGCACTAACTGATCTATACATGTGATCTGCAATGATGCAAATTAACATCTGCTTTTTGTTTTCTTGCAAAAGTCGATGTTCATAAATTTCATTGAGCATTAGTTTCAGTAGGTTGCTATAGTCACTTGCAAACTTTTCTTCATTATCAATGATGAACTGTCTGATGGTTGTACAGTCAGTTTGTGCAATGATTTTATTGACTAAATCTATACCAATGCTTGATGCATTGTCTTGAGCAACAATCAACTCACCAGAGGCACACATGCGTTGCAGGCTTCCAATAATTTTGCGAATGTCAGGATATTGAGACTTGATGATGTGCTTGAGTGACTTGGCATCTTCGCCAATTTTGATGTTCTCATGCCGGAGAATATGTGCACAGCGAGCAATTACATCAGCAATGGTTGTTTCAACGTGAATGCTCTGACAACGACTTTGCAATGCAGGTTTGATGCGATGCAAATAATTTGCAGTCAGAATAAATCGAGTATACTTTGCATACTCCTCCATGGTGTTGCGCAATGCATTCTGGCCCTGCTCGGTAAAACCATCTACTTCATCCAGTAGAATCACTTTGATCTTGCCATCAATGCTTTTGGTCTGAGCAAAATTCATGATTTTGCCGCGCACAGTATCAATGCCATTTTCATCAGAAGCATTGATGTATAGATACTGGCAGTCCAACAAGTCTTGCACAATGATGCGTGCAAGACTTGTTTTACCAATGCCAGGCTTACCAACAAGCAGCAAATTAGGAATTTCCTGCTTGTTGGTATAATTGATGATGAGATCCTTGAGCTCATCACTCAAGCATAAATCATTCATTCGTTTGGGGCGATATTTCTCGATCCACAGTCCTTGTAAATTCATGCTTGCGTTTGAGGTATTTTAGTTTTCTATACTGGCTTGGTTGTCGTTGTAGTAGTACCTGTATCTCCTGTGCGATCGCCTATGCGAACAATTCCTTTTGCTTGTTGTTGTGTCAACATAATATTACTTCCCAGAAGATCCAAAACCGTTTTCACCACGACTTGATTCAGTTGGTTCACCAAATTCAACTGATGATGCATGAATTAGGGGATATAGAACAAATTGTGCAATGCGATCACCGGCTTTAATGTGATAGTCAGTGTCTGTAAAATTGTACAATTTAATTCCCGCATCAGATCTATAGCCATTGTCAATAATTCCTGGATGGGGTGTAATGCCATGTTTAAAGCCAATTCCGGAGCGGCCCTCTACTTTAATCCAAACACCTTCAGGAATGTTTGCAAATTTCAGACCCACATCAACAACTGCAGATCCACGAGCTGCAATTACCTTGTCTTCTACACAAAAAACATCATATCCTGTGTCATTGTGATTGTTCTTCTGTGGTAGCTTTGCATTTTCATGAGTTTTAACAAATGTCAGTGCACTATTTGGTAGTTTGATTTTATTCATCTATACAATATAATATATGCATTTGAGTTTTCAAGATATAAAAATAAATAAAGATAATAAAAAAATGAGTGATGTGGATACACAGCATGCTGTAGACAACATTTTGAGTCAACTCAAAGGCATTGATACAAAAAAAGAGACACAGATTGTGCCTGTGGAACAAGTTTTACCGGAGAATTTAGAACAATTTGTCATTGACAAGGCAAGCGAACTCATCAACAAAAGTTTATCTGTATTGGATGATTACCAAACTGTATTAACAGCATCACCTTCTGAAGAATCAGCTGAAGCCATGGCAGGTCTCATTACTGCTGCTTCTTCAGCAATTGAGACTCTAAACAGGGTGATGGCAACTAATAAGAAAGCAGCAACATCCATTAAAATTAAAGAGATGGACGTTGCATCACGCAATCAAAACAATGAGCGTGACAATATAACACGGCTAATGCTGACTCGCAATGAGGTAATGAAAATGCTTACTGATGCAGCAAAAGAGCAGCACTCTACAAACATCATTGAGGCAGAAACAACTGCAGTTACTTAAAACCTGCTGGTTTACCATAGACATATCTCGGCGGCTGCACATACCCAAGTGGTGGTCCAGATGCTTTGACAATGGTAACAACATTTGCATCCAACTGCGGTGATTTGCCTACCGGGTTGTAAAAATCTACACGCCCAGCAAGCGAGCTAGACGTTACATCATCCCATCGCTTGGTAAGTGTCTGTCCGCTGGATGTACTGACACTTACCCAATCGCCAGGCTTTATGCCAGTAGATCTCATTTGTGCCTCTACATCTGGTGATACAGCCATGGAGTAATCTTTGAGTAAATAATTGCCTCCTTGCAGGCTTGCTGGTCCGTTGCCTTCACCGATGCCTGCAATTCCTATGCCTTTGGCAGTGTTGGCATCAAGATAAGGATCTGTTAGCTGGCCGTAATCTGTTACCCTGCTGCCTCGCACATTTGCACGTGGTTCTTTTTGCGCAGCTGCGGCAGGCGCAGTTTGTGCTGCATTGGGGTTAGATGGTTCTTTTTCTGTCATGCCAGTTGTAGGGTTTGTATTCCAATTTTCTTCGTCGTCAACTTCATAGTTGCTTTCTTTGTAGTCAAGTGCTTCTTTGATGCTCATCTTATTAGGCTTTTTGTCGGGCAAAATAATCTTGCCAAATGCATCAACCTGTACTGTTGTTCCTTCAGTATTTACAGATATGGTAACAGGAGATACAACAGAAAGATTCATCTCTGGATCTGCAGGATTATATCTGTATTTAAACTCACTGAGCCTAGCACAATCTCTAAGAGATGATTTTGCGCGAGCAAGAATATTACTTGCATTGTTTTGTGTTTGAAAATATGGAAAAGGATCAGTTGCGAGATACGAGCCATGTGAAACAAAACTCATGCTTTTACCTTGGGTGACAAGTTCTTCCTCCGTTTCGCGGCGGGTGTTATTGAATAGCGGCTCAAGTCCATTGCTATATATACTTTTTACAGCAGTAGCAGCACCAGCTAAAATTAGTTGAGTGGTATTTGCGATTTTATTAAACGTTGTATTAGCAACGTTTAGAGGAGCATGCATAAATGTAGAGTCTTTATCCCATGCAACATTTGTGTTGTCGGTGTTCATCTGTGTGGATGCACCCATAAGTCCTAAAACATCACCAAGTGTGCTGAAGTAATTGCATGGGCTAGAACAGTCATTGATGATTCTTGATAATAGGCTTGGAAATTCAGTATCATCGGGCGGCTTTCTATATTTTTGAGCTGCTGCAATTGCTTCATCAATTTCTCTTATGAGAGGATCTCTCATCTGAGATGGATATGCAAGGACATTATTAATCTGTAGAATGAGCGTTTGTGGATCCAGTTGATTTCCAACAAGCATTATTTTTTGCATGTATTTTCTTAATGCATCAACTGGATCAGGAGATGAATTAATTGCATTGTATGCAAATGCAAGATCATATTCTGCGCTCAACACATTGGTAAATGTACATAGATTGGTATTGTTCTGCACAAAATCAATGCTATGCAGCGCAGTAGCTTCAATCAAATACGGTGCGTTGGTCTTGATGAGAATCATTTTGATTGTTTGTAGGTTTTTACTGCCTCTATTATGTTGTAGTATTTATTGCCTGAGAAGATGTGTTTGACCTTTACAACAAACCATCTACCCAACAATGAATCTGCGAGCTTGTTATCAGCAATTTGAGACAAGGAAGTAATGTCAATGAACCGACCGCTGCGGCGGTGAGTTGAGCCTAATGATCTAAACACAATGTTATCACCACCTGATATAAGCAAGTCAATGAACATGGAATTTCTTGGTTGCTCTTCGTATTTGAAAGGCAACGTTGCATTGACAACACGCGGTCTCAATTGTTTTTTGTCACCTTGATCAATGAATTTATTAAAATCAATGCTTGGTGTAGCATTAGGCGCAATGCTGTTGAAAGGTTCAACATACAATTGTTTGTATTTTTCTAAAATTGTCTTCATGTTATTTTGTTTCATTCCGACATAATGATTTTTATCTGCACCTGCAGTTGCATTATAAACAGCATTCGTTATCTTGCGGGTAAACTCATTGCCATTGATGGGTGATAGTTTATATTCGATGATGTTACTTGTTGTATCAAAACCACCTGAACTTGCTGGTGGCTTGTTCTGACCTGCACCGCTTTGACCATCTGACACAATGAAAGTTTCAAGCACATACTCCTGCGGGTTCGTTTGTTGTAGTTCGAAGTATTTGCTAAATGCTATGTTAGTAAATTTTTTGGTATATCTATCAAGATTAATGATGCATGCATCGTGATTTTGCTCTGACATCTGTAAGGAGTTGATGTGCATCATATCCTGAAATGCATTGGAATTGCCTTGGCTGTGAAACAATAGCTTGCCATATCCTATGTCAAAATTTGGTTTATCAATAACATCAGCATCAGGGAAAGTTTTTTCCAGCAAATACATCAACAATTCACCCATTTCAACAGCACGCTCGGAATTGTTGAGATTTTCAACATCTCCTTTGAGTCTGCCTAGTTTTTGCAAAACATCAACAGAACTAATCTGTGCGGAGTTTTCTAACATTATTTGCTGGTATGCATCACGGAAATTCATTACATTATTGACTCGACCAGCTTTTTCATCAGAGTCTTGCAATTCATTAATGCAATACAGAGAATTAAGATTAAAAATTTTCATCAATTTTTCATTTGATGCGTCTGCATCAATGCCCTGGCTGGTTATGGTAGGCATAATGTCAATGGCAAGTAAATCATGATTATTACCTGCAAAATTGAGTGCAGGTAAATCAGGAGTAGATGAAGATTGCAATACTTCATTGACATTAACGACACTCATTGTTCCAATGGAAAATGGAATAAAAATACTGTCTTCAATGGTCAGATTTTGAAATGCACCTGCATTTAAAGTCATATAATTACCATCCGCATCATAAATTGCTACATTGAATTTATATGGCGTATCATTAAACCGTTCAACGTTAATATTGCTCATTGCTTGATGGTTTGTAAGACATTTGCCAAGTACTGCGTCTTTGGCACAACAATGACTGTGCCTGCAGGTGGAATATCAATGGGGTTGAGTTTATTCATTGCAACAATGAGCCACCACAAGTGTTGTGTTCCAAAAATTCTGTAGCTCAGTGTTGTAAGAGGCATCGGTGTATCCAAATAATAATAATCGATATAATCAGCATTAATATTAGCAATATTAATGACTACTTTGTTACTTATGTTATAGTAGTAGTAATTGCTATCATCTTGAGTCTGATACATGTTGAGTATATTTTCATAATACTCCCCAGCTACAGTTGGAATATCGGGAACTGTTAGTGCATCAATGGGTCTATCTGTAATAAAATTACTCATGGGCTTTTGAATTTTGTGTCCGACAGTCTCCAATTTTCTAACATCATATTATTTGCATTCATGACTAAAGATTTTACAGTCAATTTGACACTATAGGCATCAGGCATAATAACTTCAACCTCTGGAGGATTGTTAGGGCATGCTGGCATGGGAATGATTACACGGCGACGAACACCTATGAAGTTTACCACCATGCTTTCAATGTATGCATATTTTAAAAATGCTACACCGGGAATTTGTACATCATACATGCGAGGCATCTCTACAACGGACTTTGTTACACGCTGCGGTGTGTTCTGAAACATTAACAACCACAGAAATTGATAATTCCTAACTGCACTCTCAAACGAAATGGTGTTAAGTAAAGGAAAATTTATTTCTAAGGATGGAGAGTTTCCGTCACTCAATGTAAAGAGTTTGGGTGATTCAATGTACTGCCCAGGTGAAACTATTCTGCTCATCTCTGTAGTTGTATCCCTGGCTCCGCGTATTATTGATACACCAGGATATGACATTTCACTATATGAGCTTCTTGCAGGTGCAAATGCATCATTCTCGAAGTATGGCAAGAAGTAAGTAAATTGTGTTGGTTTCATCAAGTATAGCCCTTCATATGGTGTAATCCATGGGCTTGCCGATGCTTCTTCTATTTTTTCCTTGTTAACATCTACACCAGTTGCTCCTAGAACACCGTCACGCACTGTATCTGCTAAATTTTTAATTGTGCCCGCTACACTAGGCGCAACTACACCAGCAATTGCTCCAATTTGATCACCAGCTGCTTGAACATAATACAAGATTGAATTAATTACGGCTCTATCATCCAGTCTATATTCTGTTAATTTAGCAAATGGAGGCTTTGTTATATTAGCAAAGCCAGCATTGTTAATAGGTGAAGCAGTCCAGTCAAAAGTATTATATACATCAATGCTTCCTATTTTAGATAAAGCTCTAGGCACTTTTCTTGCAATGACGGGCTGTCCATTGACAGGTGAGGCAACAGATTTCGTGCCTGCATTTACTGAGTCTGGTACTGCTGCATAATATTGCAGTTTAGTAACAGGCATTGTTGCGGGTTCGATTTTAAATAAAGCCATGCATATATTTATAACATCATATGTAACTCGCGGCTCATATGCTATTACCAGACTGCACTATTTGTTGTCTGGTGTTGTTGGATGTAAATTGCAGCGCCATGGTTGCATCGATATCGAGGCCAGCAAGCTTCTTTGCAGTAACATTGCTTTTTTGCGGCATATCTGCAAAAGCATCCATCTTTTTGTAAATTTCGGACAGAATTTTGTTGGTTATCATCGCTTCTTTGAGGTGTAGCTCAGCAATCTGCTTTTGTGCTTCAGATGTCTTGATAATAACATTAGAGATGGTGTTTTCGGCGCCTTGTTTTGATTTTTCGAGTTTGTCAACTAACTCAAGAATTCCACCTGACTTGTTAAATAATCCTTTTCCGGCAAAAATCTTTTCTACTGTTGATGCAACTTGCAAGCTTTGATCCATCAATTCATTTAAGATTGTAGACAAGCCTTTGAGTTGGCTTATATCAATGTCTGTAAGTTTTTGCAGTGATGGTGCTAAATTCTCGAGTAATTTGAGTTTGCTTTCATTTAAATTGTTTTGAAACTCAATGATTTTTTCAAATGGGCCTCCCCCGGTAAAGAAATTTGTAATGCTTGCGACTAAGCTACCTCCAGTTAAGCCTATAAGTGCAGCACCAAGTGCTGTTAACTCTACTGCAACTGCGCCAATCCTGCCAATTATAACATTGTTTGCAAAATCTTTAATGCTGTTTAGAATCTTATCTAAGATGGTGGGCAAACCTTCAAGTATTTCTTTAGCCTTGCCAACAAAATTATCAAAGGTATCAAAAATCCTGTCAATGGCAGATGAAACAACGGGCAAGACAGCAAGAACCACTTTTTTAATATTCTCAAAACTAGAGATAAACACTTCCTTGACAGGCTCTGCAATGGCAACGATGATATCCCTGATGCCATTTATAATCGGCACAACAATTTGTTTAATATTTTCAAATAGACTCACCAAAAAGTCTTTTGTATCTGTAAAAATGGATTTTATACCGCCTATTAATTCAGACAGCAAATTGCTAATAACATCAATGATTTGAGAAAGCACCGGAACAAGTGCACCGGTAATAAATTTAAAGCCAGGTGAGCCAATAAGTTCAGCTATTGCACCAATGATTGCAGGAATTACAACAGAAGCAAACTTTGTGAGACCATCAAGTAGCGGTGGTAATATTGTAGCAACAAAATCAGCCAATGCTTTATACACTACAGGAATAATTTCTTTAGCAACCTTAATAAATAATTCGGCGAATTTATCAATGATAGGAAATATTTCTATAAAATCATCCTTTAATAAGCTTATTGTTTTAACAACAATGCCAATAGCCAAACTTAATGCAGCAGCACCAAGAACAATGGCACCTAGCGCTGTTAAGATGCCTGGTATTGCAGCAGGTAGACCAGTAATCATTGCAAGTATGCCGCCGCCAGCAGCAGTTGCACCAACACCGCCTAATAACCCCATGATACCACTTAAAAAGCCACCACCCTTTTCGGGGGTTGGTGGAGCTGTAACACCATTGAGCATTTTGAGTACATCACTACTAATACCCACAACAGAAACTTTTGTAACTTTTTCTGTCTCATCACCAGCTAAAACATCTGCTAAGTCTTCTTTTTCATTAACAGGTGAAGCTGTCTTAGGAAAAAACCTCTCAAGTATCGGTTGAAACTGTTTATTAAAATAATCAATAAACCCTGCACCGCTAGCAGTATCACTAGCTGAGTCTTCTGATTGATTTGCAGGTGCTGCGGTTTTGGGAACAAGACTCTCAAGCAGGGGCTGAAACTTTTTGTATAGAGCATCAATGAATTTTACATCACCTAGCCCGATACTATCGTTTAGACGTGCAGTTTGCTCTTTACTATCACCTTGATCTTGCGTTGTGATAACAGATTGTACTGTTTTCGGTTTTTCGACGCCAGTAGCAATGGTACCAATTTGAGCAGCAAAGCTCTCAATTGATTTTTTAAGTGTATCAAGGATATTCTGGATCTCCTCTGGGGTCATCCAGATTATTTATGAGACACTCACATGGTTGGGGTCTGCAAAGAGATGTTTTTGTCTTTGAGCACGTGTTTAAACATTGTTTGCATGCTGTTTGCAAAAGAAATAACACCATTGTTTATATCAACAGGTATGTTGTTAACAATTGTAGTCAAATTGGGGAGATCAGTGGGATCATCGAAAGAAACAAGTACATCTTCACCTATGTGTATGTTGTTTATGTATTTGATTATCTGGTGTGTATATATTAATGGTATAAGATCTTGCTGCTTTTTACTATTATTTGATTCAATGGCTTTGATGGTTGCAGCATTGATAACAGCATCGCGTCTGAGTGATGGTGCGCTGCAATTGACAGTGATGCCGTATGCTTCAATTGTTTTTTTAGTGTTTAAATCATTAGTTTGCTTGATTGCTTCAATTGCTTCTGCAATTTTTGTGCGCTCATTTTCATCAATGGATACATCATGCATTCTGTACTGTAATAAAACAATCTCTCTATCTATCACACACAAATCAATATCTTCCATGCAGTTTGTTTGCAGCATATCATTGATGCTGTTGGCAATTTTAAGATTATCAGTTGCTTCATTCGAAATGTTTTTAATGAGCTGCTGCTGTTGCGCAACATTCATGGGTTTAAAATTTACTTCTCTCAATAAAGATGGAATAAAACAGCTGATGACTGTCTCTTCATTAATTTTTTTGAGGTGACTTAAAACACTGTTATACTTGTCCATATGCTGGCATATTTATTCCTCCGTGCTCCTCTGTCAACTGCTTATTAGTCTGCTCAATCTCATCTATTAATAATTTAGTGTAGAGTTGCTGTTCAATGGGTGGAATATTCATTAAAAATTCAGGTGTTAGATGTGATTTGCTACAGAGTGTGTGTATGTTTTTGTAGAGATTTAGCAAATCATCTTTTAAAATAAATTTACAAAAATCTAGCATAGAATTATTGAATGGGGATAATATGATGCTTTCCAATTGCAACGTTGCATTACCAGTAAATACAGTTAAAGTGAGATCATCAGCATAATTATTAATAAATTTATAAATATAACTGGCTGTGTGTGAATCTAAATTGTTGAGTATTTCTACGACATGTTCGTTGGGCATTTTTTGCATTTCAATTTTTGAATCATTAAAAATAATTGCATTCAAACAGCTTTGAATTACTGATGAAATGTTTGGCAGCAAAAGTGTATGCGGCAAGGATATCATTACCTGCACTTGGTTGTTGTTATGCAATGCACTTACATTGAAATTGATATCATGCATGCAATTTAAGATATGATTCATGCTTATTTGTCCTTGCACGTTCTGTTGGTTGCTGAAAACAACTGTATCGCCGCAGCTTATGCTGCGTATTTTCATTAAGCATGCAAGCTTATCGATGCAGTTGAGAGAATCAAAAATCTCCTGCTCTCTCATGCATTCTTTGATGAGATTCATCAAAAATTCGTTTATAAGTTCATCACTATCTTCAATGATGTATTTCTGCAATTGCAAAAATGCATTGCTGTTCATCTGTTTTAGATGAACAATTTGTTTGCATGCAGGCAAATGCAATGCAGAATAAAAAGTAGATAACATTATTTTTTAGAATATTGTATGCTGTAACTATCAAAAATCCACCCCACTTGTCTGGACTGTGGGGTACCTTGATCTTCAGCATATGTATATGTCTTTGCGTCAACCTCAACAGGTGCTACATTGTAAAAATTGTAAATTTTTCTGATGGGCCTAAATGTTTCATCACTATATGGTGCAATGGGTGTGTGTTTTAGGCGGGAAAAATGTATAAGCTGCATTCTCGGAATTTTAACATTGTTTTGCGCAGATTGAAAAGCAAAATATCCAATGTGTGAGCATGCAATAACCCATGGCCTCAAAACAGTCTCCACAAAGTCGATGTTTGTTTCTCTGAATGATGTGGCTATTCTTTTGCCAGAAAAAGTCGATCTCTTGCCTGATACCCCAACATTAATGAAACCGCCACTGTTGTTTATAGTTGCTTCCTCTTGGTTGTAGCCTTCACCAGGAATAACAACATTATCTACAAAAAAGCAACCCATTGCATCTGTACTCTGCACCTGTTCTTTGGTGAGTGCTTCATATGTTGCTGTGTTTATGTTCCAATCTGTGTTTGGAACCCATGATTCTAGTGTTGATACTTTACTAACAATGTTTCTGATGCGAGGCAAATCATGAATAATAAGAATCCACTGCGAATTTAGCGCAAGATTGTATTCCCATTTTTCAAATAGACTAAGATACGTTTCTCTAGGTGATTGTGGCACCTAATTATTTATTGCACAGGTGCATTCTCTTCAAAGAAGTGATATGCAATCGTTGCATCAAATGTAACAGGCTGGCCAGTTCCATCTGCCATGCTATATCCAATTTCACCAACATTTCTTACGCTTGCACCAACTAAACGGAATGTTGAGACAGGGTTGAGTGCTTTATCTAACTGCAGCAATGTGATTGCGCTGGCGCGGCCTGCAATGTTGTAATCACCTGTACTGGTTGCATCATCAAACACTCTACGTGATTCTTGCAAAAATTTGTTTCTAAGTGAAGAAGTAGCATCACAGTAAAAGGTAATTATATAAGATTCGCTTCCTGGATATGTAGCAGTACCTGCAATGTTGAAGTTGAGACCCATGAATTTAGCTTGCGTATTAGTGATATTTCGAGCAGGGAGCTTTGCTGTCTTTGCATAAATGAGCTCGTCTTCGTTGAAGACTGCTCCACCTGCAAAATTAATGCTGAGGACTCGGAACAAGAAATCACGTGAGAACTCACGTGATACTGCGCGTTCATAAAAGTTTCCAATGGTTTGGTTAGTCTGTGCCATGTTAGTATTTATTGTTGCTTACTAGAAAAATGGGGTTGTTTCTGGTAGTAATGGTGAATTTGTTGCAGGTACATCAGGTGATTTTTGTTCTTCTGCCATGCTCAACATTGCATCTGCAATTTTTTTCATGCGCGGACCTGTTCCATATCCATTTTCGACTGCATCTTTATATTCTTTGCTGTCTAGAAATTCAGCTGCTGCCTGTGTCCACTTGCCTGCATTGATGAGCGCAATGGTTTTTGGGGATCCAGATACATCACCTCTAAAAATACCATCTAAAAGTTTAATTTTTAAATAATCAGGATATTCATCATATGTTTTAAACAATCGGCGCGCTGTTGCTAGTTTTGATTGAATATCTTTTTCAAATAAATCTAAAACTTCCTGCTCGGAAATGCCGTTATCAAATATTTTATTTTTTTTCTCTTTGCTTGTTACGAGGTGTCCTACTCCAATGGTTTCATAACCTTTGTGGTCTTTATATGGCATGCGGTAATTAATATTTGTACCACCAAGTTCATTTTGTTTGATGTATTTCAATGCATCTTTATAGAACTGCTGACTCTTTTGCTTATCCATGGGTAATATTTGTTGTGACATTTGTTGTGTATCTTTTATAGGCATGGCATGTTGCGGTGTTTCTCTTTTAATTGTTGATGCTTCAATGGCTTGCTTGAGCAGCTTATCAACTAATGGTGTATTGGTAGTCTTAATAGCTTTTTGCTGAATCTGTGCAGCTCGTTCGGGTGGCATTTTATTTAATTTTTCCTGCACCTCTTTGCTGATTCTTTTTATACTTGGAATAACATATGCTTGATCAACAATGCCGAGAAATAACGCGGTTGCAATGAGTGCTTTGGGGTTGCGAATAAAATCCTTTATTGATTCATTTATAACCTCTTGTTTGTAAAAATTCTTAAAATCCTGCATAATATTATTTATGGCAGCTCTTTTTCTGTTAATATTAAAAATTCCCAATTGTGTTGCTTGCACCATTCTTTAGCACATTTCCATTTTTGCATGTTAATGGCATATGTTGCATGCTCATATAATATTGTGGATTGTTTTTTATTGCCGTGTTCCGAGGGAGGTAGAGTCTGTTTGTATGGCTTGATCTCAATGAGGTATTTTTTAATTTGCTCACCTTCTTTAATAATGACAACATTATCGACAAAATATCGGTGCATTTTTCCGTCAATGGGGCTTTTGTATGGAATAATGATGCTCTCGCTTCCCCATTTGATTACATTGGGATTTGCATCAGCCCAGCGCATAAATTTGAGCTCGTATCCAGAACGATAAAAAGGTAATTTATCACCAATGTATTTTTGATTGTTGATGGGTTTGTATATGCCTTGTCTATATTCTTTTTGCATTATGAATATTTATATTCAAAAACCATGTGACCACAATCCCATATTCTACGCCACCCACGCTCTTTCATAATTTCCCATTCTGTAAGACTCAAATCATCACCCTGTTTTACTAATTTATGTTTTTGAAAGTTGGAGCGGTGCATCACAGTCTTTGTATCTGTGTACCAGTATGCAGGTGGTGTTGTTCTGATGTGCTTAAAGCCTAAGTTTTTGTAAAACGAACCATCAAAGCAAAATCTCAAATCAGCATATGTTGTAATGCATGATACATTATGTTTTTTTGTAAAGTATTTTAATAATTTAGAGGCACCTCCAATAACGCTTGTGTTTGTTTTGCAGCAAAATCTTATGAGTTCAAAAGTTTTATTTGCAGTTATTTTGCGGTTACCAAAAGTCATTGCTGCAACAATGTCACCTTCATGAATTAGAGCAATTGCAATTTGTGAATTGTCATTGCCTTGTATGTGATTATTATTAAGAAAAATACTTTTCTGTTTTGCTGTGATGCATTGTATTGTGCAATTGCGAGCATAGATTTTATTTTGCAATATTCCTAACTTGCTACGCATCATTGACTCAACAATGTTTCTTTTATCAATCCATTCATTTTCAAAAATCTGCAACAACTGTACATTGTTGCTCATGCATATATCCCGCTTATTTCTATGCTTAAATTTGTTTACACTTTCAACATCTGCATTGTCGGGGAAGCAAGAACCAAAACTATGCCACAATAAGCCGTGATGCTCGATACCAACGTTTTTCTGTGGTAGAAATATATCGATTTCTATTCCACTAGGTGGCAAGTCATATAATCTCTCAACCTGCATGTTGCAGTCATTTTGCAGAAAAGCAGATATCTCTGCTTCTGCACGAGACGATCCCACGGTAACATTGTTGCATTTGGCACAAAATATATCTTTCCAGCGCGCATTTGTCAATCTTCGCTGTAAAATACTATTACAGACATTGCATCTCAATTGATACTCTTGTTGATGTGAGTTTATATCATTTAAAATAGAGAAGTTTTGATACTCAATGGATTGCTTGATTATTTTTAATGTGTTTTTATTCCTTGCCTGTGCAGAACTATTGTTATTGTACCCAGCTAAGAAATTGCAAAATTTTGCCTTTTGTGTGGGATCATAATTACATAGTTTCGGGACATCATTATTATACAAAAGAAAAAACCTTTCACTCCAGTTTATATCATTATCATCTAATAATGGATGCTGTGTATGTAGAATAATGCTGCAACACTCATCATGATATTTTTTAAGTATAGATGTATCTACAAAATTATGCTTTCTTCCGTGATCGGTGTGTTCCAATCTGCTCTTTATAAAGTCTGTGCATTTTTCTCTACTGACAATATTAAATTTATTTGTTTTGTATAGGCTGTAGAAGTTACTTTTGATTAATGCTTTTGATGCTTTGAGGCTTTGAGATAGTTTTGCATTATCAATTTTTTTAATTTTAGATGCATTTGATCTGCCAGCAGCAATGGCAAATCTATGTTTTGTAGGTAACCACTTAACACTTTTACCGGTTACAGGGCACGCTGGCATGCTCTTGATATTATTGACTATGCAAAATATTCGCGCTGCAAAGCATACGTCATTGTCAAGAAAGGATGTCTCTTTCATTATATCTGCATACAAATTAGATTTTTTAAACCAATCTTGCCTTATTATGGCAGTATTAATTTTGTTTGTTTTTGTGTATAAATTGCTCTGTATTTCTTCTATCAAAGACATATTGCTATTTATTGCATAATACTATATAAACATAAAGATTTAACAAAAAAAAAGGAGCGAAGCTTTGTTAGCTCCGCTCCCTTCAATTTGCTTGTTATCGTAAGATTTCCTGGAAGTTTGCTCCAGTTCTTGATGCATGGAAGTTTACCAAGATAAACTCTGCGGTACGAACTGGCTTGATGTAAATGTCGACAACCAATTCATTTGCATCAATGACTGCAGGTGTATTATTCCTATCGTCGCATACAATTATGTAATCATAAATACCTTGATTGATTGTTGCAGTCTTGGCAGCTTCAAAGTTTGGCGTCAAGTCATCTACCAAGCGAGTGCGTGTGTATAATGAATTTGGTTCAAATACATAAAAACGTGCAATTGCTTTTGTTTGCTTCTCAAGTATAATAAACAAGCGGCGCACATTAACTCGATCAAATGCACTTGGTGTGCGGAGCATAGTTTTTTGACCGTATATCACAATGCCTTCTCTCACAAACTGTGTAATTGGATTGAGATTGAACTTGTACAAATCATCGCGCTGTTTCTGATTAGGTGTGATTGCAATGTCATCAACTTCACTTACTAATCCGCGGCGGAATCCTGCTGGTGCAGACCAATACGCAAAATCTCTATCCGAGCGTGCATAATCTGCTGCAACATATCCCGAAAATGGCACCCACACATTTATTTGTGCAAACGTATCTTGGACACGTGCCCAGTTAGCATATGCTGCTGCATAGCTTGTGTTTGCAAGCTCAAACTGATGACGCAGCGGTGAAAACACATACTGAGACCAGCTCTTGTTTGAATCATACAATGTCTTTGAGTTGATGCCTGTTACAAGAATGTGGCGAATTGGGTCAGCAATGAAAATGTGATCCATTCTATCACGTGCAAAGTCAGCAAATCTAGCAAATATAGTATTGTAGTTGCCTCTCAAATCCAAAGTATCATCTGCTGGTGCTGAGTAGTTGAAGGTTGTCTGTAAGTAGCCAATTGCTTGCTGCAGCGTAGGATTCATCAATGTATCATCATAATATGGCGTACGAGCTGCGCATGTTGTTGCATAAATTGTGCCAAGACCTGCCTCAATGGAAATATCAATGTCATACAGTTCATCATTTTCAAGCAATTGAAAAATACGATCAAGCTTACCAGGCAAGCTGCCAATTGTCTTGGTTGTTGGTGTTGGATCTACATATGCACCAAGACCAATTAAATCATCAGCATACTTGCCTGAAAGTGCTGTTTTTGCAGCATTGAATGCAGCAGCAGTGATTCCAACTGTACCTGATACTTGATTAAAAACAGTGCTGTCTGTGACTTGTGTTTCAAGTTCATGTGATAACATTCTCACACTCTTGGTTGGTATACCATTTGCATCAAGCCATGTGGATGAAGTGCGATTTGATATGTTATCATTAACCATAACCGTAATGTTGCGGGATGCATCTTCCACTTCATTGCCGATGTAAGCTGATGCAATTGGTCCTCCGTTCTCTGGTGTGCGCTGACGGTAATAATCCATGCTTGCAACAAACCTCTCTTCAAGCAAGTAATCGAGCTTGACTGTATTAGTTGAGAAGATGCTCTGACGAAGCTTGAATACACCTATTGTGAGGTAGTCGTTGTATTGTTTTGTACCAATGTTGAATGATGCAGCATTCTCAATAATCTGAGAAAGTGATCCATTTGTTAAATTGCTGCCTGATAGTGTAAAGTTGAGACGAGCATCAGGAATTGGTGTGCCTATATCTGCACTACCTGTATTTGTAACAGTAGTATTAAAAGTAGTTGCTGTTACAATGCCATCAAACTGAGTTGCAGGATTTGCATTGGAATTGTCAATTACGCCAATGTAATAACCTTCATACTTGTCATTGATGGTTGTTTGTGCTTTGTTGAAGATGATCAAGCCTGCCTTGCCAAAGTCAGCAAATGTGCTGATGTTAGCTGCTGTACCAGATGTTGAACCAGTCGCTGTTCTACCAAAAGAAGAAGATGCAAGTGAATTAGACTGCCATGTGAATGCTTCACCATTGATGCATGACAAGTATTGTGATTTAGTTAGCGTAAAGTGAATTGGCTTGCCGAGAACATATGAATCAACACTTGTTGAATTAAGTGTAGACACAATACCACCGATGTTGCTGTAGCTTGGTGCAGCAATTGTTATTGTTGGTGCAGCTGTATATCCAGATCCAGCTTGTGTAATAGAAAGTGATGATACTGTACCAACAGTTGTTATATTTGCTGTAAATGCTGCTGTTGTACCAGGTGTCTGTGGTGCTGATACTGTAACCGCAGGTGCAGTTGCATAATATCGACCTGATGATACCACTGATACAGCTGACACGCCACCAGCAACAGTGAGTGGAGTACCTGCTGTAGCTGTTGCTGTAATATCAGCAAGATTAATGTTGACAGGATTACCAGATACTGCAACAACTGGATAAACAATTGCGCTGTATTGAGAGCCAAAACCATCACCATTGCCTCCACCATAAGGAAGACGGCTGAGTAGCAAATTAGCTCCAGTACCAAACAAGGGCTTTACAGAATAGTAAAAATAACGCTCTGCAGCATTAGTTGGTGCACCGAAAATTAGCTCAAATTCTGTAATAGAAGAGACGCTGATAATTTCATCTGTCGGACCTTTGCTTGCAAAACCAGTAATCAGAATATCTGTGCCAGTAATATTGGCTTGGATAGCTGTTTCATCGATTTCATTAATTTGTACCCCGGGGGAATTGATAATTCTTGATGCCATGTAGATATTTATGAAAAATCAAGCATAAATTTAAAGCAGAGTAGAAGTAATGTTGGAAAATACAAAATCGAATGAGCAAGGGATTTCTTTGCTATCTTGATAGTTTAAAGAAATGCTGCCCAATTTTGTAGGAAAAGCTTTGAGAAATTCAAATTTAATGATGTTGTTGTTGAATTCATTTTTAGCATACAACGTAAAAGTTGTGGTGTACTCATCTAAAACGGCTTCTGCACCTGCAAGTCCTCTGCTATTCACAACTCCAAATACACCTTCTCTCTCATCTCGCATTAAATTAAGCCACTGATATATGCACCAATAATTATTAAATTCATTATCAATGGTGAAGTTGATGGTTACAGGCGGGAATGATGGTCTGCTGTGAGATGATACATAAATAGTGCTGCCTCCAAATCTTGTCTCAACTGCAGGCACAACAATGTCAGGAATTACTGTGCCAAACACAGAAAATTGCAGAGCATCAATGTTTACATTTTTATTGCTGCGTGTGAATTTGCTGTTGATGCTTTTTAATGCAGGTGGTAAGTTTATTACCATAGTAAACTTATCAACACGTGCTTTATTAAATGGTGATTGTACGATGTCAGTCATAATATTGTCCAGCCCTCTAATTCAAGGTCACTTACTTCGCTGCTTTGATTGGTAGAACTGCCAAACACAATGGGCAAGCTTGCTGCATCTGAGTATTTAGTGGCTTCCAATGCATTGCCAAACAAATCATATTTTTTATTGTTTGATGTGAAGTACTTTAAGCCGTAATCCAAAGGCTTGATGGATCTAGGTTTGCCATTTTCATCCAAATCAACAACTTCAAAATAATTGCCGCATATGCCATACTGTGGGTCATTATCAAGCAACACCAGTGCCCAAATGAGGCTCATGACACAATCGTCCACTCCACTGCCACGCGCACTCCATGTTCCGTTGGGCTTGCATACAAAGTCTTTGAGCTCAAGAATAGTCTGTAAATGATTGAAACGCACACAGTTGAGTGTATTGACCCAGTATCTCATGTTGCGAACACCGCGCTGTTTGGTGTTGGTGTGAGCAACAACACCTAAAAAATCTTTTTTGCGGCCAGCTAGTTCAGCCCCATAGCTTACAATATTTTCATACTGATGTATATTCCGCAGATTATCAACAACCTGAGCACCGCAGTTGTTTCTTTCAATGAGAACCAAGGGGTTTCCCCATTGCTGCATTATTTCATGCAATTTTGTTGTAAATTGTGCTGGTGCAATGGTATTATCTCTGTAAACAGCAACTTGCTCAATGCTGGTCAAATCGGTGATATCAAGAATTTGAATAACAGAATAATTCTGACCTACTCCTTCAGCAACATCAACACCAACTGCATACAGACGATCTGGTAGTGGTGATTTCCATATCATATATTTGTCGCTTTCAAGAAAAAACTGAGGTGTTGTACAATATTGCCTGAGTTTATCAAATGTGCTCAAGTCAATGGACGATTCACCACTTTGAAGAAACTGGCAATCATATTCTTGCATAAATGATTCCACGCTACCGATTTGTTTGATTTGTTCACGTTTCCACTTTTCATCATGACCAGGAACTGCATCCCATTTGATGGTCATGCTTGCAAAGCCATTCTCACCTTTGATGGCCCCGTCATACAGCTGATAAAACAGGTTATCTGTGCCTTTGGGTGTAGAGGCAATGAGGACTTTGGAGTGTTTGGATCGAGAAATGGTTGGCCACACTGATCGCCAAAAATCATCCATGATGGAAGGTGGATCAATGAATGCAAGCTCATCTAGAATGAGACATTGATGACACAAAACATCATTTACCAAATATGAATGATTATCTTGTATGTGTATTATTTCATACACACTGTTGCTGTCTGTAAATTGGGTTTTCTTCTTAATTTCAATGCCATTATACAATTCATCACCTGCATGCAAATCTTCTGCAAATGCAATTTGCATATCGTGCTTATATATTTTATGTTTGGGTGTGCATATCAAATTGCGTCCATTTGACAATTCCAACTCAATTTTGTTGTGATTATCGCCCCTAATTACGCCTTTGAAATCCTTAAAACCTTCATGTGTTAAAATTTCATACTCAGAATTAAAAACAGAAATATGATTGTTTAGGTCAGCCATTTATACATATATTTATCGCAACCCACATTAAACAATACATCAATATTATTGTTAAAACAGTTTTGAAATTCTGTCAAATTGTGGTCAAAGTTTTCAAATAATTGCTTTTGCTTGTGCTTAGCAAAAGTAAATCTATGATGTCTTTTGTTGTTTTTAATGTAGTAGAAGCCGGGGCTAGTTTGCTTTATATATTCAAATCCTGCATGAATATAAGATGTACTTCTACCCCAATTCAAATCGCAATATGAAATAATGTTGGTTTGGTGTAGGTTTGCATGATTTTTAACAAATTTACTCAATGCACCTATGACCTGAGTATTTTTTATGCAGCAGAATCTAATTAATTCATGTGCAGCAGGCTGATTGCTTTGGCGAAATATGATTCTCGATTTAACTGTTGAGAAGCAAGCAACGGAAACAAGTTTATTGTTGTGGAATAACCCATAATTAAATTGGGCATTGCAGTAAGCATCAAGATGGTTTTCATTACAAAATGTTTTTGCATCTGTTGCATTGATTTTTTTAAATTCACATTTACGAGCATAAATTCGCTGCATGCCTTGCATATTAAGAACAACAGACAATCTACTTTTGATGATGTTAAATTTATCCTCATCAAGTATATCATCCTCATATAGCTGTATGAGTTTTATGCCCTTGTCTAGACACATTTGAAATTTATTAACATGATACAATTTATCTTTGCCACCAGATCTAAGACTATGCCAAATTAATCCATTGACTTCAATGGCAACATTGCTTTGTGGAATAAAAATATCCACCTCATAGGGCGATATCACCTGTCTGCTGCGAATAATATATGAAATACCACATTCATTTAAAAATTCAAACAACCGCTCTTCAATGTTTGTTCCTTGTCTGGGATTGCAATTGAAACACCGGGGGCGGTGACCGATGGATATATCTGCATAAAAGCTGTTGTTGCATACTAAACATTGCCACTGATATTTTGTATACTTTGCACAACCATTATATTCATCAATCAACTTTACATTGCACTGCTCTTGAATATCATCAATATATTTGAGTGCACTGTTGGCTTTTGCTTTGTTCTGAATTTCAGCACTTTGCATTGCATTACTGACACCATATTTTTTAAGACATGTGAGTTGTGATTTGTTTTTGAATTCATCGGTTTCAAAATAGTGATCAGTCCCATACTTTTCTAAATTTTTTTGCACCATCTTTGCCATCAATGCTTCTTTATCTTTGTTGATCCATGTGTCTTGCAATTTTTGTTTAAACTCATTAGTTTGTTGGTAAATCTCCGTACCATACTTCTGCAAGTTTAACTTAGCTTGATACTCTCTGCAAATTTTTGAACCTATCCACGGTTTGCCATATTTGTTGATGTGTGTCTGTTTAATCTTATCAACATTGCTTGTATTTGCACACTTCGTTGAACAAAACAACCCATATCCATCTTTGTATCCTCTAAATTTTAATGCATTGCTGCAATTCTTGCAGAGCCAAACAACATTGCCGTTGATGATATTAAAAACATTTTGTGCAAAAGTTATGTCATCACTGTATAGTGTATGTTTTACTATAAAACTAAGCTGGTGGTCATCGAAACTCTTTTTGCTTAATTTTGCAGCTGCATCTGCAGTTTGTTTTATTTCTATAACCACCAGTTTATTTATATCAAACTGGGTGAATCTTCCACTAAATTAGTTTTCCAGGTATTTTTTTCTAATCTTTGATGCAACTCAGCAATTGTTATATTTTCAACCTCTTGCGTGGTTTTATTTCTAACCGTAATAATGCTATTACCATTAACACAGTTTAGAGATGTACCACGAGCAGCAGAACCAGTTGTGGTACTGATACCAATTCTTGATCCATTGTTGAGCATCATGCTCGTCTTGCCATATTCGTCAACACCAGGCTTGAGCCAGTTTGGCATTTGTTCATAAGCAAGACGCACTCTTCGGAAGATTTCAATGGCTGTGCTCTCTTTGTTAGCAACAATCATAATGTTTTGATCTTGATTGAAACATGCAATCCACAATGCATAGATGGTTAGCAGGGTGGTGTTGTGTGTAGGTATGTATTGCTTTCCACACAAATAGAGATTGTCCTTGCTATCAACAGTAATGCATCGAACAGCAACTGATTCAACTTCCTGAATATCTTTGATGTAGTGCCATTGTGCTCTATGTTTTGAGCTGTTTATATGAGGCTCAATGGGAGTGAAAGTAATGCTGCTACAAACAGCGCATTCAACACCATTTAAGGTTGGTACATGGGTCTTGGATGTTACTTTATATCCTAAACTTTCTACAAGTTGTTTGGTCTGCTCAACAAGTGTATGATTTGTATTATAAAACTGACAAACACCTGACTTCGTCATGTATCCAACACTATCAATCAGACCCCTAAGCAGCTCTAATCTTTGCTCTCTTGAAGCCATGAGATAAACATCAGGAATATGTTTATTGTTTGTAAGGTTGTTAGCTGTAATGCATCTGCTATCACTGCATCCATCTCCAAGCCATAGTCCCAATACATATGGATCCATAGGTAATTGCTGGTGCTTGCCTACAACACCAGCAATGCATGCTGGAATTCTATGATTCGGCTCATCACCATGTGTCTTAAGAGTATTCAACAACTGTTGTGTTGTTTTTGTAGTACCTTGTTGCTTTGCGCGTCGCTCCAATCGACTCTGCGTAAACCACAAATGATCCGCATCAGCAATAATCTCCTCACCATTATTAAAAACAACTTTGTAACATTTGCGATCATGCATCACATCATGTGCTTTTACTACATTGCAAATGCTACCATCTGCTGCATATATTTGATCACCATCTTTGAGTTCGCCCATGGTCTTCCATCCATCTGGTGAGGGGATGGGTGTATTTACATCAAGAGCTTTGCCAATTTGACGACTTGCAAGTAGCAAATTGTATCTATTGTCTCGCAACATTCTCAGTGCATCTTTTTGATACTTGTATAGTTTAATTACGGTTCTACCTTCATCTGGATCTATGATGTAAAAATAATTCTCTGCAAAGAAAAGCAAATTTTGTTCACATTTCTTAATATTTTTAATCATCTCAGATGTATACTCAAACTCTGCTTTACTTGTGGGTAGAGCAGGATTGTTGAGATAATAATCGCCTTTTTTGTTTGCCATGCTGTTTTTATTTATACGCTTATTAAATAGAAACATGCAACGCAACACTAGAGTCAAATTCAAAACCAAAAAAGGTCATGGCGGTAAACCACTTCCTACAGTTAAAATTAAGAAACCAACCATGGGTGCTGAAACCATGGACGTAGAAAATCACGGTGGACCAGCAAATGCTTCGGGATACGTATCACCTCTTGATTCAAAAAAGTCAAAGAAAAATAATTTGTATGACCCACAAAGATTTTCATTAGGAGTTGAAAAAGCAGAGCCACAGACCCTAAATACTCATATGACAAAGAAATCTCTTTTTGACACTCTATACGAAGAAGTAATGGATAATCCCTCTGATTTGGACCAAGATACACAGGACATTGATGCTCTTGATATTGATATTTCAGACGATGCAGGCGATGAATCAGAAATCACAATTTCACTTCCACGTGAACTTGCACAAAGACTGCACGATGCACTCATGAGCCAACTTGAAGGTGGTGCAGAAGATGAAATGACTGATGAAGAAATGGGTGCTGAGGATCTCGGTGCAGATGTAGATGAATTTGAAGATGAAGATGAAGATGAGGATACATTCCCTGAAAGCATCGAAGTCAAGCCAGAGCCTAAGCCAGTTGGCAACAGAGGTCACAAAATGATGAGCAAAGGCGGTTTCAAAGTCAGAAGCACAGTCACAGGCAAATCAGGCGGCAAAGCAGATACATCAGCAAAAGGCGCTAAAGTTGAGCCCGAGCCAAAGCCTTTAGGTGACAAAGGCAAGGCTCTCATGGGTAAAAACAACAAGGTAGGCAACCTTACAACCGGCAAATCAATCTTCGATTAATAAGAAGAGCAATTAAGATTAAAAAAAAGAGCAGCTTTATTGCTGCTCTTTTTTTGTTTATTTTTTTATAGTTAAGAGACTACTGCATAATAATCATCTTCTGATGGAAGACATTTGAGAAAATTATCTTCAATTGATGTGTTGCTTAATTCACTAGCAAGGCATCGGGGCTCTGCCATGAATTGATTGTAGTTGAATTTGCCTCCACCCACTGCATTGCTTGCTGCAAATTCAAGATCAACAGCATCATAACGCTCAGTTGCCTGAGTGCTTGCATGCCACTGTCTAAAGGCATCTACCAATTGCAATGCATAGAAAACTGCAATACGCTTGTTTGTTTCTGCAGTTGTAGAAGAGACCAATTTCATCAAATCTGTTTTTACAGACTCGGCGTTGCGGCCATCTTCCCATTTGATACTATCAACCAATCTCCAAAACTCTTCAACTTTAGTTTTTGAGAACCGACTATTTGCATTATCGTGTGTTTGCATGCTGTAAGAACGCTTTGCGTATTTGTACTAGTTTTTCTATGGTGTGTTTGTTGTAAATAATTGGAATTTCTTTCCAGTATTTTGAATTGTTGTAGTTATTTATGGTAAGATATAAAACTTTTAAGCCTTTGCAATGTTTTCCTGTTGTTTGTTGCTTCATATAAGCATACAAGGACAACTGCAACGAATAAATGTTGAACTCACAATAGTCTAGATAATCTAAAGGTGCAAGTAATTTTTCACCAAAATCATTAGTGAATTTAAATTTTTTGTTGGTCTTAAAATCAAGAATTAAGAATTCATTGTCATTTTCAAGCACCAGGTCTGCAGTACCTGCAATTTGGGCATCATCATTCCACAATAAACCTTCTGCTGTCTTTTTAGTTGCCTTGAAACCTTCACTTGCTTTGTTGAGACTTTTGATGAGATCTTCATATTTTGAATCAATCTCGCCAAATTTGATGTAATCTTCCATAGCTTTGTGATAAGCCTTGCCTTTATCCTGTGATTCAACGGTTAATGCTTTCCAAGCTGCTTTAACTGATTCTGGTGTGGTATTATTTTTTTCTGCCACACGCGAAGCATGCAACTCAGTATCAAAAGGCTTTTTGTATGTATTTAGAAAAGTTGTTACACTTATATATTCCTGGCCAGTCTCATTGTGGTATTTGTGATTGGCTTCATCAAACGTAATCATTATATATTATGGATGGTGCAACATAAAAATCAAGTGTTATAACCATACTCTCCATAAACACTTGTATTATTTACTCTTTGGTCAAAAATATTGATGCTTTCTGCATCAGCACTACCAGGATAACTCTTGCTCGGAGATGGAGCCTGAGTGCCACTGCCACCTGAAAGAATACCATTGAGAGCATTATCAAATACTTGTGCTGCACCTTTTTCACCGGATAATCCTGGTTCAAAGCTGAAGTCAAGGCGTCGAGCGCGCAACTTCCACATGTAATGTCCGCCCAATGGATTCATACTTGTATCATCCATTTCTTGATCAACGCGCTCTGTAATTTCAAAGAATTTACCATTGCGATCACCAGGGCGTGTTGCACCATATTGGATCATCTGGAATACATCACCTGCTTTTGGCTCAATGGCTTGGCTGAGTGACGGATAAACACTCAACGGAGAGAATATAGCGCTATAGGAACTGATGTGAACATATGCTGTGATGGTATCACCGCTATCGAAGCCAAATCTACGAAGTGTTACTGAATTTTCTGACAGCTGAACATACATTACAATGTTTGTTGGGCCATAGAATGCACTAGTTGGATTTTCACCATATATGTTGTTTGCATTGTTTACATTGTATGTATTGACATAATATGCCACTGTTGATCCAAATCTATTGATGGCTTCGCGAATAGAATTAGAAATGGTTTCGCGTTCTGAAGCATTGCTGTTAAGATCGTTTACATTTACCTGGCAATCAAGGTTGCCATTGTTAGCACCTGAATAAAAAACACCGCAGGTTGGTGCTTGATATGCTCCTGAGTAATAGCTCATTATAAAATTGGTTTGTAATGGATTAATTTGAACATTGGTTTGCCGGCTGCATCTTTGGATTTTACAACTGCGGCATTAATTTTTGAATTTATTTGTTTGGGTTGATCGTCCTGCATTTGACTCAAATTAATGCCATGTGTATTTTGAATTTCTTGAAGATCCATGTCATTCAAGACTTCTTGTGCAGCAGGATTAGTTGATACCTTGTCAATTTTATTATTTTTTGTTGCATTCTGTGTGTTTATATTGCTCTGTGAAACCATATGCTGATTAGCGCTTGATCCGGTGATGCGACTGTTTCTCACATGTGATGAGTTGCCATAGCCAACATCATTAGCTATTTTTTGAGTACTTGGATCAGATGATGTAGTTTCGAAAAATGTTTCAAATGTTTGGAATCTCATTGTAAATAATATTTGAATATATTTATATCTAAATTCTCTGACTATGCGAATATTCCATTTTAAACTATCAGCTGCAGCAAAAAAAGCACTAAGCATATGTAGTTTTGATGCAAAAGCGTTTAGCAATGCATTTACATCATTTTATAACACGCATTTTATTGATGATATTAAATATACAAAACATCACAGCATAACCATTCGCACAGACAAAAGAAATAACTCCCATTATGGGTATTATAATTATGATAATGCAATTACTTTGTGTGGTGGCTTAATGAATGAGAATAATTTTACCCAAAAAGAGTTGTTTGCTACAATTTTACATGAAATGATGCATTGGCTGCAATTTAACATATATAAATGGTCTGAAAACACCATTGCTCCTGATGATTATTATAAATGCCGTGCTGAGAGAATGTGTCGCAAATTTGAAAAACAAGTTGTCTCAATGATGAGGATATATAAAGTTTTGACTAAAATACAAAAAGTAAATTATAAATAGCACTATGAAATTTGATCTTTTAGTTAAACGTGCAGCTAGTATTAATGAACATAAAAAAAGACATGAAGAGGATGTGGAGCAGTTTGATCACTCTGCTTCAGTAGAACAGGCAGAAGAAGAAACAGACGATGATGATATGGATTATTATCAGCACGAAGATATGGATCAATTGTTGCGCAGCAAAAAATATCGTGAAAAATTTACTAATGTTGATGTAAAACTAAACACAAGACCTGGTGTTTGTACTGCTAAAGGTGAAATCATCTTTACAGTAGTAGAAGAACGTGATGATGTTAACATGTCAAACACATACTTTGTAGACAACATCATTGAATTTAAAGATGTTGAGGTATATAATGTGCCTAAGCCTAATAAAAATAAAATTAATATTACTGAGAATCTCTCCCCAGAGGAGATGGAGATTGTTGAAAATGTTTTGGAAAAACAGCTTGATAAATGCATATCAAGTTGGAATAAATGACCAATATACATGAGCCATGGTAAATAATATAAATGCCATCTAATTTTTCAAGCTTTGGTTCTGCAACAGTTGATTATTCAATAACCAACGCCGCTGTTGATGCTGTAGATACAAAGGATAATTTTCAGCCCTTTTCTTTCTTTGAATACTTAAAATATTCAAAGCAAATTGCAACACCAGAACAATTTACAGAGGGTTATAATAATTATTTGCAGCAGTGGTATGCACTTGTTAATGAAGCACCATCAAATAATACAGATGTAATTAGGCAGCGTTATGTAGATTTATTAAAGGATATTGCTCTTAATTTTACAACTGCTGATGAAAAACGTTTTTTAAGCAATCTTAATTATGATGATGCTTCGGATCTTGCCATTGCAATTCCGTTTTATGCACGCAAGCTCAAAGAAATTTGTTTATTTTATGCTAAAAAGCGTGAAGCAATTAAAAATACAGTGCAGCATGTCAAGAGCAAAGGTACTACCTTTTCAATTGAGAAAACAATTTTTCAAAACATCATTGATTATTTGTATGCATCGCGAGATGAAAGCTCGTATGCAATAGATGTCAATCAAATTGCACAAACACTTCAGATTGATGTAATTGATTATTTTGATACACATAGCAATTACTTTGATTTGGATCCTTCTGCAAGTGCAGAAGATCTAGAAATTACAAATGCATTGCGCAAACAGTATTTTACGAGCAATGTGAATGCAATTTCTGCTAATATATTTCTCGGATTTGATGGTGCTGTAATGCAGGAAATATTTTCAACGCCATTTTATCTCAAGGAGATTGGCATGGGTATATTCATTAACCCCAAGCGCTTCATTGAGAAGACATTGTTTGACTTCAACTGTGCCATTGATCCAATTGCAAGTTTACTAAATGCAGACACGCAGGCTCTTTCATCAAACTATGATCTCAAGCGCAGATTAATGCAGAAGTATATTGGAGCAGATTATTATTATCTATCAACTAATTCACAGAGTCAATTTGTTTCAGGTCAATTGTTTAAAGCAGATAATCCAAGTGCGAATTTGGTAAATAAACGCTTCGTTACAACAGCATCTGTTGCAGAAAATCAGTTACAAACAGCAAAACAGTTGGGGTTGTTTTTCCGTCCAGACAAAATGGGTGTTATTCAGTTTGCTGCGGCTAACAAAAGTTATTTTGTTAATCAGATCAATCTCAAGCCCAATTATGTATATATTTTTCCAGATCCAAGCATTTATGGTAATGTAACCAATTTCTATTTTAGCAATCTCGAATACCCACTGCAATATGCCATTGATTATTCCGGCAGCATTAAAAAGCTTGATGCAGGCATGGCATATGGGTACATCAAAAGCAACGAATACTTGCAAAATTACTTTGCATACTTCTCAGAACCTTTGTATATAAACGCAGAAACTCACAATGTTTCAAGTTTTAATTCTAAATTGCAGCGTATTTTTGATCAGGGTATATTTACACAATACAAACAAGATGTATATGGCAATGAATATGGCCTGCTCAAAGACATCAGGAGATACAATCAAAATCAAAACAACATCAACAATATCAACTCAAAATGCATTACCATTGATGGACATGTTTTTAATGATTTAACGGAGGGGTTTGGTTTTGATTATGAGGTGGTAGAATCCGATTATTTTGGATCCATTAGAACTGGATTGACAGCAAAAACTATTGATGAAATACCGCCTGCAGGTGGTACATTTTCTACTGGTTATACCTTTGCAAGTGCAGGCATGTTTGCTTTGACGGGTAGCAAATATACTCTTTATTTTAGAGAATATACACCTTATTTTGCATGTGAAAATATTCAAACAACATACAATTGCATCACAAGAGATGGTGGATATTTTACGGCACCAGACAATTCCCTGCTGCCAGATGTTTCATCTGATTTAAATGCCTGGAATACTTCTTCTAAGGTTTATTATGCAACTTTATGTGATGCAGGCCTGAGTGCAACAAATGTTCTTTTGCCTGGGAGATTGGTTGCAGCTTTGACGGCAACAATTGTAGCGCCTGCTCTTTCAAGCAACAAATATCAGGTGTTTGATAGTAATTATTTTAATAATAATTGTTACAGTGTACCAGATTATGATTATTCACAATCCATAGGCAATTATATTGCGCAAGTCAATCCAAATTGCACATCTGTGCTTGCACCGAGTGCAGCAATTGGTGATGAAAACATTGAAGAAATTAAACACTTAGCGGGCAATATCTTTGTCAAGAATATTACAACCAATGAAGTACAGGCATTGTCTTCAGCACTATCAGCAACATTTTCAAAATATCCAGCTGCCGTCAAGAGTCAGTTATATTCTGCTACTGTGCGAGATTTTAACTTAATTTATGATTGTATCATCATTAAAACACCTGATTATGTTGTATTTGACAAAATTGCAGTTGATGATTCTGGTGCATTTATAAAACCAGGCACATTCAACAGCACAGTTGCAGCAACAGGTGCATACGAAACTGCATCTAATTCTTTCTTCATTGAACATCAAAACAATGTATGGACGTTCAAGACAACTACATTGCAGGACTCTCTCAGCACGAGCAATCAAAAGACTATTTACCCAACCATTTATAAATACGATGTTGATGCAAATAAATTAACAAAAATGTATCCTTTAGACTCTGATGTGCCTGTGTTATCAACTCTGTTTATGAATCCACTAAGCAGCATCAACATTGTTAGAGTTGCAGATGCAGTTATTTCCTATGCACAACAAAATGATAAGTTTGCTGCATCTTGGACAGGCTATGATTTAAACAACATGTCATATATTTTTACCGCATGGTTTAATGTGGTGGGCGGTGAAGTTGCTTTTGATCATAATCTTGTAGGTGTGTTTGCACCAGATGATGTCGCAACAACATACAACTTTGCATATGCACTATCGTCGTTCTCTACTATTAAAACATTATCATCTGCAAATGCATCTTTTCGTAATACGGGTGGAACTCTTTTCTTCAACTAATGAATACAACGCTAAACATTAATCTATCTGCTGCTAAGCCAACATCTGACTATACATCAGTGTATGGGCCGTATTTCATCAAGGGGACAACGCCAGTTGTGTTTAATTTGTTTCAAATTGCAGAGGAGGTGGATCCTATTATGCATGTCACTGGTAATTTTGGCGATGGTGTGACTTATGAAGATGCTTTAGATATACACAACACCATTGAAACTGCAGGTGCCATTGAGATTGCGCAATCTGGCAAAATTATGAGTGTTTCTCAAAATATTAATCATACTTATGTGAAGCAGACCTCTTCCTTTTCTACTTCACTCACAGCAATTTTTGTGATGCATTATACATCAAGTTATGTTGGTACACATAAAATACTGTTTAATTTAGCTAAAGATTCATATTATAATTCTGTCAGGCAAGTGAATATACTAACAACACAAATCATGCCCACATCTTCGCATGATATTTTTGCGCTTGCAAGTGATGCAAATGGTAATGTATTTAATTTATATTTGAGTAAAGATGAATTACCGGTGCAACAAATTAATGATGATACTACATCAATTTCTGGCAAAGTACTTGCAACCCGCAATGGACTACCAATTACAACAAGAATTTTTCAATATGCTATTGTGCCTCGACTCTCTACTTAACACATAAATAAACACATGGCACAGCAAGCACAACAAGTTAATATATCTCAATTACCTCCAGCAACTATATTGTATAACGGTGATGTATTTGCAATAGATCAAATGGGTGCAGATGGGTATACCAAGCAAATTACTTTTTCAAATCTTTATAAATCACTGAGTGCAGTAATTTTACCTGACCTTTACAATACAAAGGTGAGTAAATCCGGGGGCACTATGACAGGCCACTTGACTCTTTCTGGGGATCCCATCATTAATCTCAATGCAGCAACTAAACAATATGTGGATACAGGTGATGCACAGGTTTTTACCAATGTTAAATCAACATTTGTGGCCCTTTCAGGCAGCACCATGACAGGCTACTTGACTCTTTTTGGTAACCCCAGTGCAAATCTTCATGCAGCAACTAAACAATATGTTGATACATTGTTTTCGTCTATTTCAGGCAGCTCTTTACCACCACTGGTGCCTGCAGGTACTGTTATATGGTTTGCTGGCGACACAAGACCATATGGATATCTTGTATGCAATGGTGATATAATTCCAAGTGGTAATCCTGCAACAATTCAAGGTGTTACTGCAGACTTTTCAGCACTCATTGCTGTTTTACAAAGTACATATGGTAGCTATAGGCAATTGCCTGACATGAGAGGATTGTTTGCTCGTGGATGGGATCAAGCAGGTGGTGTAGTAAAGAATATTGATGGGGGGCGTGTATTTGGAACAACGCAAAATGCATCGTTGATTGGTTTTGATGAGAGGAATGATGCTGTATGGAATACGTCTACCTTAGATGACGATCCAACCAATTCATCTGCAGCTCTTAGTCTTGATGTGTTAACACAAGCTGCTTTAATAGATAATTATAACGGGCGTGTTCGACTAAAAGGCAATACATACACTAATACACTAAATCCTTTTACGGAAGGCCCAACTCCAACAGAAGCATGGGTAGGCGGAGCTCGTCCACGCAACATTGCATTACTTCCTTGCATCAAATACTAAGGCAATGAGTTAAATACTCATATGCAGGTATTTAATTATTCAACACACATGACAAGTGCAAGCTGCACTTATGAATCTGATGTTGACTTCAAGTTCAAAGGTAGCTTCAGCAACAATCAGCAAGGTATAAACATTTTTTTGCATAACTGCATGCTCGGTGCACGTGATGTTTCAATGAACAATTACAGTGCACTGGTATTGTCAAATGACATCACACTAGATGATGTATTTGATATGCGTACTCTAGAAACGCGTCCAGGATTTATATTAGACTCACGCATCGGTGTATCTGTAACAGCAGAGACTAATGCTTCAACCAAGTATCTATACTTTGATAATGAAGATGAAACATTAACACAGGATTATAATGTGGCAACATCACATCGCATGCTGCCTCTTGATAAAATGCCCTACCCCGCACAATCTATATTCAACATTGAAATGTTGAATGAGCAGTATGCACGCATTTGTTACAAATACAAGCATGAAAAATTCTACCTTGCAGTTAATTCAAATGAGGATATAGTTTTTGCAGCAGGCTATGAACCATACGATGAGTTGAACTTCAATTACATTGATGAAACAATATTTGAATATATTTTTGATAATTCGGGTGAATCTCTGTTTTTAAGAAAGCCTTTATCAGGCAACCGTACTAAATTCTTAGGTGTATCCGGTTTTGATTCAAATAAAATGCAGATTTTAAGTGCATCAAATGCAATCAATTACATGCACTTTAATAATTTCAATTTGCTTGTAAGATCAAACTTTTTAGAAACAGATGCTAAATTAAATGCGTCATGGGCTTCTTATGCAACTGAAGACATCAACAAGCTATACATCGATAATGAGACTATCTTGACAGATTTACCGAGTAACATGATTGTAGCATCACAATATTGTGATGCCACACCAACACAGGTACCTGCAAGACCCTTTGTATTAAAAAATCAAGCTACACAGCTCGGGACACTTGATAAAGCAAGTTATACTAACCTGCGCAACAACAATCCAGGCCCCATTAATAGAGAATATACCAACATCTTAGCTGGCAACAGTCAAGAAAAAGGTGATGAGAATATAAGCATTAACTTTGCAATGGTAGGCAATGATTTTGTTGCTAAGTCGGATGCATACACTGCATTCAAAACATCACAATCTGTATTTCCTTACACCCAGCTCAATGTAAATGATGCTTCTCTGCGTACAGATGGTGCATATGCAGGCGACTCTCCATATACATCAGATCAAATTCTCACTCTAAAGAATGATGCACAGGGAGCAGATGGTCAATACCTATGCACATGGTTGTCAGCTGGCCCAAACGTGAAGAATGCAGAGTGGGTTGATAGATATTACAATACAAACAAGATGTCTCCAATGGATGCATCAAAGGCAGTCAATGCAACATATGGAACATATGAGAACTTTGTAAATGCATATTTGCAGCAGCAATCTTTTGCCTATGATTTCTTTGATAAAAAAAGTGACGTCACATTTACACCAAATACTGAATATTTTTATTATAGAATTGGCAACAAGCGCATTGAACAGCAGCTCAATACTCATGCAAAAACACTTGTAGCTGATGGGCTACAGTGGAAGTCAAGCAACAATCAACCATATTCTGATGCATACATTGCAGGCAAGTCTTATGCATTGGATGGCAATTCATATGATGTAATTAGAGATTATGATGCAGTGAATAGTAACTATGGCTTTACAATTTCATTTTGGCTCAAGTGTGATGACTGGAATCGTCTCAATGGATATCAGATACTCGGCAATTTAACTAGTACAGGATTTGGTTTCATTATAGATCCTGTTGTTACACCATTTATATTAATGCAGAGTACATCAGCCATTAACATTTATAACAGTAATTTTGAGCCAATTACCAACACTCTTATTCCAGAGCGGCCAATTGCAACTGCTCAATTTGATGCAACAAGTGATTTTGGCATAATTACAAATAATGCCATATATAAGCTGCAAGCAGATGGCACTTTATACGACAAATTTACACTTGTAAAGCGTGCATCTGCTGCAGCCATTTCAGCCATCGATACTAAAACTCAACTCAACATTTGGTTTGATGATTCCGGATCCATGAGTGAAACACTCGCACCATTGCAGAAAATGCGCGATACAATTCTTAAAGCTACACTGTTACCTTTTTTTGATAATGATGAAACAATATATAACGAGCGCGTCCAGGTAAAACTCTTCAGCGACTACACTGATATATATTATGATAAGGATGCGTACTCGTATGAGTGTACACTTTTGATGTTATCTGCACCAAGAACATCAAACAGCATCACAAGAGTTATAAATCTCGTGTTTCAAGATGAATCTTCATCTTATGATGCTGAGACGCTGCCCTTCAATACATCATTTGCAAATAGTGTATTGAAATACGATATTATTAATGCACGTGAATATTTTACAACATCCCCCTATGAAGTTAATTCTGTTATATTTCAAGTAAATACAGACAATGGTTTATATAAAGGATTCCGTGGCTTCTTAAATGCTATACAAAACGGTACAGATTATTATGCTGGTGACAATGGATTGTCGGATATAGATGCTGTTGATTATGTGTATCGTGTTACTCCAGCATACACTCCACAATATTATGCACAACTTATAACTGCTCAACTGAAAGCTCGGAATCTTATTCCAAATGATGATGCTGCTCCGCAACAACTTACAAACAATTGGATTGATGTGGCTCAGAATGGTGATAGCATTTATATTTTACATTCCGACAAGGCTACTGTGTCTCATTTTAATTTTATCACTGAGACATTATCAACTTTTACAACAACATCAGGATCAAATAGCATAACTTATGGTGATAGGGGCATTGTTAGTACCACAGGCACAAAGACTGTTGCTTATGGTGAAAATACTGTGCTCTATCTATACAATGATAATCAGATTATATCATACAATTATGCAAATAACAACCAGTTTGTAGCATTCCGATCACTCTCAGCAGGATCAACCATCAAGTACATCAGAGACTTTTGCACAGATAGAGAAAATAACATATATATACTCAATGGTGATACTGAAATTGTTAAATTCAATGGTGAGCGTGTTTTGCAATATAGAATCCTTGCTAATCCTGCATTGAGTGCATTGAGCGCTACTAACTTTGCAATTGCAAATTGTTATGAATACATTGGTTTAGAAAACATTGATGCTACTATTGTAGCGTCACGCGATCTCAATGACAACATTTATCTTACCAAGATCAACAAAGATGGCATTATTACTGAAACACGTGCAACTGCTATAAAGTATTACAAAGACACACTGTATAACTTAACAAATGCATATTATTTGCAGCAGAAATATCAAAACCGTGGCAAAAAGCTTGATTTTGTACTTAAACTTGAAAACAAATACAACAATCGCGACATTAAAACAGTTACAACTTCCATTGATTTAAGTAAATTACAGCCTGGCACTAAACACTTTGCATTGAGATTAGATGCTATACAAGGCAATGCTACACTCTTTATAAATGGTAAAGTAGCTGATTCAATTAATTTCGGTGCTGCTAAATACGCTGTGCAGCAGCCTCTTTTATCTAATGCAATTGCATTTGGAGCGGCACAGTTTGTTAATGGTCAGACATTGCCACAGTTTTTAAAACAACAAAATGCTTACTTTGCAAGCAATGCAACATTGATGTATCCATTGTTGTATGCAAAAGCATTATCAGATAATGATGTAAGATTTTTATCTATGCAGGATTCTACAGTTAGCGATTTAACATTTCACTTGCCTTGTGGCTTGCGCAGCAACATTGATACCATCAAGCGTATGTTTGCTTTTGGTGCACCCGGTATGAAATCAAACAATGTAAAAATTGTGCTCAAAAATTCAGGCATCATTAGTGAAAGTCTCAAAGCATCATTACAACAATATATATTGAGCGAAATTACGCAAACGCTTCCTGCAACCGTCAACATCCTTGGTGTTGAATTTGCAGATTATGAGTAAATAAAGATGTGATTGATTATTCTTCAATAAAGTTTGGCTACACCGATGGCAAAGACTTTACTCTTACAGGCTTTGACTACACAGGCTATTATCATATAGATAATGGCACTGTATATGCATCCAGACAACTTGAGGATAAAACACGTATATTAAATAATAAGCATACTTTTGCAGCAGATTTAATTGAATCAACTTTTTTTAGAGATCGGCTTCTCGTTGATGATATAACACTTCCATACAGTTTCAACAAGGATATTTTAATTGCAGCTAATGAAACCTGCAACGGTAGAGTACTCAATGATAGACTTCACAAATTATATACAAATACATTGTATGTGTATTCCAAGTGCTTCATTGCAAATAATGACATACCACAAGGCTTTGACCGCTCTGCAGGGTGTTTGAGTGCTGCACCAGCATGGATTCCGCAACAACTTACTGATCAAGTAACATTTGCACCACTATCGAGTGTTGATTTAGCTACGATTGGCAGCGCAATGCAGTTTAAAGCTGTCAAAATAAGTGATGATTTAGGATATGCTTTTTTAGGCATATCGCCAACTGCATTTGTTGCACTGAGTAGTGATATACACTTGAATACTTTTGATGTAACAAGCACCAACACATTTGTAGATGTAAACAGTGACTTGCAATTCTTACAATTGAGTAGCTTTAGCATTGCTGGTGATTTTATGTATATTAGTGATGCAAAGCAAAACAATGTATACAAATATGATGTCTCTGGATTCTTTAAAAACGATACACCAGTTACAAACAGAAGATATCTTGTTGCAGCAATTGGTGGCGAAGGCAATGCTCTTGCAAAAACAAAATTTAATTCACCAGGACTTGTCTATGCAAATGATGCAATCAACAGAGTGTATGTCTATGACAAGGGTAACAGATGCATTAAAATTTATGATACAAATTTATCATATGTTGCAACACGTGCTGCAACAGCTGGTGTTTTATCAGATGTACGGGCCTTGGAATATAATGCTACATATAACAAGATGTATGTAATAATTGAAAAATTAGTCAGTAGACAGAATATTTTACAAATTTGCAATGCGGATTTAATTGTTGAACAAGAATACATCATTAACGATGTATTGTTACCAGGTGAGTTTTTCAAGGGTATACAATTCTCATGTAATGATAGCAACATCATGTATATGTCGACAAATACGAACATTTTTAAAAAATTTGTTAATACACCATTCAATACCATTGGTAAGTGGCTTTTTTATAAAAGTGGATTTGTTAATCGACACATTTGGAACAATGAATTTTCACGTTGGAATCGCGCAAGATGGCGCTGGAATGATGGGGGCATTGGAGTTAGAAGAGGTGTAATAGTAAATAGTTTCTGCTTGCTTCCAACTGATATGGATGCTGATGAAATTTTTATATTTGCAGGCTATAAAACTGAAACGTTCAATAGAATCAATCACTACCTAGAAAACACACAATACACAACAGTGCTAGGAACCATTGACAGACAAAACTATAGTGTCAAAGATTTAAAATTTAATGACAAAGAAATGATTCAAGCTTTCGTTTTTAACAAAGAATTGCACAAAATACTCACAAATATTCTGTATATTAAAAACTATTTGATGGGCAGGTATGCAGCAAGCTATGATTACATTGGCAATTTAGTAAACAACGGTATAACTGGGTTCACACAACAGGAATTTGATAGTTTAGCCATAACTAATGTGAATAACTTGTATGTGCATGACAATGAAATTGCATCAAGTGCAGGAACACTCAATAGAATCTTTGAACAAATTTGGAACATTCAAAATAGTGTATTAAATCTTACATCTACTAGAGTTCTCAACTTTGTACCTTCCGTATCTGGATCACAGACTATCTTGTTAAACTAACAACACCATATAAATAACAACAATGCCACAAAATCTCCTCGATCAAACAGTTGAATCAACATACCAGGGTGTATTGCATGCTGAAGGTACAGCATTACCTATACAAGGCAATCAAATCATCTATGATGGAAGCGGTCAAGCTTCTGCCCTTGCATTGGGTGTTTTGGGCAATGGTGCTGAAATTGCAGGAGGGCTGTCTATTTCTGGCAGGCTATCAAGCGGCATACTTGAATTTACAAATGTTGATGCTGCATCTGGTCGAGGATTTCCGCTTGTAACAGATGGCAGCGGCAATGTAGACTTTGGACAAATTACAGTGGATGCATTGCCTGATTTGGATCCTGATCCACAAGGATCGTACGATCAAATTGATACCATTGTGTTAAACAGCAAGGGTTTGGTTGAGCAGGTGTATGAGAGTCCCATACGCCAATGTTGGGTAAATTTTGACGGCAAACCCATTACTGCTGTTTTATATACCATTGTCCAAGATGTAAGTAGCACATTGGTTAGTTGTAGTAAGGGGAGTCACGGTCTTGCAAACGGTCAAATTATTAGCTTAACAGCAACTGATGCAGCATTAAATGGTGCGTACCCAGTCACAGTTGTTGACCCAGGCACTTTTTCCTTTCCTTTGCCTAATGGAGTTAATCCTTTGGCAAATTCAGGCACTCTTGCAATTAGTACAACCATAAGATCATCATACAACATCGATAAAGTAACGAGAAATAAAGCGGGTAATTATACTGTATGGTTTAATAACACGTTTAATAACAACAGCTATATGGTGCAAGTCACCAAGGGTTCTCATGTTAACCCTGCTGATAAACCTGCATCCCCTGCAACAGGCAATAATGGTTGGGCAATTGTTTTAGAACAATTGCCAACCAGAGTGAATGTATTCAGTCAAAATGGTGACTGCACCAACATGAATGTCTTAGTCATAGGAAATACACTCATCTATGAAGTTGATCAACCTCAGTTATTTTATACTACTTATTCATATGAAAATTACTACGAAATACTTAATGCTTTGCCACAAAGCTGCACTATAGACTCTGGTGACCATACATATCTCATTGATGCTAATTATATGAGACAGAATAAACTCATTGCTGTTGAAATTTCCATACGAGGTAGTGATGCATCATCCGCTGGTTTTTATAAAATGTCTATGAATACTAGTGTGGTAGGTGTAGATGATAATATATATAATTCATCATTTAAAAGAACAACAGGCATAGGGGATGTAATTTATGGTCGCCTTGACCGATGCACCGCGATAATTTTATATCTTGATAATAAACTGTATTATAAGAACTTTTATATAGGTATAAATGATGTAGTAACAACAATCATGGATTATAGAACAAAAGATGTAAACATTCCACCACGACCTGATAGGCGTTTCTTAGAAAAGTGCTATAAAAATAAATTTGCTGCTAAGGCTACAACATCATCATATCTTACAACTATAATTAACAAATACGGCTTGTATTCTCCATCTATAAGGCCAGATGGGTTTAGAGAGATTAAATCTGCTAGTGTTACAACTAATCTTTTTGCAAGTTATAGCGGTTATTCTTGGAGTTATATGTTAGCTTTCAAGTATATCAAAAAGTTTTATATTCCACAGCCCTCCTAACTTATGCCTGACATTAAAATTATTAAACTCAAATTGCGCCGCGGTCTTGAATCTCAAAGACTACTGATCACTCTTGATCAGGGAGAATTAGGATATACCATTGATTCAAAACGTGTCTTTGTGGGTGATGGTGCTACAGTAGGTGGAATTGCGGTGGGATCTAAAGCCTTTACACCAATTGTAGCTAACAAGACTGCTCTTGCTGCAGTTCAAGGTGATATCGTGTTGGAAAATAGTTTACTATACCAACTCACAGGTACAAAAGCAACACAGACATCTGCATGGAAATACATTGGACCACAGGCTGATAATACGACCATCATTTTTAATGCATCTAATAAACTCACCATCAATACAGCAAGCTCATTGCTTGTTTATGCATCTGGTGGACTTGCTGCGACATCACAAGGCTTGAGTGCTAATGTGGATAATTCTACAATTACCATCAATAATGCAACAAATAAAATTAGAGTTGGTACCATTAATAACACCAACATTAATGTTTCCACACTTGCAGGCAACGGTTTAGGTGTAACCGCTGCAAAGACACTCAGCGCTAATGTTGATAATGCAACCATCATTTTAAATGCATTCAATCAAATTGCTGTAAATCCTTTAACCCCATTACTTGTTTATGCATCTGGTGGGATTGCTGCTACAGCTCAAGGTTTAAGTGCAAAAGTTGATAATGCAACTGTTGTTATAAATGCATCAAATCAAATCGCAGTAAACACGTCAAGCTCATTGCTTGTTTATGCATCTGGTGGGCTTGCTGCTACAGCTCAAGGACTGAGTGCAAAAGTTGATAATGCTTCTATTCAAATTAAGAGCAATACCATTGCTTTGTCTTCTCTCTATAATGCTGCGCGCCTGCCATTGAGTTCTTATGGCAATGCTTTTGGAGGCTTTTACAATCAATTTCCAACAGGCACAAAACGAGGCACAACACAGTATGTTGCATCAACTGGCACAGGATCAGCAACATATACATTATCTTCTGCTGGCTTCATCGTAGTCGACATGGGGACACCATTTGGTAAAAAAGCAATTCCTGTGTTTGATATACCTAGCGAATTGCAGGCTCTTAGCTAAATATAAGCATGAGCAATAGTGCTGGTAAAATTGAAATTACAGAAAATACTCTTTTAAAATTGTTGATCCGTCGTGGGTCAAATGTTGAGCGTCAAAACATTACACTCTCAGAAGGTGAGCTAGGGTATACTGTTGATACACGTAGATTGTTTGTTGGAGATGGTGTCACAACTGGCGCTAATCCGACATCTTTGATGTTATACTTTGGTACATATCATCCGTATACATGGGCATCAGAGGCAGTTGTAGGAGATGTTGCATATGATGCGATAGCAGGTGGCATATATCGTCTTACAGCTGCACCACCCAATGTTCAGAGCAATTGGACATTATATTCAGGCCCGCTTGCAAATCGAGTGGATAATGAAACATTGCAGCTCAATGCATCTACAGGCACAATGTCAGTCAAAACTGTGAGTGCTTTGCAACTTGATCCTGAACTTGCAGGGCAGGGTCTTGAATTTAATGGCACAAGAGCATTGCAGACTGCTGCTGATCAGCAATTAGATTCCATTGCTGCTCGCAACAATGCATATTTGCAGCTTCCAAAATCAATTCAATTTGGCACACAAGGTGGTTCATCTGTTTTTAACCTACCGTCTTATGATGGTGCTTTTGGTTCTGTCTTAACGACTGATGGATTAGGCAATTTGACGCTTGCATCGCCCAGTACATATCAGACGCAATACATAGTGTTGAGTAGCAATCAAGTACCAGTTGGTAGCATCGTTCCTTTTGGCTCTGGTGGCAATTTTAATGCAATTAGCTCAACAGTTCCACATGGATATTTCTTGTGTGATGGATCTACAAAAAATGGTACAACTTATGCTGCTTTGTGTGCTGCCATTGGCCAATACTATGGTGGAGTAGCTCCCAACTTTAAAGTTCCTTTGCTTACTGCAGGCAACTTCGTTTACATCATCAAATATCTTGAAGACCAGATTTTTGGCATATCAAATGTTGCCATAGATAATGTATCTCTTACAGCATATGATGCAACAAATGCATCTTCCACAACAACACTTGTATTTCCCAACTCTGGCATCTCATATCAATTGGGTGTAAAAGATTACATTAGCAGCACACAAGTTCAAACGCAAATTTCTACTCTAAGTGCTTTGCTTCTCCGAGATCCGAAATATGCAGGGCGTATAATTATACCTACATTCAATACAGGTACTACCATGGTTTGCTATGTACATGGATTTTTACTTGATGCGGCGGGCAATCTACGTGCTGCAGGCAACTCTGATGTAGCAACATATGGATCAGCAATTGGTTATGGCAACAGTAATACAAGTGTGCCGATGTTTTTTCCGGTTGCAATTGGACTAAGTGCAAATGAATTCGCTATAAGTGCTTATTCACTTGGTAATTTTACTGCAATTCTTACAAGTGAGGGTAATATTTTTACGGCAGGTAAGAGTACAGTCGGACTTCTCGGTACAGGTACCCCAGGCATCACAGGAGTACATAATACATTTACTCAAATTAATCCATCATATTTTAACTATGAGAAAGTGACTCAAATTGCAGGCTCATATACTAATGGAGCAGATAGTACACCTGAAACGGGTATGTTTGCTATTACAGAACCAGGCAACTTATATGGCTGGGGGCTTAATAGTAGTGGTGTATTGGGCAAAGGAAACATTATAAATCAAACAACACCAATTAAAATAAATGGAACTGCTTACACACAAGGCAGTGACTATTCTAGTTTAAGTAATGTGCAGGTTAAAAAGGTTGCAACAAGCAATAATGGGCTAAATCAGTTTGCACTTGTCATTGATGAAAATGATAAGCTACATGCGTGTGGGAATAATCAGAATGGCAATCTTGGTCTGACTAATAGCACATCTCGTACTATTTTTTATAAAGTTTCTGCGAATATTGGTTCACTATCGGTAAGAGATATTTTTGTAGGTGGCTATACTACTAACTCAAATTCATATATTATTACTGGTGATGAGGGATATGTATGGAGTGCAGGGAGTTACCAAAGTGGTGCTTTAGGCAGGGGTAGTATTGCTGTAAATCAAACTACTTTTAAGCCTGTAACGGGTGGTGTAGTATCATCACAGCTTTCTGGTGTTTCTTATCTCACATTAAATGCAGATGCTTCAGATATTATTAGCGTTATGGCCTTGCTTCAAGATAATTCATTGGTTGGTTGGGGTGAAAATGGCTCATACCAGCTTGGTACTGGTACTACTACTGATAGCAATAATCCTATTAGACCACAAGCACCATATACAGGTATTAAAAAAATTCAATATCATACCGATACATTGTTTATGCTGACGACCGCGGGTGAAATGTATACTGTTGGTGGGGTAAACAGTGATGGTATTGCTGGTGATGGTACGACTACAGCAGGTACGACTACAAAGAAAAGAGTAGCAAAAATTCAACGTGATAAATTTGATGATTTTATTGTTATAGGGTATTATTATCCTGGTACTGCAGGACCACCTGCTGTTCCTGCTGAATATCGTAGAACAGTGTATGCCATTACGGATGATCCTGTCAGAAAAGTATTTTATGCATGGGGGAGAAATAATTTTGGGCAATGTGGATTGCCCATAGCTATGAACCCCATTCTCATTCCTATTGAAATACCACTCTAATAGATGCCAACATTAATATCAACCTCTGCATTTGCAGCAAGTATAGTGCACAATAAAGCACTAAATGCTTACCAGGACATTGTATGGTCTCTGCAGTATGCGCTATGCGGTGCCAATGTGCAGGGTGGGTTTTGTACATTCTTATATGATGCACGTGTACCCATGCTCACAGGTGGAGGCATTGGTTCTTCACTGGGATATGCACCAAGTCAAGACTATACCGGCTTTGCTTCTCTTTCAGGGCTAAGTGGTGCGGTTTTGGGCATTGGGTTTGATACACATGGTCAATTTGCATTATCTGGCAATGGCAAAACCACAGGGATAGCATCTAATTATGGCCCTGCCATTACCATTAGAACAGGATCCAATTTTACATATCTAACATCCATTGCACTATCATCTCTAGACTCTGCATTTGCATTTACAAGTTCCGGGCTTGTGTTTAATACACTGAGATTTAGACTGCATGATGCAGGATCTGCCATTGAGATCGCGCGATTCATTGATGATTCATACACCGTGATACTTGACTGTCCTGTTTCAATCAATGCATCAACTTCTTCTTTTTACAAGGCAGGTGTATCATATGCAGCTCCTCTGTGTGGCATTGCTACAGGTGCTAAATTTGGTATAAAGAATTTTCATGTTGAGGGAGCTGATGATTTGCCAGTAATATCAGCTCCTCCGCCACCAACAATATACAGATTTCCTGTTGTTCAAAATCTTTCATTTGAAACACCTGAATCAATTAGGCTGCGTGCTCCTGCAACTACAAGTCTCATTGGACCATATGTGCCTATTCAGCCACCTGTTCCAGATGCAGTATATGCATGCAAGGATCTTTGCTTGGATCCGTTTGTATTGGTTCTGGTTTTGGATCAAACAGATTCCATAGGAACATATAGTGCACAGCTTGGGCTACAAGTGCTTAAAGAATATGCATATACAGGTGCCGTTAAAAAGGTATCCATTATTTCTTTTGGTGACAAAGTGTGCCCACAGACAATTACATTTGATAATACCATTCAAGAGGCAATAGACTTTCTGCAGCAGGCATCTAGCAATGCGGGACCGTTTTACTGTGATGGTGGCAGTGATATGCCAGAAAATGGCATTGATGCACTATTTCAAGCAGCAAATATTTTAAGAGATTATAAAACTAGCTACAACAAGTACATCTATTTTGTAACCGATACAGCAGATTTTAATAATAATACAGTTGGTGCATTTAGTGCTGATGCTGCAATCAATGCTTATTGTGACAAGGCATGGATGATTATTGGTGGCATCTATCAAGATGCCAATAATCTGTATGCTGATTATATTGCTGAGTCAACAGTTGTAAAATATGATTATTTCCCAAGCTGCATAGCATCTTTTGAGGCGTACTGTGATGCACCAGTTCGTAGTGCAGGTGTTAAAGGTGTACATAATTATACGTTCAACGGCGGAACACAAACAGGACCGTATAACATTACATACAGCAATACAAATGCACCTGCACGGTTCACAGTAAGTTGGGGTCCCTCAATAACTGGCACGTGTTTCATAGGCGATCAAACATATAATGCTGCACTCACCGCACTAGGATATTCACCCATTGCTGCACCAAAGCTTACTACTAATACACCAGAGATCACTGCTATGCCTGCACTTACTGCTATGCCTGCACTCACCGGTGTACTTACCATATCTAAAGCAAGGGAAACACCATCTGATATTAAGATTGTAGTTGAGTCGCCATTTGATGGTTCAAATTGGCAATTTGAAGTTAAGTGCTATGGTGAATAAATAGCCATATGGAAAAAACATTGGTAATTTTATTAGGTAATGCACGTGGTGGCGAAAAAACATGGCATACAATGTTTGAAAATTTAATGTACCCCTATAATGCAGATTTAGCGCTGCTTTTTGGTGAGACAAAATCAGGAGATAATAGCCTTTTTAAAGCAGCAAAATATGTTTGGGAATTACCTGAATATGAAAACTGGGCTGATTATTATAATGATAACTGCACGGGCAATTGGAGAGAATTCTACGATAAAAATAGTAATACAGGTGTATCTGGCGGTATTGATAAATACAGCGGATCAGGAGCAATTATTTTTGCTTTCAGGCATTATCTCTTAAAAAATTATAGTGATATATTATTACAATATGATAGAATAATTCTGACTAGATCGGATCATTATTATCTTTTTAAACATCCAGTTTTGACTAATGATGCTTTTTATATTGTCGAGGGAGAAGATCATGGTGGTGTATATGATAGGCATCATATTTTTCCATCACATATGTGCAAAGATGTCCTAGGTATTGTTGAATATATTTGTTCACCTATTAGTTTACAATTAAATAATTTAAATCCAGAGAAAGCTCTCTTAGAATACTACAAATATAACGGATTATATGCAAATATCAAGAGATGCAAACGTGTTCAATGTACAGTGAAGCTTAAAGAAGATCAAACACGATGGGCAGTAGGCGTATGTCCAATGCCAGAACATGATGATATTTTATTAAAGCGTCCTAGGGAGTATGAATTAGCTTTGCGAAATAAAGAGCAATGAGCTTATAATGCAATTCGGTGCAAAAATAATAAATATGTGAATGAAGATTGCTTTTACTTCAGATCATAAGCTCGAATCACGTTGTACACATTTAAAAAATACTTTACAAAAATACAATTTTGAAATTGTAAATCATAATGATGCGAGTGTTTCACCTGATGCAGATATATGGATCATTGACTATCTATACGGCACCGCTAATTACGTTGATGATAACATTAAAAGATTTAATGAAATATCAGTTGTTGCAGAAAAATACAAGGGTAAAGTTTTGCTCATGTGCCTAAACGATGGATGTCCGTTGTATGCGTCAAGATTACCTAAATCTCTGACTGAACGAATTGAGGGGGTAATTGCTTTAAATAAGCAAATTGCAAATAAAGATACAAATAAAAATTTAATTGAAGATAAGGTTATATTAATACCACGATACACTATTGATTATATACCTTTTAAGCGAAATAGTATTCAAAAAAATAAAAGTTTTTTTGTGGGTAGATTGACTGGTGATAACTTTTTTAATGGAAAAAATTGGCGCATTGAATCACTTAAATTAATTGAGCAAGCAAATCTTATACCTGAGTATTTTGAAGGGTGGTTGCATTCCGAAGATAATAAAATTCTCGGCCCAAGACTAGGAAATAATGTTGAGTATTTTAATACTGCAGTTGGTATTCAAAACAAACAAATAAGTCATAATGATTATTTGGTACAACTTCAAACATATCAGACATCTTTATGCTTACCAGGTAACACTGCTTGGGGATATAGACACCTTAACTCACTTGCTTGTAAAAACACCATTATCTCATATGAACTCTCGAGCAATACCGATGAATGGTTATTTCAAGATGTGTTTAATGATAGTTTTTATTTCTTAAAGAAAGATCTTTCAAACCTTTGTGATATTATCAAATATGCTGCAGATAATGTTGACGAATCAATTTTCCGAGCAGAACAATCGTATGCAGCATACTGCACTTATTGGGAATTGTTACCTGATAACACATATCAAGATCATGTTTGGAACGGAATTGTAAATTCCTTTGATAAGATTGGTATTAGTTTATAATGCAACCATTTTAATCCACCGCTCTACACCACATTTAAAATATACTCTGTCCCTTTTTTTGTATCCGCTCTTTTCTAAAAATTCTGTTTTTTCTTTCTGCGCACCTATAATTATTATAGTATTATGAATATCATTAGGAAATGCATCGTAATTGAATACTGCTTGTGTGGCATTTGCATCATCTGTAATTAAAAGATGCTCCTCTATAATACCATCCTTGCAACCATAAAGCTTTGTAGCAGTATTAGGTATTCTGTTACAAAAATCAACACATATTACTGCTTCACTAGGTGATGCACTATTATCAGAAAAGCTAACATCACTTACAATTTGTCTATCAATAACTTGAAAGTCATTATTTTCTTCAATGATATTATTTATCCTGATATTATCTGGCTTAAAGTTTCTGCCATTTGTCGATAGAATATTTCCTATACCAATATTATGACAGAGGCTCTGCATTGGATATACTTGTAATTTTTTATTTTTAAACTGCCAGCCATTGACATTTGCTGCAAATCCGAGCATGTCACCGCCCCATTCATTTTTAAGACTATAATCCCATCTTGTCTTCCATGTGCTCCACGCCCAGCATCCAAACCATCTATGAATTATTGCATGCGTGGGAAGTGATTCTGATGTATTTCCTGAATATGCACTGCATGTACCTATTTGGTGATCATCTCTAAAATTATCATCACACCACTCAAAAAAATTGAGTGCATTTGGAAGCAAAACAGTATCATCCTCAATATGGATGTTATAATCACTTTGGTTAAATGCAGTACTCAATGCTTGTTTAGTATTCTCTGCAATGCCTAATACATGATTGTTTATAACAATTTGCTTCTCACAAGCATTAAACTTATCAAAAACATCTATAACTTGATCATAGCCAGGTTCGATGAATGCAAGGAGTTTATAATTTTCAATTTTATAACATTTAGTTAGTGACTCAAGCACCTGTTTGGTGAGATCGGGTCTCTTCCATGCTGTCATTGTTATTGTTTTCATAATATACCTTTCAAAATTTTTGCTACTGCGTCGTCACTGTACATTATCTCAACTTGCTGCTTTGCACTGTCAAGATCCTTTGTGTATCCACTTTCATATAATTTTCTCATATGCAATTGAGCTTCAATTAAATTAGGATGTAACCACAAACCGTTCCAATTGTATTGTGTATCATATTTATGGCTAACAAATTCGCCACCAACTAGCATTGCAGTGTTTTCATTACAAAAATCAGTATTGCCGCCATAATTGGTACAGATGGTGGGTATTTTTCTTAGCATTGCTTCTGCAATGTGTCTTCCAAATCCTTCTGCAGCATGAAGAGATACATAACAATCTACATCATCATAAATTTCATCAACAGTCTCAACAAAACCATTTTTGATGGTGATACGCACATCACCATCAATGCACTCTGTTAAAATTCGTTGACTTCTTTCAGTTAAATCAAAAGTTTTGATAACCATTGCAACATCTTTGATATCAGCAAATACTTTCTTGAATGCATTGATTGCATGTGTAATGCCTTTGCGGTGAATAGTAAATTTGCCATCAAATGAACAAAGAAATGTAAATATTTTTTGATTCTTCGTACATTCTCTCAAAGGCATTTCCATGCTATATGGTACCCATTTGCTATCAAAATTATTATTTTTAAGCACCTGCTGGCAAAAGTGACTAGGCGCCCAAATCTCTTGCATGCATATTAATTTGCTTGCATCACCAATTGGTATGACATTTGATTCGCAGACAAATGTATTGATGAATGGCATATTCATAGCAGGTGTAAATCTCCATGCTGATGGTACAGGTATAATCAAGCATTTTTTAGTTTTAAAATCACTGTAATTTTTAAGGAAGGTTGCATATGATACAAATTCGTGATCAATATTAGCAATGCGCAGGGGTCGCAAATACCCCTGCGCAGACATACTAATTCCTGTGTTGTTGGTTGAACTTATTACATGTATCATTTAAAAAAATCATTATCTATGACATCATCTTGTGCACCGTTTTTGATCTCGTATACGATGTCATGTTTCATGGAGTGAAAACGTTCACCAATATATTTTTCAATAGCAACTGGCTTTACCCAATCATATTTTTCTGGATCAATGCCGAGATTTCTCATTTGACCATCCGCAACTTTAATGGCTTCAATCAGACAGTTCCATCGAACGATTTCATCGATCGACATTTTTGATGTGGGTGTTGTGCTACTGTTTATGGTATTCATACCACACTGTATATGTATTTTTATTTGAAATCAACTGTTTTGTTGTGCAAGAATTGATGCAGCATAACCAAGAATAACTGTAGTAAATATTTCTTTTTTGAGTTTGCTATGCGATTCAATGCATGCATTTGAATTTAAAATGTTTTTGCTCAACAAGTCAATTGCAAGTACACTTTCTTGCTTAGCAAACGCTTTGTATGCATTAGTGAGGGCATGCATCAAACTATCAACGGTGCAATTTTTGCCATACATTTGTGCAGTTGTATAAATTGACATAATTTTTGCATAATCGTCACTCTTTGCAATTTCCTTTATAATGCTATCTATAAGCCGTATAGCATCTTCATAATTCGCTACATTCAATTCAACAGCTTGTATTGCAGATGCAGGGACGTCTGGTAAAGATTCGATGAATCTACGATCTGTATTCATAGTTATTCCTCTCTTGCAGCAGACATGGCTTGAACCATCTGCTCGTGTGTGGCATCAATGTTAATAACGTCTGTCATTAGGGCAGTGGAGGCTTGCAGATTGACACTAATGTTTTTTTCGCAGTTGATGCATTTATAAAAATTGGGCTGATCCAAACGAATGGGTATAATTTGTTCTGACATGTTGGTGCACGGACATTTGAGCTTTAGTGTCTGCTTGGCTGCATCTGCAATTCGTCGTGTCAATTGCTCTTCCATCACAAGTGCAGTTTTGTTTTGCAAGTAATTGTTCATGCAACTACCTATGATGATTTGCAACAATAATGTTAACCCAGCCCCTGACCAGAAATTTAAAACAGGGGCTATTAGAATACCTCCAACTGTGCTAATAGCTAATGCAATAATGATGGGTATCCACGGGTGCTTTTCCATGCATTAATTTATTTCCTTTTCTCAAAAGGCAAGAATGCTTCACCAAGTCTGAGCCCTGCATTAAAGATTTTTTTGGTTAATGGTCTCAAAACTCTAATTACAGAAATAATTATGAGCTTTTGATGTTCCTTGAGAGCAGGGTTATCTAATGCACGTCTGAGATCTTCGGCAATGCCTCCCAACGAGTATACAAGTGCACCAATCTTCTGAACCATTTGATTTAGTTCGTGAGGTATCAATGGCTCTGCAACTGGCTTGTTTTGCGCAGTTGGGCTATTAATTGGAGCAACTTTCATCAAAGGCTCCATCTGGCCTTCTCCACTACTACCAGACCGACCTTTGCCTTGCCCAGTCGTATTTGCAGCGCCTGGTCCAAAACTGCGCTGCTGATTGCTCATAAAGTTATTATCCATCGTGAATATTTAATGTAAAGCAATAAATATGTGCATGTCAAATAAAATTTTTAGCAACGTTTTTTCAACGATCCTTGAGCAAGATGAAGGAATGCCAACACCGGCACAGGCAGCAAATAATGCTACACAAACAGAAACTAACTTTGCAGCTGGTGATGAAGATGCACAAACAGCTGATACAGGAGCAGATATTAGTCCAGAAGATCGCCAAATGTTGCAGCATGCTGCGCAAAAAGAGGCGAAAATGATCAAAAATTTGCAAGGCTGGATTGTGCAGTTGGATGGAATGGTAGATTATCTCAATGGTACAGAGGGTAACTCCATTCAGATGCAGCTCAAACAAGCAGTGCCTGACACCATCTTTGATAAGATGCGCACATCAGAAGCAAAGAAGATTGCTCGCGTTGCTAAAGAAATTTCTGCTCTTGCAGAAACGTTCAAAGGATATCTTGCTACCAGCAATTCGCCTAAATACCGTTTTGTGTAGTTACACTGGTTGAGGTATCTGTGATATCATCAATTGTGCCTGTAGCCCTTCAAATGTATTCTTTTGAATAAATTGAGGGGCTATTTCATTTAAGTTGAGTGCAATGCACACATCATTGAAGTCTTTGTATTTTGTGCCAATGGTTTTTGGCCAGATAAATACCTTTTGCTTCATCTGAATAAGCTTCTGGGTTTTGAAAAAACTTGCCCTATCAATCCATTGCGAATCTAAAACCCAGATGATGTCAAAAAACTTACAATACATATCAATCTGTTCTTGCTGCTTGTTGGAGAAGAGCATCATACTCTTTTCCTGAATGCCGCCAACTGCAATGGAGTTTTTGCAAAAGAATGCGTTTAGTGGGCCTTCAAATACAAATGCATTTGTACAATTTGGTTGTAATTTATTGATGTTAAACAATGCTCTATCACCACCAGTTTTAGATAGATATTTAGGCAATTCATCATTTACATCTTGCAGAAAACTGCGTGACTGATAAAACACAATTTTGTTGATCATATCAACAAAAGGAATTACTATGCGATGATGATGTCCCGTTGTTTGATCTCTGTCTATGCATAGATACAAGGAGTCTGGTCTATTTACAGCGACATCCAAGCGGCGATGCTTGATGTATTCAACAGCTTTACTCACCACATCATTATTTCTGTAAAAGTTGATCTGCATTTCATCAAACAAGTTGATGCAATCTCCAGGTAGTGTTGGTGTTTCAATGAATCCACTTATGGCAGCAACTGCGGTATTGCAGTCAAATGTTTCATAATTGAGACTATCAAGCATAATCTCATTGTATGGTAGTCCAGTTACTTCTTTGATCCATTTATAAGCGCTGCTATTCCATCCGCAGTTGTGGCAGAACACATTGTTGCGATCTGGGATATAATATAGCCTGCGCTTTTTAAGCCAGCTTTTGCCTTCTCTGCAAACAGGGCAGGAAGCTTGATATGTCTTAGTAAACCTATTGTATTTAGGTGCACCTGCAAATTGGTAAAATTTACTTATAACATATGCTTCAGGTAACTGCATTCCTGAATATAGATTGTCTGTTACTTCTTATCAACTGAATCAACATCTTTAATCTCAACGGTGCCTCTGTGAAAGAATACACCATTGTTGGGATCATACCAATGTGCTTCAACATGGATTTTATCACCAGTGCGGTGCTCCACAATTCTCGGAGCTACCATTGATCCAGTTGGTGATACCATCATGATGGGGCGTATATAGTTCATATGTATTGTATTTATGCTTACTTGAACATATTTACAATGTTATGTAGGCTTTTGTGTGTGTAAAATGTCTGCAGCCATTCTTGCTGCTTATCAATGATGTTGTTCATTTGATGCTTTTTGCATAGCTCCAAAAACTTTTTGAATGTGCCTGCGGTTTTTAGGTTGTCAAACTGCGCATTCATTTTATCTAATTCACCTTGCTGCCGATCATAAGAATTGTGGAGATCGGTTAAAATAAAATTCTGCTCAAGCTGCAATTTCTGCTCCTCATTAAGAACAACAGTTTTTAGCAGAATTTTCTTAGCTTTTGCAGGTGCGGCAATGCGTGCAATGTTGTCTGCAGGGTCACCAATTAAGCATTTGTATTGAACAAAGTCCTCAGGCAAAACTTCTGTATAGTTCTTAAAGTTATCCATGTTTATGATGCATTTCTTATTTACATCATAAAAAGACACTTTGTTGTTGACTAGCTGCAGCAGGTCTTTGTCTGCACTAACGATAATCATGGGAGCTTCAAGTCGACGGGTAAGATATGCAATAACATCGTCGCCCTCCATTGCAAAGGGGAAAACATTGTAGCACCCCAGAGCATCAATATACTCTTCAATGACACTATAATGTTGATACACCTTTTCTGTTCTCTCTGCGTCTCGGTTGGTTTTATATGTTTCAGCAGCAACAACTTTGCGGAAGCATAGTGTCTCTGGTTCCAGTTTTTTATCCCAAACACAATATACATTGTCTGGCTTGAACTTGTCAAAATAACTCTTGAGTGTGCGTAAAAAAATATATGCCTGCAGACTACCAACCTCTTGCTCATCTCCACCTGTTTTATTTGCTATCCAAAATGATCGATGAATGATGTTGCTTGCGTCAATGATTAAATTCATTTTTTTCGTATTGTTTGATGGTTACTTTATATACATCTGCAGGAGATGTTTGAACAAAGTCAAGAATACCATTTTCTATACCGAAATCAAATTTTTCTTTTAAAATTTTCCTGTTGGTGCACGTAGGAAGAGAGAGAAAGCAAAGGCTATCTCTCTCCTCTTTTATAAACACCAGCATTTCACCCAAGTACGTCCCCTTGGTTACAGCAAAAATTTTTCTATGATGTTTATGCTTAAACAGATTGTTAAAGATCGTTGTCATTGTTAAAATGTGACATCATAATGTAATTTTGTACTGCATGCGCAAGTGCATCAGCTTCCATGCCTGTTTTTGCAAATATAATTCTAATGGGTGTTCCTTCAAAATCATAACCAATGAGCATATAGCTGGCAAGAAATTCACTCAAAGTAGCAATGACTGCCTGGGCACATTCTTCCTTGTACATTTTTTCTTTGCCATGAGCTGCTTGCTGCATGAGAGCTTCATGAATTAAAGTATTCAACACCTGTCGCTCATCAGGTGTTAGTTTTTCTTTAGCAGTATTTTTTGTTTTGGTGCTCGCAGAAACAGCGGCACCGGAAAGGCCTGCAGATTTACTGTTTTGTCGTTTTTTCATACACAGAAGTTTTTGCACTGGGCACCACACCCCTGCTAATAAGATGTGTAATAATTATTTCAATGGAATCAGTTTTGATGCTATAATTTTTCGGAAATAAAACACCACCATCATTAAATTCATACATAATATCATTAGCAAATTCTTTGTTTTGATAGCATGTGATGTATACACTATGGATACCTGGCTCTACGAGAATGGTCCAGCGGCGTGTGTCAGTTGCTGCATATTCATTGAAGATGCGATAGGTTATAAATTTATTATCCTTGAGTCGCTTGACAAAATATCCAAGAGTGTTTATTTTATTGTGTTGTTTCTTCATGAAGTAAAGGAAGATGTGATATACTTTAATTTATGTCTCTTGTTTATAATATCAATAGCGATTACACCGAGAGATGTATTGATGTTAATATTGATTGTGCTTTCACTATTAAAATTGATGCTTCTAAAGAAATCAAGATTAAGTGGTACGGCATCAAAGGGCACAGAGCATTTTGCAAACTCAAATTGAATGCTATCAACATTTGATCTTGATCGATCTGTTAGATCTGCAAATACTGTATCACCATCACATGATAGATATACTTTGTTACTGTCTGTACTAAATGCGCTAAACTTAGTCAAGTCAATCAATTTTGCAGCAGTAGGCTTGAATATAATGTTAAAATTAAATTCACTAATTTTTTTAATGTTGATGGCTGGTTGATTAATAATACCATTATCAAGCAAGTGATATTTAAATCGTAATGCAGGTGATTTATATTCAAGATTGTTTGCATTTATTGCAAACCCTGGTGTATCTTCACTAATTTGATCTACAGCCTTGCTAAGCTTCATCAAGCTCGGAATATTCAGGAAGCCATCATATTTTGATTCAATTTCAAATGTACCATATGCAATGGTGACATTATCTGGTGAACCTGTGAGACATGTCAGTGTATTTTGATTGATGGCAAAAATAGCAGCATCGTTGATTTTAACTAAGCTTTTTATGTATGCACCAAATTCTTTTTTATCCAAATAAATTGAATTCATGTATAACTATACCTGCACATTTTCAGTATTCCAGGCTACTTTTGCCTGTGTTTCATTGACACCTTTGGAAACATTTCCACATGTTTGACATGTGTATTGATACAATGTATCTTGTGTTTGCTCACCTTTAGGTTTACCGCCACACAAACTACAGTCTGCAAATGTTATTTTTTTTGGCTTCTTGACTGCAGGTGCTGTCTCTATAGTTTTAATTGCTTTTGTGTGCTCAGTTAGCAGTTTGCGAATATCAAACAAAACATTATAAATGTCTTTGAGTATGCTATTTGCATCATCTTTAAACGTAAATTCAAGCTGATCAGTTTGTGGTGGCTGATAGAGCGGTAGCTGTTGTACAGCAGGCTGCATTTGTGGTTGCATCTGCATGGGCATTGTCTCAACGGGAGACATCTCCGTTGGAGGCACATAAGCGGCCTCCAACGGAGATGTTGCTAACTGTTTGAATGTTTTTTCGAGCTCTGCGCTACGACCGCCAAACTTTGCACTACTACCTACTGAAGCAATGTTAGTGTCAATTTCTTTCATCTGACCATACATTTGGCCTATGAAGTTTAGGATGGCGTTTTTTTCATTCATAATTTATGCAGAGAGTTCTTCAATCAGTTTGCGCATTTTTTCATCATCATCTTCATCATCATCAATGGACTCGACTCCCACTGCATCAGTGGATTCACCGAACTGCTTTGCATGTGCGCTTTGTTCAGATGCAACTGCTGCTCTTGCTAATGGTGCAGCAGGTGTAGCAGGTGAGCAGTAGTAATGTTCTTCGAGAATTTTCTTGATATCATCATATGACCGGACATTGAATACCTTGTCAAGCTCTTTAGTTGAGTTATAGATCTCTTCAATCTGATTCTCGGATAGCTTCAAATCAATGGGGCTTGTGAAGCGGCTTGCAGTATAATTTGCATAACCACCTTGATCTTCAACCTTGACTTTGAGATTGACACCTGCGGAAGAAAGATCAAATACTTTTGCACCAAACTCGTCTGCATCTTCACCGCTAATTGCATTGTTGATAATGTTGTAGAGCTGCTTGCCAAAACGAATAATCTTGACCTTGCCATTGTTCTCAGGATTTGTCGGATCTGATACCACATATACATTCATGATCCAGCGATCACTTCTGCGAATGTTCTTGATCTTTTCCTTTTCTGTTTCAGTACCATTACGGTAAACGCGTATGCGTTCCTCTGCTACTGGATCACGTTCATTCCAGCTAGTGGGTGAAATAATGCTTGTGTATGCTCCTGTAGCAAAGCTATTCCATCCAAAGGTGGAATATTTGAACCAAGTCTTATCAGGATCTTGAATAAAAGGAAGCAAACGAATTACGTACGTATTGCCCTTTTCAAAAGAAATAATATCTCTTGTGCCGGTATTTTGTTTTTGTTGCTTATTAATAGCATCTCTAATGCTATCGAACATGGATGTATTGTATTTCATAGTTATTTTAGTTTGTCTGTGTGGTTGGGTATTTTATTTGTTGTTTGAGAATATCAAGACCATTACGTGCAAGTTGTTTGCATTTATTGGAAGTGACAAACATAGTTCTGTGGCGGGTAATGTCCTTAAAAAATTCATCTCCTAAAATCATTACCATGGCATCGCTATGCTTCATTATTTTATTATCAAAGTCAGAAAATGCAAGTAATAAATATATGCATACATTGAAGTTTTTTAAATGAATAGCAAACCATGGGACACCTGCAGGTGACTCTGCATCAAGGTATTGATCAACTGCTAAATTATTTTGTTTGCAAAATTTATGAACATATAACAGTGATGATTTGATAAAATCAATCACCCAGTCATCATCTGCCCTGTTGAGCTTATTACCAATGTATGCATGGTACATTTTTATAGCTCGCATGCTCTTAAAAAATGTTATTGATTGAAAGTCCGTATCTTTAAACCCTGCATTAAAAAAGTCATTAATGCGTATGTCTGGAAAAGATGCAAAAAACTCAGACAGCTGCTTTAAGCATACTTGTGTTTCATCGTCTATATTATCAAAGTTTTTGCGCAGTGTATATGGCTTGCCTTTACGCTGCGCTTTTAGATATTCATTATATATATGCTTATCGAAATCACTTAAGTGCATTTGCATTTTTATTGAGATATTTGGAGATATACTTGCTTTTATACAGCATAGGATCGTAATCAACGAACATCTTAAATATCTGATAGTCACACTCTAAGTCAAGCATACTTTTAAACAAATCTCTATATTTTTTATTTTTAAGTAGCAGTAAAAAAATATTGGGAATATTTAATTTTTTACCATGCATGATGGTAATAAAACTACAAAAAGAGAGCATGCTATACTCCTGTTCAAACTCACTTTCAAGATTCATGGGGAGATAAGGTCTTTGTAAATAATAAAAATTTTTCTGTAATTTTACCACCAGCAGCAGCATCGTGTCCGCCTGCCCCTTCGCCGCATAGCGTATCTGCAAGAACAGATAAATTAACTTTGCAATCCTTGCTTTTTCTAAATGATACTGTTTTAGTTTTTGGGTTAACTAAGATGGCAATGTTTGCCTTGTATGTATTAATGATATAATGTGCTACATCATTATGTGCTGCACTACAGAAGCAACTTATAACTTTGTTATCTCTGATTGTGCCTGTGAATAAATGCAGGTCATCTGTAATTTCTTTAAGCTTTTTATAATAGAATACAATAGCATTTTGCTGCAATTGTGTAAATCCGCTAAAACCATTAATAAATTCTTTGCAAAATTGTTCTATTCTGTTGCCTGTATAGCTCCAGAATATGATGCTTAAATTTTTTGATTCTTTTAATTGCAGGGTATAGCTGTCGTAGTCACTTACTAATAATAAAAGCTTCGTTCTCTCTGGTGTTATTGCTTTTTGGCTGATTAAAATATTTTTGTTTTCTTTAAAAATAATTTCAGCGGCAGATTTGCAATCATACACATGTACTCTTGCCTTGATATACGAAGCGGCCTGCGTCTTATGTGATTCATGATGATCATAAATAACTACATTGTCAAGGTCAATTAGATCAGCAATGCTGCTGGTATCTAAATCAGCAAAGACAACTTGCTTGTAATCAGAAAACTTGTGCGTGTTTAGCCATTTGAGTAATTCTTCTCTCAGTCTTGCGGCATTGCAGGTGTATTTCTCAATGTTTGTTTCGCCGTGCATCCATGTGTGTATTATTTGACACATTGCGCCATCCAAATCCACATCAGACCAAACAGCTATTTTTTTGCTTGACATTATATCTATTTAATCTCTGTACAAATTAATCAACTTTCATTCAAAAAGTTCAATGCTCGTGCTACATCTTCTGAATCTTGTGTCATGTTGTTGATTGATACATCTTCTGAAATAGTGAGCGTGGAGTAGTCAATTTTAAAAGCATTGGTGCCGAGATTTCTACCAAATCTACTCTTAAGAATAGACGTTCTTAAAATGCCAGCTTCATTATCCCCTTCACCCTGCCATGCACTTGCAATGAAATCTGCGGTTGCACCAAGTGCATAACTCTCACTCAAAGATGTTAAACCAGGCTCACTTACAGAATATCCAGTTCGATTCAGTTGGGTTACCGTGATTAAAGGACATTTAAAAATGTAAGTTAGTGCACGTGTTTCTTCACTGATGTATTTGATGCGTTCATAGGAATCTTTGCCACGTGTTGTTGTTAGCAAATTAATATAATCAATGATAATTGCATCAATTTTAACACCTTTTTTATTAATTTTTGTGATGTAGCCTTGTATGTCTCGTGGAGTCATACAACTTGGAGGAAATTCTTTGATGATAATTCTGCCACCAGTTGAATCTTTGAAATTTTCTATTTTGGCAGATATAACTTCAATATCATCTGCTAATTTACTGGTCGATGTTTTTGCAATTTGTGCAGTGAGCCTCTTGGCATAAACCATCTCTGACATTTCAAGCGAAATAACGAGTACATTTTTTCTTTGTCTTGCTATATTAACTGCACAGTTGCCAAGAATAATACTTTTTCCGATGTTGGTTTCACCTGCAAAGACATACATTGCTCTACCATCTTGCATAAAACCACCATTAAGTTTTTCATCAAGCCATTTGTATCCAGTCGAGATAGTTGGATCGGTTCTTTTTAAGTCATCAACGACGCGATGAAAATCGTTCAATAAATCCAAACCAATGTCGTGCACAAGAGTTACAGTGCAGGTTTTTTCAAACTGGTCTAAAATTTTGCTGGTATCAATGTTGCCATTCCCTACATCTTTAGCCACAGTCATCATGGTCTGATAAATGCCTCTCTCTTTTAAAAATCGCTCTGTATTATCATACAGCTCATCTTTATTAAGAGATTTATCTATTGAAGCAATTGCGCCAAGTGCAGTTTTAAAACTCTGCCTTTTTTCATCTGAATCAAGATATGCTTTAATTTCTGTGGTTGTTGGCAAACACCTGCGTTTGTTATAAAAGCTACAGATGATGTCAAATACCATGTGTAAATTTTTATCATTAAAGTATTCCGGTTTTACATGATCAATGATAGTGAGTAGATACTCTTCGTCAACAAGTGACTTGTATGTCACTACCTTTTCCATCCAGTCAAGATCTAAATTCATATCTATTAAAATAACATACTACCCTACGAATACAATTCAAGGAATTTTTTATTACTATTGCTCCATGTCACATCATCCAAGCTTTTGAGACCAGGTGATGCATGAAAAACATTGATGGGCCATACTCCAATTCTCATTCCTTTGGCATTGGCATCAATGCAACTTGCGATATCATAATGATGAAATTCAAAGTTTTCATTCCACTTCCACCCTGTTTCAATGGCGCGCGATACATTAACTGCAACAAACAGACCATCTACAATGGCAACTCGATCTGGTGTTGCACCAAATCCAGTCATAACTTTCTTGTCACCAAATATGTGACCAGCATATCCACGGTGATGTTCCCTGCTTGCCATGAGATGCCATAATGCAGGGTGTGTAATTTTTGGTTCTCGAGTTCCAGCTAGTCCAACTATGTCAAATTTTGAAGGGCCGTGCATTGCTTCATTGAGCTTATCTTTGATGTGTGCATCATCAATCCAGACATCATCATGAACAAATACAACGTGGTTGTAATATTCTGCAACTTCTGCATTAATAAATTTGTTATATACTTTGCTCAGCCCCTCAGTGTTGTTGGTGATAACTTTTAATGTGTTGGTATCTGTTGACCAGCCGTAAGCTGCCATGCTTTTGTAAATAAGTGTATCACTTTTTTTAGCTTTTTGCGTGCAGCTTACATATAATATATTTTTCATTTTGTTGTTATTTTGTTAGCATTTTTATTTCTATACGCACTTGTTGTAAATTATCTAATTTTAATTATAAATACATTATATGTCAAGAGTCATAGCACAGCTTATCTATTTGCAAATGCAAGTACGCATTTTTCATTGGCAAACAAAATCATATGCTCGTCACAAAGCTTTAGGTAAATTTTATGAATCTTTTGATGATTTGTTAGATAATTTTGTTGAAACATACCAGGGTATTTTTGGGCGCATTGGTTTTGCACAAAGTCTAGAATTAAAAAATCTTGAAGACTCTACAAATTTAGAGAACATTTTTAATAATGCCATTGCTATTTTAAGAAATGAAGCTCCAGATATAGATGAGCACTCTGATTTAATTAATCTTCGTGACGAAATGATTGGACAGATGGATAGATTAAAATACCTGCTTACTCTGGAATGAATAAGAATGGTGAGTTATTATTAAACTTACCGAGAAGTGTTAAGCATCTGGTTTTAAACATTACCTCATAAATGCATCCTTCAGGAATCTGCATCCATCCTGCGCTTTTGCATTCAACTGAGCTAAAGCTGCCAGTTTTGGTATTTGCGAATAAAGTGCTGCCTTGACGTGCAATGAATGCTCTATTTTGAGCTCTATTAATGATCCATACAGCAAATGTTCCTTTAATTTTCTCTAAAACCACTTTAATAGACTTTTCAATCATCATAGCATTTCCCTCTTTATCGGATTTTTCATGCTTAAAAGTATGAAAATGCAGCATAATAGGAATTAAAGAGCTGTCAACCTTTATATCTTGTGTGGGTGCGTATTCCTGTTTTAGTTCTTCAAAATTTGAAATAACACCATTATGTGCTACAATCCAATCATTGTCTTCAAACGGGTGACTTGTTTCTTCTTTCCATACTCTAACTGAACTTGTGGGTGCCTGAAAGTGGCCGAAATGATAAACATTAGAGGCAACGTCTGCAATCTTATTAATGTCAGGCAATTTGCTAAATTTTTTTATATGAAAAGGTGCGGTGTTTTTATTATTAAAAAGACAATGACTATATGCAAATGTTCCACGCTCTTTATTAGCATGAAATAAAACATCATACATATTTCGATCAAATGAACCTATAATTGAGCACATGGAATAATATACTGTAATATATTGTTGTGTAAAAGCAACAATATATTATTGGATAAATAAATAAAGACATGAGCAGCATTTTAAAGAGACCTGGTTGGGTAAATACATACATCATCGATGAGCGTATTAAAATTGGTGATTATGATAAGCCTGTGCCTGGCTGGGGTCCAGGCAAAGAAGCAAAAAAATTCTTTACCGACAAGGAAGGTCAAGAAGTTCCTACAGGGCGCTATGGTACAATGCGAACAGTAGGCAAGACAGTATATAGAGAAGCGGAGCTTGCTTTTGCAAGATATCTTGCATCTTCTCTTGAAATTGCAGAGAATGTCATTGCTACTAAGGAAGTTAAACAAATTTTAAGAGATTATGCTACGCTTGACAGATTGCAGGAGAAAGGTTACAACAGTGTGGAACAATGGGTGCAGGGCTGGATTGAATATGCTCAGGACATATTCGGCATGGATCTTACAAATGTACGTACACAGAGAGAACGTGCCATGAGAAATGCTGTTCAAGATGTTGCACAGGAAATAGAAGATGAGGTTGAAGATGATACTGATGATGAAATAGAAGCAGATGATGAAATAGAAGCAGATGATGAAATAGAAGCAGATGATGTAGTGCAGGCGCATGGTGATGCTCAAGAAGGTACACCTCTTACACCAGAGTTAAAAGAGCGTATATCTGCAAATGCTATTAGACCACAAAATGCTGATTTGTCTGATGATGGTACAGAATGGACAAAAATTTCCTTCTTGGGCCAAAGTGGCAGTTCTTTAACTTATGTTTATCTCAAGGATGTTCCTAAGAACAGAGAAAACACCTCGCTGCTTAGATCCATACGCACGGTTGGAGATGTTATCTCAAATTATGAACTTTCAAAGTATATAACTACAATTGAGCTGACTAAAAACGGTACAACAAAAAGTTATACAGTTGATGAAACAACTGCGGTACCACAAATGGCTCCTGCAGCACCAGCAGAGATGCGTAGAGAGGCTCGCCCAATTGAGTTGGATTTAGGAGAGTCAGCAAAGCTCAGTACTGAAAAGAGATCGATTTTAACAGAGCAAATGAGGATTTCTCGTATGCAACATATGCAGCGTATTGAGCAGCGTTATTTGTAGATAATATCTGTGCAACCTTGTTGTATATAAAGTCTCTCGATCTGATCCTGTTGTTTATATTTAATGGGATCTCTGAACCCTGCTTTGATAAAGCCCTGAATTCTTAGACTGCTACTCGGTGATGTTGCATCGGCTAATTCTTCACCTGAATAACAGGTATATGTTTGATCAAACGGTACTTGCAAACCAACACCCATTTTGATAATATCTGCTTTATCGCATTGAATCAAAGGTGCGACAACTTGAATTTTGTGTTCTCTGTTGAGAGCAGCAACAGCATTAATCTGTGGAAGAAATTCTGGTGAAGAATCCCAATACCCAGCAAGAGAGTCAACTGCAGTAGCGCCATGCCACACCTCGGATGCACCAACAGCTTCTGCATGCGATAGCGCAATGCTTAGAAACATAAGATTACGAAACGGTACATAACTCTTGGGTTGTGCTTCACCTGCAATCTTTCTAACGTCAGGCGTCTTGATATCATCATTAGTAAGTGATGAAGTCGGTGCTAGATGCTTAATGAATGATGCATCCACCTTTCGTAGAAAAATAGGTTTTTTGCTCCTGTATTTTGCGTCAGTATATAAGTAGTCGGCACATTTGAGTTCACGTGAATGTCTTTGACCGTAATCATATACAATGCAGTGAATTTCATCAGCTTCTTTAGCTGCTTTATAGAGTAGTACAGCACTATCTACACCACCTGACAAAGGAACAACGATTTTCTTCATGATTAGAAGGTAATATCTTCAAAAATTTGTTCAAGTGCTTTTTTACTCTTTAAACCAGATAAACGAGCTTCTTCATTACCGTTTTTTAAAAAAACAACGGTGGGTACTGTTGTAATGTTGAGATGCTTGTATGTCTTTGCTGATTCCTCGTCTTTCTCCAAATCAACGTATTTAACTGCAATCTCTGGATGCTCATCGGCAAACTGCTGAAATGCTGGTTTAAACATCGAACATGGACCGCACCATGTGGTTGAAAAATATAATGCTTCAAATTTCTGTTTCATGTTCGTCTCCTTCCTCCGGTACTTCATCTGTAGTTTTATTACCGTAAGCCCATTCAGTTTTCATCTTCTCTTCAAGTTGCGGAAGAATATTGGTTTCCCACAGCTCAATATTATTGCGCCAGTTTTTAGCATATCCAAGCTTTGTGCCGTTAGCAAGAGCATAAGTTGCACCATTTTGTATAACTACGCCCATGCCAACCGCAAGATCAAGCAAGCCATAATATCTATCTAAACCTGTTGAAAATGAGAGATACATCTCTCCTTCAAGATATTGTTTAATGAAGCGGTTCTTTCTAGTTAGCGCTCTAATAATGATGCCGCCATAGTTTTTTTGGCCAACTGCAAGCTCGCTGTTTGAAACAGTCTTGCCTCCGTCATCCTTTAGAGGTTTGCGAGCCAATTGAATAGTGACGGATGGAAGGTATACAACCGACTTACCGCCAGGCATATTTTTCTCAATGCTTGGGTACATAGCTGTTGGATCATCATATACATGGTTAGTTATTACGAATGTTGTTTGTGTGAGTGCACCGAGATTAGTGCACGTCTGTAGCAGGGATTTTATGGCACGTGCTTTGGTGCCCATGTCAGCGCTTGTGCTTTCTTTATCCATTCGGGCAAGCTCTAATTCTGACTGCAAGTTGCCGAGTGAGTCAATTGCGACAATGAACTTGCCTTCGAGCTTTTTTTCTCTGATGCTGTTAAGAAATTTATAAACTGCATTTCTTGTTTGTTCAATGCTTATGCATGGTACATATTTAACTTTGCTAATATCAATTCCTAGTCGAGCTGCACCTTCAGGATCAATGGCAGATTCAGTATCAAAAATTACAGGAAATAGTCCTTGCTTTTGTGCATTTGCAATAATTTTTTGCACAAAAAGACTTTTACCGGTCATTGATTCTCCCGCGATCATGGTCACTCTTCCCTTGGGTATGCCTCCATTGCGTGACCCAGAAATAATTGAATTTAAAACATAAGATCCTGTATCAATCCACTCTTTTACAGTACTGAGTGTATTATTGTTGAGGTACGTTGCATATGGGTTAATTTCGTTGATGCTATCAAGTGCTTCTACAATGTCTTTATCCATGTAAGTATATATATGAAATTATATGTTTTTCAATGGGTGTACATAAAAAGAGCCACCATTTCTGGTGGCTCAATTTTATTAATTATTAAGTATTAATCGTCAAAAAGTTTTACGACTTTGTTAGAACTTTCTGGTACAATGATGGGGCTTGGATTGAAAATCTTAGTATATTGGCTGATGAGCTTTTCGTCAAGAACAATGTCTTCACCGATGCCACCGCCAATTAAACTGTATGTCCACACTGTGCCCTCACTGCGCTTAGAACTATCAAGCAACTCTCCAAAAAACACAGGGAACACCTGAACTGTCAGTTGTCCTGTTTGTGTTGGTTGAATAAAAATGCTTGCAGGATTTTTTACTTGAACATTATTTTCGGTGCGACTAATGAGTTCACCGATGATGGTTTCACTTTGGTTCTTGAATACAACTAGGTTTTGTGTCATGTTTTAATTTATTATATTATCTCTTATTTTCAACCAAATAAGTCAAATAAATCGACTGTTGTCTGCTCGTTTGGTTTGTGTGATGGCCACTTAACAGCAGCATAAAATCTCTCTACTACACTAAAGATAATTTTCTCAAACATTGTTTCATAATCAGGCTGGAATAATGCACTAAATTCGGCTGGATAATAGTATTTGAATGCAATGGTTTTAATGTTGTATTTGTTCGGTGTCTTGATATACATCCAGCGTAGCTTATCTCCAGATTGTAACTTTTCATATTTGGTCTCTAAATCAAGCTTTTTGAGCAATGTATTGTAGAAGTATGCAGATTTAACATGCACTGGCATGCCTTTTGCAGTTGTAAAATCTTTGCAATTATTTGCATGCTTATCATAATCTTTCATGCCCATGACATATGCAATTTCCTCTGGCTTCAGTGATTTCAGCACCTCATATGCCTCATTGAGGACCTTGTTTGTATCAGCACGATTCTGTACACCAATCATTGTCTCAATAATTTTTTTGACATATGGTTTAATTGCTTTAGGCATTGCAGTTCGTACCACTTCTACACCCACATACTTCCACTTGTCACATACAATGCCTTCATCATCTACTACATGCGCAACGTATCGCTTCTTTTGTAAAAATAGTCCTTTGTCAATGATGGACTCTCGCTTAAAAAAGATTCTAGGATCAAGAGAGTTAAGTGAATTAATCATCCGCTCCTTGACTTTTTCATTGATATAATTATTGAGATTATCGATAACTTCATACACCTGTGGCGTTACTTTGCCATCTGTAAGAAGCGGTATGTTGTGATGCTTGAGGAGTGGTGCAATGGAGAGATATACACTGTTATGTACAAGAATATCGTTAGCAAAAAAATTGTGAGCATTATCTCTATCTATTTCTATATCATAAACATATTGCTCATCACTATTGATAATCTCAATAGAATCAATATTCACTAATTTTATATCATTCATAAATAAATTTTTTTGCCCGGCTCACGCATCCCTCTGGATCATTAATATATTCTGATTCCCATATAATTATAACACTATAACCAAGACTCTCAAGTATTTTAATTTTATAATTATCATGTTCCCATATATCATATGCTGATATATTTTTATTATAAAAATTGGGTGTATCTTCGGCTTTATATATTAGCGGATTTGCGTGAAATATATCACCGTTAAATTCAACACATTTTTTACTAGTCGTATCTACAAAGTCATAAAAAAACGGTCGACATTTTACATTGTCATAAATGCAGAATTCTTTATTTTTTTGAGCAAAATATTGATTATTTGTATTGTTGTGTATTTTCCAGAATAAATCTTGTGAAATTTTTGAATGAAAGGATTTAGAAGCTTTCTTTTCAATATAATGTTTGTATCTATCTATGCCTTTTTCTTCACCATATTTTTTAATATAGTTATATAGATTGTTTATTTTACTCCTGCACACTGCATCATATCTCTGCTGCCCCTCTATTTCACCGAGTTTATCTTTAAAGTATTCAATACTACATCCAACATATTTTTGTAATTTTATATATTCATCCCATTTTGCACAACCTTTTTCATCTCCGTATCTTCTTATAAAATTATCACGGGTACAAGCTCTTCCACGGTTATATTCGTCAAACTGCTCTCTTGTCCAGCCATATTTATGATGCTTATACTCAAATGTATTTTTTAAGGATTGTTTTAATCTATATTCGTTCCATCGCTTCATTCCTTCTTCAAGGCCATATTTTTCAATAGATATATCTTTGGTAAATTTTAATTTATTGATTATAGTTTTTGCAATTCTATCTTCTTTTGTAGTGTTAAATCTAACATCATAAGAAGCGGTATTAAGTCCATGCATTGCAATATGATTGCCGTCTACTCTGACAAGCTTTTTATTACACACTCTGCATGTGACATATGTATTTTCGTCATTTTCATTAATTTTATTTTTTATCATATGTACTATTTATGCTGGTGATACTTATTTTTGTATCACCAGCATATCAGTTTTAATGATGTCTACAGGCTTGACACTTATAAGTTTACCGTTCCTCATGACAATACAACTATGATCTTTAGTTACATCAATGTATTTGCCGTTATCAGCTCTCAATCTGTATATCTCTTTCTTTACCTTTCTTTTACTTATCTTGCTAATCTTAGCATTCTGCATAGTACAGTCATCCATATCGACGCAATTGGTTGTAATGTCAAATGAAGGGGTTAGAAACTCATGACCGGTTTTAGAAATACTTGTAGTTCCGCCCCTTTCTTCACATAATTCATATAACTCTTCCATTGTAAAATTGCCGCAGGATGTGCGTATAACAGCATCTGCAACCACACTGTCTGTATCCCCGGCAACAGCAATGTCTTCAAACTTGTCATGACCTAAAACATTAGCAACATATTCCCTTGCAAGTGATCGAGAAGATTTGTTGATGAATTGCCCTGTAAGTGTAATAGAGGATGCAATGTCATCATCACCTAGCGGTGCATTTTTATTGCCCATGTCATTTTTCTTCCAACAAAATCGCTACGTTTGTTGCGCTCTTTTGAGCTGCTATACATCGCTGTATAGATGAGACTATATCATCACAAATTGTGTGCCCCGTTTCGGTATGCTTATACCTACCTGCTGTGCAGTAGTCGTTGAACGTTCGCTATTATTAGCGCTTCGCTGCTGATTATCTCATTGAGACTTCCCAGCAATTAGAGGCATTTTCTTGCCACTAAAGCAAGGGGCTAAAGGCTAACCCGTACACGGAATTAATAAAAATTTTTATACACAATTGTTTTGCATTTAATTGCGCTATTTTATCGCGCAAATAATTAGCTCGTTCTAATAGTTGTTTATTATCTTTCATAGATAATACAATATAGTGAATGCATTTGGTTTATCAACCCTTTAACCATAAATAGAGTATATGGTCAAAACATTTGAGGTTTATGCATATTTAGATCCACGCTGTTCAGATAATTTTATATACGGAGATGTATCTTTCGACTTTAAGCCTGTTTATATAGGGAGAGGATGTGTACAGCACAAGCGCAAATATACACATTTAAAAAAATCTTCAAATATACATTTATCTCACTTAATTAATAAATTAAAGCAACAACAATTAGAACCTGTAATACTAACATTATATGAAAATTTAACATTTGAAGAATCAGTTAAATTAGAAATGATGCTAATTAATTTGATTGGGCGCGCTGATTTAAATCAGGGACCACTATATAATTTTTGTGATGGCGGTGGCGGTGTATTAGGAATAAAACTGTCAGATGAGCAAAGACAAAAAAGAAGTGATACGTTATCAGCATATTTTGCAAATATGACGCAAGAGCAACGAAAAAAACATGGTGTGAAAAGCAAGCACGGCAGAACAGTTGAAGGTGAGTATATTAAAAAAGCTAAATTTCGACAATATTGGGACAATTTATCACCTGAAGCGAAACAAAATAAAGAAAATAAACGTTATAATGCTTGGTGTAAAACATACTATAACCGTTCTAGTGAGCAATTATTATTAACACAATCAAAATGTTCAAAGGCTTCATATAAAAAACCGCAATATTTTGTCAAAATATATGACTGCCTGCTAGGTAGTGAACAGTCAAAATTTTTAATTGAATGGACTATAGGTAATGGATTTTCAAGAGATGGTATTATGGATAGAATAAGATCTAACGACTTTACATCACCTATAAATATGCGTAAAGTAAAAAAACAAATTATTATACGAGGTGCTGAAAAGCGCAAACCTACACTGCAAGAATATCAAAACATTTTAAGTATTCTTTAATTGCTCCTCTATTCGACTTAACTCCTTCTTAAGATTCATCATCTCTTTTCGAACAGCTACACGCTCATTGTAGTATTCGTCAACGATCTCAGGTAGAATACCTTTGCTCTTTTGGCTGAAAAGCACTTTGGCTTTTGATATTGCAATTTTTTCATCTTTAACAAATTTAGCAAACTTAACTGCATCAAGCTTATGTATTGATCCATTAATGTGCTGAATTGTAATGTCACTATCTTCACTCTCTATGATTCGGCCTACTTTTGTTTCCGGTGACATATTGAGGCTAATCATAATATTAGGATATAGAGAGTTAGCATCAAACGAAACAACACTAGCCTGAAATCCCTCAAGCGGCTCTGCAACAAAAGCTCCAGGATTTTTACTATCATCATCTCCGCGAATAAACGTTGGTAGATATTTACCTTTTTGACGAGCTCTAATAGCAGCTGTACCGGAGATTGTTGATAGCGTACTCATTGCATTCTCTATGGTGGTTAGTCCCATGTATGCAAGCATTCGAAGCAAAGCAATGTACTGCAGTTTCAAATCCATTTTAACAAGAAGCATTACGTCTTGTAAGTTGTAGTCAACAAACAACTGCCAATCTTCAATTGAAAGACTAGCAAGATTTGTATTGCCATAATCAATCTTTTTCTCACCTAACTCCAGTTCAGCAATGTGATCCAGCTTATAACTCTCTCTATTCACAAAGCTAAATCGCTTGTAAATATCAATGTAATCTACACAGGATAGTCCGTCAATGTACCATCTTATCTGCTGTCTACCAAACATACCAGAGTTGAGAACTCTGTTATAAACTCTTCGCACAGGAGACAGTCGTTGTGAATGCTCTTCACCAATGGTGTTGTTAATTCTATTGATGATGTATGGAACGTCAAAGCCAGCACTGTTCCATCCTGTCAGTAAATCTGCTTGCATTGTTTCAAAAAACTCAAGAAACTCGAGTAGCAGCTGTCTTTCTGTTTTACAAAAATTATACACTAAATCATCTCTGTTGTGCTTATATTCTTTAGTGCCCCATGAATAAAGTTTATTCGTTAATGAATCATGAATTGTAATTATGTTGATGGGATGTCCTGCTTGTTCTGCTGTGGGAAACGAAAGTGGTGAAAATACTTCAATGTCTATGAATGCAACACGCACAGGAAATTTTCCAAAATCGCTATCGTTATTATGTTTCCAAAATGCATCAACAAGAAACTGTTGAACAGGATTGAGGTTTTCAAATAGCCTCTTGGTGCCACAGTCTTTAATAAATTTATTGCGATCAAACTGTGATTTAAATTTACGCGTGCGTAGCTTGGTATTGAAGATGCTAATATCTTTTCCGTTAGCATCTTCAATCATTACGTAGGGAGTATAATGTGAATCATAAGATACACGCTCACCATTTTCATCCCATGAATACACCCGCACACACTCTTCTTGTGGAATATAAACTGCATTTCTATAGCCAATCATTCCACAATTATAGCAACTACAGACTTAATATCAAATGCTATTATTAAATTTGTTGAGACATTTGCGATCAGCGCTACCGTATGGTGTTGTAAATAATTCAACATAGCAGTCATGATTTTCATCCTTTTCAAGGAATCTATTTTCGCCAATCTTGCGATAATCATATGAATTTTCAAGATATCTATTGGTACGTCTGAGGGTATCTTCAATTTTAAACATCATCTCTTCACCTGTTTCAAACTTAATGAGTGCATTTTTATATGTAACCATATCCTGGCATGCAACAGGTAACCCCATGCAGCATGCTTCAATAAACTTGATGTCACTTTTGCATCTGTTAAAGTTATTATCCTGCAGCGGTGCTATAAGCATCTGCACTTCCAATTCATATATTTTTTTGGGGTAATCATACAATTTTTGCCATGGATGATATTCAATCTCACCAGATTTAATGTATGGAATAAGCTGCATTGGTGCTGCACCAATGAATATCCACGTATATTTGTGACGGGAATCAATGATGTGTTTAATAACATCTTCAAAATCATCTTGCTGATTGACTTTATTGTCAACATCAAAATGTGCACCCGATCCTGCATACAAAATACGCGGCTTTTTCTTGTGCTTTAACAGCAAATCATAACTGCGCTTAGGATCACTATACCTACCTATCCACCAATCAGGTGGGAAGTTTGGAATTACAGAAATTTCTTTTTTGCCTGTCTTCTGTCTAAAGTAGTCACGCATATATTCATTTGTAACAGTCACTTCATCACACATGTTTATCATAGTAATGATGTTGTTGCGAATTTCTTCTGATTCAAACGCAAACTTAAATTTGTTGTAGTCTGGAATATCTTCATGAAACACAACATCATCAATTTCATAAATAATGCGAAATCCGTATTTCTGTCTTAGCTGTGTTAGATATTGCATAAAATCTAACTGTGCCTTTGTTGCTTGACGCTGTACTCTTATAGCTTTGAGTGGTGCATAAAATTGCTCGCTTGGATTCATCACCGTTGTTGTAGTAACCATGGCTTTTTGATTTGCATTCAAAATATGCTCTGGCCAAAACAAACGCCAAAACCCGCACCCAGAAGCATCCGCTGCATATTGCAACACACGCGGCAAATCTTCTTCTGGTGAATGTGGCTGTGGTGCGGCTTGCTGCACGGGCTGCATTGGCTGCTTTGGCTGTGCAAAAGGCGATTTAAAAGGCTGCCTAAACGGCGATGCATTAATCATATTCTTATGTATTCATAGTCAATCATCAATCAACTCGTCTCGTGATACCATTTTCTTTTTCAAGTAAAATTATTTTGCTTGTCGCAAAAAAAGTACTCTCTTTGCGGTGTGTAATGATGTATGCGCATTCATTGTATGTATTTGCACGCTCAACAATGATGTTATAAACCAGTTCTACGCCTTTATCGTCAAGACTCGTATCAAGCAATTCATCATAAAACACAACATTATATGCTACACTTCCCTGCATTCTGCGGATATCGATAAATGCAAACAAACAAGCAAGGTCAATGCTTTTACGCTCTGCACCAGAGAAATTAAAATAGCTGCATAATTTACCCTTGTCGTTGAAGATTTCTTCCTCAAAAAATTCATTGAATCTGCATGTGCATTTGAAGCCAATGCGATTAAGATAAAGTTGAAGCTTTGCATTTAAGATGGATAAAATCTTTTTGATGATATAAGATTTGACACCTTCTTCTGAGACAATAACTCTCAGGGTGTTTAGGAGATTTACAACATCAAGTTGCTCCTTAACCTTCTTTTCTATTTTTAAAATTTTATCTTGATTGTCAACTATAACATCATCTACACCTGTAACTGTACTTTTTAATGACTCAACGTATGTACCAACAGTGTTAAAATATTCATCAATTACATTTACCTTGCTAACTAATAAATTTTTATTTCTCTCATTCTGTTCATATGCCTGCAATTTTTGTTTATTTTTAGCAATGAGCTTTTTAATTTCATCCTTTTTGTCACGCACATTGGCGATCTGCTGCTTATCTTTTGCAAGAGTACTGCATAGATCATCAATTTGATTTTGTAATTTTGCCTTTTCCTGCTCCAGGTGATTTATATCATTTGCATCAATGGGTTTTAAGCATTTTGAACAAACATCATCGCTTGTTCCTATTGAATTCTTTTTGATGCTAATATTTTTAATTTGCATTTCATTGACAGCAATTTGTTGAATCAATCCGTCAATGATTTCTTGGCATTTATCTACACCTGTATTGAGGCTATTAATTGTATTATTTACCTTGTTGATGTCTACAACTTCAATCAAATTGATTTGCTTTTGTATAAAATCTCTCTCTGTATTCTTGTTATTAATCGTAGTTTCAATTTCAGTGAGTCTTGCTATTCTGTCAGATAAGATGGACTGTTTTTGATTTTTAAATTTTATAAGATTGGTTTGTGTTTCATTGAGTTTAAACAACTCCATGTCATAAAGCTTTTTACAGTCATTATATTCGTCTCTTGCATGTGTAAGCATCTTACTAAAGACCTGTAAATTAAAAATGCTTTCAATGAATTTTCTCTTATCTACCTTGTTTTGTGCCATGAACGGAATTGTTCCGTTGAGTGTCATAATTACACAGTTTTGAAAAATACTTGGCGTAGCTTCAATCAGCTCATTAATATATTGAGTGGTATTTGCCATTGAGTCTCGTGTAACATCATCACCGTCTTTAAATAAAAAACATTTGCTTGGATTTAAAGTTCTCACTATCCTATAATCACTGTTTGCATTTGGCGTGTTTATACTAAACTCTAATTCCACAGCACACATTCCATTTGTGATGCTGTTGCCAATGAAATCCTTTTTGATCTCCCTCATGGTTGTTCCAAAGATAGCAAAATATAGAGCATCAGCAATGGTTGATTTACCAACTCCATTGCGCCTATCATCCATGTCTTTATTAATACCAGTAATGATATTAATTCCTTCATTAAAATTAATAACAACTGGCTCTCTACCTACTGATAGAAAGTTACTTATGGAGAGCTTTTTAAAATCAATATGTTTCATTGTAATTTGCGGTAGAGATCAATTGCATATTTTTGCAAATCGACTTTGTTAGGATAATTCATCAATTCAATGAATTCAATGATTGCTTGTTCAGTATCAATGCCTTCAAAGGAATAATCTATGCCATTAATGTTGCTGCTATCATTCTTGTTTGATTCAGTCTCAAAGGTGATTTGTAGTGGCTTAAAACTATGCATCTTGCTCTTAATAATTTCAATGTCATCACTGCTTAACAATTCATCAATGATGAATGTAATGATGTTATTTTTTATCTTGCTATGCAGTTCTTCAATGCATATGTCTTGCAATGCAATGCTGGAAAGTTTCACTTTGTATATTTTGGGTGAAATGGTGTTGTTGATGAATTCATACTCCTTGGTATCTCCATCAAAAATATAATATCCTTTGTCATTGTCAGCATCATTAAGATCCATTTGAAATGGATTACCCACATATACTATTTTACCAATTTCAAAAACTCTCTCATCTCTAAAGTGAAAATGACCTGAAAAAACGAGCGGCGATTTTTCGAGCAACTGTCTGATGCTTATGCCGTGGTCACACAATTTAAATGTATTCATTTTGAACGTTTGAATTTCAAAATGACCAAACACAACATCGCATGCTGCAATTTGCTCAATGTCTGTGCCCCATGGGCATAAAAATGCTTCACAGTTGTCTCCAATCCTTGCATGTGTCGGCTTGTCATATACGAACACATTGCTGCGACCTTGCATAATGCTCAAAGAATTTATATCACTCTTTTCCTTATAGAAGCAATCATGATTGCCTGGAAACATATGCAAGTTAAAGTCTGATAATGCACTTAAAATTCTACAAGCTACATGAATAGTATTGACTGCAACAGCATCTCTTTCATGGAAAAAATCTCCACAAAATATTATATCTGTTATGCACCTATTTTTAAGATCATTCGCAAACCACTGCACCCATTCAAGTGATATATCATGCCATGCAGCACCATTGCAATGTACACCAACATGCAGGTCACTGAAAATCGCTATCTTGTTCGTAGTCTGAATCATCTGAAGATGGCTTGGTGTATATATGATATTTTTCGTCGTGAACCATGCCTGTGGTTAGCAACTTCTCATATTCATTTGCTTTGTATTGTTCAAGTGCTTCGTGGTGCTTTTTTTCCTTTTTAATGCGGTTAATGAATGCATGAAAAGCAATGGTTGTAAAATACGAGAACGGATTTGTTTCTGTATTAGTATTGTATTTTTTGTGCTTGAGGGCACCATACATTTTTACCAATGCATCTCCAATCATTTCATCTCTATATGTATAATTGATGAAGCTGGGTGAAAAGCTTAGCCCATGAGCAATTTTATTTAAATTATCTCCTAATTCAGCAACACAAAATTCTGTTTTGTAAAACTCTATGATTTGCTGCTTAAACACTTCAGGATTAACGTAAAATTGTTCTTTGCTGAACTTGGTTGTTGGTTTTTTTACTTGCACTGACATAATTTTTATTCTATATTGGGGTTGTTATTTCTCTACAAAGCAATTGACTGATAAGTCAATTTTTTCTGATTTATATATTTGTGTTCTCACAGCAGCATGATTAGAACCATATTTTAAATTGTCTTGAACATCAATAATGATGAGTTTATTTTTTGTTTCGTGTAATCTTAAGCCACGGCCTATGCTCTGCACCACGCGTACAAAACTTTTACCACCAGCAGCAAATAAAATCATATGAATATTGTTAATACTAATGCCTGTGGAAAAAATCTTGCTCATGGCTATCACAATCATATCATTGTGTTGTTCCATGAGATCTTTAACTTGCTCTCTATCATCCATATCTACACCACCATGAATGTATTTGACTTGCTTGTTGGGGCATTGTTGTAGCTTTTCGAATAACACAGCGCCATGATCCAGATGATTAATGAGAATTAATACATTATTGTTAAAGTTACAGCATAACTGTTTAATTATGCTGTTTCTATATTCATTATGATGCAAAAATTCCAATTCCGCTCTATATTTTGCTGTAGATAGGTTTTTATCACGCTTATCTATCTGCTGGGGTGTACTTTTGTATGTGATGTTTAGTATTTTTACCTCAACTTCTGCAAGATATCCACCTGCGCGCAACTCTGCACTTGATTTAATAATCAATATTTCACCAAACAGTCCCAAGACATTCCATTTGTCAGTTGCGGCTGCTGGCATAGTACCAGTCATTCCAAAGCGATTGCTTGTTTTAATCTTGCTGATAATTTTATTAATCTTATTATCCTTCTTGATGGTATGAACTTCATCTACAATGAGTACATCTACTTTGTAAAGCCATTTATTATTATCAGCACGGGTAAGCAGAATACGCTGACTTGCAATAATTACATCTGCAGTTTCATCTAAGTCGTGCTCACCTGTCCACAAGCTTACTTTAAACGGCACCTGATATTTTTGAAAATCATTGTATGTCTGCATTGCAAGACCAGGATCCGGTACAACGATTAAACACTTGAAGGGCTTGCATGGTGTTTTTATACTTGCTGCTAAACATGCCATGATGAGCGTTTTACCTGCTCCTGTTGCAAGTAGACAGATGCCTCTGCCCTGTTTAAGTGCTTTTGAGATGCCTTCGTGTTGGTAGCTTCTCAGTTCAAATGCTAGTGAATTATATACCTGTGCATCAATGGTAGGTTTATAAAGCTTTTTGAATGCATCTGTCATTTCGACTTTAGATGCAAGCTGCTTGCAGGCTATAATGCGCAAGATTTCACCGGCAAGCCCTATTTCAAATTTACCAGTAGGTGCAATTGCATATATGCGGCTAGGTATAAAATTTTTTTTCCTGCCCTTAACAAAGTTTTTTGCAGCATTTTCAATGCTAAATTCAAATCTTATTTGTTCTAGCACTTCATCTGTTGCAATGATATAAGCATCATCATTGACAATATCAAACTTGATGTTCATTCAAAAAAATTACATACTTAAACTCATGTCTGCTCGAGTTTAAGTATGTCAATGACGTTTTTAACGTCATAGGTTGCAGAGAAGAAATTTCTCTGCACCTGTTCAAGAAATTCTACAATATTTTTATTGTCAGTAATGTCTTCATTGATTTTTTGAATGGATTCGCTTTGCTCTGCAGCTTTATTAATGTTTTTTGCTTCAATTTTTACTGGAGCTTCACTGATTATCTTTTGGGATACCTCTTTTAATATCTGCTGCTTTTGTTTCTCAAGAGAAGTTATTTTGATTTTATGTTCAATGAGTCGCGCAGCCCAGAAATGCCTGCGTACAGGTAGCTTTCTTGCCACATCAGCAATATTAATTTGATTTATCTCTAAATCAGCTTTGATTTGCTCAATGTATCTTGAGAGCAGCTCGTTCATTGGAGTAAATATATAATATTACTTACAAATGTCAACTATATTTAAACAAGTCTTTGACCGCATTTTAGCAGAAGATATGACGTCTGGTGCCTTTGGTGCTGACTCACAGTATTATGATAACATGGGTATGTCAAATGCTGATCATCCGCAGCCAAATGATGCACGCATGCCAAAAATTTTAGGTGCAAAGAAAAAAATTAATCGACGAACTGCACCAGAAACGGTGTTTTTAACAGGTAAAATAACTAAAAGTGCTAAAAGCAAAAAGAAGTGAGTTGCATTATTTTATGCTAACGACTAACTAATTGCATAGATGATAGAAGAGAGTGAGGATCTAGGACATTGGGTATGTAATATACAGATTCCTGCTGATTTTTACGGATTTATCTATTGTATAACTAATAATATATCGAAAAGACAATACATTGGAAAAAAACAGTGTATAATTAAACGCAAAAAGCCACTCAGAAAAAATAAAAAAAAGAGAGAAATTGTAACAAAGCAGTCAGACTGGAAGACATATACAGGAAGCTGTAATGATTTAAATGCTGATATTACAACACACGGCAAAGATAATTTTTCATTTGTAATTATTAAGTTCTGCAATAGCAAATGGGAGCTTGGGTACTTTGAAATTGAAGAACAAATTAACAGACAAGTATTGTTAAAAAAAGAATATTATAACGGGATTATCAACTGCAGGCTCGGTAAATTAAAAGAGTATAGATGATTCATGAGTATCCACTGTTCAATGTAACATTATGCGATTTTTGCACACTACTGCAACATGCTTTAGTGGAATACAGCAAAATAACATATGAATATCACATTGACAAGTTTGACACCAATGCTAAGCGTGTTCTCACCCATTGCATAATCAAACACTGTTGTGATGTTGTGATGGGTATAACACATGGCAAAGTAGTCTTCTATTACAGTGACAAGTGTATGCAGGTGCAAGGTGATGAAGATGGTAAAATTAAAGTGTTCATACACAAGCTCATTAAAGAAACTACAAAGAAGTTGCCTCTTACATGGTATTGCAGCAGCAAACCCATCACATACTATCAAGAGTTAATAACCAATCATCATGGAATGTCTTTTTTGATGCAAATTAGTAATGATGACAAGCAAAACTATAAATTTGAAAAATCAAAAAAGTTCATTAATAAATATCAATTGTATTTTCTCAACGATAATTACTTCAATTGTTTGAAAACAAGATGCATGTTACTAAATACTTAAAATGGATAGCATTTTTGATAGAGTAATTAGAGAAGCCCGCATTACATACCTCACAGAACAGGATGAAGGTGGTGAAGTGCTGCAACAAGGCCAGCAGCCTGATGCAGCAATGCCCCAACAGCCCGCAGCTGCTGCACCACCACAGAATGGTAAAACCGTTGAACAGATTCAGGGTGGGTATGATATATTCCGTACCATTGTTATTAATTTACTACGCATTATTGGTCAAACAGCAGGCGCAGTTGAAAGCGGTGATAGTGAAAGGTTGCAAGCAGTCAAATCAAGCATACCAAAAGACATTGAAAAGCAAATTCAAATTGCTATTCAGCAACTAACTACAGCTGAGCCAGCTCAAGTTGAGCAAAACGTTAGTGCTATTATCAAGAATATGTCTACATCTGCTTAATGCATGCTAAAACTAGCTGTAACAAGTGAATGTGGTGGTGATGTAGTGCAAGATTTTCAGATTGATGACTGTCTATGGAGTGAAGTAATTATTCATTACATAAATTTGCAGCAAAATCACAAGCAAATTGGCAAATGCTTTAAAATAATTAATGAAAATTTACACAAACGTAGCAGCAATGTTGCATTGACCGGTAGGGTAATTGATAGACTTACAGAGCTAAACAAACTATTTGGTTATTTTTGTGATGTTGCCAAAGAATGTGTAATGCAAATGTTAGAAACCATCACAAAAGATGAAGCTGCACCATTATTTTTAGAATTTTTAAAGCAAAATGCATTTAAAAAATGCAACGTTGTTGAATTTTTAAACAACTTCTATAAAGCTGATTTTACTGCCAGTGAATATACAGCAGAGGTGTGGACAAAAATGAGACCCATTTCAGATGAAGGAAAAACACGCGGCTATTCAGGTCCATCAGAATTGCCATTGCTGCTGCTAACAGGAGGATACAAAGCTTGCAAAGGTGACATAGTTGTGTGCAACAACTTGATTGAAATAAAAGGCGAAGGCGGGCGAATTGGTGAGACAAGCAAGTGGATAAGTAACAAAGTAAAAATTGATAAGTTTATTAATCAGTTTGCAAAAGAAGGAATTGAAACAAATGAATTGCAAACTGAATTTACATTTGATAATAATGCTTCAATTGTTCGGTTAAATTATGACTTCTCTATGCTACCATGCAGTATATCTCATTTAGCACGTGCAGCATATGCCGATAATTTAATTAAATGCAAAGAAGATGCGATGTTTGTTCTAGGCGCTATACAATTGTTAGAATACATCACCCACAAACATGATGACTGGTTTGTTCTCTTTAAACATCCTGGCAAAAAGACAGTGCCATTTGGCACTGCTTTTGTTTTAGAGTCAGCTAGCATCAAGTATGATATGCAAAATTGTTTAAATCTTTGCAAAATTCTGCGCATGTGCAATGTAACTTTCTCGCCGTGTTATGATTCAGGTGGGTACAAAATCAAATTTGCAAAATAAATAAACAAGTGCAGACGTTCATACAGTTTTTTTACGAAAAGAAAGCAATTCCACCTACAATTAGAGTTACAGTTCACGGCATTGGTAATTTTGAAGCTAAAGCTGATACAGGCAATGACGGTCATAACGTTTTACATGCAACCAACATCAAAGATGATGGGAGTATAGTGACATTTGTATGCAACAACAAGCAGCACAGAGCAAATTCCTGTGGCACAATGACGATTAACAAGGGTCCACAATTACAAGAAAACCGTCACGTGATTAAACTCGACGTGACGGTTGGCGGGATGACTTACAAAAATCAGCCTTTTACTATTTCTGATCGCACCGGCATGACTGAGCCTGTACTTCTGAGCAAGAACTTTATTGCTCAAATGAATAGTGTAGTGGATCCTGCACTTACATAGTAAATTTAACTTGCTTAATAACGAGTCTGCGCAAATTCAATGAATTTATAAAATTCAGCTCTACTTGCACCGCTTTCATCATGAAATGCACCACTTACACGAGCTGTTCTCATTGTTGAGTCATGCTTAATTCCGCGGTTGCTGCAACATGTATGATTGCATTCAATCATCACTGCTACACCTTTGTTTTTTACGCAAACCTTATCAACATAATCAAAAATTTGAGATGTTAATGCTTCTTGTACCTGTGGCCGACGAGCAAACCAGTCAACAATGCGATTGAGCTTGCTGAGACCTATGACTTTACCTTCTTTTGATGGAATATATGCTACATGTGCACGCCCAGTGAACTGCAAATGATGATGAGAACACATGGATACAACTTTTATATTATTCTGGCACACCATTCCATCATATCCATCAATATTATCAAACGATGTAATATTTGGCGGCGATGAATAACATCCTGCAATAAGATCATTTACCCAGGCTTTAGCAACACGACGAGGTGTATCTGCACTATTAGGATCTTGTTTGAAGTCAAACTTCAATGCAGTCATAAACTCTGCATAATGTTTTGATGCTTCATCAATCATTTTTTGACGTTCTTCTTCTGATTGCGGTAGGTTACCGTTGGCGTATTTGAGCAATTCCATTTTTTAATATAGTGTAAAAACCATAAAAGTCTACTAAATAACTGCATGTCAAAATTTTTTGAACAATATAATGCAGTGCTTGAAAAAAATCTCCAAAAAGTGCGACTCAAAGTTGATCCACTTAACAAATATGCTGAAGATTATGGTCAATATGATGGATATGTTGGATATATTCTTGCAGAAACAGAAAATGAAATCAAATTTTTTTATAACAATAGTACTCTAAATATTCCTAAAAAAGCAGTTGTAATTGAAAATATGGTAGCTAATTACCTACAAGGTGCTGCAGGCCAGAAGCCAGTTGGTGCATTGGGTGCATTAGGCAGCATTACACGCGGCGTAGCAGGTACAGCTGCGAGGGCAGTATTTGGACCTCAAGTTACAGGAACATCAGCGGTGCCTGGTTCAGATACAAATAATTCAACGCAAAAAACACCAACAACAAGCAAAGACAGAATAACAATGATTTCGCAAGATATGTTGGGTAAATCCTTTAGAGTTGTAGACAGCAAAGGTACAGCTTCCTTTACCGGGTCGAGTAATAAGACCTTTTATATATTAAAAATACAGCTTCTAAATAAAACTAGAAATGTACTTGAGAATAAAAGCTTTAGAGATATAGCTAATTTTTATACATATCTTTTTGAAAATACTAATCCACCACCCATACCACCTACTAATCCACCACCCATACCACCTACTAATCCACCACCCATACCACCTACTAATCCACCACCCATACCACCTACTAATCAGCCACCGCAAAAAGCAGGCATTAAATTTACAGATATCACATCAAAGCCAGAATTTTTAAACGAAAATGCTCTTTTTACATGTATGAATATAAAAGACAACTCACTAGTTCAAGGATACGGTCTTCTTGCAAGAGTTCCTAATTCAAACGATTTTGTTATAAACTTTTCGGCCCAGCAATCTTGATTTTATAAATTTTAGTAGTATATTGTGATATGTTTACAAGTACTAAAGTAATAGAGTTGGGATCATGTGCTTTTCGTCAGTGGAAAGCAAAACATTCACACTGCCAATTCATTCATGGCTACCAGCTTAAAGCAAAGTTTTGGTTCAGATGTGAAGAGTTGGATGATAAAAATTGGGCGGTTGATTTTGGCAGCCTTAAAGAGCTCAAAAAACAACTACAATACATTTTTGATCACACATATTGTGTAGCTGCTGATGATCCGGCAATTGATCAATTTAGAGCATTAGATGCAGCAGGCATCATTCAGCTTCGTGTTTTTGAAAAAGGTGTTGGAGTAGAAAGAGCTGCTGAGAAATGCTTCGAAATTGCATCACAGTTTCTTAAAGAGAAATATGGTGAACGCTGCAGCGTCAATCAAGTTGAGGTGTTTGAGCACGAAGATAATTCTGCAATTTATAGTAATTGCTTTGGCTGCAAGGATAGGGAAATTCCTGAAGATGGTGGATATTCAGAGGCAGCAGATGTAATTACAATTCATGAAATAACTCCGCTGCCTCAGACTGAAACTACACGCAATGGAGGCAGACCAGCAAACGTTGGCTCACATGTATCAACCGGTAAAAGTGATTGGTTCAAGGGCACCTCTTGGGGTTAATGCTTTTTGATCCGCTCAATCTTACCAACAATGAAGCGCAGAATTTTGCTTCGCACAATTTCGTTCTCACCAAACCGATATGTGTGAATGTGATTTTCTGCGCTTTCTGTATCATCAAAAGCATTAAATAAGTCTTTGAATCCTGACTTTGATCCAATGTCTGCTTGACGGGCATCTCCAATGGCAATGTATTTTGAGTTGTGACCAAAACGTGTCAAAATAGTGACACCTTCTTCAAAAGTGAGGTTTTGAAACTCATCAATTATGACGAGTGAATCATGAAAGGTCAAACCTCTCACGAAGTTAACAGGAATGCATTTGATGATGCCGGAATCGATTAGTTCACTTGAAGTGTGTGGAGAGAGAAGTTCATTCAACTTGTCTAGCAATGGTAAACTCCATGGCTTGAACTTTTCATCCAACTCGCCTGGAAGAGCTCCAATGCTCTTGGTTGCTGATTCAACAATGCTGCGGATATATATAATATTTTTTATTTTCTTTTCTTGAAGCAGCAAAAGACCAGCATAAACTGCTAAAAATGTCTTTGCAGTGCCTGCAGGTCCATCTACAAACACCATTTTTGTTTTTTCATATAAGCAGGTATCTAAAAACGATTTATGCACATCATTGAGCTGATATTTGTTTCTAATTCCAAGTGAATTGCTTGTCGTAGATGTGTGTAATTCAATGTCGCCATCACCGAACTCTAAATCTGCCAGCGCTTTGCGCAAGCGGGGTTTTTTGCTCATATACATTATTTATGTTGAAATATTAGTTCTAGCTATTATTTTTATATATGAGTGATATTGTTAACAACTACAACCATTTGGTAATTTCTGAAGATTTCTATTCTGTACAGGGAGAAGGCATCACAACAGGCTGCCCCTCTTATTTTATTCGTCTTAAAGACTGCAACCTTACATGCGGCGCAACTCGAGCTGTTGCAAAACAAGTGAAGGGTGCAGGCTTAGGCAACACAGATCCAGGGTCTTTTAAAGGAGACTTACATGCAGCAGGCAAAGCAACCTGGACATGCGACTCTCTACCTGTGTGGCTTTTCGGTGAAAAAAAGCCGTTTGAATATCTCATCAATCGCTGGAGAGAACATAAAAATTATGACGGCTCTACAATGTTAGATTGGATTTTGAGTGGCCAGACTCATCTGATCTGGACCGGCGGTGAACCAACCTTGCCTAAGCATCAGGAATGCATTGCAAATTTTATTTATCATCTTGCTGATGTTTATCAAGCAGAAGACTCTGCCATTGATTATGGTGTATATAATGAGATTGAGACCAATGGCACACAATACATTGATGATATGCTGTATGATGAACTTCATCAAATCAACTGCAGTGCGAAGTTAAGTAACTCTGGCCTTGATAAAGAAGATCGCATTGTACCTGAAGCCATAGAGCGCATTAAAAACCACTGGAATTCACGATTCAAGTTTGTAATTTCAACAGAAGAAGACATTAAAGAAATTATTACTGATTATCTTGTACCGTTTAACATCCCCATGACTCAAGTTGTGTGCATGCCTGGAATGGATAGTCGGGAGAATTTTCATGAACGCACTGCTTTCGTGCTAGAAATGGCAAAGAAATATGGATTTACCGGACTGTCTCGCCTGCACGTGAGTGCATGGGATAAAACATGCTCTGTATAACGAGCGAGGGAATACCCGATCAATGTTTTTCCGACGAACATATGAATAATGAAGATACAAAGCATGTAAGCAAAGTAATAATTGTTTATAATGATAAGCTGTTGCTTTTGCTGCCGATGAACAAACAAAAGTGGCATTTGCCCGGCGGACACATTAAACGTGGTGAGACGCCACAAGAAGGTGCGAGAAGGGAAGTGAAAGAGGAGACACAACTATTAACTACATCATTCACAAGTGTATATAGATTGCATAATTTTGAATTATTTTTGTGCAAAACCAGTACAAATAATGTTAAACTAAGCAGTGAGCACAGATCTTACAAATGGGTCACACCCAATGAAGCACTACATAAAATGTATATCACAAAAGAAACTGAAAGAGATCTCACTGAAGCAATCAACAAACAATTAATTGTACTGCCTGCACAAAAACAGAAAATAACAAAGAAAAAACAACAACAAGATGTTGATTTAGAGGAAGAGGAAAATAAATGAAATTATGGCAAAAGAACAACCCAGTACAGTCCCACATTCCGTAGTTGAAATAAACACAACAGTTGAATATCAAGGCGAAAAGCTTCAATCAGTCATTAGATTCAACGTAGAGGAGCTTGCTCAAATTGTAAAAAATAAGGGCGCAGAAGCTGCTAACAAAAGCATGAAAACACTAACTGATCAGATCTACGCAAAGACCAGCGAAAATCTTAAGCAGCTTATCAATAAATGAGAATTGCATTTAGCGGTACTGCGAATACCGGAAAAACCACACTAATCAAAGATTTTTTGACAGTATGGCCCATGTATTCTACACCGTCAAAAACATATAGAGACATCATTGCTGAAAGTAGTATTACACATAGCAAGAATGTAAACAAGCAAGGTCAGGAAGCAATTCTTGATTTTATGGTTGATAGTATGCAGGGTAAAACCGCAGATGATCACATTGCATATGATAGATGCCCACTGGATAACGTTATATATTCTCTCTGGGCGAATGAAAAAGCGTCATCAGATATTGATGACGCTTTTATTGAAAAATGTGCTAAAAGGGTAAGAGAATCTCTAAAGAATCTAGACATTATTTTTTGGATTCCTTATACTGAGCGCATTACAATTGCACAAGATAATATGAGAGAAACAGACAGTGTTTATATCAAGGAGATTGATAATCTCTTTGAAGTAATTTATAATCAATACATATGCAATGATAAGTTTTTCCTGTTTGACAACGAGGATAGGCCTGCAATAATTCCTATTCATTCTTCTAATAGATTTATGCGAATCAAAGAAATCGCAAACTATATACATGAAAATGGTAGCATGGTTGTACCAGATGACTCATGGGTTGAAGAACTGCAAAATGCAACTAAACCAGAAGATGCACAGCATGCTGTTGAAGATTTAATTAAACAGCAAAAGCAGCAATTGCTCAAAGATACAGGAATTATAGTACCGTAGACTGTATATTAATAGCTGGGGCTGCAACATCAGCAATCTTTTCAAGATACATGCTGATGTTGCATGCACTTGTCTGTAGCATCTTAAACAAGCTGGCACTCAGTGGAGATGCAGAAGCAGTGCTATAAAGAGTTTTAAACTGAGTACTACCTATCTTAAATTTACCATATGTTGTTGCTTTGATTGCAACTTCTGCATCTTTACAAAGAGTGAAGTATCCGTCGATGTTGAGATTCTTTTGCTGATTTTCACCGGTTGATATAAATGGAGATCCGAGCAACAAAACTCGCGCAGGGGGAGAATTTTGATATAGATAAATTTGCATCCATGTTGTACCAGATGTTGCTGATGTGATGCTGGCATCAATGGATGTCTTGTATACACCTGCAGGCAACAGCAATGCGCTTGCTGCTGTTGATAGAGTCAAATCAGTACATATGTTGATGTTATTCAAATCAGTTGCTGATTGCTGCAATGAAAGCTGATTAACTTCAATAAAATTGAGAGGCAAATCAATGCCTGCACCGGAAAAATACTGACCGCCCGAGAGTGGGGAGATGTTTTTGAATACAGCAACAGAAGTTTTTAGAATCTGAGCCAATTCATTATAAACATTGCTACTCAATGCTGTATATTGCGCACACAGCCCAATAGTTGATGTGACAAGTGCTTCAATTGTGGGTCTAAAATTTGTTTGATCGAGATCAATGACGATGTCGTTAAAGTCAATGATTCCGGTACCATCAGGTGTCTCAATGATAAAAAAATCACCACTCTGCGCAAAATTTATTTGCGGTAGTTGCTTGATATTAATTCCAATAGGGTCAGTTGCCATTTGTATGTATTTATGCTATATTATCTATAATGAAAATTGGCGCAGGAATAATTACATGCAACAGGCAAATAATGTTTGAAAAATGCTTCAAAAGCATTCCATCACATAAAGTTGATGAACTCATCATTATAAATGACGGTGAGCAATCTGTTGATAGTTTTGTACATGCGCATAATATGCATGCGAGTATAATTAATACGGGTGGTGGGGGTGTGGGTGTTGCAAAAAATGCAGCATTAAAATATTTGATCGATAGAGAATGTGATTACATTTTTCTCATTGAAGATGATATGCTCATCAAGAGAGAGGATATCTTTGAAGAATACATCAAAGCCAGTAAAGCAACAGGTCTGCATCATATGATGTTTGCATATCACGGTCCTGCAAATAAAAATAATATATCTGGCGGACCGCCTTGTCCGCGTGTGGTTTTAGAATATCCTTCTGAATTAAAGATAGCACTCAATCAGCACTGCGTGGGTGCATTTTGCATGTATACCAAAGAGAGTCTACAAAAAGTTGGCTTATTTGATACACAATTTCATAATGCTTTTGAGCATGTGCATCATTCGTATTTGCTGTGCAAAAATAACTTCTGCACTGAATACTGGTGGTGGCCAGACATTGCAAATAGCCTTGACTTCATTGAAGAGCAGGCGTGCTCTGAGCATAATAGCACCATTAGACCACGCAAAGATTGGCAAGAAAACATTAGAAAAGGCTTTGAACACTTTATGAGGCTTGAGGGTAAAAGCCCGGTGCAGATTGCAGATGCTTCTTTTGAGCAAGTCAAGACAAAACTCAAACAACTCATTAAACAATGATCACCAGCAAAGACATTACATTCATCTGTCACATTAGAATTGATAATGAAGCACGTCTCAAAAACGTAAAAACCATTTACAAATACTACAAAAAGCATTTGCCTGGCTGCAAGTTTGTTTTTGTTGAAGATGATGCGCAATCAAATTTGCTGGATATTACACTTGATGCAGGTGATGAGCATGTGCTTATAATAAACCAAGATACAATCAAGAAGTGTACTGGGTACAATCATGGTGCAGAGTACACCAATACAGATATTCTGATTTTCTTGGATGTCGATGTAATTATAGACTGTAGCAAACTGCTAGAATGTATCAATGAAGCGCAGTGCAACGGTTCTCCTGAATGTCTCATTGGATACAATGGATGTGCCTTCTACATGACACAACAGGGGGAGAATCAATTTCTCAATACACTAGACGTTGAGGATTTGCACTCTAAAATAAAGGACCTTCATTTAATTACCAACAATGCGAATGAATTTGCTCTGCTTGGCAATACCAAAGCAGTTGGAGGCTGTCTGATTATGACCAAGAAGTCATTCAACCAAATCAATGGTTTTAATCCATTTTTTATTGGATGGGGATATGAGGATAATGAAATCATTTCCCGTGCTCACAGACTTGGATTGAATGTAACCAAAAGCAACATTGCAAATCACTACCTGTATCATTTGCCACATTGTGATACATCTGTAAATAAAGCACAACACAATCACTACAAACAAAATGAAGCAATTGTGCAGTTTGTAGAGAGCCTCAACAAAGAACAACTCCAACGATACATCAAACAATGGTAAAGGTAAATATTCGAGACAAAAACTTTGGCGGTGAGCCTTCTTCATGCCACAAAGGCATCAACAAGTATGTTGAATGGGAATTTGGTAATACATTAGCAAGCAAGAGCTGCTTCATTACCGATTTATGTTTGCCAGATGTTTACAAAGCTAAGAATGTCAAACGCAAAATTGCATGGATTCTTGAACCACGCGCTATTCACCCACAGGTGTATGAATGGATTGAGCAGAATAATCGATTGTTCGATTATGTGCTCACTTTTGATACAGACTTGGTAAATCGTGGTGAAAACTTCTTGTATTATCCACACGGCAGATGCTGGATCAATGGTAATCCAACTACAACAGAAAAGAATAAGCTTTGCTCCATCATTGCATCCAGCAAGAACTTTACAACAGGTCACCAGCTGCGTCACAAAATTATTCAATCAAAATATAATGACATTGATGTTTTTGGATATGGATATAAGCCAGTAGAAAGCAAGCGTGAATCACTTGATGCATATAAGTTTTCTATTACCATCGAGAATTCTATTCAACCTGGATATTGGACAGAAAAGATTGTTGACTGCTTTGCAACAAGAACCATTCCAATCTTTTGGGGTGATAAATCCATCTGCGACCACTTTCATGAAGATGGCATCTTGTTTTTCAACACCATGCATGAGTTAGAAAACATCATGAATGAGATTCGTGAAAGCGGTGATGAGATTTATAACTCACGAAAGTTTGCAGTTATTGAAAACTTTGATAAAGTTGATGAATATCGCATTCCAGAAGACTGGATGTATCTGAACTATCCGTTTCTTTTCAACTAATGATTGCTCTTATCAAACAGCCTGCAGGCATCGGAGACATCTTCTTTTGCCAGAAAATTGCAAACAAGCTCCGCAATGCTGGCTATGATGTTATATGGCCAGTAATTGAACAATTTGCATGGGTTAAAGATTACATCAACAACATTACGTTTTGTGATGCAAATGAAACTGTAAATGCAGATGTAATAATACCATTACATAATGCTGATCAACATTTTCCGGGTATGTCTGTAATGGAAGCTAAATACAAATTGGTTGACCTTCGCTGGGATAACTGGTGTGATCACCTTGAGTTTAACCGTAATGTTGATGGAAGAGAAGATGCTTTGTTTTATGATGTTTTAAAGTTGACTGATGATTCAAATTATGTTTTGAAAAATTTCTACTTTGCATCCCCTCCGCATGAACAAATTTGTGAAGCAGCAAAACAAGCAAATGCAAATGGATTGCAAGAAATATGCATGTCCAGCATTGTTGGATTTACATTGCTAGACTGGGCAAAGGTTATTGAACGGGCTCAAACAATTCACACTGTTGAAACATCAATCAACTACATCATTGAAAAAGTCAATGCAACTAACGATTTACACATGTACTCTAAGTGGAAACCAGCAAACTTTTTTCATATAAAAAATCTTTTTAAGAAACCTTGGACATATCATGCTTGATTTAAACAATGTCACTTTAATAATTATTGAGCCGGCTAAGCCAGATGATGCAGTAAAAACTCTTGATATTTGCTGCCAAAATATTAAGTTCGGTTCGAGCAAAATTTTTACTGCATCAAAACCATCAAGACCATGTATTCATCAACTATTTCAAATCCCACAGTTTAATTATGAAGAATATAACCAGTTTGTTGTGAGAAGTCTTGCAGATGTAGTTGATACAGATTTTTGTTTAATTGTGCAGACAGACGGCTTTGTAATTAATGCAAACAAATGGAATGATGAATTTTTTAATTATGATTATATTGGTGCAAAGTGGGACAGAGGTAGGTTAGTTCATCATTGTCAGTGGATATATTCACACATTAAGCAGCAAGGCATAGAAAAAATTAATCCTGTAGGTAATGGTGGATTTAGCATGAGAAGCAAAAAATTGTTAGATTTATGTGCTTCTGCACCGCAACAATTTACAGGGCCTGAAGATGCATATGTATGCAACAACAACAGAGAGTATTTTGAATCATTTGGTATAAAGTATGCACCCGAATACATTGCGGATATATTCTCTCAAGATCCATTAATAGATAAATCAGCAACTTTTGGTTTTCACGGCAACAAAGGATTAATACATGATTATTCTCTATAGAGCATCAAACTATGAGTTGGAGGGAGGAACATTCAAATCCAACAGACCCCCTTGGTTTAGCAAACAGAAATGCTTCAAGAGCATAATGGATGCTTTTCATGCATCTTATAGACTTGGTGGTCAATATGAATTACATGTAGTTTTAGATGGTCCGCGTGGAAAACTTTCAGAATATATTGAATCATTTAAGCATGCAAATGTAAGACAGATAAATGCAAATGGCAATGCAGCTAGTCTATTGCAAGTTTATGATATCTATCTAAATGAATTCAAAGGTAAAGATGTTTACTTTGTAGAAGATGATTATTTGCATATGCCACATAGCTTGCGCATGATTCAAGAAGGTATTGAGCGCTTTAATCTTGTTACTGGTTATGATCATACAGATAGATATATGCGCACAGATGATGCATCATTTCAGCGAGAGTCGATTGCATTAGGATCTACATGTCATTGGAGAACTGCAGAGAGTACAACATGCACATGGGCAACAAAAGGTGGGGAGTGGGGTGAAAGGTTGGTAAAGATTGCTAAACAATATTTGCTTGAAGATAGAGCGTTTTTTCGGCACTTGATAAATTCAGAAATAAGATTATATACACCCATGCCAGGATGTACTACGCACATGAACGCTTATCAACTTTCACCATTTACTGACTGGCAAACTTTTAACAATTCATTATGAGAATTTTAATTACGGGTGTAGGTGGTTTAATTGGATCAAACTTTGCAGGTTATCTGCAAAAGTTAGGCTATGATATTGTAGGCATTGACAACTTTTTTGGTGGCTATGAGGATTTTATTCCATTAGGTGTGCCTTGGGATAAAATTGAACTTACAGACGCTAAAGTTGTTGCAGATATTTTTGCAGCATATAGACCAACAGTAGTGTATCACTTTGCAGCGTATGCTGCAGAAGGTCTTTCTCCGTTTATACGCAAATTTAATTATGAAAATAATGTTATTGCATCAATTAATATAATCAATGAATGCATCAAAACAGATGCAAAACTCATTTTTACTTCATCAATGGCTGTTTATGGTGAGCAGTATCCTCCATTCATTGAGTCCATGACACCTACTCCTGTGGATCCATACGGCATCGCAAAATATACAGTAGAACAAGACATCAAGCAAGCCAACAATCAATTTGGTTTAAGATATAATATTGTCAGACCACACAACGTGCTGGGTAGGAATCAAAACATTTGGGACAAATACAGAAACGTAATTGGCATTTGGATCAGACGCGCATTGAAAGGTGAGCCAATTTTGGTATATGGTGATGGTGAACAAAAAAGAGCATTTTCTGACATTGCCTGCTATCTCAAACCACTTGAAAAACTTTGTAATGGTTTTGATAATGAAACTTTTAACATTGGTGCAGATAGAGAGTATACATTGAATGAGGCAGCTAAAATTGTGCAAGCAGTTGCAGCAAAATATAACATCAAAGTTGAAATCAAGCACGTTGAAGGACGTCATGAAGTGAAAAATGCATATTGTGATCATAAAAAAGCAAAACAGCTGCTTAATTTTGAAGATACTACAGATTTAAAACAGCTCATTCAAGATGTGTTTGAGTGGGCCATGACACAACCTGACAGGCAGGTAAAGCATATGAATTACGAAGTTGATAAAAATATCTACTCTTTCTGGAAATGAAATTCAAACAATACGAACAAAATGATGTAAGATGGTCAAATGTAGCTGGCAAGCCAGGTGTAACAGATGTACCTAATGTGTTTACGCAGGTTCTATACAATTATAGAAATAAAATTGCATTAGAAAATATTGCAAGTGCAATTGAGCTTGGTACTTTTGAAGGTGATACAGCAATAATCTTTGCTGAACATTTTAATAGAGTATCAACAGTTGAGCAATACATTACAGGCAACAGCTACACCTCTATTAATCTACTTGAAAAATATAAGAGCATAAAACAGCAATTCAGCAACATTGATTTTTATAATGCTAGTTCAACAATGTTTCTCAGAGATTTTTTAACAAAAAATAGTGATGAACAGTTTGTTATGCTACTTGATGCACATACACCTAATTACTCGCCCGTAATTAGTGAATTTAACGCAATTCGAGAATGCTCAAAAAGAAATGACCATGTAATCATTGTTGATGATTGTGTTGATATTGGTGGGCTTGGTTGGCCGACTCATAGAGAATTTGAAAATGCAATCAAAGCAATAAATCCAAACTATGTATTTGAAGATACAGGGTTGGGTCGCAACATTATAATAATTTATGAGCCTACTAGAATTAGCTGACAAATACCTCACCGACAAGGGTACAAATTTCTTTGATAAGATACCAGGAGCAGGGCACATGTATGCTCCTGTATATGATTTGTTCTTTTCATACTTAAAAGATGCGCCTATAAAATTACTTGAAATTGGTATTGCAAAAGGAGCATCACTATGCATGTGGCAAGAGTATTTTAAGCATGCAACCATTGTAGGTTTAGATATTACCTTGGAGCATGTTGATAAAACTAGACACATTGGAGTTGAAGGTGGTGGTTGGCCTCAACCAGATACAATTCATTTAATACAAGGTAGTCAAACTGATGTAATAGTCTTAGATAATATTTTTGAAACATTTGATAACTTTAACATAGTGATTGATGATGGTAGCCATGCAAATGAACACCAGCGCGCAAGCTTTGAGCATATTTGGCCTAAGCTTCACAAAGGTGCATATTATATCATTGAAGATATTCACTGCGATAAAAATGCAAATAGCTCAACACTAGAAAATATTAACAAAATTATGCATAGTGATGCAAGTTTTGAATGTCAATTTATAAATCTTCTTTATACAAATGCAACAAGTATAACATGCATACTTAAAAAATGAAAAAGATATACGATTGCTTCACATTCTTTAATGAATTACACCTTCTTGAAATAAGATTGCATGAACTTAATGATATAGTAGATCATTTTGTTTTGGTTGAAGGGCAAAAGACATGGCAAAATAAAGATAAACCATTATTTTTTAATGAAAATAAACATTTGTTTGAACCGTTTTTGCACAAAATTATACACATTGTTGTAGATTCTCCTGAATTTGTAAGCGATTCATGGGCCAATGAGGAGCATTCTTTCAATTGCATAAAGTTGGGACTAACAGGAGCAAGTGATGATGATATTATAATGGTAAGTGCAGTTGATGAAATTCCCCGCAAACAAAGCATTGAAAATGCACGAGTTGAAATAACAGACACAAAACATTTAATGCAGCAAATGTATTATCTCTTTCTTAATACTAAGTTTGGCGAAAACAATACAGACTGGCCTGGTACGTGTATATCACCTTGGAAATACATTAACGGTGCTGAAGGTATATACAATGCAACTATAAGAACAAGAAATAATACAGTATATATTGAAAACGGTGGATGGCATTTTTCCTATTCTGGTGGTGTAGAGAGCATATATACCAAATTGCAGAGTTTTGCACATACAGAATGGGTTCATATGACAAAGGATGATATAAAACATAGATTTGAAAATATGCTTGATCCAATCGAAAGAGGGTGCCAGCTAAAATTTTTTGGGGTTGATCCTCTTGAAAATTTACCGCTAGTAGTTCAAAACAATGTTGATAAATATCGTGATTATTTGAAGTTATGAAAATTCTCTTGATTGGTGGTACAGGGTATATTGGCAGTAGAATCTTTTTTGATTTAAAAGAAAGACATTTAGTTGATTCAATAGATCTTGAGTGGTTTGGTAATAAAATTAATAAACAAAATATCGTTATAGATTTTAACGATTTATCAGAAAACGATATTGAACAATATGATGTAATAATTTTACTAGCTGGTCATTCTAGTGTTGGCATGTGTATTGATAATATGTTACCCACGCTAAAAAATAATGTAGTTAATTTTTGCGAATTGCTGCATAAGATAAGTAATGTTAGCAACAAGAAATCAATTAAATTTGTGTATGCTGGCAGCTCTAGTGTTTATGGAAGTTGTCATAATAAAATTTCTCAAGAATTGGATGAATATTTTTCACCTCACAATTTTTATGATCTCTCTAAACAGGAAATTGACTATTATGCAAAGATATCAAAAAATGTTGAATTTTATGGCTTGAGATTTGGAACTGTTAATGGGTGGTCACCCAATTTAAGGGATGATATAATGCTAAATGCAATGTTTAAATCTGCCATTCAAACAGGTGAGATGAAATGCTTTAATAAAGCAAATTACCGTCCTATTTTAGACATTGCTGATCTTTCAGGAGCTATTCAAGCAATCATTGAGCAAGGTAGTTTTGAAAAGCGTGGAATTTATAATCTTGTGTCTTTTAATGAGACAATAGAATGCATTGCAACTAATGCTGCAGAGATAATGCAGTGTAAACTCATCATTGATAGCAACGGAGCACCAACATACAGTTTTTCAGCCTCTAACGAAAAGTTTGTAAAAGCTTTTAATTTTAAATTTACAGGCACATGTAATAGCATATTAAATAGCTTGAAAAATGTGCAAGGCGAATACATGTTTACAAATAGAAACATAAAAAAACAATATGGTTAATTTAATTAAAGAGTGTAGACTTTGCAAAAGCCAGCTTTTAGATGAGATAATTGCGTTCGGTGATTGCGCCTTAGCAAATTCATATCCACTCAGCTTAGATGTAAATGAAGAGAAATATCCACTTTCTGTAGTCAGGTGCTTGGATTGCGGGCATGTGCAACTTCGTGAAACTGTTGATCCGTCGCATTTATTTAAGAACTATTTGTATTCAAGTTCAGATTCACCATCATTGCTCACACATTTTAAAGAATATGCAGATTGTATAGATGAAGTGATTAAAGATGTAGCACACAAAAATATTCTTGAAGTAGGGTGTAATGATGGTATTCTACTCACTGCTTTTGAACAATTAGGATGTACTAAACTGATTGGCGTTGATCCAGCAGAAAATATTATAAAAAGAGCTAAAGAAAAAACAAACGCAACACTTTATAACAATTTTTTTAATAGTGATATTGCAAAGCAGATAGTAAAAGAGTGTGGTAGTGTAAATATAGTCTGCGCAAACAATGTATTAGCTCATGTTGCAGAGCTTGATAGCATCATGAATGGTATTGTGAATTGTCTAGATGCACAAGGTGTAATAGTCTTTGAGAATGCGTATCTGCTTAATACTATCCAAGGTCTTTATTTTGATCAAATATATCATGAGCATCTGCAGTACTATGGAATCAAACCGCTAGTAAGATATCTTGATAAATATGGTTTGGAAATATTTCATATTAAGCTTGTTTCAACACAAGGTGGGTCTTTTAGAATTTTTGCGCAGAAAAAACAAACTGGAAAGTTTTCTATAACACCAACAGTCAATCAGACTATTTTAGCAGAGGAAAATTTTGAGCTATATAATAAAACGACATATGAAAATTTTGTCAGTAAATTAAAAGATTTGCAGATGCAGATGCATAATTTTCTTAATAATGCTGCAGCGCAAAATAAAACTATTTGCTGCTATGGGTGCCCTGCGAAATTTGCATTGTTTAGTAAATTTTTCAATTTAAATAATACTAATATTAAATATGTAGTTGATGATTCTCCGCTCAAGCAAGAGCGCTACTCACCCGGTAGCAATATAAAAATTGTAAGTAGGGATTATTTTATAAATAATCCAACTGACTATTGCATTGTTTCAGTGTGGAATATGGCAGATAGTATAATGAGTAAAAATACACAATTTTGCGGTAAATTTGTGATACCGATGCCTACTTTACAGGTTGCGTAATATCACATGTATTTATAAATACAAATTTATGATAAGTATTAACTGGATGTCAAATTTAGGGAATAATATGTTTCAATGGGCTGTTGCATATGCTGTAAGCAGGGAAACAAATATTCCTCTATATAATAGCGATTGGCATGGAGCAAGTAATGATCACACACCAAGCGGCAATGGTCTTGAATTTTTTAATTTACCACCTCGAACCGAGAGCATATGCACAAAGCAGCACTGCTTTAGAGATTCTAGCTGTGCAGAGCAAGCCTTCAACCCGGACATTTTTAATGTGCAACCAGATACAGTTATCGAAGGATACTTTCAGACAGATAAGTATTTTATCAAATATCGTGATGACATTATAAAGCATTTTACATTCAAAGATAGAGCAATTGATGAAAAAGTTCTTGAGTTCTTTAAGACACTTAACAAGGCAGTTATTATAAGCGCACATAGTCGCGAAGGTGATTATAATTGTGGAGATGGCTTTCCAATTGTTAAGCAGGAATACTTCTTAAAAGCTGTTAATAAAATTTTAGATCTTAATAACATTACCAAGGACGATGTGTGTATTGTGTTGGTGTCAGATAATAAAAAGAGTGATAAAATGGATTTGCTGATAAGAGAAGGATTTGATATACACCGCTCTCCTTTCAATGTAGAGGAAAAGCTATATGATTTGAGCATTATGAAAAATGCTAATCATTGTATAACTGCAGCTTCAAGTTTTTCGTGGTGGGGTGCTTGGTTAAATATTAACAATCCTACGATCATTTCGCCTATGTATTGGTTTAATTATCACAAAAATAGACAAGAATGGTCACCTCGTGATATTGCAATGTCAATTACAAATCAACACTTTTTGACAAATGAATAAAGTAAAATTACACCTTGGATGTGGCAACAAGCATATTGACGGGTATATAAATATCGATGTTAGATATTTACCAGGTGTTGACGTAGTTGATAACATTAAATTTTTACGGAGTTACAAGCCTGCAACAGTTGATGTAATTTATGCATCTCATGTATTAGAACATTTTTCTAGATGGGAATACAAAACTGTTCTTGCAAGATGGTATGATATTTTAAAACCGGGTGGTATTTTGAGAATTGCAGTACCTGATTTTGAATCCATTGTTGATTATTACCGCACAACAGGTAGTTTAGATGCTATACGTGGCATGTTATATGGTGGGCAAGATTATAATGAAAATTTTCACCACTGGTGCTGGGATTTCTCACATATGAGAAGAGATTTAAACGAAATCGGTTTTAAGGATGTGCAGCTATATGATTGGAAGCAAACAGATCATGCACACATTGATGATTTTAGCCAATCATATATTCCACATCTCGACAAGCAAAATGGTAAACTTATGAGCCTCAATATTAGAGCTATAAAATAATACCTCTTACATACAGTGTTGAAAAACAAAATTAATACTATACATACAGTATGAGTTTTAAAAAAACAGCACTAGTATTGGGAGCAGGTGGTTTTATTGGTAATCATCTTGTCAATAAACTGAAATCAGAAGGTTATTGGGTAAGGGGCGTTGATCTCAAATACCCTGAATATCAAGACAAAAGCAATGCAGATGAATTCATGATTGGGGATCTCAGAGATACCATGTTTGTATCTCTTGCAATGTGGTCACCTAATCAAACAACAGCTAGAGATGGAGGCTTTAATGAAGTATATCAACTTGCTGCAGACATGGGTGGAGCAGGATATATTTTTACAGGAGAAAATGATGCAAATGTAATGCATAATTCTGCAACCATTAACCTCAATGTAGCAGAAGAGTGTGTTAAAAAGGGTGCACAGAAGGTTTTCTATTCTTCCTCTGCATGCATGTATCCTGCATACAATCAAGAAGATCCTACTAATCCTAACTGCACTGAAGCAAGTGCTTATCCTGCAGCTCCAGACTCTGAATATGGTTGGGAAAAATTGTTTAGTGAGAGACTGTATCTTGCATATCAACGCAATTATGGATTGAATGTTCGCATTGCACGCTTTCACAACATTTTTGGCCCACTTGGAACATGGCAAGGCGGCAAAGAAAAAGCACCTGCTGCTATTTGTCGCAAAGTTATTAATGCAACTGATGAAATTGAAATTTGGGGTGATGGCAATCAAACCCGCTCCTTCCTTTATATTGACGAATGCATTGAAGGTATTCGTCGCTTGATGCAATCAGAATTCTCCGGTCCTGTGAATATTGGTTCAGAAGAAATGGTTACTATCAATCAATTGGCTGACTATGCATGTGCAGTTGAAGGAAAGCAGCTCAAAAAATGTCACATTGAGGGGCCTACTGGTGTGAGAGGTAGAACCTCTGACAACAGCCTCATTAATGAAAAACTTCAATGGAGGCCAGACTACCCACTTGCTAAAGGCCTGGAAAAGACATATAATTGGATTAAAGAACAAGTTGAAAAACAATAACAATACTTTATCTTAACAGATGAATTATAACCTTCTCATTCGCGATGATCAGCATGTATATGATGGGCATCTCATTCATTCAAGATTTGCATATAAGCTATTGCGTGATAATGTACTACCTCAAGGCAACATTGTAGCTTTTCGTGCTCCCATGCATGTTGAAGCATCTGGCATGATTGATTTAGAAGACGTACTCAGCAATGACTTCATCTATAGCAAAGATGCAATTAATTTCTGTTGGGAAATTCCTAATCTTGAAGCATTTGGTGCAGTAGCTTTCCAGCGTCTGTTTAATACACAACTTGCTAACATTCTATTTAACATCATTCAGAAGCCCATTGAAGTAAGTGGTGATGATTTGCTTGTTCATAATGAATTTAAAGGTAGTGATGGAGAGATGCACAGCAAGGGAAAGTGTTCTGTGAGTATTACATATACAAAGAATGGTGCGGCTCTCGGTCATACAGGAATCAATGTGGATGCGGGTCCCAAGGCACCTGGCTTTGCGTATTCTACTAACATGACACCGGAGCAGTGCAACATGTTTATGGCTAAAGGAATTGAAGCCTTTCATTCAATGACCAATAGCATCTTTGTTGCTACTACAAAGGTAATTGCATGACCATCTTTAATATACTCTCTTCCATATTAACAACCAAGCAGAGGATTGAACTTGATACAGAGAGTGAGAAAGAATTCAATTTATACATGGTAAATAGATGGCTAAGCATGTATTCACCCGACGTTGCTGCGCTCATTAACTCCACCACAAATCAGTGGTGGGATATCTTCGATACAAAGCAACAGCAGTATGATTTTCTATTTCATTTAATTAGTAAAAGTAAATTCAAGAAAATTAACTATATTAAAAAAGCTGCAAAGAATAAAAAGCCAACTAAAACAGAAGAATTAGAACAGGAAAAAATGCTTGCACATGCAAATTTCATGAGCATCAAACAACTTAGAGAGTTGCAAAATGATGCTATTATGTAAATAGTGCATATGCCAGCAGACATTAATCAGTTAACACCTACACGCAGCCTCATCGACATGTCATCCCACTCAGAAGGAAACTTCGGGTTGGATGACTTTGTTTTGTCGCAAGTCTATGGTGACATTATTTTGGTTGAATTTACAGATTTATCAGAAGATGGTGAATTTATTAAACGTGGTTCCATTTTTATTCAGACCAATGCAGTTACAAAAGCATGGCGCAAAGCTAGAGTTGTACTAGTAGGCACAGAAGTAAAAAATACAAAACCTGGTGACATTGTTATGTTTCCAAATGACAAAGGTGTAACTATATCTGGCATTGATATTAAAGGATATGGCACAGTTAAAAGTGGTATGTTTTTAAATGAGCAGCGCTTGTTTGGCAAATGTGAGCCTAAGACAGAAGTTTAATTATGCCTGCGACGTATGCTAATCTATATCAAAGTTTACTCAACAACGTTGTTGATGTTCGCTTCTTACGTCGCAGACAAATTCCTGGAGTTGGGCCGGTGCGCAGAATGCTATGCACTAACAACAGTGCATTACTTACATCACCGAATGGGCGCATTGTTTTAAATTATAGAACGCCATCTAAAGCTCCTGCATTTAACGCTGCAGCAAAAAATCTCATCATCACATGGGATATAATTATGCAGGATTTTAGAATCATAAGTTTGGATGACTGTGATATTATTAGAACTTTTCCACCTGCGGATGAATTCTGGAATTTTTTTAATGAAGAGATATTTATAATGTCAACTCAACAAAAAATAGCATATATGACAGCATGATTACAGAATATATTGAAAAAACTTTTGGTTCGTTTTTGCAGAGTAAAATAAGCTTTGACATAAACGGCAAGTCAATTAAAAAAGGCAAATTAATTCTCATTGCCATCAAAGATTTTCATGTATTCTTTATTTTGCAGACTGACAGCGGCGACAATAAACAATTTATAATACCCATGCCGTTTGGTATTTCAAAAAACACTGCTGATACAATTACATTAGACTATACCCACAATACTTTGTGCCGCGGCAACAAAGACATTCTCTTAAAGCTCAGAACTGTTTCAAAGAAGAAAAATACTAGATTTTTTAATATAATTATGCATTGCAAAAAGATAAACTGATTGTATAATTGAAAAATGATTGATATTGACAGACACTTCCCTAAACCATTCACACCTACAGAATCACAGGCTAAAGTGCTTGGTGAAATTTCTGTTGCACTTAATAAACATAAGTTTGTTATTTGCTGTACACCGACTGGTAGTGGTAAGAGTATGATTGCAAAAACAGTCTGCAATGCTAGTAATGATGCATCGGAACGGTTCAAGCAATTAGTAAAAAGTTATGATGTGTATGCAAAAGAATCAGGAGAATATACACATGCAGATGAATGCACTAGTATGCCTGCATTTGGTGGTGCAGTTTTAACTGTGACAAAATCTTTACAAGACCAGTATGAGAGATTGTTTGACGATTCAAAGATTCTCAAAGGTAAGAACAATTATGTATGTAAAGTTGACGAAGATCATAGTGTAGATACTGCACCATGCATCATCATTGATAAAATTAAACAAGATTGCTGGTCATGTGACAAGTGCTTATATTACAATGCGCGTAATGAAAGCATTTTGTCAAAATTTGGAGTATACAACTACAAAATGTACATGTGCTTGCCGGATCATGTAAAACAAAAGCAATTTTTAGTGTGTGATGAAGCTGCGGAGCTTGAAGATGAACTTGTCAAGAGTTATTCCGTGGACATCAAGACTAAATCCTTGCAATATTTGCTTCCTAGTTTTGATGGTGTTGTAGATGTAGAAAATCTCAGTTCAGTACGAGTACATCTTACAAACATTGTAACAAATCTTACAGATGTTATCAGTGAGTTGGAGCGCAAAGTTACAAGCAAGAAGAAAAAAGCAGCTCAAAGTGAAGTTACAAAAATGCTTGCAGCAAAAAACATGCACGGTCAAATTAAAACTGTGCTAGAAAATTGGGGAAAGTGTGAGTACATTGCCGAAAAAACAAAAACAGGAATTGTTATTAGTCCGCTCAAGGTGGATAAACTATCACATCAATTGTTCGATAATGCGCAGAAAGTTATTCTCATGTCTGCAACCATCATTGATCCAGTAAATTTTGCTAAGAGTCTGGGCATTGAAGACTATGCATATGTTGAGATGCCGAGCACTTTTGATCCTCAAAAGGCGCCCATCATTGTATCAAGCAAATACAAGATGAATAATGGCAACTGGGAAAAACTAATGCCGGTCTTCAGAAAAATCATTGATGAAATTGTAAACAAACACAAAGGTGAAAAAGGCATTATTCATACGCACAACATGAACATCACGAATTACATGAAAGAAAACCTTCGTGGCAGTAGATATCTAGTGCGTGAAAGCGGTGTTGATAATGAGCAAATTCTGCAAATGCATTTGCAGGGTGATAATGATACCGTGATTGTGAGTCCCAGCATGACACATGGTGTTGATTTAAAAGATGATTTGGCTAGATTTCAAATCATTGTCAAAGCACCATTTCTACCGCTCAGCAGCAAACGAATCAAGAAGCTTTTTAGCATGGATTCACAGTGGTATGCTAATAAAATGCTTACAACTGTGATACAAGCTACTGGGCGAGGTGTTCGCAGCAAAGATGATCACTGCGTTACATACATTTTAGACGGTAATATTGTTCAGAGCATTCTTGATAACGCTAATAAACTGCCTAAATACTTCTTGAAACGATTTGTATGAATAGTTATCTTAAAAAAACAAATGATGGTGGTTTGCAGCTCTGCTGTGGTGGCAACAATTGTCCGGTTGTAACCAAAATAGATCAAACCAAGGTTGAGATTGTAGATGATGATGGCAATAAAGTAGTCATGAAACTCGAACAAGCAAAACTCATTGCTGATGCAGTAAAAGTTTTAGAAGGTACAAATAATGAGTTACTACTTGGCTAGTTGCATTGGTTTTACCTTTATTCTTAAATACGGTAGTATTTTAAAGGATTATAGAGCTCGTGTCACAGAAGATAACGAGCTCTTGCAAGATTTATTCAAGTGCTCCCTGTGTTTGGGTTTCTGGGCTGGTGTGCTGCACATTCCTTTTGTTGCATTAAGTGAATGGGCATTGCATATAAAATATCTTGCTTTACCATTTATAAGCGCAGCAGTATGCTGGTCCGCTGATAGTTTGGTGCAGATGATTCAAGCAATTGATGTTTATCTCATGAGCAAGAAGCAAACACCTACAGACTCTCCATCTGATTCAGCAACTTCTTCAAAACTCTAATAGCATAAGTCATTTTTTTAGGCGCTCGTTGAATTTCTATTTCAATGAGCGCTTTTATTTTGCTCATTTTATCTCGACCACCAACATTCTCTTCATCTACAGATGGTGTTAGCATTTGAGGTCCCTTGGAGGGATCAGTCATTCCACTCCACTCAGGTGTACTGTTGCGCCTGTCATATTCTGCCTTGAAGCGCTGACTTGCAGGCTGCATAGTTTCTATGTTACGGTAATAATTTTCAAGGATGCATCTAAAATCAGTATTATTCATGTTGAGAAGTGGTGTGGTTGTATATATTTAGTCATGGATAAACATTATCTTAGCTGGCATGAATTTGATGATCTCTGCAACTCACTACAAAGCAAAATTAAACAGTATGAAGCAGATAATAATTTATCATTTAACTGCATCATCGGATTGCTGCGAGGCGGTGTAGTGCCTGCAGTGTGGCTAGCGCATAATTTAAATATACCAATGAGAATCATTGGTATAAAAACTTATGAGAATATGAAGCAAACAGATACCATTGAATTCTACAATGACATAGGTAAAGAACTTGCTGACTTTGTAGATAGCAGAAATGTTTTGATTGTAGATGATATTTGTGATACAGGTCGAACAATTTCCTGCATCAAAGAGTATCTCAAAAATAACAGCAACTGCAGCAATCATATTTTCGCAACGCTGCACCGGGCACATGATTCATATTATGTGCCTGATATATTTGCTGTAGAAAACTCACAATGGGTTAGATATCCATGGGAAGCATAAATAAATGTATGCTCGATTTTGCTACATTTTTTGAAACATATTACATGAATGACTCAGAATATGCTAGAACCGGCAAGGGACCATTGTTTAATCAAGCTAACTCAATAAGTACCATTACTAGAGCACCTCGTCAGGGATTCAAGGGCAATGAGGGATATGGTGCTCCAGAAGAAAATATTTTAAAATGGCCGACACTCAAAAACAGAAAAAAACCACACAAGTTGTGTGCATCATCACAGGAAAAACGACGCCATTCACTAAAGAATACCTCGAAAGAAAAGTAAATGAGTATGGTAGCGAAGAAATGCTGCATCAAAAATATATCTGCAAACAGGCAAAGAGCATGCTCAAACGAGGGTATACAATTCATGAAGTACAAGGCGTATTAGGTGCATCAAACATTAAATTGAACATGACTGATGAACAAATCAAAAGCATTGTTCAGGAGAAAGATTCAGAAAATTTCAACATAAGCCAGCCTGTAGAGTCAGTAAATATTGCAGTACAGCCGCATATACGCGACTTTATAGATAAACTAAAAAAATACAATGGATAATACACAATACACCGCCTTCTCACAAGGCAGCATAGTAAAAGTTTTTAATGCACTCACGGGTGTGGTGGTTGTATCACGAGAAATGGGTGATGAAATTCTATCTTGTGTCTGCGCTGGTAATGTACTTACATTAATTGTAAAAGTTTCTGCTACAGGTAAATACCTCAAAGTTTATAAATTACCTAATTTTGAAATGGTGAATTCAATGCCAATTTACAATTGATTTTACAATTTAGCAGGTTATATTGATATATGAGTTCTATGAAAGTTAAGAAACGCTCCGGTAAAGAAGAAGAGTTTAATGAGAAGAAAATTCATAACTGTGCGAAAAGAGCCTGCAAAGGGCTTGAATCAACTGATTATAAGCAAGTTGTTTATAATGCAACGCTCAAGTTATACGATGGCATTCCTACTGATGCCATTGATGAATCTCTGATCAAATCAGCACGCGCTTTAATTGAGCAGGAGCCGCAATACCGGTTTGTTGCTGCGCGCTTGTTGTTGCAGGCTTTGTATAAACAAGTGTTTAGCGAGGGGGTGGATAGCGATGCATTTGATTTGCAATATCGCAAATCGTTCATTACTAATCTCAAGAAGCTTTCCAAGGCAGGCATTGTCAATAAAGAACTTCTCAAGTATGATTTGAAGCGCCTGAGCAACGCGCTCAAGCTTGATAGAGATTATTTGTTTCCATACATTGGCTTGCAGACTGTCAATGACCGCTATTTTTACCGCATTAATGATGAGATTGTTGAAGCACCGCAGTCATGGCTCATGCGAGTCGCCATGGGGCTTGCGCTTGCAGAGCATCCAGAAGCTCGTACAGACTGGGCAATTCGTTTTTATGAAGTGCTTAGTACTTTCCGTTACATGACCAGTACACCAACGTTGTTTAATGCAGGAGGTGTTCGCAATCAATTGAGCAGCTGTTTCTTGAACACCTTTGAGGATTCACTTGAAGGTATTTTCGATGGGTTGCACCAAGAAGCTCAGAAGAGTAAATTTGCTGGTGGATTAGGCATGGACTTCACACCGTTCCGTGCAGGTAATGCTACTATTTCTTCAACTGGAGGCAAGACACAAGGATCTGTATACATCTGGAAGATGTTCAATGATATGCTTGTAGCCATCAATCAGAGCGGCAAGCGACGCGGCGCAGGGTGTGGCTATCTTGAAACATGGCACTATGACATATATGATTTTCTGGAACTCAAGAAGAATACAGGAGATGATCGTCGTCGCTGCCACGACTTGAATACAGCCAACTGGATTCCTGACTTGTTTATGAATCAGGTCCGCAATGATGGTGCATGGTATCTCATGAGTCCAGATGAAGCACCAGAACTGCACGAATTGTGGGGTGAAGCTTTTGATCAAAAATATTGGGAGTATGTTGAAAAAGGTAAGCGTGGAGAAATGCGACTGTTTAAAGAGGTATCTGCTAAAGAGCTTTGGAAGCTCATGCTCAAGATGTTGTTTGAAACCGGTCACCCATGGGTTACATTCAAAGATCCAAGCAATCTTAGATATTCAAATCAGCATGTAGGTGTTGTGCATAGCAGCAATCTTTGCACCGAAGTTATTTTGCATAATATTCCTACTACTTTTGAACGCAATAATGACCGGCAAATTAAGGAATACGGTGAAACAGCTGTGTGTAACCTTGGATCGCTAAATGTCGGTATACATACAAAAATTGTTGACGGCAAGGTTGAAATTGACTGGCCGCTGCTTGCAGATACCATTACAACTGCAGCACGTATGCTTGACAATGTTATTGATATTAATTTCTATCCTACTCAGGAGGCTAAAATCTCTAACACCAAGCATCGTCCCGTTGGCATGGGCAGCATGGGATGGCATGATCTACTATTCGCAATGGATGTCAATTATGATAGTGATGCAGCTGTGAAGCTGGGTGATGAAATTTATGAATTCATCTCACTACATACCATCAAAGCAAGCGCACTGCTTGCTAAAGAACGTGGTGCATATTCTTCATACAAAGGATCGCTCTGGGATCAAGGCATCTTCCCCATTGATACGTACAACAAACTTGCTAGCAAGCGTGGTCACATTGACGTTGCAGCTGAGAATCTTGCAGAGTGGAAGGAAGTGAGAGAACTTGTGAAGGAAAACGGTATGCGTAATAGCAACACCATGGCAATTGCACCAACCGCAACCATCAGCAGCATTGTTGGGTGCAGTCCAACCACAGAACCGCTATACAATAACATCTATGTATACTCTACTCTCAGCGGTGATTTTACAGTTATATGTGAGCCGTTTGTCAATGACCTCAAGCAGCTTGGTCTGTGGAATCACAACATGCTCAATGAAGTGAAACGTGTGAATGGTGATGTTATGCAGCTTAATATTCCTGCAGAACACAAAGCATACTTGCAAGCAAAATACAAGACAGCATTTCAGATTGATCAGTTTCAGTTGCTAAGAGCAGCAGCAGCTCGCGGCAAATGGATTGATCAGGCCATGTCTGTGAATTTGTTCAACGATAAAACAAGTCTCAAATACCTCAATGATGTATATATGCTTGCTTGGGAGCTGGGGCTCAAGACTACTTATTACTTGAGAAACCGTGGTGCAAGTGACATTGAGAAGGCATCTGTAACAACCTCTAAAGCTGTTGTGCCAATCGTTAGCTCCATTGGAGACGACGCAGGCACCATCAAGGCATGCATGATCGATAACCCAGATTGCAGTAGCTGTCAGTAATAGAACTCAATCAAGCGCTGGATCTTTATTCACTCTTTCGTGAAATATTTGAGTCCAGCGCTTGACCATTTTTCGCTTGATTGCTTCAGGGTAATCTTCCCACAGCCTTTCAACTCTCAATTCATCAATGCATGCATTGATGAAGCGTGGGAGAAATTTAGGTGATGAGAAGTACCTTGCAAAAATAGGGTTGCCAATAATGCTTGCAGCTGCTTCTGTTATGCGGCTATTAATTTCTTGATCTGAAAACGTATAGTTTATATCTCGCTGTTGCTGTGCAGTAAGTTTTTCTCCTGTCTCATGTTTCCGTATTTGCTCTGCACGCTTATGCACAAAAGGATTATAAAAGTGCTGTATTTCATGAGTAAATATTTTTGCAAAGATGTTGGTTGTAATTAAATCCATTACAATGTTAAGGAAAATATTCATTGTAATACGGTCATCAAAAGCATAAGCATTCTTTCCAACTTTTTTGATGTATGGTTTTAACACATCATAATCACTTATTTGGTGCTTATATAGTTGAATAATATTTGCAACATTTATGCCCATGGATCCATCGACTACTAATTTGCGGCGGCGTTTGTGACCTGCCGGTGTAACTACAGTGGTACGCTTGTCCTGATGCATATTTATCATGTAAGCCTGTGAATCATCTTTTCTAGATAATGCAGCTTTATAAAAGGTAACTATTATATCTGGTGTTCCATGCACAATAGTTACTAAACTATTACCCGCAACTTCATCTGAAGGAGCCGGTGGATTTTTAAGAAGGTTACGATACAGTTGTTCACTGAACTTTAACGCATCATTATAATAATTTTCAAATAACATTCGCATCCTTTTATATTTATGTTACTACACAGACATTGGCTTGAAACTGAATTGACATCAGATGAACTTAGCATGCTTATATACATTGCACAACAAAATTGTGAGATGAATGTAGATATAGTTATTTTGCAGGGTTTCAGATTACCTCGTTTAATTAAAAAACTGCAGCAATGTGAAGCACAGGTAAATGAAGAAGGTAAGGAAATTTATCAAAGTTTGAGGAAAAAACTTCTTGACTTTACAAATTTGCAATTACTATAAACACATAAATACACAACAATATGCATAAGAAAACAGGCGAAATTTTTGGTAAGAATACAGAGGGCGTCAATCAAATTTTGCCGCATGTTAATAAATGGGCTTGGGAGTTGTATCGCAAAGGTAAAAATAATCATTGGAATCCAGAAGATGTTCCAATGACTAGAGATATTCTCAATTGGAATAGTGGTACTATTACTGATGCAGAAAAGACTGTGATTAAGCGCTGCTTGGGCTTTTTTGCTGGATCTGAATCTCTAGTTGGTAATAACCTAGTCACCTTGTTCAAACACATTACAGATCCTGAATGTCGCCAATACATGGCGCGGCAGATTTGGGAAGAATGTTTGCACAATGATACTGTTGTTTACATCTGTGATTCGCTCAAACTTGACCTCAATGAAGTGTATGAAGCACACAACAACATTCCTAGCATTAAAGCTAAAGATGACTTTTTGATGCGCGTAACTAAGACTATCAACAAAGATATTGATGCAAGTACAGTTGAAGGGCGACGAGCAATCACCAAGGCTGCATTTTTATACTGGGTTGTATGTGAAGGTACTTTCTTTTTTAGCGGTTTTGCCATGATGCTAGCCATTAAAAATAAAATTCCCGGCATTGGAGAGCAGATTGAATATACCTTACGTGATGAATCATTACACATTGCTTTTGGTGCATCGCTCATTACTAAGATTAAAGAGCAATATCCAGATGTATGGAATGAAGAATTTGAAAAAGACCTGACTGAATGTCTGGCAGAAGCTGTGATACTTGAAACAAAGTATGCACAAGATGTCTTGCCTCCCGGAATTATAGGGCTCAGCCCCACCATGTTTATTGATTATATGCAATACATTGGCAATCGCCGACTTGAGAGTGTGGGCATGAAGTTTAGATTTGAAAACGATAAAAATCCTTTTGACTTCTTATCCGAAGTGCAAGATTTACTTAAAGCAAAGAATTTCTTTGAAACTCGTGTAACTGAGTATCAATCTGCAGGAGCTTTAGCCGATGATTTCTAAATATATATGAATCAAAAACTCATTAGCAAATGGACTGCCTATCTGGAGAAATTAAAGGACCAGAAAACACACAGCACCATTATGGAAGAAACAGATGTAATATTTGAAGGCATTTTGGATGCAAATGTTAATATAATTAAACAATTTATAATAGATTTAAAAACAAATGAGTGACTTTATTAAAGAATTTCTAGTACATCATGGTAATACTGTCTGGTTCTATGCTGATATTGATACAGAAACATGTTTGCATTTAAATGCAACACTGAAAAAAATTGATCAAGAAATTGCAAATCAATCTGATCCGATCATCCACCTGCACATTAATTCTTTTGGTGGATCAGTAGTTGCTGCATTAGCGACCATTGATACAATTCTTACACTCAAAAGCAAAGTATATACATATGTGGACGGCGGTGCAGCAAGTGCTGCAACTCTTATTTCATGTGTTGGTACCCGCCGATTCATAGGCAAATATTCTTGCATGCTTATTCATCAGGTGAGAAGTGAGAGCAGTGGCAAGCTAGATGAAATGGAAGACGAAATCAAGAATACCAGACAGTTCATGGGAATCATCAAATTAATTTACAAAAAGTATTCAAAACTCACAACAAAAAGAATGGAAGAGCTTCTCAAATCTGATTTGTGGATTGATTCTACTCTATGCTTGGAATATGGGTTGGTCGACGAAATTCTCTGATTCAGGCATTGCGACTTCAGTAATTTCTTTTTTACCATTTGTAACAACGCCAGCTACAGCTGGCGTTGTCCCTTTGTTCATTTGCATCGCAGATCTTCTCAGACTAATGTTGTTATCAACTAGATTGAGCGGAAGATTTCTAAAATTGTGTGAATGTGGAACTGTGATGATGCTATCCGGATCGTTAAACAAACCCGCTGCAGGTACACATGAATATACCGGCAACCATGTATTAACGACAAACACAAACCCAATTACCTTTGGAATTATGTTGTCTGGTCTGCCATACACTTCAATTAACTCTGTCTCTTGAATTTCAGCAGGAGCAGTCACATGATTGACATACAGTTCACCTTCTACATACGTGCCACCGCCAATAACTACATTATTTTTAACACCAAGGCTGCAATCAATGCCTACTTGCTTGTTTTGTGTCTGACTTAGCGTAATTACATCTGCAGTAACATTGAACCTGCCACCAGATGTAATTTTAACATCTCCAGAAGAACTAACGATAATTTCATTGGATCCAGATACTACCACTTGTGATCCAGCAATGTCGAAAGTTCCTGTTGTGCGGAGGCCGATGCCACCACTGCCAGCTGTACAGTAAAAGCCATTGCAAATAGTCAAAGTATAATTGCCGCACGGATATTTACCGTCATTAGCAACACGCTCCACAAGTGGGCTTGGCTTTTGAGACGCAAATACTGTTTCAGAACAAATAAGCATTTCATTAAATTCCATGCGACCTACAGGATCAACACGAACACTTGGTGAATCATTAAAAGCAGCACCTACTATTTCATATTTATGACGTATGATTTGTGTATTATCATCACCACCGTTGCCAAATTTTTTCTCATACTGCAGCATTCGCTCTGATTGAGCTGTTTCTAAATCTTTCAAGTTATTATATTCAGTATCCGGTGCCCATTCCCCATCTTGTGTTGAAGAGGAAAGTTCAGCATCTGTACCAGAAAAATTATTTGAACCGCTTTCTCCTGCAGCAATTAAAAATTCTTCTGGAGGAATAGTTGCTGGTTGCGCAAAAGATGAAGGCTCTGATACTTGCTTCACTGCTGTTTCGAGTGTACTAGCTTGGTTACCAGTTAAATCACTTGCTTTGGGCATCTCAACGTATATTTCGTTTGGTATAGGTGCCGATGTAACTGCAACTGGTGTTTGAGCAAGAATTGGATTGTCAGCAAAAGTTCCTTCTTGGGTCTGACTGATGCTGCCTGCAGGTGGTAGCAGAGACGATACTAATGGTGCACCGGCGCTACGTTTGATAGCAAATCTCGCTCTTGTATCTGCAATGGGTCTATTGAGTTCAACCCATTGTTGATAAGCATTAATATTTTTCCAGTCACCAATGCGGCACCATCTAGTTTCGTCTACACCAATATTATATACTTTTCTTACATGAACATTTTTTGAATTTTCAACGGTCTCAAATTGAGATTTAAGTATTAATTTTTGATCGTTGCCAGTGCATAAAGTTGTATAAGCAAGTTTATGCATTTGTATAAATGAGCCGCTCGGATGAGTTAATTTTAATGATTCATTATTATCTGTATCAACTACTTCAATGGTGCCTCCTTTTGAATTGAGTACCATTTTGCCTTTTTTATACTTCTGTGGATCATTACTTCCGGAGTTTTCATAAGCTCCAGGGTAATTGATGCCTGCATTTGGGATATCAGTATTGACCATCTCATTGATTTTTTGCCAGTCATTTTTATCATAACTATAAGCAAAATAAATGGGTGTCTCAATGCTACCATTCTCAAAAAATATCCACACGCTTGCACCTACATCAGGCACAGCAAATAAACCTTTGGTACAGTTGCTATATGTTGATGGCTTGAATTGAAATGCATATGGATTTGATTCAGGCATCATATCGTCAGTAAATGCACCAAAGCCATCTTTGAGTTGTCCAGTTGGGGTTTCGTATAAAAACCCAGGCTTCTCACCAATGCCATCCACATTAAGAGATCCACCCGCGCCAGGAAGTTTATTGGTGCTACTGTCACTAATTGTTGCGATATCATCTTTTGCTGAATACACTCCAGAAGAGCCGCTGCCCACAAGTGATGCAGCTTGTTCAGCCCATGGAATAATTTTTTTTGCATATTTTTCAATTGAACTGAGAGATGCCTTGTCTTTATAAATGTTAGAGCCAGCGGGAAATCTAAAGCTCTTATCTACATCACTTGATTCACCATACCACTCTTTAATCTGAGGTGCAAGTGCGGGTATATATACCTTGACACGTCCACGACGCTCCGGGTCATTGTTTTGAATAACTATGCCTCGATAAAATCCAAGATGCTTTGTTCCATATATATTTGTCTCCAGCACCATTTGTTTAATGTTTGTTGACTCCTCACTTGGGAGTAACTGATCGTTTGTATTCATAGATAATTTTGTAAATTCATCTGCATTTTTGCTTTGTCAAAAAATTGTAGATTTTTATTAACATAGTTATTAAGAGTTCCTGAATTTCCACCCACAGCATCGTATAAGCTATTGTTAAATTGTGTCAGCTGCTGTGCAGGTTTTTGCAGCGTTTTTTGTAAATTAGTTGCAGATACAAGAATACAGGAAAGCATATTTGCACCTGCAAAAGTACAATTTTCAGTATTTTTGATGTAACTTATTGTGTCAATTACTTTTTTACGCAGTGCTGCAACGGTGAGAAAAATTGCTTTGAAAGTATTAATTATGCTGAGAATATCTCTGTATAATTGCTGAAGCGTCTGTGATATTAAATTTCCGATGAGTGCTATTTCATTCTGAACAATGGTATTAATAATATTTGCTGCAGCGCCTAAAACAGCAGCACCAAAAGATTTTAAACCTCCACCTTTAAATAAAGAACCAATCAATGATGGTATACACATGATGCCTTTTGCAACTTTGGTAAGTTGATCAAAAGTACTTGTAGCATTGTTAAGAAAACTGCCTATTTTTGGTAGCATATGTATATATTTAAGTTGTGTAATAGCGTTCAAATACAAAAGAAAAATTACAACATCTAGCATGCGTTTTATGTAGATTTCTTGTTAATATAGACTATCATACCACATGAAAATCAAAGTAGCCCACGAGGCACCCATTAGCATCATGAAAGAAGTTGATGATTTAACAGACTATTCATATGCGTTAGTTCATTTATTTGAGACACACCCGCAGTATTACGAATACTTTTTTTATGCTCGTCAGCAAGGCAGAGATGTACTGCTTGATAATAGTATTTTTGAGTTGGGTGAAGCATTTGAATCGGAAAAATATGCTGAATGGATTAAAAAACTACAACCAACATATTATGTTCTTCCTGATGTACTAGAAGATGGCTATAAAACTATTGAGAACTTCATTAAGTTTGCATCTACATATGATGATCTGCCGGGCATGAGAATTGGAACAATTCAAGGTAAAACTTATGGTGAGATTGTTGATTGCTATAAGTTTATGTCGGATAATGCTAATATGATTGCCATTAGCTTTGATATGTCTTATTATCAATTCACTGGGCTGGGTAATACTAAACTTGAACTTCAATGCAATGGCAGAATTTCACTCATTGATGATTTGATTCACGATGGTATCTGGAATCATAACAAACCACATCACTTGCTGGGGTGTTCGCTTGCTCGTGAATTTTCTAATTATACCCGCAAAGGCGTAGGCAACATCTACTCTGTAGACACAAGCAATCCTGTCGTGTGTGGTATCAAGGGATATGCATACAACGGAGAATTTGGTTTAGAGATTAAACCGTCACAGAAACTTGTTGAAATGATTGATGCAGAGGTTACAGATGAACAAATGAGAAAGATCAAATACAACATTAAAAACTTCAAACACATTATTGCAGGATGAAAGAAAATAAACAAAAAACAAAGCGTTGTTGGATAGCAATGTTCTCGCAGACGGGTAGTGAGCTGCATGCAGTATGCTCAGAGCTTGGCATTTGGCCAGATGCAGTCATTACAAATGCTGAAGAAGTGGATATAAGCAAGTGGGGTAATACCAATTTAATTTGGTTATCTTATAAAGATATTATCAACAGCAAAACATATAAATCGTTATTCAATGCTTTTTCACCGTATGAAGATCCAGTTGTTACTTTGCATGGGTGGCTAAAAATTGTACCTGGTGATGTTTGTGAACAGCACCAGATCTTCAATGGACACCCAGGAGATATTGTAAAGTTTCCTCAACTCAAAGGTAAAGATCCTCAGCAAAAAGCATATGATCTGAAGATGCCTATGAGTGGATGTGTTATTCATAGAGTCACATCTGAAATTGATGGTGGTCCCATTGCATCATATGACAAAGTAACAATTGCTCATTGCAAAAATGCTGATGAAGTGATTAATACTCTCAAAAAAACTTCTATTGAACAGTGGAAGAAATTCATTAACACAATATTGTAACAACATGGTAATATCATTCACAGGAGCAGGTAGCACTGGTAAATCATCTCTTCTTAAATTGTGCAAGCAAGAATTTGGTGATAATTTTACATATGTAGAAGAGGTTACTCGTCTTGTCAAGAGACAGTATAATGTACCCATCAACGAGCAGGCAGGTGATATGACTCAATTGCTAATACTCAATCAACATCTTGCCAATTCGTTCATTAAAGGTGATGTTATTATGGATAGATGCATCGTTGATGGGTTAATATATACGCACTGGCTTTATAAACATGGAAAAGTAAGCACGTGGGTGCATGAGTATGCATGGCATTTAGTTAGTTTGCTTATTAACAAAGTGGATATCTTTTTCTATTGTTCAGCAGATTTTGACTTGGTTGATGATGGTGAAAGATCAACCAGCATTGATTTTAGAAATGATATTGCACAGCGGATTGATTCTTATTTAAATAATTATTGCAAACCAGAACAAATTGTTAAATTAGCTGGTAGCATTGAACAGCGCATGCACACAATCAAAGAAACACTCAAACAATATGGCACAAACCCAACTCGATAACAGCAACATTAGCGTACATCTCGGCAAGACCTCGGAGTACAAGTCTCAGTATGATGCATCTCTTCTTGTAAGAGAGCCTCGTAGCAACAACCGCAAGCATCTAGATATTTCAGATGATAACATACCTTTCTATGGTAATGATACATGGAATGCTTATGAGATATCTGCACTCACACACAAAGGATTGCCTGTTACAGGCATCGGAAAGATTGTGTACCCTTGCTCTAGTAAGTATATTGTTGAATCTAAATCCATCAAATTGTATTTCAATTCATTCAACATGACCAAATTGGCTGAAACAGCAGATGAAGTCCGCGACGCCATTGCAGCACATGCATCACGTGATTTGAGTCAGTTGTTAGAGACTGACGTTCAAGTCAAGGTTTTCAGCAATTATGAAGCAATTTGTGAGCAAACATCTGTAATAGATGAGTACATGCTCGAAGAGTATGAGACTCTTGAAAATATTTATGATGATGATGGTGAGGTGACTGTGTATCAAGAGACACCCGACCTACTTGAAGTCATTGATCATGCAAAGCATCGTGGTTTCAACCGTAACACATACAAGTATCATAGTGCATTACTCAAAAGTAATTGTCGTGTAACTTCGCAGCCAGATTTTGGTGATATTTTGATTCATTACAACGGTAGCAAGACTGTGACTCCTGAATCACTGCTGCGCTACATCATTTCTTTCCGTGATGAGTGCCACTTTCATGAGGAGATTTGTGAGACCATTTACAAGCGTTTGCATGATGTGCTGCAGCCAGATGCATTGTCAGTCATTTGTTTGTATGCTCGTCGCGGCGGCATTGATATCAATCCGGAACGTGTTTCATGTGAGACACTACTGCACGGTTCGTTGAGTAATATTGAATATTGCCATATTAAAACAACAAAACAATAATTTGTTGCTTGTAACAGCAACAATGGTGGACGCCCCTACCCGAGCAGCACAAAGCTGCTCGGGTTTTTTATGTTGATTATTTTGCAAAAAGCATATAACATGTCTATATATGAAATATAATTATTCACTCGGTCTGTGCTGCATTTCTCTTAAATGTAAAGAGCAAGGCATTAAGTTTCAAACTATGACCTACACGCGGTTTGCTAAACTGCCGCGCAAACAAGCAGAATCAATTCTTGCACTGCGTATCATCAACAACTTTAAAGCTGTTGCTAAAATTGTACACATGTGCAAGGACATGGGCATTGAGCGATATCGCATACCTTCAGATCTTGTACCAGTTGTCAACCACCCTCTTGTCAACATGACACTACTCGACTTTGATGATGCAGATAAAATCTTCGATGCCATTGATGAAGCTAAGCAGGCCATTATTGATACTAACATTCGAACCAGTGCGCATCCTTCTGAATTCATCTCCCTAACAAGTGAAGATGACGGTGTTGTTGCAAACTCTATTAGAGACCTAGAGCAACATGGTGAGATCTTTGATCTCCTTGGGTTGCCCCGGGGATACGAGTCTCCTCTTAATATTCACATTCGACAACAAGGCGACGTGGAGAAACTGGGGCAAACGTTTCGTCGCAATCTATCCAAATGTTCCGACTCTGTACGCAAGCGGTTAGTTGTTGAAGTGAATGACAACAAGCAAGGTCAATGGACTATTCAAGAGCTTTACAATCAATTGTACAAGACTGAACAAATTCCGGTAACATATGATAACTTGCATCATGAAATGATCGGAGATGCCATGAGTCATCAAGAAGCATTTGATGTAGCATATAGCACATGGCCTTGTCGTCCTGTATTTCACTACAGTGAAGGAATTGATGGTACTCGCAAGCATGCAGACTATGCTAATCTGTTGCCTCAAGATTTCGGTATGCCTGTTGATTACGAAGTAGAACTCAAAATGAAAGATTTAGCCATTGAAAAAATGCTTTTAAAAATGCGCGCAGCAGCATAAATAAAAGCATTATGCCAGCAAAATCAGAAAAACAACGCAAATTCTTCGGTGCCGTTATGGGTGCTAAAAAAAGCAAAGGCAAAGCAAAAGGTGCTGCAGCCAAAGTAGCTAAAAAAATGCCCAAAAAAGAAATCAAGAAATTTCTAAAAAAAGAATCTGCATTTGCCAATGAATTAAATGCTTTAGTTGAACGTGCACAGCCAGGAAATGTTTTTGATTTTGCATATCAACATGTGATGTCATTATATCTTGAAAAACTTGATGATGTTGGTGAAGAGGATGATGATATCAATAATGATGGCAAAAAAGATAAAACAGATGAATTTCTCAAAAATCGTCGCAAAAAAATAAACAAAGCTATTCACGGAAAAGAAGAAGCAGAAGAGCACATGCATTGCAAATATGCTGAAGAAGGCTGCGATTGCAGTGAGTGTAAAGAATGCAAAGCAAATCAAGACTGTGAATAATCATGGAAATCTTTGCTGAAATATTTACATACGTGCTTGAAGAAAAAGTTAAAAAGCCCAAGCATGATGCATGTTATCGCAAAGCCAAGAGCAAATACAAAGTATTTCCAAGTGCATATGCAAGTGGATACATTGCAAAATGTCGCAAACGTGGAGGCAAATTAAAATGATTAAATCTTACAAAAGAATTGAACCATATAGACTAGGAGATAAGAATTATAAAGTAAAGCGAACCTATGATGGCCGCTTTGCTGTCTATGATTCTACAAAAAAAGATTATATAGTTGCAACATTTGATGCAGACGAAGAATCTGAAGCTTATGAATCAGCAGAAAATCGCAACAAAGAAAATGATGCGAATTTTGTGCAGCACTTAAAATATATAGCTGATTTAAAAAAGCAAGCTCATAGCTTCACACCTGAATCGTTTTTTCGGTATATGGATGGTTTGATTGTAGAAAACATGAAGACATTCATGCGTTAATGAGTGCACTGAAAATAATATTAAAAAGAATTAACCTGCAACAGCAACAATGCATAAATGCCTTGCATAGCGAATAAATAAATGTATGCCAGCTTTTAATTTTGAACTCCGCGATGCAACTGCATATAATCCACAGCCACTTAATGCAACCCTTTCTGCATCTAATGGTACCATTGTCGTAAATTCTTTTGGAACCATTAATGGTAAACGAGTTGTAGCGGTTTTATACAATAGTAATTTCACCAATGCAGATACCACCAAGGTGACACTTTCTGCAGCATATGGCTTGAGCATTACTGTAAACAGGAGTTTCCAAGGTCAAACCATTGCTCTCGAATTCCCTGATCGTACAAGTTCCCTCGTGACTGTAACAACTGCATTTGGAGTATCCAAAGTTCAGAATGTATCAGCAGCAAATACGGATAATATAAGCCCCAACACACGTAGATTGTGGGCACTTGAAATGCATTAAGCATCAAATAGTCAATCAAAAAAAAAATAAACCCACCATAAGGCGGGTTTATTTTTTACCAATTCTTACATGAAAAATATCTTGCAGTTCCTGGCTTAGCACTTGAACATTTGTGACGCGCTCTAAATGACTTACGCTTCTTAGGATTAGATTTTTTGATTCTCAGATTGGGATCACCATAATGAATGCGCTTAAGCTTACCACCAACACGCGCACAGCGCATGTATTTTTTATCATCTCTAGTTGATGATTGTTGCCCTGTTACCTTGGTGCAGCGTACACCTTTTTTCGCTTCGAGTAACAGCTGTTCAAATATAATGTTAAACTGACTAATCATGTTTATATTTATACAAAAAGGAGCGCTGGAGTAGCAATCCTCCAGCGCCAATATGATTTTTTGCTTCAATCAGAAGTACACGATCCTTTTCGTAAGTATAAAGCTATCTAACATAAACAAATAGCCATTCAGCATTTTGCTTAGCTTTATTAGTAAAGTGTGAAAATGTCTTGCCTAATTTTGTTGTTTGAATTAATCTGTATCCCTGCAGCTCAAATGCAGATTGCACATGGTGCTTGTAGGTGCTGTTTATAACTACGCCCCAAATATTTGCAACGCTATTACCAATCATGCAGTTAATAAATTCTTGATAATCATTTGTATCCCTAAACTTTTTTTTACTATATTGTTCAATATTATAGTATGGCGGACATGTGAAGCATGCGTCATTTTTTGTATAAATTTTTGTGCAGTCGTTATTGGAAACAGAGTGATGCGCATTACAAAAATTAATAATTTTTTCAGCACCAATACATGATGCTTCCCATGCATCATTGTAATGATAGTTAATATTTAGTGCACCAAGTATTCTGTGACCCCACCCACCACAGGGATCATAAACATCTTTTATATTGTATTGCTGTATAAATTTACGCAACCATAATGGAGAGAAATGCGAAAAACCGCTACAAATACCAGATATCTTAAACCCTCGAAGTATTTCAGCATTGGTAAATTCGTTTTTGTTTAAATATTTTTTTCTATTAGCAATTAATTTATCTCTAATTTCTAGATGTTGCCATAGCCGGCGCTCATTATGATAAAAATGTGGCTGAAAGTTTAAAACAATTTTATTGTTACGAGGAGTTGCGTCATAAGTTCCATCAGATATTTTATACATATTTAATTCCCGCTGAAGCTGCTGTTCTGTATAACACAATGCCAGACAATCATCATTGCTTCTATCATTTGAAATCCACCTGTATATAGTAGCAGCAGAAATAATACCCTGCATTAAATCAATGATTGCTTGCTTAGGCATTGTTTTGGCCATGAGCATAACTTGCTGCTTTAATTCAGTTAATTTGATCATGTAATGTGTTTGATATTTTTGTATCTGTTTCTTGAAATTTAGCGTTTTTGGTTAAATTTTCTATTTCCCATAGAGGCTGGTAATTAGAGAAATGGCATATATCTTTGAGATGTTCTGGTGTAAGTTGTTGCAAGCAACAGAGCGGTTTAATGTGATCTAGATGCCAGCATTGCTCTCCTCTGCCATGATTGTCCCAGGTCATTCCTGGTCTAAATTGTTTTTCAATGTGTTGTTTGAACTCTTCAATTGTACAGCCTAAATATACAATTGATGGATGATGTTTGGAGCAATTAGCATATTTGATGGCCTGTCTAATATGTTCTCTAATGTTGCATTTCATTTTATGCAATGGATCGGTGTTGTATTTTTCGCGTAAATGTGGTTTACTTTCAACATAGTGCTTTTGTGCTCTTTGTTTGTATTGCTCCTTGTTATCTAACCGGTGCTGCTTAATGCGAATACTATTTTGTTCTTTTTTATTTGTGCTTAAACTTTTATACCACTGTTTCCAGTATCTAGCTGTATCGCCTGATTCAGCTCGCATTTTTCTATACTCTCTTTTGCGATCATTGACATCAACATCCTGCTTTGTTTTTTTGTAACTCTCATTGGACATCTTTTTGATCTTGTTGCGTAGCTCTGGATTTATCCAATATTTTACAGTTTCAGGCCACACGTTAAATTTTGCTTTTACAGACCATATACCGTGCATATTTGCATATTCAATTATTTCTTTCTTTTGCTCTTCGGTCCACGTTTTGTTCTTTCTAAATTGCAACGACATGTTTTTATTTATATGAAAGTCTTATTTTTGCAAGATAATTTTTTTGGCGTTTATGTATAAAAAAAGCGCTGGAGTAGCAATCCTCCAGCGCCGATTAATGCTTTGTTCCTTCAATTAGAAGTAGACTGTCTGTGTCGCAGGTGTGAATGCCACACCAAGACCCTGAACAATGATTACGTGATAGTACAGATTAGCACCGAAGATGTTATCAACAACGCCATAACGTGTAAGCAAGCCTACACGTGGAGCGAAGTCGTTTGGACCAATGGTACGTTGTATCATAACAGGAATGTACGGACAATAGATAATGCCAGTGTCATAAAATTCGCTGCCTTTGTAACCAAGTAGTGCATACTCAACGCCTGCGGTTTGACCGGTATAACCGTTGTCACCATAGACATTGCTGTTTTGCACTTCAGTACGAGTGTCGCGGTACACATTGAATCTTCCACCAAGGTTTCCTACCTTAGCAACCCCAGTTGCCTGGGTGTTAACGTTGCCTTGGACAGGTGCCCACTGAAACTCAGGAAGCATTTCAAGGATTGCACACACACGAGGTGTTGCAACGATGAAATTAGCCGAACCGCGACGATTACGTACTGCGATGCGATTTGCTTCGATGATGAGTCTCTGGTAGAAGTCACGGTTGCGCTCTACCATCCAGCGACCATCTGCTGAAGCTGGGCTCCAGACAGAATAGCCAACGCCGTATGGCTGACTGAGTGCGGTTTGGACCATTCGGATAATCATTTCACGGTCGATTTCAGCCTGGATTTCATATGCCATAGCATTTGTAATCTCAGCATCAATATCGATACCGTTCATGTTCTTCAGATCCTGTTCCAACTCAACAGACCAACGAGCGCCCAGACGGCGAGTACCGGCTTCAACTGCTGTCTTTTCAAAACTAACTTCGACTGTTGGGATGTTGCTATTGATTTCGAAATTCTTCAAAATCTCTGCGACACCACGGTCTTGGTTAGCGAAAGTCCAGTAGCTATTACCGGAGAGTACAGTTGCGGAAGTACCGGTGAAGCGGGTGTCAATGAACTGGTATCCCATTTCATTTTGTCCGTTGCCGGTTCCGTAACTAACTCCTTGCTGACTATGCGTGCCTGATGTACCTTGTGTAGATCCGTCAATGCTGTTTGCGTTACCAAGTGTGTTTGTACCATACTTGTAGCGAAGAGCAAAGGCGAGTCCGACAGGGCCGCTCATTGGCTGCACACCGCATATCTCGTTACTGATAAGTTCAGGGAACGTACGACGAATCATCGGAATCAAAATCTTTGGAAGACGAGCATCATTTGTAGCATAGCTGTCGGAAGAGGAAATTCCGGTAGGAGGGGAGTATTGACCACCCGCTGCACTACCAAAAGAACCGCCTTGACCGCCAACGTTTGCTTCGCTTAAGCACCATGCTTCTTGGTTTTCCAAGAGCATTGCGGTGTTTAAACGAGTATGTTCGTTTTCGATGGCTGCGACGTTCTTGGAGGTGTAATCCAATACTGGACCCCACTTTTCAAGAAGCACCTTAGCGCGATTTTGATCGATATAAGCCTGTGTAGGTTTGATTCTATTCATAGATATTCCTTTTTTCTTATTCTCGATCTCAGGTATTTTTGTACCTCATTTTTGTGATTCCACTAGTACTATATTAGTACTTGGAAAGTTCTTGGAGATACGGGCTGCATGTCTGTGATGTGAATTGTGAGGACTCCTCAACAATTCTACTGTCAGCAGGGGCATCATCTGTTGCGACGATGTCATGCATTGCCTGTTCTCTGAGAAAGTCAACTTGGTCACGCTCGGTCCTGTCAAACAGGCCGATGGTGTAATCGATGTTTTCTGCAATGAAAGTTGCAGACTTGCCATCAAGAACACGCTTGACATATTCACGCTTTTTAATTGGAAGAGTAGATGTCTTCTCCATAAGGATCAGATCTGCTTGTGATTTAACAAGCTTTTCTTCCAACAACCGAGCGCGGCGTTGTACTTTCTCAAGCTCTGTATGAGCTTCATTAATTTGGTTTTTGCCATCAATCACTGCTGTTCTTATCGACTCGCCCATGAGAGCGGAATCAATGGCAAGATGTTGGCGAAGATTTTCTAAAACATGCTGAGCTTTACGCTCAATCACTGCTTTGTTTATGAATTCTTGTGGAATTGCTTGTTCCAAATATACTTCAAGATATCTGCTCATTGATTTAACGAGGCTTTTCTTGAACTGTGCTGCTTCATTTGCAAGGGCTGTTTTGTACTTTTTAACAACTCTGTTGAGCTTAACAGCATTATTTGTATCAATTGCTTCTGCAAGTTTAAGAAGCTTGCCAGTATGATTTCCATCAATTGTCTCAAGAAGCGATTGTAGCTTATCTGCATATTCTGCATCCTGACTCACAAGCGCTGCTTCAATATTTAGAGTAGACTTTTCGTCTACCGCCTTATCGAAAGCTTCTTGGACTGCTACTAAGGATTCCTCTGAAAGAATGCCTTCGGTGGCTTCTTTAATTATGTCTACGAAGTTGTTGTTGGTATTTCCCATATCAGAAAAGCGTTGTGGTTTTTACGGCAGAGGCAATCTTATGCTTAACATTGGCTTCGACGATTGCTTGTATATATTTAGTTGCGCTGTGGTAATTTTTATTATTTACCGCACTGATAAATTTAATTATTTGCTGTTTATTACGCATACGAATGTATTTATTTAATCAGGTTAATGAATTTAATGATGTGTTCACGCAAAAATACATCTAAATTTTTCTTCGGTAAACGTGAGATGTTTCGCTCAAAACTATCATAGGATTCTTGATACTTGCCATCAGTTGCAACTACCCACTGCTTGCTTTCGAGTATACCATTAACAAACGCTTTTGGATATGAAGGATCAGCAACGCAATCAATTGCCACCAATCGCATTTCTTTAACAACGGAGGTACCATTGCTTTCAGAAACCAATTGACCAAGAGCTCTTGAGCTCATGCCAACTTTCACACCATCATTGATGAGGGCTCTGACAATTAGACCACATGGTGTTGAAAGAACTTTGCTCTTGCCATAAAATACATTGCCCTCCTGCCATAAATCAGTAACAATGTGACATGCACGTTCCAAATCTACATCAGCGGTAGTTGGATGATTGAGCTCTCCCATTGCACGTCCCGTTTTAATCATTTCAGATGTATATCGTGTAACTTCACGAGTCATCTCCTCCAATGGGTATAGCCGCTTGTTTCTATTTACACCATTTGCCATCATATATGGACCTTTGATAAAAAGAGTTGCAGGTGCATTACGATCCTTTTCTTCAAGAATGTATTCAAACTCTTCCTGTGGAGCTGGTTTTTCTACTAGCAATTTAAACGCCATATTCGTATTTATATTAGTAAGCATAAATTATACGCTTTATATCATACATCATAGACTTTTTATGCTTGAAACATAACATACTAGCACTACCCAACCATAAAACAGACAGGTTCTACTGCACCCATGCCTGGAGCCGAGCCGCTAAACAGCTGTTCTTCGAGGCGTTTCTTTTCTTCAATGCCTTGTGTCATCATATCAGATGAAAAGACCTGACCACCAAACAGCGGCAGCTGCCCATATTTACCTCTTACATATCCTACTGAAATTTTAGTAAGAGCAAGTGCGTATTCGTATACCCAAAACTCCTTGATTAAATCACGCAGCGGTCTTTCAACATATGCTGAAATTACACCATAGAATCTGCTATTTGCAGTCGGCTGAGGATACATTACCATGTACTGAGTGCGGTCATCAAATTTCATCTCACGCTTAGTTGCGAGCATTTTTTCTCTCACATCAAGCCAATTTTTCAGCGTGTACCAAGACACAAGATCAAAGCCATAATTGCCCATGGCATATGAAAAGTAGGTTTGTTGAGCAAGAGTTTGCTCAATGGTAAATAAAGTATTAATGCCTGTGGTACTACCTTCCTCAAAATCTGTAACAGACATTACTTTGCGGTAATCCATAACATCATAATCAAACATGTTATTATATTGCTCTACTGCTGTAGTGGTACACTCACCTTGTATAGTAAGCTTATTATTGGTGCGCTGTGTTTGCTTAAAGGCACCTGTGAGAGAGATGTTGAGAGTTGCTTTAAATGATGTTAAGATATTTGTACGGGTAAGCTCATCAAGTAATTGAAACTCAAAGAGACCAGATTCAGTAAAGTGTGCAGATAGATTTGGAATTTGAGCAAAATAAGATACCGGTACTGCGCTTATACAAACATATTCTGCTGGAGGGGGCTCTATATATGGTGATGTTGATCTTGAAGTGGTCTGTGCTTCAAGTTTACGATCGATTGTTAAATTAGAATTTGATAAGGTGTAAAGTAAATCTAATCTTATGCCTTTATTCTTTTCATATAAATTTGAATCAAAGATCAAATACTCTTGCGTGTATCCTGCATATCTTGTAAAAAGTTCACATGCAATGCTTATGTTTTCAAAAATTTGATCTTGATGCACTTCAATAGTAATTAATGGTGCACCCAATGCACGTACAATTCTGTCTGAAAGTCTACAAAATGAATCGATCCGACTATTGAGGTTGGTAGACTGGAACGCAGAAATTGGTGTAATTGTGCAAGTATTAGCCATAGATATGTACATGAAAAAACATGTCACACATATTTAGGCTCTGATAAGTATCGGAAGCATCATATTCACAAACATGAGAAAAATATTAATACTCAAATTTTGTGCCTCTGCAGAACTATAGGCTATTCACCTGCTTCAGGTGGTGCTGCTGCTGCTTCTGGTGGCGCTTCAACTTCTGGCGGTGCCTCTACAGCTGCAGGCCCGCCTGCAAATTCAGGTGGAATACCTGCTGGGCCTGCACCACCTGCAGGGGGAGCACCCCCAGTCTCGCCACCCGCACCACCATCGCCACCCGCACCACCACCCATCATAAGCTTCCAATATGGACCGGAGTTAGAGATCTGATTAAGCTCCCATTCCAATTCTTTATCTGCGCGTAGATACTCTCTGTTAGCTTTGATATCAATGTCACTCCAGCTGAGTAATTTTTTCTGTAAATATGTTTGAGAAATCGTTGCATTTGAAGCAAGGTTATTAAAGTTGCTCACTTTAATTTCCAATCGCTGACTTTGGCGTAGCTCATAATAATTAGTAGGCGGATTAAATTCTACATCCAAATAATAATCTTTGAGATTCCATTTATCCCACAGCCCCTTGAGGTGCAGATGAGTAAAGAAACCTCTTTTAAGACCCGTAGCAAACAACTGCTGCATTCTAATGACAAATCTTGCGAATTTTAATTCTTCACGCAAAATTGAGCTGTCAGCAGAAATTTGTGATTGTGGATCAAGTCTATTGACTGGTACTTTGAGTGCTTCGTATAGTTTTTTGACAAAATACATCAAGTCTGTCAATTCACCAAGATTCTGACCACCAGGCAATTGTGTTACATTTGTACCTTCAGATCCAGCTCTCTTGGCAAACCAAAAACTATCCAGCATGCTCTGTGGGTTAAATTTTCTAACCACATCGTTCTGATCAACATCAAAAGTCTTGCTGCTCCAATATTGCTGAATAAGCTTGCGTAGATAAGCTTCTGCCTTGGGTGGTGCCATGTTGCCTACATCAACATTAAAAATAAGACGCTCTGGCGCACGCACCAGACGATAAATTACAATGGCATCTTCAATGAGAGACAATTGACGATATGCACGGCGGGCGTTTTCAATGAAAGGCAGGCGCACTGTTTTATTTTGATTCCAAATGCCGCTGTTGATATATACAACCTGATTCTCCTGCATAGGAATCATCTTCTCTTCAATTTTTTTCTTAGGATTAGTTGCATCAAAAATTGGCTTTCTATATAGAAAGCCTTTAACAATCATGTTTTGAATATTGTTGTAAACTGGATCTACTAATTCCGTAGGCATTCTAATTGTGCCTAATACACCCTGCTCGGGATATTTTTTATGAATGATGTGTTCAAAAAATAACTCTCCTTCAATTAAAAGTTCTCGAAAATATGCCCAGCCTTTATTTTCGAGATCATAGAACTGAATGTATTTCTGAAATTCTAGCTGCAGCTGTTCATGATCAACTGCGTCCATTGTGAAGTTTCTAAGCCTTATATTGACAATGTTGTTTTGTGAATCGCGATTAATCATTTCATCACATACTTCATCTAATGCATTGGATACTTCTGCAAATGCCGCCATTACTCTGTAATCCTGCATGCGTGAACCTTTATCTTGTTGCACATTTGCATACATGAGATCCCCAAAGTTCACATCTTTGAATTCACCATATCCTGCAGAGAACAGGTTAGATTGTGATACAGAATTTCTGGCAAGTGCTTCGTTTCTGCGAATGCCGGTTTCTTCAAATGTTTTGAATTTGGGATTTTCTTTTTCTGTAAAATCCAGAACATTAAAACCAGAATATGGCAGCTTAGAAGAAATGTAGGTCATTAACTGCCTACCAAATGTTTGCTGCACATTGGATTGATTACTATAAGAAGAGTCCATTCTAGTTATTTAGTTGCTTAACAGCGAACAGCTACACAACATTAATAAAAACACTTTGATTGGCGCTATAAGATGTGTCATATCCTGCCCCATTGATGACTGCAACGGTAAATTTACCTGCTGCAGAAAGTGTAGGCAGTGTAACTGTCATTACATTATCGTTAATAATGCTATAACTGTTAATTAAAAAACACGAAATAGGTGGGTAATATGCAAAGTTAAGTGCAGTCAATGACTTGTAAAATAATGCATTGCTGCTGCTAAGTGCTACAGCAGATGTATTAGTGAATCTCTTGCCTAATAAAGTAATGGCTCCACCTGATACAAATGAATTGATGGTATAATTTGATGTAATGTTTTCACCGATGCCTGTTCTTGTTGCATAATATACATTGGTAATGGTTGGAGCAGCAGATATACTCACTGTTTCTACAAAACCTCCTATATTTGATGCACTCAATGTTGCATACTCATCAAGCGTTGAGTATATGAAATTATATGGATTACCAGATAGTTGTCTGGTAGCATAAAAATTAGCATCAATGAAGAATATATTTTTTACTTTATTTGTTGGTGCTTCTGGGAATAACCAGCCTTTAATTGTAAAGCTTGTATCTGCAGTTACTCTATAAACATCTGTTGGTGTTTGGTCACCTGGATAAGCTAAACTAATGGACCCACTCCAATCAACTTCTGTTCGTATTTCGTAAGTTTTGCTCAAATTATAAGATGCAGGAATTTTCCAGCTTATGATGAGATATGGATTTACATATGATGCAAAGTTGGAAATAATTTGTTCTAAATCTGTTTGATACTTAGCAATGATGCTCATGTTTACTGATACATTCACTGGTACAGGTGAAAATACCTGATTAGAAAACGCAGCATACTCATTATTTGTGTCTGAAGCAGGGTAGTAGAATCCATCAAGCTTGTTAAAAACACGAGATGGATCTCTTGCAATTTGTGTAATATGCAGAGATACAGCAGGCAATGTAATATTTTTGCCCTTGTTTATAATATCATACAGCACCCGCTGCTTGGGTGCATATATATACCGCACATTGATTTGATCTTTTGTTCCACGCGAGCCTGTGAATCTCTTGATCACACAATCATCAAATGCAGCAATGAATTGTGTGATTAGATCTTCAATCTCAAAATGAAATGCCTGGTTTTCCATGCAGTTATTTATGCATCATGCAAGCAATGCCGATACAGGTACACCCTTATCAGCAAGTTTGAATGGTCTACCTTCAGGCGATAATAGTACATGATTAATAGGCAGACCTGCAGCTACAGCAATGGTAGCATTAAAATCAGCTGGTGATATAATGTTCTCTATTGCTTTCATTCCCTTGTCATCAGACTTACCGTAAACTTGCCCGCCTTTAATGCCTGCACCAATGAGCACACCACAAAATGCACCGGGGTGATGGTCGCGTCCATCATTAATGAATTGCATAGGTGCAATTTTTGATACAACATACTGCTTATCTAGGACAGCGTCAATTTTTTTGCTATAACTGCTGAGCTGTTCAACAGTTGCACCAAATGTCAACGTGCACATTCCTACCAAAACCGCAATTAATTTTTTCATAATTATTATTTATTCTTTTTATGCAATCTAAAATCAAAGTCATCTTGAAACTGAGATGTTGCTGCTTTATATGATTGTTTAGTTTCATCACTAGCATCATCTGTAAACTGCCAATACAATGACATAGGCACTGGCGACTTGAACCCAAACATCTCAAAAACTTGGCGCTGCGTTTGCATAACTTGTTTATCTTTCCAGTTGTGGCCTATTACTATGATGCCTGCTTCTTTATTTTCGAGTAAGTTGCTCTCATCCAAACAGCTCCATCTATTTTCTAACCATGTGAGTCGTTCTATGAGTTTTTGGTATATAGAATTAGTCTGTCCCCACCTCACACTTGTAAAAAATACAACTGCATTTGCTTCAAATATCTTGTTAGCAATTTTATAAATTTCATCATCTCTATGTTTAGCTTCCCAACATCTTATTAACCCAGTTGGATTTTTTGATGAACTTTTTAATAGAGCATCTTTTGCGCCGCAAATATTCCCAGACGCTAAACTAACATTACCGGAACAGCACCTAATATTGAGCTTATCTGCTTCAATGATGTTAATAGTTTGATCTGGAAGCATGTCTTTTATATGATATGCAAGTTGTGTAGATTTTGCTTTTTGTTCGGAACCAGACCATCTGTTGCTAGTTGTTACGAACAATACATTATTTTTTGATCTTAAAGAGTCAACAAACTCATTCATCTCATTTTGCATTTGCGAAGTAGTGTGCAATTTTTTTTCCGAAATAATAGAATTAAAAGTATTGTTGAAGCTCATATTTGTATTTAGAGAATAAATAGATACATGCCAGCACCTACAACAAACAATGGAGTTACATATTACAACCTCAATACATGTAAGTCTTTCAGCGTTGCATTAGACACCAATTTAAAAGCTCTTCCCTTTCAGGTGTGTTCAGAGGTCATTATAAAAAATACAACTGGGCAGGGCATTGCTGTATACGATCAAAACAATTTTGCTGTGTCAAATGCATTTCGCTTGTCAGCAGATCAAGAATTTATATTTAGAGGTCTTACCAACAGCTCGCAAGTAAGCGCACAAACAACCGCAGGTGCTGGTCAGCTGTCCATAAGAACACAGTTCTTTTCATTCTCTAATCAAGGCGTTTAAACAATGATTTGCTCAATAGGCTGAGCTTCATAGACAATTTCTACAGGGCGCAAATCAGGTGTCATGAGGGTCTTTCTAGGATTAATGCCCATGAGATGGTACATTGTAGCAGCTAACTGACCGGGGGTAACTGGATCTGTATCTGGTTCCGATGCTAATGCATCACTGGTTCCATATGCAAATCCTGCCTTGGTTCCGCCCCCAGCAAGTACAGAAGAGAATACACGAGGCCAATGATCGCGGCCATTGGTTTGATTGATTTTAGGTGTGCGTCCAAATTCAGATGTAACTAAGACTAATGTAGAATCAAGCAATCCGCGTTGCCTTAAGTCTGCAATAAGTGCAGCAAAGGCTTTATCAAAACTAACCATATTTTGCTCAAATGCACTCTTGATGTTACTATGATGATCCCAGCTACCATATGTTACAGTGACCATTCGAACACCTGCTTCAACCAATCTACGTGCAAGCAGCAATCGCTGACCAGCAGCATTTTTTCCATATGTCTCTCTTACTGAATCTGTTTCTTTTGATATCTCAAATGCTTCACGAGCCTGGGTAGAAGAAATCATATTATAAGCATCATTATAAAACGAATCAGATGCTTTAATTGCATCAGCACGTGATTCTCTTGTTTTAAAATAATCATCTACAATGCCGAGCATTTTTTTGCGTCGCTCAAACATCTCATTTGTCACACCAGAGGGCAGTTTTAGATCCCTGACTACAAACGATGGATCCTCTGGATTTGAACCTAGTGCAAATGGTCCGAAACGGGTTGATAAGTAACCAGTGCCATTCTCGGGAGCAAATTGATTTGGTACGAGCACATACGCGGGTAAATTGTTTCTACTGCCGAGCTCATGATTAATAACGCTTCCAAAAGAAGGGTAAGATAATGCTGGAGATGGCTTGTAGCCTGTGAGCATATTATGCACCCCGCGCTCATGAGCAGCTTCACCATGTGTCATGGATCTTATGACTGTCAATTCATTGCTAATATTTGCCGTATTTTGCAGCAAAGAGCCAAAATAAACTCCATCAATTTTAGTCTTAATACCTCCAAAAGGTCCCCTGTAATCAGACGATCCATTGGGTTTATAGTCCCATGCATCCTGATGTGCAATGCCGCCAGGTAGGAAAATTTGAATTACAGATGTAGCTTTTGCTGCATTTGCAGATTGCGCTTTGAGTAGAGTGGGAAGTGATGCACCTGCTGCAGCACCTACTCGAATAAATTCTCTGCGGTTCATATGTGTATTTAACCAGTGTATATTACATTTCAATTGCTCTTATTATCGTCAAAGAACTTTATCGGATTTTTAGCAAATCTAGCAGCAATTTTTATTAAACCATTAATGAGTTCTGGGCTAACTACACCCACCACGCCATATACAATGGCTTTGGTTAAGCTAGCAAGTTCAGTCTGTTCAAGCACAAACCATGCAATGCCAGAGCAAAGAGATGCAGCAAGTATTCTTTTAAAAATTTCATAAGCTGAATGTCTTATTCCACTGCAAAGTATTCTTGCTCCCATGCCCGAAGCACCGACAATGAGGATAATCCACCCGCCGCTTAAAAATTCATTAATTAAATTTTTATGATCGCTCATTATTAATATTTATTTTTTGAGCTAGCTTGAAATGAAAAAATAAAAAAAATATAATAATGCTGCCATTATTATATTTTTTAGTGTAGAAGTTTTTAGTGTATGGGTTTGACGGCACTATCATCGTCATCGTCATCATCATCGTCAAATTCTTCGTGCTTAGGGGCAAAACTACATTCTAGGATGAATATAATTGTAATGACACCAACAACCCAGCCGCAGAAGAAAGCGCCTATTAAAGATATATAATTAATCATAAGTTAAGAGGGATAAAATAAAATATACAAAATTATTCATTACAAATCAATATCATCAGAACCTAATTCCTCCTTCATTGCATTCATCATGTCATTGAGTGCATATACAGCTTCTTCTTTTGTCATAGACTCATGCCAATAATCATCAATTAAAAGAATATCAGGTAAGTCCATGTAGCTCAGATTGAAGCTACTATTACATTTTTTATCCCATGCTTTGATGAATGACTCTAGGGTGATGTATGTATCTGTGTTGTTCATATTTAAATTATGTTTTGGGTGATTCTTTTTGCATTTCTTCAGATCCTGTTTTTAGAAATGCGGACTGTGCAAACGTCGGTTCAAAATCCTGCCCGTCATTAATGACTGCTAAACCTGTAATGTCTATGAGGTCCTTGCGGAGAAGACTCAGCAGCGTCTCTGCAATTAGAGCCTTGGCGACCCAATCTTCAATAATGATGCGCTCAGAGCTGCGAATTTCATTGCGGTCAAAATCATCTACAATCTTAGTGTAGAGATCGGGATCAGATTCATATAATTTACTGTTCATTTGCATTTAATGTATGATGAGTCAATAGGCTATCAACTAAAAATATATGTCATGGTAAAATTTAAATTAAAACTTATCTCTTATAAGAGTGTTATACCGCTAACTGTAATGCATGACTTCTTTTTAGAGACACATTTAGCATAAATAATTGTATGAATTTCTTTTGCAGTTACTACTTTTTTAAGAAATTTTTGCTGTTGTGTAGTTAATATGGATATTCTACTTCTAGTTTCAGGTTTATTGGGTGTTGCTTTTGGTCTCTACCTCATAGTAACAGCTAGATGAAATGATTTTTCTAGACGGTAACGCTCCGTCTTTTCTCAGATCACAACTGAGGGTGATGACTTTCGTACGACGAGAGGATTTTAAAAATGGTACCTGGTGAGGAAATCGAATCCCTATTGAAGCTTTAGAAGAGCCTGTCCTATCCATTAGGACAAACCAGGCATTTGTTGTTTAGCAAAACTATTATAATATGTTTCCTATTTAAAATCAACTAATAAAATTGGCGGCCCGTTAACTTCACCTGAAATTTGGAATCTCAGATGCCTAGGATTAACCAGCGACGGGCCAAGCGCTGGGGACGCACGCGTACTAGAATTGGAGGACATACAGAGTATCGCACTCTGCGTAGGAATTTAATCCACGTGGTTTTGCAGACCACTGCGTTCACTAGCTCGCTCTATGTCCATTTGTGTAGAGATATATGCTGCAAAATTTATTTGTCTACAATATGTATATAAGATCTTATCACAGATAGTGATGTCTCATTTCTATAAAGGAGGAATATTAATCCAAATGAATCATTACTTTCGCCATTTTTGAATTTGTTGCTGACATCTGCTTCTTCAATCTGCTTTGCAATTGGTGCATCATCTAATTCATAATATGAATTAGAATTCTTTTTGTCCTTATCAAAAGATACAAAACTGTTGAAGTGATTTATTAATTCTTCTTTTGTGCCTCTAAATGTTTTAAACATTGTAATCATACATTTAATATAAATTATTTTTAACCTTTATCAACGTCTATTTGAAAATTAAAAATTTAGCGCCACACGGGGTAGCAAAGCCCGCTGGCGCTCGCAGAACATTCGCAAGGCTCGTGCAAGCGCGCCTGTTATCAGAGCCGTTAGAGGTACATGGCTTGCAAGAGCGACCTCTAAAATTGCGGTTGATTGAATGTTCTGAAATTGGTGCCCGAGGTGAGACTCAAACTCACGATAGTCTGCGTGTAGGGCAGATACTTTAGTCACTAAGTTACTCAGGCATTTAAAATTATTTTTTCTTCTTGAACCAACATATGATTTTTTTAATTAAATCCAGCGAGATAATTGGAATAAACCCTTCTCTATATCCGTATTTCTCAGCATTTTTTATATCTTGTGCCTTTTGCAAATGATTACTTTGTTCATTCCAGCTTTCGTTATTTTTATTCATATGAAATTGGTTGCGGGAGCTGGACTCGAACCAGCACAAGCAATAATGTTTTCTGGTTATGAGCCAGACGTGTTAACCGTTACACTACCCCGCGTTTAAAATTTAAATTAGACCACTTACTTACAATTTTGAAATTTGGCTCCCAAGCGTGGGGTTGAACCACGTTCAACTGGTTAACAGCCAGCCCGCTCAACCGTGTGCGTTCCTGGGATTTTTATCCACAACAAAATATACTCTTATAATTGTTGTTCAACTGTTTAAATTGGTGAACCTTAACGGTAATGCTCCGTTTTCTAGAAGTTAAAAGCTTCTTGCTTCACTGTTAAAGCTTAAGGTTCTTTGTTAAAAGGAAATTGGTAGCCCAAGAGGGTAATGCTCCCTTTTATGCTACTTCAAAGGCAGCTACATTACTTTTATGTTAATGAGTAATCTAAATTTGGCAGCTCCCCCAGGACTCGAACCTGGACTAGAAAGTTCAAAACTTTCTGTGCTAACCATTACACCAAGGAGCTATTTAAAATTGGTGCCCGTAGAAGGATTCGAACCCTCAACATTATGATCCTAAGTCATACGCCTCTACCAATTGGGCTATACGGGCATTGAATGGTACCCCATAGAAGATTCGAACTCCTACTTTTTCGTCCGTAGCGAAACGTGCTGTCCATTACACTAACGAGGCATTTAAAATTGTTTTAAAAACGTAATTGCTTTGTGTACTTGCTCATCAATTGATTTGTTGGAACTAACTTCATCACAAAGCACTAAAAGTTTGATATTTTTTTCTTCACATAAACGTTTTTTGTGTTCATCTCTTTGTTTGTATTTTGATAAAAGTTCTTCTCCACGTATTGGTTTTAAATGCCAAATACCGTTAAATTCTATTGCTATTTTAATTTCAGGAAAGTAAAAATCAAGCTCTAAACCATCAAGAATTTGTCTGTCATTGCAATTAAACTTCAAATCTGGAAAATTTGCTTTGATTGCTACTTCAAACTCTTTCTCTACTTTAGAGCGTGTACCTCTTATGGTTTTATTATTAATTACGTTTCTGCAACTGCCAGAACAAAATTTCTTTTTGAGACTAGCATGAGCAGAAACAATGGATGTTTTTCCACAATTAATGCAAGTGTGTTCAACAACTATTGCTATAGGTTTAGCTTTCTTTAGTTGTTTTAACTTTTTGGGTCTTAAGCTGTTGTTAAATTGCGCTGCACAAGAGTGATTACAAAATGCATGTTTCACTCTTTTAAGTTGACTTGCAACTCTCTCTATTTGTTGTTTGCAGAAAACACATTCAAGCTGTATTTTTTCTGATTGAAATTTATTTGCACATTCTATAGAGCAAAATTTTAGTCTGCTGGACTTTAACGCTCGCTGTAACAGCAGTCTAGTCGTTTCAAACCAATTGGTACAACATGGACACAATACACCTATTTTAGCGTTTATGCTTTTGCTTTGATTGTATTGCTCAACATTATAAATGACGTTCATGTATATATTTATGGCACACTAGGTAGGAATCGAACCCACTTTAGTAAAAACAGTTCTTTTGGAGAGAACCCGCAACCGCCACTTGCTGCTAGTGTGTTTAAAATTGGCTCTTCCTCGACGTTACGATCGTCGCTGTACCTTATAAGGGCCTCCCGGTTAACAGCCGAGCGCTCTACCACTGAGCTAAGGGGGATTTTAAAATTGTAGGATGGTTGCGAGGTTTTACCCGAAACGCCACACCATCAGTCTTTCGGCCACACACTAGCATTGCTGCTCTACAAAAGAGAGGAGAGCTGCGGTCCTGCCCCGCACACCTCTTAGGGAAGTGCATGATGTTTAGCAAACATCTCTAGCGCCTCGGCTAGTTAACTCTCCATAAATTGGTCGCCCATGCCGGACTTGCACCGACGAATACTTGTTCCCAAAACAAGTGCAATAACTACTCTACCAATGGACGTTTGAAATTGGTGCGCCATGTGAGAATCTAACTCACACTCCCGGATTGGAAGACCGGCGTGCTGACATAACACTTATGACGCGAAATTTTTCTACTTGGAAGGAAGGCGCTCTTGTCAATTGAGCTACTACCGCTTTTGAAATTTATAGAAAATATCTTTGCCCTGCACGAGAATGTATTGATATGATTATTATTAAAGTGGAGGCCACAGTCGGACTTGAACCAACAACCGGCACATTACAAATGTGCTGCTCTACCATTGAGCTATGTGGCCATTATTCTCGCAGAGAATGGAGGAAGAAGTGAGATTCGAACTCACGGAGGCTTTAGACCTCTGCGCATTTCAAGTGCACCGCCTTAAGCCAGACTCAGCCATTCTTCCTAATTGAAATTAATTGCAAGCAATCGATTAACCACGACGATTAGGCTTTATTACTTTAAGAGTCTGATGGCTTTGAGCTTTGAGCTTTGAGATAAAGACATGCTTATAAAATGGTTAGTCATTGAGATGTTAAATTAGTAGTTTTCGGTGGCTACACCAGGGAACTTTGCGCGCAATGCGCTACACTACAAACCTATATGCGTAAATCTACACTGTCAGCTTTTGGCTTTACGTCGCATTCTGCGAACTCTTGGGCTGTTATGGTCATCCCTCGTCATGAACCGCTTTTGTTATATATCTTAATATGCCGTCTTATTCTTATCTTTCAACTTAGTTTTTCAATTATTTTGAAAATTAACTTTGTTTCAAGGACTGACAGACAGGCCACTTGTAACCTCGCGGTGGCATATTATATGCCCCGCTATAATGGTTACAAGTGAAATTAGCGTTCATGTTTTTTCTGTGCATTTATTTATATGCACAGGGAGAGTTTTCAATAACTTATTTTACCTTTTAATTGCCGCCGTAAAGATTGTATGGGTCATTGTCTTCTTCACCGCCACCTTCATCTTCATAGCCGCCGTCGTCCTCATAACCACCTTCATTATAGTCTTCACCTTCTTCAGATGCAGCAGCTTCTGCCTGTACGATGATGGAATTAATAACTTGCTTGCCTTGTGGTGAGTTTGCAATTACTTGCTTGATTTCTTCAGGTGAACGTTTTAGCAAGAATCTATAGATAATTGGAAGGAACTCAATTTTGTTGCGCGGAATCATTGCATTTAGTTTGCTAAACAATTCTGGGCCTGCCATGAGTGGCATATATTCACCCTCCAGAGTCTCAGAAGCTTCTGCTTCCTGTGAGATGTCCTTTCCGAGATATTCAAACAATCCTTTGACAATTTCATGCACAAGCACAGGAAAAACAACACCACGAATTTTAATTGTATCGTTTTCTAAGTTTTCACTGCTACCTATTCCTGCGTCCTTGAGCATGCCACCGGCTGCATATGGCGTACCATAATACAACACATGAACAATGGACATAAACAGACCATACTTTACTGTCAGTGTTTCATCAATGTTGTCTAATTCCTCTTTTACAAGATTAAACAAAAAGCTCTTATGCACCGCATTGCCTTGAGTAATGTAGTTATGAAATACTCTTTTAAGCTTGCCATCTGGATCAGCTTCAATGTTCATGCCAACGTTCTCAATGATATTTTCTTGCTGCTCTTCAATATCTTCTTCAATATCATCCATTGTTTTTGCATTCTGCAAATCTGCTGGCCCTAGCTTAATATCAAGCTTTAAAATGCCTTGTTCATAAAGCTTCTTAAATTGCGCAAACTCTGGCAGATCAAACACAACTTGAAGTGCAAGTTTTTCGAGTTCTTGCTTGTGTGCAGATTCGATTTGCTTTATTTGCTCCATGGTTTGCATTACAACCGCAATGAAAGAATATATACTCGTATATCTAGTCATTAGATCCGCAATTGATAGATTCAAGTAATTGGCAAGCTTCTTGACTACTAGTCTATAGCCCTCACTTGATAAATTTTCAATGAACCTGTCTTCATTACCTGAACTAGGCAAGATGTCTTCTATATCTTGTGGACTAGACGCAAGTCGTTGCTTGGACTGATCGAAGTATCTTTTCGGTACATCACCAGTGTTTAGTGCCTCAAGGGCAAGTTTTACAGTTTTATTCATCTTTCAAAAATATTGTTTTTAAATTTTCTCTTTTTTGCTACTCTTAAATCATGATTGATGATGTCATCATCTGCACCTTCTTCGTCTTCCTGAGACATATCCAATGCTTTTGGCTTTGTTTTTGTATCTGGCTTTGGTATCCAGCTTGGACGGCTGGGTTGAGACGGTTTAGAGGGTGTTGGCACTCTCACAGGTGCAGGCGTTCTTATAGGAGCTGGAGCAGTTGTAGGTGCTTCCATGAGCTTTTGGTATAAATCGTCAAATTGCATATGTATATTTATGGTTAACAGTGATAATTTATATATCGCTGCGATGCTTTTGCTGTATTATTTCCTTTGTTTTTTTGTTTTGATTTGAGAGAACGAGCTTTGCTGCAAGTCATTTTGCCTTTGACTTGACGTTTGAGAATGCCGGGGTGCACTGCATCGTGAATATTTTTTTCATCAAATCTTGTAATTTTTTGATTGTTTGCTATTTGCTTTATACCTCTAGCTCCCTTGACTGCAAGTCTGGTTGCTGAATTTCCGAGTTTGCGCACTTTGAGCAACTTGATTACATCAGCAAATGGTATTAAAGAGACTGCAGAAATACCTGCATTGATTAAGTGTTTATCTTTCTCATCAGATGTTTTAGCCATTGATGCTCTCAATACTGAGATAATACCATTAGCTGCATCTGCTGCAGTTCCAATGGTTGGCTCTAGACCTGCTACGTCCAATGCAACTTGCACATCATCAATGAGTTTGTTGCTCTCACTGAGCATATAAAATTTATCAAACGTAATCATCGTAATATTTATGGTGGAGGTGTGGGGAGTCGAACCCCAGTGTTCAATTAGTCACATCAAATGCTCTACATGCTTAGATGCATTTGCAATTTCATTGGCAAAAGGTTTGCACGGCGCATCAACCTAAGTTTTAAAGCCTACCTACTTCAGAGAAGGGTCTGAAGTTACCCCGATGTTTGATTTAAAAGCATGCATCGTTCAGCTCTACCCATTGCTTTACCTCAATGTCTTTAATGGGATCCAACATTGTTTTTGCTTAGACAAACATCATTTCTTCAACGTCTGCGGTGACGAATTCGTCAGCATTGTTGAAGATGTATTCTGCTTGTGCCAAGAGGGCTTCGACGTGTGCGTCTTCTGCGTTTATTTTGTTTTGACTTGCTTTTATAGAGGTTAGCTAGCCTGCCTCTGCGTGCACATTTGAGTCAATTAATTGAATCGAAACCAGTGCACCCCCAATTTTAAATATCAAAGATCAACTATGCTGTTTGTTCAGCTTTTATATTTATATAATGCATGCAAAAATATATAAATCAACTAAAAGTAATTAAATAGAATATATGCAGCACGATAATGAAAAAATTTTTATTTTATATGAGCAGTCAGCATCATCATCTTTTGAAGAGTTTGCGGGCAAAAGACTGCAGGGTGCTGAGAAAATTGCTAAAGCCGCCAAAGAAAAAGGTGGAGCTGCAATGCTTACATATCATCACTTCAATGTTAAATTGCCGCATTACAAAAAAGCTGTTGCTGGTAAATTTGATGTTGATGCAGCAAAAAAACAACTCAAAGATCTCACCAAAGAATTAAATTCAAGCATCAACTCCACTGTAAAGATGCAGCAAATTGAGTTTCAAAAGAAAGTGGGTCTTATTGAAGTGTTAGGCGAGCTCATCATCAACATGCAATAATTTCACATTTGCAGCTGTCTTCTCATGTCCTGTTATAAATAGTAAGATGATTACGTTTGAGCAAGTTTATAAAGAGCTTTTAGCAGAAGCGGCTGATTTTTCTGTAACACCCACTGACCACAACAGAAAGAGAAAAGTTATTGAATGGGAGAATAAACTTATAAAAAGCGCTTTTCCAGAGCGCGGTGCAAATGAGGCTGTTTTGGGTGTGGTAGGTGAAAGCGGTGGTTTAGAAAGGCATGTAGAACAGTGGTTGGAATTAGGGTTTAAAATGCAAAACATAAACATTGTAGACAATCAAGAAAAAGCAGCTGAGAGTCTTAAGCAGAAAGCAGGCGCGGAGAAAGATAAATATGGAGATTTATCCAGTAGAATTTCACAAGCAGATATTATAGATAAAGCAAAAGAAATAGATAATTTAACACATATAGATTTTGATGGAGTTGCAACAATTACTAAGCTTCCAGAATTTGCTGAAAAGCTAGCAGCAATGAAAAATTTAAAATCATTTGTTATTGTTGTTTCACAGAGAGGTACAACAAAAGTAGATGCAAATGCAGACAAAGCACAGGCAAAATCTTTAGATAAAGGCGGGGCGCTGTATGGTTTTGATGAAGTAAATTCTGATGAATTTGATTACGAAATAATACAAACAGCTAATAAAATATGGAAAAGTTTTGATACATTATACGATCAGAAGCTTATTGAAAGAAAAGATTATAAAGATCAAATCAAAAGCAATTTCAAAAGGGCTGCCTTGAGTGTTTTATTTTCATATTCAAAAATTGCTGAATTTTATAAAGAACTTAGCAAAAAACTAAACGATTATGAAATTGCATATACATCATATACAGGCAAAAATATGCCGATGGCATCATTTGTTTTTTTAAAAGGCAGCGGTATAATTAGTAAGGAAGAACAAAAACAATATGCAACAAATAAACTTACAACAGGAATGGTGAATGATATGTTTGCTGCTTTATTTAGATTAATAGACTTTTTAGCTATTGATAGTAAAAACTATGGCAAAAATATTCAAGAGTATAAGTTAAATGAGTTATTAGCTTATATGCTCAAGAGAATAAAAAATAAAGAATATAATGATGAGATATCAGAATATTTAAATAAAAAAATAGGCAAATTAAAAACATACATAACAGACCTACTTTCTAGACAAACAATGTTAAAAACTCAAATGAAAAATTTGACAGATGATAAATATATAGATCTTAGTGATTATTATGATGATGAGTTGCCAGTTATATCGCGATTTAGATATTTTTTACAAAAAGCAAAATTAAGTGCCCATGATTTTGTGTTTTACACAGAAAATAAAACACCTTGCGATAATCAAGACTGCATTATAAAATATATAGAGAAAGGAAGTGGCTCATTTGCTGATTTTTTAAAAAAATCTAGGCCAGGTGATACTTATATTTTCAAGCCAAAAAGTAAAAAAGCGACTGTATCAGCTACACTATCTCATAATGATTTGACTTATCAAGTTAAGCTCGAGACAGAAAAAGAAGATGGTATAGTTTGGGTAACAAAAGCAACAAAAACAGAAGAGTCTATACCAGTCAGAAAACGCATGACTGTAATAAAACAGGAAATGCAAAAGCTGAGTGGCGACAATATTATAGACCTTAGTGAATACTGTAATAAATTGCCAACTGTGCAGGTGTTAAGACAAGCTATGATTAAGGCAGACCTCAGCGCCTCTAATTTTGTGTTTTATGCGCAAGATAGCACAGTTTGTAGAGATCAGGCGTGCATAGTAAAATATGTAAAGAGAGGAAGCGGCTCATTTGCTAATTTTTTGCGAACCGTAGCGCAGGGAGAAAACGCAGCGCAGGGAGAAAGTTTTGTATTTGAAAAGCCAGCCACAATGGATGGCATACGATCGCAAATTTCTAAGCACAACTTGACGCTCAGAATGTTTAAATTTGAAACAAAAAACATGGGCGGTATACTTTATGCAACAAAAGCCACTATAAATAGTGATGCAAATATACAAAGTAATATTCATCAATCTACAAACGAACCACTCGGCAATGTAGATAGAGCAGATAGAGCAGATAGAGCAGATAGAGCAGATAGAGCAGATAGAGAAATTAATAACTCATTAACTGCGTTTATTTTAAACAGTAAAATAGGTGATTCATTAGAAATTAATCCGCCTATGCCGATACTTCATTTTAATAGTTATGTTGGTCAGACAAGATCACGTGGAAGAAAAGGTATCTCTGGAGAAGCTGCAGAAAAGTTGGGCGCAGGTATGTTTAGATTTATATTTAACGACGACGGCAACATAACAAAAATAAAAAAAGTTAAGGAAGAAATTGACCCACAGGCTTCTAGTAGGGGCGGGCAAATTCTTATTAACCCTAATAAAATAAAAGATTACACAATGCAAAATGAAAAGTTTATTTTGTGTAGTTTTGAAAGTTTTTTACTAAAAATGTGTTTATCTAATTGTATATAACTTTCAATGAAACATATCATTAAATCTTGCTAAGACTGTCTTCCGGCAAAAAAATGTTGTAAATCGTTTCGTTCAGCATTTTTATAGTGAACCAGCAGATGCAGAAGAAAATGCAGCTATGATGTATACATTAATAATTAATTTTGCTCATATCACGCTTTTGATGGAATTGTAAATCCACTCATTGACCTGCTCAATTGTTTTGAAATTGTGTTGTTTGACCTGCCTGCGAACATTCTTGATGTGAGACAGTAAATCTATATCTGGTGTGTATTTGTAGATACTTGTAGGAACCTCTTCTGCATCAATGTTTGATTCGTGAAGAATTTTTTTCAATTTAGCAATGGCATATCGATCTGCTGTCAGCTCTATTTTACGCAGCATGCGTGCCAACTGCTCGTCAGGAAGATCATGCAAAAAAATGCCTTCAGCAAAATTTTCACCATGTTTGGTGTACTGCATTTGATGAGCTATTTCATGCAAAATAACATATGCAGCATAGCTAAATGATAAGCGCAATACTCTGTCGTTTATGACGCATTTATCAGCCATGGAAATGCCATATGCTTTGATTGGTTCAAAAAGCACATGCGGGCATTTTGATTCAATGATGACTTGTCTAAGTGAATCAAGAGCATTTGAATATTCAGGAAAAGCTCGATGCAATTGCTGCATAAAAGCATCTAGATTTTTTGTCTCTTCACCTGGTCTCAGGCGCATTTCTTGCATAAGCAAATGGGCTTCAAATTGCAACATAATGATGTTATTTAATTCATGAATGCCATATAACTTGCATTTTTGATAAATACATTATATTTTAAAAAATGAAGAGCATATTTTTTAGCACCAATGCTGCACTCAATGAAATTGCCAATGTATATGGTGCATGCCCGGTGTTGACAGAAGCCATCACTGTGCAGCAATTGATGCAATCCCGATCCATATCAGAGCCAGTTGCTCGTGCCATCATTGCAATGGACGCAACACCATCCAAGTCAGATGCACTGCAATTGGCGAAATTTTATTTAGAGATTCAATACAATGAACAGCAGCCACTTGATGAGCTTGGACGAATTTATCGAGAGTTTGCTACCCTGCGCCAGCACAGACAAATCAATGCACAAATAAATGCCTTCAAAACATTTGCTGAATTTCAGAGTCAGGTGAGAGCTCGTGCAGGTGCACGCAAATTAAAACAAAGTACAGCAGTTCATTTGCAGCACCTGAAGCCGGATTATGAAGATGAATACATTGCTGCATATGAAGCAAACACTCCTGCAGAAGCATGTGAATTGGGCAAAGGTTATTCATTTTGCATATCCAAGCAAGACATGAGAAACTCGTTCTACACCTACAAAGGATCAATTGGAGATTACACCAAGCCTGGAGATGTTGCCACAGGCACCTGGTTTATACAATTGAAAAAAAGACTCAACGGATCATTAGTCTCTTCAGAAAAAAATAATGTAGGCGAATGGGTGAATCCTGAACATCTCATTGTGATTCATTATGATGCAAACAACGACATGAGATGGACATGGGCTGACAATGGTGCACAGCAGCACGGCACTGAAGAAATAACCAAACAACGAATGCTTCAGATGTTCCCGGAATTTGCTCCTTTGTTTGGAGCAAAAAATTACAAAGGAATTGCAGCAGGAAAATTCACATCAGAAGAAATTGACACAGTGCATTTGCTGAAATTGCTGAGCAGCAGTGCAAGTGCATTCAATGATGCAACCAATGTACAAAAAGAAATGTACATCAAAAACAAAAGAGCCATTCCATTTTTCAAAGAAACATATGGGCTTCTGAATGGTGCATTGCGCAACGAGCTATTCAAGTGTATGAATACAATAACTGTGGATGCATGGAACATCATATCAGATGCAGATAAAATTAAAATTGCAAAAATTGCATTGCAGCCTAATGTTCATGCACGCGACCAAGAAGCCAACGTCAAGCTCATTGAATGTTTGCTTGCACTAAATATTCAAAGCTAAACACTATGATCTCACATCACCTTACCAAAATATATCAGACCCAAATCCTCAATGAGTCAGTGTATGATGATGCCTTGATTGATGCACTATATGCTGCAACAGGAAAAGACAAATGGATAGTAGAATACCGAACATCATTGCTAGAAAAATTCTTCAGCGATGATGAGAGTATTTTAGACTTGAATCACATATCATCAACCAATCTTGAAACAGCATGGAAATTTGCATTGAGAGAACACAAGAATTTGCTCATCAGCACCCGCAAATATGTCAATGATTATGGCACAGTCACCTATGTGTATTCAAGTGCAGGCATTTTAAGAGAGTACATAATAGCACGCAAATTTTTCGGTGAAAAAAATGCACCACTAGCATTTGAATTTATACATAACCTCATTGCTTATCTAGAAAAACAAATAGATCCCAATTTCGTAAACATTGCTGATGATGTAGCATGCAGAGATTCTATTGATGCTATGCAAATAATATTGAAAGCATACATCAAGACTTTTTGCAACAACAAAAGATCACCGGAAATAGATGATGTTCTAAATGCTGTGCTGGAAGACTTTGCAGAAGCATTGCATGACGAGGGGTTATACATTGATGGGGCAGATTTAATGTTCATTTTAGATAAATCATTTGGCGAAACAATATACTTTTATGTCACAACAATGCGTGGTAAGTGGCCTGCATTTGAAAAGTTTATAGCGATGGCAGATGATAAATCAGTAAAGTTGAGATTTAATATGCAGTATGCTAGGCAAGCATACAACAAACTCAGATGAGAATATGCACCAAGGGAGCCTTATACAGAAATCTTAAAAATTTTGCAAAAAAAAATTTTCCGAATCACGTGGAATTGCGGTGAAGTTGTGATTGGTATAGGATAATGTCAAAAATGCGGGGTGTGGCTCTTATATGGAATAGTGTCAAAAATATGCGGGATGTAAGCCTTATATGGAATAGTGTCAAAAATGCGGGGTGTGGCTCTTATATGGAATAGTGTCAAAAATGTGGCATGTGGCCCTTATATGGAATAGTGTCAAAAATATGCAAAAAAATTTGGCATGCGGGCCTACATCCGACAAGCAAAAAACTATTAGGTTCCGTTTTTTCACGATTGATTTATATAGGAACCAACTATATTGTATTTTGTAGTGAGAGAGCGGAACAGCAATTGTCAAATAAACAGCTATACATTCTAGAAACATCATACATTCTAGAATGTATGGTTAGAGCTCTTTACCTACCATGAGTACAGAAATGGTTCCGCAATTCAATCCAGACATCAACCAGTCGTATGCATACTACATCATACATCATTATGCATATACCTATACTCATCTACATACACCTGATGCATTATGGTTCCATGCGTACCATCCAATCAATGATGCATGATGCATACGCCTAATGCATCATTAGAGTATATAGTATGTTATGTGTACAGCTCATTGAGCCTCATCTAGTGATGCATAATGCAGCTATGATTGGAACCATATGTATCCATCTACATACACCTGATGCATTATGGTTCCATATGCACTAATGAATGGATGATGCATGGTGCATACTCTAATGATGCATTTGGAGTATGTTATATGCAGCTGCATTAAGCATCATTAGATGGTGCATAATGCAGCTATGTTTGGAACCAAACAATTGAGTGTATGTGTAGCTACAGCTTAAGTACACTGCAGGTGTACCACTCTCATCTCAGATATACACAACTATGTTCCAATTGTTTTGTTACATATGGAACCAGGCGATGATGATGCATCATTGATTATATCATACTAACATTAATGCCTGATGATACAACTTGTCGATTTTTAACCTAATTTGTAAATTCAAGTTTTTTGTTGATAAGTTTTGGAAAACAGAAGTTCCAGACTGGAGCCGCTTGTTTCAAATATTTTACAAAATCGGCAAGTTCTTCTGGCTTGGAAGAATTAAAAGACCAACTCATATCACCACACCCAAAAATATATACATGATCATCATATACCCAAACACGCATATATGCTTCATCACCACCAACAATTACTGGCTGTCTATGACGATCCGATTTAATCCAAAACTGTTCAACTACTTTTTCAGGATTTCCATTATAATATTCAGGATCATCTGTCAGGATTTCCGTGTGGTAATTAATGTCAACTAAAACGGATTTGCGGGCCTTCTTACTCAATTTTCCATCATAGTTTTTGAAAAATTCATCTTGCCGTTTCATCATATCAAATGAACGTCCAGCACTTTCAAAAGAATCCTTTTTAGTCTGATTGAAACCAGTTTTCAATAAACTATCAGAAATATATTCTAGCCAACTAATCATTTGTTCGGTTGTTTCGGGAACAGGAATTCTAAAAACATCATAAACATAGCTGAATAGCTCATCAAAATAAAATTTGTCTTCTGTTGGTGTAATATCGAGTTTATTATTTTTGCGGCAGTTTAGAAGTTCCATAATGATAGGAAAATCACAGTTATTGTCCTGAATAAACTTCGCAATATCTTCGGGTGTCTGATATAGCGGAGGAAAATGGATAAAGTCGTTTGATACATCGACTTTAGATAAGTCAATTTCACCGTCAGGAAGTTTTGGAAGATTGTTTTTCATATTCATATAATACCATTTTGGATAGCAAAATCAACAGAAATTTAAATGTGGTGCGGTGTAGAGCATCAATTGTTTCCGCTGTGCTGCATGCTGAAGCAGGGAGGATGCTGAGCTCACGTGCTCATGATCTTGCATTGACATTATATTCTCCACATGCAGATCATGTTGCAACAATGAGATGCTCATGAGTGTCCCATGATATAACACCGTTGAGATGGCGAATGCATAGCTGCACATGCATGTGTTCCAATGCCTAATAACATGTGCATTGCATTTGTTGTTGTACACAATCAAGGCAACCAACACTGCAACCACCCACACAAGATGTAAAACAGGTTCCATGTTCATTATACAAGAGGCAAGAGCTTCAAATGATTAATTAATAAAAGAGAGGGCGGAAGGATTGTTACTCCTTCCGCCCCAACCCCAACCTGTTTAATCGTAATAATTGATGAGTAGACCTTTAATCCAATCCGCCATTTCCTCAAGAATTTGAGTGGCGACATTATCGTGATTGTTGGTGGTGATAACTTGTACGATTTGTTTCAGTTTGATTTCGAGTTCGTTTTGCATACAACACCATAATACAGGCTTTTTAAATAAGTGCAACATAAAAGGCTGTATTTTTTAGGTACAGCCTTTTAGTGTTGGAGGTACGACTACTTGCCCCACTTCTGTTCCGGAGCATGCCCATGTGCCATCAAGGCTCTTGCCACGTTAGCCTTGATGGGCATATGGTGATGATTGCCGTTTTTGTCTGGTTTGCGGACAATGTGCCAACCGTAGCTGTCTTGGATGAACCGTGCTCCCTTTGCCAGTCTTTCGAGTGCCTCTTTGGTGGTCATGCATTGATAGTAGAGGCTTTTTAAATAAGTGCAACTTGTATTTCAAGAGAGATTATGCTCATTTACAGGCATCCAAGTGAGTCCGCGGTCATGTGAGACATCAAATAGCTCATGAAGTCTGTTGCGAGGGAACCAGATGTTGCTGATTTGTACACTCGTGGAGGTGCTTGCTGTGATGAGGAACTCCATCTTTGTAACATTGTCACGCAGCATATCACCAAGCTTGATGCACGATTGTGGCTGCTCTTGCACAGGTTTCACAGGTTCCGTGGGAATGATTCGATATGCAACAACATCGTCCTCACCTAGTGTGTGTTCCCACCAGAAAAAATCATCAATGTGCCGTGTACCATTTCTAAGCATCACCTCAACAACCGCACCATATTCAACAGGTGATTCACCGCCGTTCCATGGTGTGAAACCTTCAGGAACAACAAATGCATCTGCTTCAGGCTTCAACCTGATGTGAAACGTTTGGGCAGCAATGAGTGGATTCGTAGTTGGGAGAGGATCAGTCCATTTTCCATTGGAATAAAATTCCCACTTGGGCTCGTTGTTGGTGCTGCGGCCTTTGAGGATGTCAAGGGCAATCTCTGCTTGTTCTATTTGTTTGTTGATGTTCATTGTGAAAGTAATGTTGGTTCCAGAATTGGTGAGCTGCACATGCTATTGTGCATACATGATGGCATCAGAAGGTATCAAGGGTACAACTTTGCAGCAGGCATAGGAACCAACCATCAATAGGGCTGCAAGTATGAAGAATAGAATTGATTTCATGTTGATGTTGATGTATTAGGATAATATTGTAACAAGTGGTACCCCAGGCAGGATTCGAACCTGCGACCCACGAATTAGAAATTCGTTGCTCTATTCCACTGAGCTACTGGAGCAAAAAAAATGGTGCTCCCAGCCGGATTTGAACCGACAGCCAAGGAATTATGAGTTCCCTGCTCTAACCATTGAGCTATAGGAGCATTTGTTTCGTTGAAATTGCATCATGCACTTGAAGCATCGTGCGATGTTTTAATATAATATAAAACCTTTCAAGTGCAACATGTATTTAAATATCAAAGTGCAATTCTTCTTGCATGTACTGATGCATGTCTTTCATTGCAGCATTAGCCTGTCGCAGAGTCATGCTGGGACTCCAGAAGTCATTGATGCTCATGATGTGCTGTGAGTCATTGCTGCTCAAGCCAAATGCTTGAAGGCAGTGCTTGTTCCACATTTTGGTGAATTGGTCAATTGAGATGGTCATATGGTTGTTGCGGGGGGATGCTGAGGTTACAAGGGGATGAGATTCACGTGTGCATATTGAACTCATGAGTTGCTGATGAATTGGTGATGATGTCATCAACATTCATTTGTCAGCTAGGTAGGTGATGGCTTTGCTATCCTTGCCACTGGTGTACCCATTAATGTATGCTCGATGCAGTGCACTGGCATTGACTGCCCAGCAGCAAAGGCCTGCTGCAATTGCACCAGCCAAGAAGGATGTCACCAGCAGTTTCCGTACACTGGAGCAGAGCTTATCCATCTGCACAGGACTGAGGCTCACATGCTTTTGATGTGCACGTTTCAGATTGAGTGCACCTGCCAATGCCTTGTCCACCTTGCTGCGCTTCTTGTTCTGGAGCTTAGGTTTTGATAGTTCCAGTTGCTTTGATGCAATGCCATACTTGGTGCCATCTGACAGCACAGACAGCAGACTGGACTTGTTGGGCATTGAGCTGCTATTGTTGTATACTAGAGTTTTCATGGTCATTACTATAATGCATTCTCATTCAACAATCAACTGCTAATTAATCTTTTTTATACACTGCATGCCATTGAGTGCCACTATACACCAATGCACCTGCTGCATTTGTTTCCCATGTGGAGATTCCAATGCTCCCTGGTGGGCCTTTGACTGCATCACCTGGCATGGGTTGTTGCTTCTGCACAGGTGGTGCATGCAGCACTGGTTTGGAAACGCATTGATGATGCAATGGATCAGGTGTCTGCATTCGCATTGCATCTGGTGCTTGCATTCGCACTGGATCAGGTGCAGCACTACGCAAAGGTTCCACTTTGGCTTTGCGGCAGTTGCGGCACACATACTCTGCATACATTTGCTCAATGGTGCCAAACTCGCGAATGCGGCGCAGCCAAATGTCTTTGGTGGGGGTTGAGCACTCTTTTCCACATGTGCTGCACGGGCAGTTGTAAACAAAGCTCCCCACCTCCAGTGCATGTTTTGCTTCAGTGACTGAAGCTGTCTTTAGAATTGCCATATGTTACATTATACACTCTAATGCATGCATGTGCAACAACAAAAAGCTCCAAGGGCAACCTTGGAGCTTAATGCTGACTGATGCATGTAACTTACTGCACAACTTCTTCTGCTGCACCATCTTCTGCAGTATATACAACGTCTTCCGTTGCATCTTCCGTTGCATCTTCCGTTGCATCTTCCGTTGCATCTTCTGTTGCATCTTCTGTTGCATCTTCTGTTGCATCTTCAACTGCATCTTCTGTTGCATCTTCAACTGTTGCCAATTGCTCATCTCCAACTATCACCAATTGCTCATCTGCAACTGGTGCAGGTGCCTGTTCATCTGCAACTGCCGTTTCAGCAGTCTTGTTGTTCAGGCGCTTTGCTTCACGTTCCAACTTGGCTACCTGCTTGAGCAACAACTTCTCAGCAAGTGCTGCTGCCTTGATGGCAGCAACTTCTGCGTGCAGTTCATCTTTGTAAGCCTGAGCTTCATTGATAACTGCTTCGGCATTGCATGCAGCAAAGCGCAGCAACACACGCATCATTTCCTTTTCCCCCAGGTCGCAGCGGTCACGCCATTCTTGAATGACGACTTTGTCAGAGTTGAATGTCATGGCGGCGGTGAACTTGGTGTTTTGTTCTTTCATATGTTTAGTTTGTCGGTTGGTTTGTTGGTGCAATGAGCACGTGATCATTATGGATGCTTTTTGAGATGATGCAACTTAAATATGTGCTTTTGTTGCATCAAATGCAGGTGCATCATGTGAATGGAACTCCGGATAATGAGAGCATGCATTGTCTTTGATTGTTTGCCTGTATTGCAGCCATCCTTTGAAATTGCCGGAACTGCTTTCACGGCTGTACATTGGTGTTGCTTGGTGTTCCATTGGAGAGGCATGTGGAGGCTTTGATTCAATGAGACGGTCAAATATCTTCATTGCCTTGTGTAGTGAATCATCAGATTTCCTGTATGAAACTTGAGCACACAAAGATGCTGATACTTTGATTGCATCTTGTGTGCTGTATCCTTCATCACCATTTATATATGGCAGATGCCATGTGCCATATGACAATTTTTGTGGAACAGACTCATTGTGAATCAACAACATATCACTTGCCAATTTGTGAATCTCTGGCTGTGCATCAGGGTGATTTCTCAAACTATACCAATTGTCCCATTCAGTGGATGTCACAACCACCTTGATGTGCGCCCATGGTTCCAGAATTCGATTGACAATTTGTTTGTGTAGCCCTGCAATAGCCAATTGCCTAGCATAAGATACTGATGAGTCACGTGCTGCTAACCAAATCTTTTTACAGAAAGTCAAATTTCCTGTGTGTGCCGTCCATTCACCAGCCATTTCCCAATGTTCATTTGGCTCATGGTGCACCGTGGCCCAGCGTCTATCTTCTGTTTGTTCATCAGATATTTCCTCTTTGGCTTGCATGCCTGATTGATTCTTGCCCCACCACACAGGCATTGCAGGATCATCAAGGACCTGTTGGATCATTGCTTCAATTGGAATGGCTCTGGAACTGGCTGCATTGCGTGAGAACACGCGATGAGTCATTAATTCACTGTGAATGAATCGAGGGTATTCCAGTTCAAATGTGGTGATGCGTTTGTTTGTTGGACTAATTGAGTCTTTGATTATTGTAGCAGATATCATTTCATAGTAATGTATAATGTGGTGCACCAAATGCAAGGGCATTTGGTTCCTGCTACAGACACAAAAAAAGAGCATCAAGTTAATGATGCTCTTTTGTATGCTTTTTTTGTTGGTGTTGAGTTAGATGCTCACATATAAGTAGGGGCCTGAGTGTTTTCTGATGTCTGTTATGCCGATGTCGCGTTCGTATCTTACGGCTACACGGGGGTAATTTTTACCAGCAGTATGGGAAAATCCATATCTGCCAGTGCAAGGACCATTAAGCAGTCCTAATACGATTCGACACTTTGGATGGCGCCGGAGCTGTGTTTCAGCCTTTTTCCGAAATCGTTCATATCCAAACCGCTTTAGTGCATTTTCAATTTTTGGGTGACTCATATTAATACATCGGATATCTATCTTGATTGCATCATAATGTAATGCGTCAAGCCCCATCATAGTTGAGGCTTGACGCAAGTCATTTATTCATCAAACGGAAATGCTTCATTGATTGCCTCACTATTGAGGATCTTGTTGAACAATTCCATGCCCTCGTTTTCAGTGAGGTCATCAAAAGGTTCCACATTCACATCACCATTTTCATTGAAACTAACCACCCGTGTGGCATTGCCATAAACAACTGTAACTGTCTTGTTCGGTACATCAATATTTTGTATAACCATGCATTCATTATACATGCATTCTGGTGACAATCAACTAAAAAGTGCATGCATTTGGTTCCATTGCAGGTGTTATAAAGGACAACACCACCTGTCTGTCAGTCTATCTACCCACCCATTGGGAACCGCGCAGGTGTTGTGCGCAAAAGGAACCGTGCAACACTGATGCATGCATCTTTAAATTTCAATGATTACCCCTTTAATGTTGCACAATGCTGCATCAGGGGTATAATAAAGGTATTCAACAATGCCGCACAAATAGTGCATAAGCAGAGCAGCGAAAAAATTCTAAGTGAACCTGATCTTTTTTAAGTATTATAATTATACAGTTGACACGCCATAATATAGATGCTATAATGTATATAATAAAAAGAGTGCTGCACAATGCTGCACAATGCTGCATAGTTCCACACAAATAGTGCATAAGCAGAGCAGCGAAAAAATTCTAAGTGAACCTGATCTTTTTTAAGTATTATAATTATACAGTTGACATGCCATAATATAGATGCTATAATGTATATAATAAAAAGAGAGCGGAACTATGCAGCATTGTGCCACACAGTTCCGCTCCTGCTGCCTTTCTAGCTAACCCACTACTTGCATTGCATTATAGCGCAAACACCCTGCCGCGCTTGAGGTCGTGAGCCAGGTCGCGAGCATCCACAGTTTGAATGCGCGACTCGTGCTGATTAACTACAGCTTCCACCACCCCCTCCACAATGCGGTATGTGCCATTGGAGTCACGTGCCATTGTGACATTGAACAGCTTGGGCCGCACATTCTTGTTGCTATACCATTCACGATTGATCTTGAGTCGTTTGTTTTTTGTCATGTGTTAATATAAATGCTCTTTGCAGATGATCCACTATAAAATTGAAATTTCTGTACACCATCTGTTTGTCTCTTGGCCTGAGGCCTTTGCATGGACTGCACGGGGGTGCATTGAGCAAGTGAGCTCAGCATCTGCATGCGGTGTTCTCAGCTCCACATGGGGAACATCTACTCGCGATGTTCTCATGATAACAAGGGGATGTGGCGTTCATGTGGAACTGATGCAAACATGTGCGGTGTGGTTTGAGGTGCGGACTATATGCAACGGCAGCATAGGGTGCATCATGCAGCATGGGGTGCATCATGCAGCATGGGGTGAGTAGGGAGTGCGCTAACACTTTTATGTACAACACCTCATCACACCTCTCAACACCTCTCTTTTATGTACAACACCTCTCTTTTATGTACAACACCTCTCAACACCTCTCAACACCCCTCAACACCTCTCTTTTATGTACAACACCTCTCAACACCTCTCAACACCCCTCAACACCTCTCAACACCTCTCAACACCTCTCAACACCTCTACACCCCTTTGTGCTTTCATTTGCGCCCATTTCTCCCCGGTTCTTTCGATATTTCCACATTTCCATGTTCAACACATTAAATCTTGTATCAGTCATTGGCAATCTGTACAATTGTAAAACATTGTAAAACATCTTATTAGTATATATTTTGTTACAGAATTTAGTGCATATGCACAATTTTGCTGCACTTTGTTATTTATTTTATTCTTTAATGCGGAGATTTTTTGCATCTATTCCGAGTTTATCTGCAATTTCTTTGAACGTCATTTCAATGATGACTGGGCGTCTATCAACGATGCTTGTTGAATTTTTATATGAGTTTTCATGGTAAACTATATTACCTTTATCATCATACTCATTTTTTATCCAGTATTCACTTGAGTTCTCAAAGTATGTTAAATTGCCTTTTTCATCATACTCACTCTTTGTCCAGAATCCACTTGAGCTCTCAAAGTGGATTTCATTGCCCTTTTCATCATACTCTCTTTTGAGCCAATACCCTTTTGAGTTCTCAAAGTATATTTGATTGTTGTTCTTGTCCTTTATGACAAAAGGAAACTCTGTGATCTTCAACTGTTGTGCAATTGTTTCTTTTACAGCATCGTCTTTATCATTGATCTCATTTTCAGAAGCATCATTGATCTCATTTTCAGAAGCATCATTGATGCCTTTTAATTTGAGTAATGCCTTGTTCCATTCAAATGCATTTTCATATTGTTTGTCATTCAAAAACCATTCTTTATTTCCATCTGCACGTTCAATGGCAGGACCATCTTCTCTATGCCGCATGTCATGCAACCACCATTCTTTATCTCCATTTGCATATTCAACGGCAGGACCATCTTCTCTATGACACTCACCATGCAACCACCATTCTTTAGTTCCATTAGCATATTCAACGGCAGGACCATCTTTTCTATGCAACTCTCCATGCAAATACCATTCTTTATTTCCATCTGCACGTTCAATGGCAGGTCCATCTTCTCTATGCAATTTGCCATTGAGCTTCCATCTTTTAGTGCCACCTTCATCAACAATCATAGTTGGCTGCTGCATTGTATTTTCATTCATTGCTTTTAATTTGAGTAATGCCTTGTTCCATTCAAATGCATTTTCATATTGGTTGTCATTCAAATACCATGCTTTATATCCGTCTGTATACTCAACAGCGGGACCATCTTCTCTATGCCGCATGTCATTCAAATACCATGCTTTATATCCATTAGGAGATTCATAAGCAGGTCCGTCTTCTCTATGCCGCATGCCATGCAAGTACCAATATTTATATCCATTTGCATATTCAATGGCAGGACCATCTTCTCTATGATATTTGCCATTGAGTTTCCATATTTTATGGCCATAACTATCAACAATCATAGTTGGCTGCTGCATTGTATTTTCATTCATTGCTTTTAATTTGAGTAATGCTTTGGTCCAATCATATGCATTTTCATATTGGTTGCCATGCAAGTACCATTCTTTATTTCCATCTGCACGTTCAATGGCAGGTCCATCTTCTCTATGCAGCATGTCATGCAACCACCATGCTTTATATCCATCTGTATACTCAACAGCGGGTCCATCTTCTCTATGACACTCGCCATGCAAATACCATGCTTTATATCCATTAGCATACTCAGCAGCAGGACCATCCTCTCTATGAGCCTTGCCATTCAAATACCAAAATTTATCTCCATTTGCATTTTCAACGGCAGGACCATCTTTTCTATGCAACCCTCCATGCAACCACCATTCTTTATATCCATTTGCATACTCAACGGCGGGACCATCTTCTCTATGCAATTTGCCATTGATCAACCACCTTTTAGTGCTATACTTATCAACAGCTAAAGTTGGTTGCTGCATTGCATTTTTATTCATTACTTTCAATATAATGTCTTTACTGTAGATGTTCAAGTATTTTAATCCAATATACTTGCAGAAGTTACTTGCTGCACTTTATCATTAACCTCATCTTCAGAAGGATCATTGATGCCTTTCATTTTAAGTAATGCTTCAGCCCATTCAAATACATCTTCATACCAGTTGCCATGCAAGTACCATTCTTTATATCCATTTGCATTTTCAATGGCGGGTCCATCTTCTCTATGCATCTTGCCATGCAAATACCAATATTTATCTCCATTTGCATTTTCAACGGCTGGACCATCTTCTCTATGACACTCGCCATGCAACCACCATGATTTATATCCATTTGCACGCTCAACAGCAGGACCATCTTCTCTATGCAATTTGCCATTGAGCCTCCACCTTTTATTGCCATATCTATCAACAGTCATAGTTGGCTGCTGCATTGTATTATTATTCATTGCTTTAATATAATGTCTTTATTACAGATATCCAAGCATTTTAATCCAATATACTTGCAGATGTTGCTTGCTGTACTTTATCGTTAACCTCATCTTCAGACGGATCATTGATGCCTTTCATTTTAAGTAATGCTCGAGCCCATTCAAATACATCTTCATACCAGTTGCCATGCAAGTACCATGCTTTATACCCACCTGTAAACTCAACAGCGGGACCATCTTCTCTATGCCGTTTGCCATTGAGCTTCCATCTTTTAGTGCCGTCTCTATCAACAGTCATAGTTGGCTGCTGCATTGTATTCTCGTTCATTGTTTTTAATATAATGTATATGTTGCAGATGTTCAAGCATTTTAATCCAATATACTTGCAGAAGTCACTTGCTGCACTTTATCATTGATTTGATCTTCAGAAGGATCATTGATCCCTTTCATTTTAAGTAATGCCTTGGCCCATGCAAATACATCTTCATACCATTTGCTATGCAAGTACCATTCTTTATTTCCATCTGCACGTTCAATGGCAGGTCCATCTTCTCTATGTATCTCGCCATGCAAATACCATGATTTATATCCATTTGCATGTTCTGCAGCAGGTCCATCTTCTCTATGCATCTTGCCATGCAACCACCAATATTTATCACCATCTGCACGCTCAACAGCAGGACCATCCTCTCTATGCCGTTTGCCATTGAGCATCCATCTTTTATTGCCACCTTCATCAACAGTCATGGTTGGCTGCTGCATTGCATTTTCATACAGCATCATGATGTTTTTGTTGTCTTTATTCATATGCGTATATTTAATCCAATATACTTGAAGATGTTACTTGCTGCACTTTATCATTAATTTGATCTTCAGAAGGATCATTGATGCCTTTTAATTTAACTAATGCTCTAGCCCAGGCAAATACATCTTCATACCAGTTGCTATGTAACCACCATTCTTTATATCCATTTGCATTTTCAACGGCAGGGCCATCCTCTCTATGCGCTTTGCTATTCAAATACCAATATTTATCTCCATTAGCATACTCAACAGCGGGTCCATCTTCTCTATGCATCTTG